TACTCGCTGCGAATCATTTAACTACTTTAACAAAGAATAGTAAATCTGATAGAATCACAATATTAAGTGGTGCTTCTGGAACATTTCAAATTGGATTTACAGCTAATGTTAGCGTATCAAACACAACACCAATATATTGGTGTGGGATTTATAAGAATAATGTTTTAATTCCTCCAGCTCAAAGTTATATTTCAGCAACTAATATTAGTGATAGATATAATTTTAGTCAAAGAACCGTAATTACTGGGGTTACTGGTAATGATTTTTTTGATGTGAGATTTAGTTCAGATAATTCAACAACTAGAAGTATTAAAATATATAATATAACATTTAACATGAATCGTATCGGGCCTTAACTGTAAAATAATATGTAATATATTAATTTTCAATAAAATAAAAGTTTCCGATATTTATAAATAAAACAATAATGAATATTTTCATCAAAAATATGACAAACTTAGCATGTATTATATATGTTAAAAATGTATTGAAAAAACTAGGTTTACGGTATATCAGCGTTGAACTTGGTCAAATCGAAATTATTGATGATATTGACTATAGGAAGTTACTTAAATTGAACATTCTTCTAAAAGAAGCTGACCTTGAATTAATGAAAAAACAAAGATACCATTTTAGCTGAAAAAATAAAATTAATTATATTAGAGCTAGTACAAAATGATGTATTGTTGAAACTCACTTTTTCTAATTATATAAGCTCTACTTTAAATAGAAAATATAGCTTTTTAGCTAAAATTTTCCTAAAATTATATGGTGTCACAATTAAAAAACATATCAGTATAATAAAAATTGAAAGAATTAAAGAGCTTATTAAAAATGACTCTTTAAATATGTCTGAAATTTCAGATAAAATGCACTATAGTAGTTTATCACATCTATCGTTACAATTTAAACAAATAACAAAGATGACACCATTAGAATTTAGAAAATACTGCGTACAATTAAAAATTGATGTAAAACGTTAATGTATATTTAAAACACTACTAATATCCCATATGGTTTCCAACGGAATTTCTCTTTGTTTAACTATACCGTCTCGACAAAAAAGGATTTCCATTTCCAATTCTTGGAATAATGTTGTTTCAAATTCAAAGAGCTTAAATCCATTATTATATAAACCTATTGCATCAGAAGCAGTAAACCAATAATTCATGTCATCCAAATTTTTACCAGCACTTTGCCAAATAAGACCAGCTTTTCTATGAAGTTCTAAATTAAGTGGCATTGGGAAATCTTTAGCCACGCCATCTGGGCATAGAATATGAATTTTTTTACGTAATATACCATCCTTAGTATACCACATACCATCCTTATCATTAGGATTTTCGATTCTAAATATTGTTCTAGTTTCCATTTATTTAGTGTTAGTTTCGATTTTTTTCCAATCTCTTACGTATGACTTTGTTTTAAACTTACCAGTGGCGAATTCACCGAAAAAACAAATGATATCAAGTGCCATTGGCAATTCTTCATATAATTTTTTCATGCGGTTAATTTCATCTTCACCATACAATGGGTCTTGTTCCGTATCTGGCTGAACTTCTTTTCCATCGTAGCCATGTAATATTAACCCAATATCATATACAATCCTTTCACCATCGCTAAATGGTGTATTGAAATTTACTTGATGTGTAATATGTGGGAATTGAAGAGTATTCCATTTCAAATGCTTAATAAGCTTGATATGGTCCTCTGTTACCTCAAATTTGATTAATGACATAATTTATTATTTTACTTTTACATGTAATTCTTTTACCATTCCAAGTGCTATTTCACCTAGGTCAGTAGTATCACCAACAGTAATACCATCAATAAACACAATGTTTAATGATTCTATTTCATTATTATTAAATGATACAAGTTTTTCTTCAACATCTTCATTTAATTTTTCATCAGTATTAGATAATTCAATCTCATACAATGTTTCTTTTTCATTAAAAATTTTAAATTTTATAATCTTTAGTTTTTATTTTTACATTTTTCACCATGCCACATGGTGTAATTATTTTTAGTTATCTCTAATCCACAATATTCACATTTAATTCTGGGTTTAGGCAATTTGTTTCGAACTTCTAAAATTTTACCTAATTTTTCACCATGCTCTTTTGTTTTTTTCTTATTTTTAGAAGCCAAACTAAGTTTATTACGATGCTCTTCACTTAATGGTTTATTTTTTTTACTTTGATTCATTTTACTTTTTACTTCATCTGATAATGGCTTTCTTTCTATTTTTTTTTTATTTGGATTTAATTTACAATATTCATTGTGATGTGTTAATATATCTAAGTGAAATCCTTCCTTACCACAAAATTCACATTTAAGCTTAGCCATTGGCTTTGTACCGCATTTTTCACCATGCCAACGAGTGTAATTCCTATCGTCAACTTCTTTACCACATTTCTCACAAATAACTCGTTTAAAAATTAATTTGTGCTTACCATATAATGGGTTATTTTTACCAGTTACTCTTTCACTTCTATTTAACCTTTCTAATTTAGAATATTCTTTTAATTTCATTTTCTCACAAATCTCTTTCCTATTAGGGTGGTTACTTATTGTATCACCACCTTCACCACCCTTCATTATATTATAACCAATATCCAAATCAATTGAATCAAATTTAGATATCCAATATTGTTCTTGTGTATCTAATTCTTCTTTACTATAACAATGTTCTAATATTTCTTTAGTGAAATTATCCTTACCATATTTTTTAATTGCTTTTTTCAACAATAAACCACTACCCAAATAATTTGGATTATTTTTAGAATCTTGACCAATATAAATTTTATTATTGATTAGATTAGTTGTTTTATAGATTACCATATTTATTACTTTACATATAAATATGTTGTGATGTAACAAAGTTTACTTTTGGTGATGAATTAAACTTTCTTAAAATATATATAATCAGGATACCCATCTTTAAAAACGAACAAAGTAACTGGACATAACCATATTATTATATCAATTTTTTCACCTAAATAATTATCCAATTGATAATAAGCACCACTTTCATATTCAGATGGTCCAAATTTTTCAAATACTAATACATCAGCATCTTCAAATGATTCTTCTGATAGTATCAAATCGATTGATTTTTCATCGCCAGCTATTTTATCTAGCATAAGGTCAGCACCACTAACCATTTCTAAGTCTTCTTTAAGACCAGTCCACTCGGGAAGAACTATAAACCAACGGTCCGATTCTTCTTTTACAAAATTAAACGTTCTCATTTTTAACCTCCATTTCATTAACTTTACGCAAAGATACATATATTTTTTTAAATAAACAAGGAATTTAAAAATTAATTTTTAAAATATTTACATTTAATATGTTTTGTATATATTTATAATAAAAAAGATATATGAAAAAAGAAAAAACATTTTTAATTAGAATTGATGAAAACATACATAATCAATATAAAGAATTGTGTAAAAAAGCATGGGTTTAATATGAGTCAAAGAATAAGAAATTTCATTTTAAAAGAAATTAAAGATTTAAATAATGAGAAATAAATTCATTTGTAGTTAATTTATTTCTAAATCAATTTCAGTGTATGGTGATAAATATGATTATTCTAAAGTTGATTACAAAAATAATTACACTAATGTAATTATCATATGCCATAGACATGGCGAATTTAATCAACGACCAAATAATCATTTAAATGGTAGCGGATGTTTAGCTTGTGGGATGACTAATGGACATATTAAATTATTAGATGATACCAAGTCATTTATAGAAAAAGCACAAATCATTCATGGTAACAAATATTTCTACGATAATGTTAATTATGTTAACGTTAAAACTAAAATATCAATAATTTGCCCTAAACATGGTGAATTTAAACAAACTCCGAATAAACATTTAAGTGGTGATGGTTGTCCAATCTGTAAAGAAAGTAAAGGTGAGCGTAATATAAGATTGTGGTTAGAATTTAACAATGTTAATTATATCCCTCAGCATAAATTTAATGATTGTAAAAATATTAGACCATTACCATTTGACTTTTATCTTCCAGACTATAATATATGCATTGAATACCAAGGTGAACAACATTATAGACCAATTAAACGTTTTGGTGGTATCAATAAATTTGATAAAACTGTTCAACATGATAAAATAAAAAAAGAATACTGTGAATCGAACAATATTATTTTAAAAGTTATTAAATATACTGACGATATTTTAACTAACTTGCTTAACATCAATACAATTAACATCTTGAAGTTTAGCCCAGAACCTAGCTCCTTTAAATTTACCATTTTTAATGATAAATGATAATGAACTAAAATCCCTAGCACCTTTTCTAATATAAACTCGGTCAACACCCAATTCAGTCTTAGCTGGTAGTGTAACTTTAAATGCACCATTAATCTTATCTGGGTTGCATTTAATGTATGATACAATCATTGTTTGGTATTTACTATAATCGAATAATTTACCAACCTTATCAAGCTTACACGATTCATAAATTACATGCATCGCATTCATACCTTCAACTGTTGACCAGTATTGTTCACCATGACTAGTATGCTCAAACCCATAGAATTTAGCTAATCTATTATTTCTAGCTTCTGGGTGTAACATAAAGGTCCATTCACTTTCTAATGTGATAATATCACCGATATCTGGAATATTTAATTTCATTCGTCTTTATTTTTTAATTTATCTAATTCAATAATTAATTGATTAATAAAATCCTTAGACATCTTATCCTTTGTTATTCTACTTACAAGTTGTTCAGCTAATTCTTGTGCTGATGAATTAATCTTAGTTTTAGTATACTCCAATAACTCACCATTATACCGCTCAATCATTACATTGATGTTATCACAAGTCAATCTAAATGCACCTCTAACGTATTCACCAATTTCATTCAATAATATACTTTTAATAGCTGCCTTAGCTACTTCTGGGTCAGCAACAACAAGCTCACCGTTTATTTTATCAACAAAATTAATTATATCTTCATATAAATCTATTTTTTGATTTTTTAAGGTTGCAAACCCGTTTGTGTTAACTTCTGATATTCTAGCCATTTTTTGTTTCTACTTTTTCTCTCATCCACATATTATGTTCAATCAAAGATAATTTAGTTGCTAACCAATCGGTTTCTGGATTGAAGCCAGCTTTATCTTCAAATAAAACATTCATATAAGGTTTATTGTCGAAAAATCCATATTTTGAATTCTCAGCTTCTGGATTTTCATTAACGTATTTAAATTTTATCCCGTTTTCAATAAAAAAATCAAGATATTTATCAATTTCATCTAAATGAGAACAAGTATACAATACCATTACAACATCATGGCGTTTACTTAAAACTTGCATCACTTCTTTAGCTATAGGATAAAACTCAGTACATATATCCCCAGACTTATAAGTTGGTTTTAATAATGTACCATGAATGTCGAAAAACCAATATGTTTTTTCCCATTTACGTTCAGCTTTAACTTTAACAGCTGTATCAATCGCATTAACAATTGATGGTTTATGAGGGATTAATTTCTCTAATTTTTCCTTAGCTTCATTTAAACTAACCCTGATTTTATCCCTAATTATATTATAAATTTCGGTTTTCAACTCATTATTAACCGTTATTTTAAGCCTATTAGCACCATCTTCAAACTGAATCGATGTAATAGTATCTAGAGAATCAAATTCAGTTATAAGCTTATAACAATCATTAATTGTTTCAAATAATTCTTTAGCTTGTTCAAATGTATTAGCATCCATAAATAACTTTTCATTAATTTATTGCAAAGATAAATAAAAAAAAGGGAAAATACAAGTTTTTCCCTCTTTTTTTTGCATAATTTATATAATTAAACTAGTACACTAGCAATTACTGGCACTTTAGCTTTCGCTCTTACTTCTTCGAAACTCCATTCCTGTGTAATAACACCGTTTTCGAAGACAGTTACCATAACATCTTCAGCTTCTTCAAATCCAGCTTCTTTAGATGTAATAGTCCTATAGCTATCAGCAGTCTTAATAAGCTTCATTCTACCAGACTTAGAATTCTTGAAACTACGGATAATATTACCATCAGCATCAATTTCAGTTGGGTGTTTGATTAGATTTGTTTCTTTACCATTAATGACAGCAAAACAAGCTTTGAATGCGAAATTTTGAGTATCACGGTTGATATCAGCTTGTAATAATTTACCACCCATACCGAATACTAAATTTTCCATACTGATTTTTTCTTCAACTAACATCGCTAATATTTCAATAATGCTATTAAGATTTACACCATCACCTTGAATCACACGAATTTGTGGTGGAAGTACTCTAAAACCTTTTGTATTCACTGTAAATCCAAATTTATCGAATAAAATATTGAATACTTCAAGTAAAGTTCTTTTAGGGTCACCACTATCTGGGCGAACCACTAATTGATTACCTGGTTCCGATGGACGGCTCAATATAAGTTCTTTCAATTCCTCACCCCAATATTGTCCACATGCTCTGAAAATGTTATAACTATCAGAAACGCACGCAACAGGACCTGTTGGGAATACTTGAAGTACTCGCTTCATCACATTACATTCACCTTCTTCACCTTCTTGAGTCATAACACTATGCTCAGTTGCTGGAATTGATGCTACATAGATTTTATCACTATTGTAGAACTCAACTGGGGCTTTACCAGCATATACGTTATCAGAACCACAGAAATTAACTAAGTGGGCTGAACCACCATTTCTGGCTGATTGTACAGATGATACACCTCTGAAACCAAAATCATTAAGAACGAATTCAGCAATGAATTCAATAGTTTCAGCTGGTAAATCACAAGTGTCATTGAAAGCTTTCATAACAACTTTCTTAACTTCTCTTGATAATGTAGCTACGGTGATTGGGTACCAAATTTGTAATAGAATACTTTCTAGGAAGTTGGTTAACCAAGAACAGTTATCATCAGTATTTTCAACGGTCATAAGAACGTTTTTAACTGGTACTGATATACCTTCTGGAACTGCTTTAATTTTAATAGGTAATTTACCACCATGTTCATTGAGAATATATTCCCATTTAGTGCGGTCGAATACACCTTCTTTACCAAAAACTTGTGTTAAATACCATTCAGCTTCATCAATGTCTTCCATTGTGAATGTCATACCTTGAAGATATTCTTTAATGAAAATCTGTAAACCATAGAATACGGTTTCATCAAACTTACCACCCCTACTTTCTAAGTATGAGTAAATTTTAGTTGTTCCTTTAGCATAAATCTTGTGATGGGAATATTTGTATGCATCCGACAATAAAATTAAGTTATGTGGCTTTTCAAGAGCTTTAATTAATAAAGGCTCCATATCTACAATTGCTTCGAAGTCACGATTTTTAATCGCTTCGGCTAATCTTCTTTTGAGTAATCTCTGTAATGATTGCATAGTTAAGTTATTTTAATTGTTATTGTTTTTATTTAATGAATCCCACCAAATGGTGAATTTGTCTAAAGCTTTTTCTAATGCGTTGTCACCAATAACTATATCTTCATAATGATAAGGTGATTTAGTCTCGCCATCGGCATGACTTAAACCACTTCGTATTGTACAAAAACTACCACCTTCAGTAATTTCAAACCAATCAACCATTGTCATATTACCAAATTTAAATTCTGGATTACATGATAACACTTCTTTCTTCGTCATAACTGATTTGGGGTATTTACCATTCCACCATTCATACTCACTATTTTCAGTTTTGAATCTGACATAATGAACATCATCATTTTTAATTTCTTCCAAAATTTCAGTAACAATGGTTGTTAACCACCAATCTCTCTTACTGTAAGTTCCAGCTATTAAGCTACCAACCTTCATAGAACAACCAACAACTGGAATATGATTAACAACACTTTTGAATGTATTATCTTCATTCCATTCAATAGCTTCAGATGAAGCACCAACGTAGCCCTCACCATCACTAACACGTCTTAAACTAAATGACATTTTTATTTTCTTTTAAGTATTTAATTAATTTTTCCATTAATACAATATGTTCTGGTACTATCAACATTTCCAATCCTTCATAATCCATATCAAGTAATGAGTCAATATTAAACCACATCAATGCGCTAATATCGTCAGATGGCTTAATAGCACCATATATGAACTTACCAATAAATAAACTTGTAACAATCCCAGAACGTTCTTTAGCATATCGCCAATCTGGAACCTTAATACTACCAACATATTTTAAATCATCAATCTCACAGTTGCCAGATTCTTCTCTGAATTCTCTTTTAGCGGCAAATTCTAATGATTCATCACTTACATCCACATGACCACCAATGAATCGCCATTTCTCTTCATTTGGCTTCTGAGCGAGTAATAATTGCTCTTTATCATTATAAGCAACAACATCAACACATGGATAAGCTACTGGCCATTGTGCTGTGCATGCATGAATAACACCAGCTCTAAAATCTTCTGATTCTAATATTTCCCTAGAAACTTGTTTACGAATTTCAGTACCCGAGTAGAAAATATCAGTTATTAATTCAACACTTTGGTACTTACCAGAGTAAAATGGTAGGAATGAATCTCGACTACCATATAATAATGCACGTTTTTCACCGAAAGGAACTTTAATCATGCTATCTAACTCATGACTCCAAGCTTCGTTTGAGCGATTATCTTTTATTGGTAGAATAATAACGTTTGGATATAATTTTTGGACCATTGCTTTCCTTGTGGCAAAATCTAAAGGATTATGGTCAGTATTTTGTACTTGTGGAATACCTAGGAATATGATAACTTTTTTATGATTATTACATATGCTATCAATTAGCGCAATATGTCCCTCATGTAATTTATGTACTTGAAATCTTGCAATCATTACACCGACTTCAAAATCAGATGGGTTTGTACTATTTTTAATTTCCATAAAACTATTTTTTTTAATGTTGGTGCAAAGATAATACAAATATTTTTATTATCCAAGTAATTTTGTAAATATTTTTATCTGAGAAAGTTTTTTATTTATATCCTCATTATATTTTATCCTAATTAATCTAATATTATTTTTTTTACAAAAATCTCGTTTTATTTTATCTCGCATTCGTTGTTTATAGTAATTAATTTCATCACCAAAACATTTAACATGCTGAAAATGTTGTACCCCATCATATTCAACACATAAATTAATGTCAGGTAAATAAAAATCGAAAGGTAATTTATGTTTATTTCTACACCCATCAAATTTTTTTTGTGGAATATAATGAATCTTTTCTTTTTCTAAAAACAATCTAATTTTTGTTTCACCTCTACTTTCACAGCACTTTGGGCAACCCCCACCTTTCATATGTGAAGCGGGTGTCTGTCTGAATTCACCATGTTTAGGGCATATAATTGTAACTTTTCTGTCGTTTTTAAAATACTCAACTTTGGAATAATCGTATTTATTACTATGAACTTTTTTTGCATTATTTATAAATTCATCAGTTGTAAGACGAGATTTATAACCATTTATTTCGGAACTGCATTTGGGACAACCAGCCCCTAACAAATGGCTTGTATATTCTTGTTCAAACCTACCATGTTTATGACATATGATGGGAATTTTAGTTTTAGTACCATCAAAATTAACTTCAGAATAATCATACTTATTACCGTGTTTTTTTTTTAGTTTGAAAATAATGTAATTCGTTTTATCGATAGCACTTCTAACTGTTAATTCATCACAAATTAAATGTGTTTCAAGTCGTTGATAATGTTCGAAACCATTTTCATCGATAATTATACCAACATCTTTTATACTTTTATATTCACCAAGTTTGGAATAATCATATTTATCACCATGCTTTGCTTTAGCCTCTCTAATATATTCTTCTATACCCCTACGACATTTATCAGCATTGATTTCAACAGCACATTTAGGACAAGCAGCTCCATGTAAATGTCCAGCTGGTACTTGTTCAAATTCACCATGCTTAGGGCATATAATGATTACTTTAGTTATAGAATTAATATACTCAACTTTTGAATAATCATATCTATCACCATGCTTTATTTTAGCCTTTTCAATAAATCCTTCAACTTTATAAGTAGATTTTTTTGAATTGATTTCAACAGCACATTTAGGACAACCATCACCTCTTAAATGGTTAGCAGCTTTTTGTTTAAATTCACCATGTTTAGGACATATAATTATTATCTTATTTGCAGTTCCAGTATACTCAACTTTGGAATAATCATATTTATTACCATGTTTTACTTTAATTTTTTTTAAAAAATCTTCTTCATTAAATAACTTTCTAGTTGAACAATTTTCATTTGCACATTTAGAGCAACCACGACCTCGAAGATGTCCCATCGGCCTTTGTTCAAACTCACCATGTTTATGGCATATTATGATTATTTTAGTATAATTATTTATATAATTAACTTTAGAATAATCGTATTTATCGCCATGAAGTAATCTCGCTTTTTGGGTAAACGTTAGAATACTGTGTTTTTTAATTACCATTTATTTATTAAGAATTAAATCAATTATTGTATCAATTGATACTGGCTTAAAATCCCAAACATCGACACCAACATTTATATTTTTACCATGTTTAACCCATTTTTCATGTATATGACCAGATAGAATCCAGTCATACTCGCTTAAATTGATAATACTCTTTACCTCAGCATCACGAAATGGGTCATTGGTTCCAGCTGGATAAACTGGTCGGTGATTCATTTTAAATTTATATCCACCATATTTAAAATCTAAATTTTGATGAATTTTAAAATCACAACCTTTAAGTTCCGAGTTTCTATCGTGGTTACCTCTTATTAGGATTATTTCACCATTTAAACGTGGTAGATATTTGGCTATACCACCAAAAGCAAAATCACCTAAATGATATACTATGTCTTCTGGACCTACAGCTGAATTCCAATTTTCAATCAATGCATTATCCATTAAATATGCATTTTTAAACGGTCTGTTACAATATTTTATAATATTAGTATGACCAAAATGAGTATCTGATGTCAGAAAAATTTTACTAACTATAGGTTTAACAATCATTTTTCGCATCATTAAATTTTTCTAAATCTTCAACTTTAACCTTCACAAAATCAACTATAACGACATCATCTATTTCAGCAAATATATGTTCATCAATATAATGTTTTGGGAATACTGATACAGTATAATTATTATTGAGGTCATCCCCCAATATTTCATAAGCTTTAAACTTATCCATTTCAACTAATGCGTATGAATCATCAGCTCCACGTCCAATACACATTAAATCGTAAGTTTTAGATTCTTCAAGTAAAAACCTATAACGTTTAGGTTCAACTTTAAAAAATTCTACTTTTGGTTTTTCATTATTCATCATCCCTTGAGGTGTTAAATTTAATTGTTGTTTTTTTACTTACTTGACTGGCATAAAATCCAGCATATGTTTCTTTTATTAAACAAATTGTATCAGTAATAGTCCAATCTTCTTCGTCTAATTTCATTTCAATAATATTTTCAGCTAGATTAGCGATAAATGCACCAGTAACTTTAATAGCTTTACCTTTAAGTGCATCATAAATCTCTTTGATTTGGCATTCTTCGGGTAAATACATCTTAGAAACAGCTTCAATTTGTGAATCTTCTAAGAATCCGAAATCAAGAATTAAGTTAAATCTACCTAGTCTTTCAGCTGCTCTATCCACCAATCCTTTATCATTGGTTGATGCTAGTAAACTAACTTTACGTTTTTTAACTCCATCGAAAAATGATAAGAATTGACCTAATAGTTTAGTATAACTTCCTCTATCTCTAGAACCAAGATATAAATCAATATCATCCAAAACAATAACACTTGGGTCAAAAATTTCACAAGCTTCTAAAATCTCAGTCAAATCTCTTGCATCATCAAATTCTGGAATAACAAATGTAACGAAAGGAATTAATTCGAACATTATTTTACGAATACTTTCAGTTTTACCAGTTCCTGGTTCACCATTGAACAAGTATCTAACCACACTACCACGTTTTAAACGATTAACATAGTGTCCGATAAATTTAGTCTGGGTCTCATTAAGAATTAAATCTTTATTGAATTCAGCTGAATCCAAAATTTCGATACCTCTGAAAGAGCCTTCTAATACTTTAACTTTAATACATTTACCTTTATATTCGGAATGATTAAATGCAATCTTTTTAAGTATGTCAAATAATATTTTGTACTCATCGTAAGTCATACCATCATTAACAGATAATGATAAACGATAAATCATTTGACCCCAACTGTCTTTAAACATTAATGTTTGAACGATTACGTCTTGCTCAAATCCTTCTAATTTAACTCTAAACCACCATGGTGCTACGTGTGAGAATGACCCACCATAGAATAATGCATTGGTTTGAGAATCTACTTGACCATAAGATTCGGTTTTAATACCAGCTAATCCTTCACTAAGACAGCTATAGAAAAATGAATTTAATATCGCAAATTCAACAACACTAATATTGTGGTTATTGACTTTTACTTTTTCATTTGCTTTTCTAGGTGATTCAACTGCAATATCATCATCATCAGAGTCACCATCACTTATGTAAATATCTTCACCGTCAGTTCTAACTTTGATTGATGATTTTATCTCTTTCAATATTCTAATGGCTTCACTAAAATCATTAGGAGTCTTCTCAATAGCTATATATTCGTTTTTCTTTTCCATATAATTGATATTATTTACCTTCAGCTTCAAGTTTAGCCTTTAATTGTTGTAACACATCTAAATCACCAAGAGTGGCTGATTTAGGTTTTTGAACTACTTTGCGAAGTACTTCAGCTTTTTCTTTTTCACCCTCTGGTAATACTTCAGCCAGTTTATTAATAATTACATCATCACGCATTTGACGAAGAACCCAATTAATATGTTTATCACCAGCCAATATTTTATTTGTTAACCAACTGAAAAATTCATGGTATACTGGTAATGCTAAATAAGTGTCAGTTTTATCACCAGTAACACCCATTTTTCTATTCTTTAAACCATCTTTAATTGCAGAATTTAAAGCTTTGAATGGCTTTTCTGGCTCAATCACCATTTGCTTCATGTTTTCCATGAAAGCTTTTTTGGTATCATCCGAATTAATAACTACGAATGCATCATTAACTGAGAATAATGGTTCATTTGTTATGGCACATCTAAATTTACCTTTGGGAGTTTCCCATACTTTTTCCACTTTACTTGTTGGGAAATAAGCCCTAATCATATGATTAATAAAGTTTCTAGAACCAGTACCATTGTACATATTATCTAATTTCTCATGAATTTGTTCTGATGTCATAAATTTTTACGTTGTTTAATTAATAAAATAGTATGTTAATAGCACTATTATAGTAACATGTAGTGTTTGGTCACCACCTATAACCCTAATAAATTGCTTTAATTTGTTGTTTTTATAGTAATAAGCTGTTATTTTACTTGATATATAATCAATAATAAAATGAGTTAGTCCATTAAGTAGTATTAATAGTACTAAATTACCCCATGTGAATGCATTGGCGAATATATTATATACTGATACTAGTATACCTAGTGCTAATGTAAAAGAACTAACATGTGCTAGTAACCATAGCACTGAATTATGCTTATTCTCTGACATTTTTTTGGTTTGTAGCATATAATCAGTTAAATAGTTCAACCAAAGTACTACAATAAGAGTTGTTATGAGTAACATGTGCTATTTTTATTTTAAAACACTAAATTAAGTTATTTTTTTGAAAATTTCAAGCTTTTTCTAACATATTTTTGGAATTGAAAGATAATTCCATACTCTTTTTTAGGTGATGATGACCCAATAAGTTGCCATTCACTTGGAATTAAACCTTTTAATGTTATATCACCATCAATTTTTGTTAAAATTCTAGTAACTTCTAATTGATTTACCAATGGAAATGCTTGTTCATAGATTTCACCACCACCAATTATGTAAATTTCTTCATTAGTTGCCATAGAAATTGCTTCTAATAAGCTAGAAGCTTTCAAACAACCATCAAATGTTATATCTTGTCTGGAAATTACTATATTTTCCCTATTAGGCAATGCATGGCCTATGCTTTCAAAGCATTTTCTACCCATAATAACAGTGTTATTAGTGGTTAATTCTTTAAAATGAGCTAAATCTGAGGGTAAATACCATGGTAGGGTACCATTTTACCTATAATACCGTCTTTAGATACGGCAACTATTAATATTATATTATTCATCGCAATACCTTTTTAACTTTTTTCTGTTGTTTCTTAACCCAATCAACGAATTTACGCACTTCTTGATTAGACATTAACTTTGCTTTAGTATTATAATCTCTACCCATAACCTTTTCATCTGGAATAGACTTATGAATCGCTGGATGACAGTCCCCGCAAAGATTAAGCTTGCGGGTTTTCATATCATCTAGTGTAAAATTAGCCCTAAACCATTTATTTTTATGGTTGGTTCTAGGAATCAAATGATGTTCAGTCAATTCTAACTCCCTTTCGCATAACTCACAAATACCTAACATATAAAACTATTTTTTTTATTACATTTGGTCCTTAATGACTTCAACAACATTGATATCAGTAGAACCACTTAAATTAATATCTGGAGCTTTTGGTAAATCAATTTTTTTACCCACTTCAGTTTTAAGTCTATACAATTGTTCGAACGTTACGATACCTAATAATACCAATACAAACATCATATCATAAAATAATGCATCAATAGCATTAGCACTACCAATATACTTGTAATGAATATAAAGTATACAAATTACAGTTACAAATGCAGTTAGTTTTCTGGCAGAATACCCACCAATTGCTGTGTTTAACGAGTTTAATAAATTATCTCGTATTTCTTTTAATTTTTTCATATTACCAAATCATTAGCATTTATTATTGTTCCAGTAAAAACCATGCCAGTCAATGATTTTCGAGTGAGTTCAACCACCTTATCCCATTCAACTACTGGCACCCAATACATCCTAAACTCCAACTTTTTTCATTATTTTCTTTCATATACTCTATTTAACTATAAATATATGAATATTAGTTGAAATAACTTAACATTTATATTGGTAATTGGATTTTATTTAATAAAAATTCTTTTTCAATAATTTTTGGGAGCTTCTTATCGCCTCTAGGTCTTTCAAATGACACTTTATCATACGTTTTACCCAACCCATTTTTATAGAGAAATCTAATTGCATTAATCACTTGATTTTGCTGAGATATAGAAGTGAACATGTAACTATCCAAATAATCTTGGAAATCACTAACCACCAATCTTGACGGTGATATATCTGATGTGTCATCTAAAAACTCAGAAATATAAAAAAGATATACTCTATTTGTATTCCCAGAATAATTAAAATACTTCAATTTTTGTTCACAAATTTCGTAATAATCAGTCTTTTTCATAATGAAATAAATTGATTTTCAATTAAATAAAAACACTTGTTGATATATAGTAGTTATGTGTAATATTTTAATTTCCCACCGCACCAGTTTCTCCAACAATCGGTGCATATGGTCGTTTGCCACATTCTATAATATTTTTTATTGTTGATTCACCTTTCACATCAATAACTTTATCGACATTTTGTAACTCTTTTGCTTTTAACCAACCTCGTTCAGTCAATAAAAAATGTTCATCACTAAACAACCAATTTCTGTTTACTTCAATAAATTTTTCCATTTTATTTTATTTTTAAATTAATATTTCCCACGCACAAAAAATTAAAATACATACACATAACAACAAATATATATAAGTTTTTATTAAGTTATACGTAAATTTTAAGCATTTGTTACAAAAACCTACATATATTTGCAACCGTTATGCTCCATGCCTTAGTTCTGTTCTTCGATTTAACATTTGTGATGAAAAACAAAAAGAATTTTCCCAACGCACAAAGATAATAAAAATCATTCAATTAAACTAATATTTTCACTTGGTATTTTATCAATATCTTGTATATAATAGTGTCCTTTATATGCTGATGTTGTATCTTTATATAATTTAAAATCTAATCCGTTTGTATTTATTTCTATTATTGAATACTCTGATTTACCTTTCCACCTCATTAGTTCTTTTGATAATGGTTCTAATGTACCAACATTATCTGAAACATATATTCTTGGTGGAAATTTATGTCTTAAATCTTCTGATTTTGGTTTTAAACCATTTGATAAAATATTTTCAACATTTGATGTTGGTGTAAATATGATAAAGTTTTTCTGGAATTGTTGTTTCAGCTTCTTTAATATATTTCTGTGTAATTGTAAAACTTTTATTACTACCACGTTCTAAATACCAATTATTATCATCAAGTAATTTTTTCAAATCATCTAAATATTTTACATCTGTTAATATTAAATCAATACTATGTAAAAAATGTCCACTCGGTCTATCCACATATTTTATATAAGATAATGTTTTCAATTTTTCAAACATATCATAATTTGTTGCAGAATAATTGTTATCAACTTGTTCATTCACAAACTGCTTAAAGTTTTTAACTTTATCAATCATTTTACGTATATCCTCACTCATAGTTTTTACTTTATATATAAATATTCAGATTTAAAATTTCCACCCTAAAATTCTTTTTGTTTTTCTTTCGTGTTTCAAATCAACAGTTGTGGTTAATAAGTCGGCACGAGAGCATAACAAGGTGTATAAGAAAGTTTGCTATCAGCAGGTTGTGATAATTTGAAAATTAGTTTAAGCAAACCTTCTCATACACCCAACCGTTATAAGTAATGCTAAATGCACATCGCACAGCCTGTCAGTCCACAATCATCACATTGTTTACAACACCAATATTGTGCTTCATCATCATCTTCATCTATCTCCATTTGTCCTAAATTTTCCGACCCACACGCACCACATATTTTAGCACCACATTTGCAACTTATCCAACAGCAGTTTGATGTTGTTTTGTGATGTAATTCTCCACATTTTGAGCATTTTACCATTTCATCTTTTGTTCCCATTTTGCTTTGATTTAAAAGCACATACGCCTAACAATCTGTATAGTTAATGGCGGTTTTGTGCGTGGTTTAACATTTATTTTATCTATTTAATTTGTTCAAGTTTGATATGTTCGTGGTTTCTAATCCCCAACTAACCATACCACCATCGTTAATTAATTACAAAGATAGTACTTATTTTTTAAATATCCAAATAATTCCATTTATTTTTATAAATAAGTGAATATATTTATAATAAACACATACAATCATGGAAAATACTACCAAAATTAACATCACCATTTCACCAGAAATTTTAACAAAGATTAAGGAAGGTAATTATAATCGTAACGCTTTGTTAGTTAGTCTATTAAAGAAACATGTTGCAAAACAGATAAAATAATTTACGGTTTTATGACCGTTTTTAGATTATCGTGATATTTATAATAAACAACATTTATTATGAGTAGAAACAAAGTGAAAGTAGAAGACCAAAAGCAAACGATTAGTGTTAGAATACCTAATGAGTTGATAGGTCATTTAGAAGGAATTAAGAACAAATCCAAGTTCTTTGAGTGGTTATTAGAAGAACACTTCAATAGTTTAAAAACCAAATAACTATGGACTTCAATGGTGTAATATACAAATACGTATTTGAGAATGGAAAATGCTATGTTGGTCAAACTAATAATCTAGTTAGACGAATAAACTATTACCGTAATCACTACAAAACAAATCCTTATCCATTCCTTAGAGCATTAAATAAATATGGTTTTGATGAAACTAAATTTGAAATAATCGCTACCGCTAATACTCGTAGTGATTTAAACATATTGGAAATTGAGTTGATAAAATCATATGATTCAACAAACAAAGAAAAAGGATATAATTTATCAACTGGCGGTGGTGGATTAAGTGGGTTGAAACATACTAAAAAATATAAGGACAAAATGTCTAAAATGTATATGGGTGAAAGTAACCCTTTCTTTGGTAAATCGCATACTAAAGAATCATTGGTTAAAATGTCTGAAGCAGCTAAAAAATTACCACCAGTTTGGTTAGGTAAATCGCACACTGATGATTATAAAATTAACATGAGTAAAAACCATTCACAATCTCGTAAAATTGTTTGTTGTGAAACAAATGAAGAATTTCATAGTATCAGAGAATGCGCTAAACAAATGAAATTAAATGCTGGGTCAATTGGTAAAGTGTTAAGCGGTGAGTATTCTCACCACCATAACTTTACGTTTAAATATATTGATTAAGCCAAGTCAGAACCACTGATAATAGTACCCGTAAAAACTTTTGATTGACCACCAGCAATTGCTTGTCTTGTTAAACTTATAACTTTCAACCACTCTATCATAGGTGCCCCAAAGCAACCCAACGACCAATTATCGACAGTAAACGCCATAATATCTCGTTTATCACCAACATTACTCATCTTATGCCAATGGGTACCAAATAATCTATCATCTTGTTCATTAACGTAATCAATTTCAGTGTCCATATCACCATCACGATAATAATCAATTACTTTTATCTGACGGAAGTATGGGTAATGACTGAATTCATCAATAGTATCCCTAAATTCCCAAGAACCACGATATTGACCTTCTTTAATAACGGCCGTTCCCTTAACACCAGCAACAGTTACTGGGTTGAATAAACTACCTCTAAGACCTGGTTTAGTGGTACATTTAACTGCCAACACTTTTTCAATGCCATTCTCTTTATATGCGATGAATAAATCATCTGTGAAGTGGTTCGATGCGTGTAAATCGTTACGAACCCATATGAAATTAAGATTAAAATTTCCTTTGTCAAAGAACACGTAACCTTTTGTTTCTAAAGCTTGTTTTAATTTTTGATATTCCATGATACAATAAATAAATCTTTTGTTATTTATTTATAAATATCATTGAATTTAATTAATTACTATTGACTTGTATCACATCATAAGCTTCTAACAATGTAGGAACTTCTAATTTATTAATCATATTTTCAATAGCGGCCTCTGGTATCTTACTATCCCTATTGTGATTTTGCTCAAGTAATTTACGGTATGGAGCCTCAATATAAACGATTGTAACTCTACCACCATATGAAGTGAATAAATCAATCAATTGACTTCTCATTTGTCTAGTGATATTCGTTGCATTCCAAACAAAACTATGTCCTTTACGCATGAATTCTTTAGCCCGTTCCTTTGCCAACTGAATCACCCTACCATTACCTTTGGTATCACCATACTTAACCCCAAGTTCTTTTCGAATATCATCTAAAGAAATTACATCAGTCTGAGCATAATTAAGTATTGCATAATAATCTTTACCAGCACCAGCAATACCACATAACAACGTAACATCAAATTTGGATTCATCAAATGGTTTAAAATCTGGATACGCTTCTTCATGTGTTAAATAATACAGTCTACCCATATTAGATTTAAATGGATATGGTTGACCAAAACAATTATTTTCAATACATAAATCCTTGAATAATTCAATATCATCTAACTGAGCTTGTGCATCATCACAAATACGACCAATAACATCAGCTTTAGCCAATAAATAAAGTAATTTTGTGTTAACCTTTAATGATGCTTCAATCACGTATCGATTAATATCTTTAGCATCACTCCACCATATCGGTAAAGAGTGCCTTCTTACTAAATTGCATATCTCTTCCCTCATATCATAATCAAAACACATATCTCGATACAAAATACTTCTAGCTGTTTTTTCACCTTTATTGCAATGTCCGTGGCTTCTAATTCGCCCATCTTCATAAGTTGTCGTTGAACGCTTTTCAACGTCATGTAAGACCGCTGAAGCTATCAGAATGCGTTTCTCTATCAGAGTTAATTTGGTAAGCTCAGGGAGCTTTAAAATGGCTTCTACGACCATCTTGGTATGAATGTAAACATTACCCTCAGCATGCCAAGTTTTATCTTGCTCGACATTTTTCATATCTTGAACCCAATCGAATTTATCAATCTCAGTCCAGTCAACCGTATTGGTTGAATCATCGTAAAATGGGAATCTATTTGTCATGTTTTTTATATCTAATATTAAAAAATGGTTGCCATAACCAATTATTCATTGATGACAACATTAAATGTGATAATTCAGCGGGCCATACGTCAACTTCTTTTCCTTCAGACATACACTTCCAACCACCAAAATGATTTCTTTTAGCATCGACTGGAATTAACATACAAGCTTTTTGCCACTCAGAAAATGGAACTGCAACATCATAATCCCTAGGATTTGTAACCTCTGGGTCTGCTGCTGAACCAACAATCCAACCACCATGTGCTGCTGTTAAATCCAATACTAATTTAGGTAATAAACTACTCATCGTCTTCGTCTTTATATCTTTCTTTAAACTCGTCCCAGTTTTTATTTTCTTCCTCAGTCAACTCAAACCCAAGTTCTAATACCTTAGCTTTTAATTCATCAACCCCACCACAATCTTCATGATACTTTATGATAGTCCATGGGGCCATATCAAATAAAAATTTACCGAAACGCTCACGTTTAGCTAGTTTTTTAAGATGTTTAATGTCTTTAATTTCAATTAATTTTTCACCAGTTTTATCCCAAAATTTATAAGCTGTAACTTTTTTAGCATTCCATAAATCAGTAAACTGGTCAACTTCGTCACTAAAATAAGAACGGTCTTTTTCTTTAGCAAATGCTTCTAACGCAATTAAATTATCCGTGGAACCTAAGTCACAGTAACCTTGCAAATGTATAACATGATTGGTCATATAATCAAAAATAACAATTCCATAACCATCTGGTGCTAAAGTACCATTATTTGGTGCATAACAATCAGTCATATTATGTTCAAAATTACCAGTATCCTTGTTTTTTTCCCAATCAGCTTTCATTTCATAATAAGGTTTAAGATATTTTTCAAGATATTCTTCATCTTGTTCAATAAACTTTATATTACTCACAAATGCTGGTAAACTATTTGTCCATCTACAACTTTTAATTATTTCACCGTTCTTTTTTCTAACGATTACTGTTATTGAACCACCCATATTAATTTATTTTAAGTTTTTACTACATTCAATTGCTAATTCCTTTGATGACCCTATTATTTCATATAAATCATCTGGATGATAACCTAATTCAGTTATACCTATTTCATGATATAATTCAGCTTTTTCATGACATTCACTACAAAGACTAATACCATTCTCTTTAACGTACCCACCATTTGGGATGAAATGTCTGTCAGTAATGTGATGCGCATCAATTGCTGGTTCATTACATTTTCGACATTTATCATTATCCCGAGTAAATACTTCTTTCCTAAAGTTCGCTCGAATTTCCTTTTTCTTGTTCATTTTTTTCATGCATTAGTGGAGCCCGTTTCCACGCTCTAGTCCAGTGCTCATCTGTTTTGACATGATTAGCACGAACGTACTTGAATACATTGTTTTTAAATTGGTCCACCGAATATTCATTGATATTTCTACTTACGATACCTTCACGAGTACAATCTAAACCACTATTTGAATCGATTGAACCAAATACACTTGGTTTGCTTATGATTTGATGTACAATTCTTTTATACTCTTCTTCACATGAAATTGATTTCATATCAATAGTGTCTAATAATGGAACCACTGGAAATTCAAAAAAATCAGCATACCAACACACTTCTTCCCAACTTAACCATGTATCTAAAGACCTAACACCAAACATAAAAAAATGTGATGGTAAATTAGGGTATAATATCGAATGTACGGCATATAAATTTTCACCAAATAACTCAATATCATTACGTCTTAAATCCTCTTGTATCATTGAAAACTTTGGTTTAAGATGGTCGGCCCATGGATGTAATGTAGGTGCCGCATGTGACCTAGCAAATATACCGATGCCATTCATACACGTATTTTCACCATCCAATTTCTCAGTGTGTATTACCGTTTCAATCTTCCGCAAATCATCCCAATATTGATGATTAATGCGGTCATCCGAAGTAGTACCTGGTGAGAACGGATAATGATATGTTCTTCCGTATTTTTTGCTAATGCTCATAATTATATTTTTTTGCAAAGATATAAAAAATAAATTAGATTACCAAAGAAAATTATAATTATTTTTTTCTAAAGCTACATATTGTTTAACATATAATATCCCAGCATCCCTACAAGCTTCAGCATGGGTATCAGCATTTTTATTAGAATTATCGATTTTGTTTATTTCACCGACTAAAATATCAAAAACTTTACTAACATCTATTTCATGGGAACTAACCTTATTATCTTCATTTAAATAAATCAACTTATAGATATACCCAATTAATGGGAAAAACATTATACTAACATTTATAACATATTTATTTTTTTGAATCTTAATTGAATTGATATAAACTAAAAATTCATATGCAGCCTCCAAAAAATCACCTAATTTTCGCTTATGGTTTAAATCATCAATATAATCTAAAAAACCAGTATCTAACCAATACTTATATTTTTCCTCATTGGTTTTAAGATTTTTAAATAAGCGATGAGTCATTAATTCACTAAAATAGGATGAATCACTATTTTCATTCAAATCTGGCTCTTGAAATAATTTATTTTCCATCATGAAATATATCTAATATATACCTATCACATACCATAATACAGGTTTCAGCCTCAATATCTACTCCAGCATGTAGGTAGTCATTCACTTTAATTTTATCAAAACTACTAAATGCGTCATCAATCATTTGAACTAATTTAGATATATTAATCATATGTTTACATTTTTTAAGATTTGATGCAGCTTCTAAATTAATAATTTCATAATCAGTATATGGGTAAACATCTGGTTTCGAATATATTGCACTATACAGTCTACGAATAATTGAGAATAAATATATATCAATTTGTGATATTTCATCAGAAACTATTATTTCAACAACTCTCATTTTTTCTCTAAAAATAAGATAATGCGCACCATATTCTAGTAATTTAGCCAACTCTACTTTATTAGTATATTCTAAATCATCTAAAAGCCCAGAAGGAACCCATTTATTAATCACATCATTCTCATTAAATGATTCTATCACATTTAAATATTCAAATGTTGGTGATATATATGGATTATCAATAATATTGGGAGTTTGAAACACTTTATTTTCCATATTAATGTTGTAATAAAAGTACCGACTTTACATCTTTTCTCATCGCCGCTTCATCACCAGCACCTTTTGGTACTATAACATGCCATTTTGCTATTTTACCTTCACCAGTTTTTCTTAATTGATAATAAGTTATGATGTTATTTATATTAATCGTTGGGTCTTGTTGTTTAATATCTGGGTCATTAACGATAAGTGTCTTAATCTTTTCCAAATCATCAATCATATTAGGTTTCAAACCTTTAAATAATGTTTTAGGTATAACCACCGATATTTTTTGCTTACTTAAATCAACTTGTGATATTTGGTTTGGATTTGCACCCAATGAGAATGTTGTTGGCATATCAAATTTATTGCCTTTTGCAACGTTAGCCATTTTAGTATATGCGTATGAACTAACGTTATATCCTTTGTTTTGTAGGTTTTTAATAGTTCTTTCAGCAATTTCAACATATTTTTTAGTGAAGAAATCACCAGAATCATTCCATCTTAATATTATTTTATTGACACTACCCTTAACCGCTTTCTTTTCTTTAGCCAATAACGCTAATTCATTATATAATTTTTTCTCATATTCGTCTGGGAAATTTAATAAATAATTCAATCTTCTAGTTAATGAATCATATGTATTGCTATACATAATATAATATCCATGAAGACCATAGCACATTGACATGCATGAACCAGCACCTAGGCATGTGTTTACATAATAAAATTTAGCTTCATCAATATCATAAACTAAACCTTTAATTGCGGGAATACCAGTATTATATACGAATTCATTTGATTCACCAGAGGCTTCCATTTTATCATTTTGACTTATGATACTTTTAGGTGGGGTTGTTATTTCTTTAATAAAATAATCAATACCAGCTAAAGTAAATTCAGCGTCTCGCTTAATTAATTTAGTACTAGCATGTAAAAATGGAGTATCTTTACCGAATTTTTTTCGGTCTGGGTAATCTAATTTAGAATTTTTTTGTAAATCATTTAAGTATTGAACCACATCTTCAACTGGTACACACTTTTTTTGGACATCGGAAAATGCATTTTTCCAATCTATTTCATTGATATAATTAGTTAAGGATTCTCTCAATAATTTTTGTATCATAATAATATTTTATTATAAATATACTACAAATTATTAAAAATGTCAATGAATATTTGAGTTCCCAATCAGATTTGAACTGATGACACTAGCATACAACACTAGAATTTTACCTACTAAACTATGAGAACAATTACATATTAGGAATTTTTGAGCAGTGTAACAGAATTGAACTGTCGTCTCGACCTTGGCAAGGTCATGTAATACCACTATACGAACACTGCAAAAACGTTAGGTTACGTTATATTTCTATAAGAGGCTTGACCTAACCAAATTATTTTTAATTACCATTTAAGATATTTAAGGCATTAATAACTTTTACCTTCATTATAACGCTCACGCCTTTTATGTCTACCATTACCTGTATTTAAAGATTTATATGTTGACGTTAATGAATGACAGTTTGGACATAGAAGTTTTAAATTAGATAATGAATTATTATTAGAATTTCCATCAATATGCTCTAATTCAATCGGTATTTTTCCACTATGTTGATTTATTTTACACCATCCACACACCATACATTTATTACCATGTTTATTAATTAAATATTTTTTATATTGTCTAAAATCTAATGTAATATCACCATTTTCTATTAATTTAAACTTTTGCTTTTGATTATACTCATTAAGACATTTTGAATTACAAAATTTATGAGTTGTAATATTATCACAATTAATACATTTTTTTACCTTCCTTAAATGATATTCATGTCTTTTACGTTTATTAATTTTATCATTTTTACTAATATTTTTTTTAGTACGTAATTTATTATTAAATGTTGCACTACAAGAATTAGAACAAAACACCTTACCAAATTTAAATATTTCGCAACCACAATTAATACACATTCTTAATTTTTTATCATTATATTTACTATAAGTTTCACCGATACGACCCATCTTTACCCTAATAGAATTTTCACTTCTACCAATTATTTTACTAACCTCGAAATATGTTTTACCTAGTTGAAGTAAATTAATAATTTCATTAATACATTCATTTGTCCATTTCATAATATTATATTTAATTATAAATATAATCAAATGAGCCAAAAAGTCAAGTCGAATGTAAATAAATTTGAGCCCCATGACGGAATCGAACCATCTTCCCAACATTACAAGAGTTGACATCATCCATTAAATGTTTATGAAGCATCTACAATTTTTTTACACACGTCTTGGATTGTGAACCAAACTTGAGCGGTAGGTGGGATTTCAACCCACGGCGTGACATTATCTGACCAGTTTGGAAGACTGGTGCCATCGAGCAGACTAGGCGACTACCGCATGGTGCCGAGGGGTGCTCCCACCATGAGTTCCCTTTCAACTCGGCATTTTAAAAATAAGATGAGCTTAGCCGCAATCCTGTTCTATGCTAACATTTATCTATGACCCTTACGAACCATCCTCAATTAAGAGGTGCCTCTACCCGTTCATCATCGACATCAACGTACCCTATCTAGAACTGTATGAGTTGCATACCGTGTTGCTTCGGTAATAACGATTAGCAGCGACTACTGCATTTAGCAGTTTGTCCTGTTTTATCTCCCGAATCGTTGAGATATGTTGCGAACTTCCTCAAGTCGTTTCCGACCAGCGTTAGCTTCTCTTTCTTATTTAGTACACTCGGAGGGACTCGAACCCACGTAACCCACTTTAAAAGAGTGGTGCCTCTCGCTTTCGCTACCAACTCGGCCACAAGTGCAACTTAAATTCTATGATGCGGGTAGGTCGTATCATGTAATTCATCATAAAATTTGTGGGTTATAAGGGGCTCGAACCCTTGACTCCCACCTTAAAAGGGTGGTACTCTACCAACTGAGTTAATAACCCATTAAAAATTCTTTATACCAACCTTGACTAATTGCAGTTCGTCTTCTATGACAATTTGCACATCTAACATCACATTTTTTAATTTCTTTTAATATATTCCCCCAAGAATAATCTCTAACCATTGTTGAAACATTATCAAGCTTATCAACACCATCCCTATGGTCAAATTCTAATACCATTGGGTCTGATTCGCCGCAATCAATACATGGGTGAGTTTTATAATATTCGAAAATTTTACGTCTATTATCAAGTGCCGTTTTTTTATTTCTACTTTTTATAATAATCTTATGACGTTCTGTATTTTCACTATAATATTGTTTTGACCTAGTTTTACTACATTCCCTACAAATATTATTATAGCCATCTACCTTACTTTTATTTTTATTAAACTCATCAATTTCTTTACTTCCTTTACACTTAGTACATATTTTTTCCATAAAATTTAATATAAATGATTTAAAATAATTTACACTTCATTCATTGATTATAGTGCGAACTAATTTGTAACCCATATGGGGTTTGAACCCATAATCTCCACCTTGAAAGGGTGACGACTTAACCAATTTGTCCAATGGGTCATTCTCTAATTCTACGCTTCCGTATTGGTACGGTCTATGAATTAGTAACAGTCTAGCTCGTGAGCGTAGATGGATTCGAACCACCATTCTTTCGACACTGGGTTACAGCCAGCTAGGCCACCAATTGCCCAATACGCCCATATTAATTAATTACGTTAATCACTCGGTGGATTTTTTTCATCGCAGACCACTTACAGCTTGTTGGTTCAAGGGCTGGTATTAACTTTTCAGCAAGTTACCACTCCGTGTACTTTAGATATCCGAAGAAACCCTCAAGTGATGTGGAGAAGACTCGAACTTCATGCAGTTCGGTTTTACAGACCGTCTGGCATGCCCTGTGCATCACCCCTTTTGAACTGAGTTGGAGAATCGAACTCCATCTATTTCATATACCCGTCTTATCGTTGATATATTCTCTTTCACCTGGGATTTGGTGTGCTTACCATTACACTAGCTCAGTATTTAGTTGTCTACAAGGGATTCGAACCCCTACTCTATGGACCAAAACCATATGTACTGCCATTATACTAGAAGACATAATTGAAGCCTCTCTGAGATTCGAACTCAGGTTATTTGGCTCAAAACCAAATGTGATTGACCACTACACTAAGGGGCTAAAAAGTCAAGGGTTGCTTTATCGGGACTTGAACCCAAACTAGAACTTTCAGAGAGTTCCGTGCTACACTACACTATAAAGCAATAACTTGTCATCACGCCAGACTCGATACTGGAATTCTGCGGCCGCAGTGAGATGCTTTCTCCACGAGATGAAAAAGAACAGGTTAACTTTGTTTTCTTACCAAAAAAGAGTTTAAATTTGCTGAATGTAACCTTTATCTTGTCGAATTATAAGGATTCGAACCTATTAACTTGGTTAATTACTCCAAGTACCGCCTACGTACAATTTCTTGCATGGTAGTTAACTCGTTTGTCGGAATGGCGGGATTCGAACCCACGAACCGATACTTCCAAGGTACCGTTGTATAGCCATCTGCATAACATCCCGTGATTTCCTATTAACTCTTCCTAACACCCTAAAGTGGGTGGGTTGACAGAACTTCGGATAGATTTTACTCTGTTCAGTTAGTGGGGGCGGTAGGAATCGAACCATACGTTATTTTCAATTTTACAGATTGTTTGAATTGTTTTTGCTGAAAGCATTCTTATACAGAATGTCTATACCAACATTTCAACACCCCCCAGTGTTTGTCGAGTATGCAAGATTCGAACTTGCGAGTTCTCCACATCCCAAATGTGGCGGGGTGACCTGACTCCCCAAATACTCGATTAATTCCCAATACGTCAAAGAACATAAATTATATAAACAAAAAAAGCTCAGTCTTTTTGGGACCGAGCTTTGCTTTTATATTTAGTTGTTGTTTATTTCATTTTTATGAATTTACAACTAAGCGTACCCTTCCCAGTCCTATCGGTGCCCCCTTTAGGTTGTTTCGTCTCTGGTTGATATGTATAAGTTGTTTTCATAACAAAATTTCTTTTTACTATTAATAAATATATCTTACTTTTAAATTATACTGCAAATTTACAAACTATTTTATTAAAAAGCAAGTTTTTTGCAATTATTTTTTATTTTTCTTGTTAACTTGTTTATTTTCAGTTGATTCAATTTTGATAATTTCATCCCTTAATTTTGCTGCTAACTCATATTCATCATTTTCAACGGCAATTTTAAGTTCATTTTCGATAACTTCAATGGTTCTTTTAACTTTTTTACCACTATTTGATTTAAGTACTTGAGTAAATTTTTCTTTATCATTTAAATCCCACACTTTACGTTCAGTAGTAACACCATCTTTTGTAATGATATGTTCTTCCGTTGGTTCGCCAAGTGCTTCATTAAATTGACTACTAATTATATCATTCACTTCATCAGTATTCAAACCATCTAATTTACCTAACATACCTAATGATTTGATTTTATCAAATACTGATTTAATATGTGGTGGTAAATCCTGTGGGATATTATCAATATCAATCATTTTAATTTTAGCACCATCAACAATATCATCAAATGGTATTTTAATTATTGAATCCTTAGTGTGTTTAGGTACTTTATTGTATTCATTGTTTCCGAAGAAGTGGGTTACATAATTTTCAAACATAATATAGTCTTTTAAATTTAAACAAAGATAATATAAATTTAGATAAAAAGCAATGATTAATTAATATTTTTTAATTTTCATCGTCTTCATCCAATTCAGTATATTGTATAGTATCAATATCCTCTTCATCTTCAGCGTTCAACGCATCTTCTTCAGCTTCTAATGCTGATGTTACTTTCGTTTCAAAATCATCCCAAGCGTCAAAACTATCTAGTAATACCCTACCATCTACATCCACTAAATCACCATCAGTTAATACTGTTGCAATAATTTCGTCATATTCAATAGATAATATGTCATTATTAGGACTATAACTGCCGATTACTTTAAATTCAATTTCACCAATCATTATTGTGTGATTAAATTTTCTATTATGCATAGATTTAAAATTAATAATTTGTTATTAAAATATTTTACTACCCACAAAGTAACGATATCCTAACGATAAAGTCAAGTCTTGTGGTATTTTTTTACCATTATATAATATAATTGTTTGTGAACCCCAATTGAAATTACCCAATTCATCAAATACATCAACATAATCACCAACATTTACTTTAAAATCAAAATCTTGTATTTGTGATTCACCAACTAACATTAAATATAAATGGCCACATTCTTCACTGTAGATATCAACTATCCAAAGAGAATGATTACCGAAAATATCCAATTCTTTAGGTATTGGAATAGCTCTCATTATTTGACCTTTAATAGGACTATGAATTCTATGATAGAAGGTTAATAGTAATTTAGTATTTAAAAATTTATACCCATCTAAATCAATATCAAAATTTTTAAAAGCTTCAACCACATCTTCTGGTGATTTTTTCATTCTAAGAATAGTTGACATTGTATCGATATCACCGAATGATTCAATATACGATTCATTTTGTAATACCATTAATTCACCTTGTGTTGATTCTTTAATTCTATTATGTGTTTCTTCGCTTAATTCTCGAGTGAAGAACTCCATAAATGTATTGAATGATTGTCGCTTAAACAATTCTAATGAAATTGTATCGGTTGGATTTAACATGAATTGGTTATCACTAAGAAGCATTACACCCGTTATTTGATTAACTAATTCACCTATATTGTCATATCTAACAGGAAATAGACTTGTTAACATTCTATCTTCCCAATCTAGTCGAATTTCTTCACTAGCATTTTGTACTTCATACCATTCATTTATTAATGAAGTAATTTGTCCGATACTGTTCATTCATTTTCAGCTTTAAGTAAATATTATTGTTGGGCTAATTGGTCTCATTAGATTTGATGGTGTTATTCCCATCTTTAAACAGTTAATGTAACCAACAACCTCTAAGTAATTTGATGCTCTGAAAAATTTACCTTTTTTCCATGGCAACTTATCTAAATCATTCTTCATAATATTTTCACCATCACTAACTACAATCACTGGAATATCTTGCTCCAATGCTGCTAATACTGGTAATCCAATACATCTATCTGGAATAATCAAGCAACTAACATCTTCATTTGTTAATACACTATCTTTTTTCATAATTTCACTATCAGTAATGATTTTAGGGGTTGAGCTAAGACCTTTCAATAAACAAAATAATTCAGTCTTAGATAATGTTTCAGCAGCTTTTGTTGGGTCAACAATACCATAAGGATAACTAAATGTACCATCACCTAATAATGGAGCATGTGCTGTTGAAACGTTTGTTAAATTTGATATTGTATGAGTTATCATAGCTTCAATACCTCCCCATGGGTTAACATCTAACTCATCACCAAAATATTTCTCGGTAACTAATGGGTCATCAATGTTAATAACGGTATGAAGTGCAAAACTATCATAATCATCTTTATATTTTTCAATGATATCAATCAAAGTATCTATTTTATTAACACCACCGATTGCCATACCTTTTTCATCATAAAAAGCATCATATGTTGGTGGATTTTCCAATTCTAATGTATCAATATCCATCCCAATTGTTATACGAGCGGCACCAGCAATATTAATTGTAGCACTTCTAATATAATCTGGAATTGGTTCGCCATTAGACATTTTATCCAACTTATCGAAAATTAATAACATTCTATTATTTCTGTTGTTTGATAAGCCAACTGTACCCAATAAGAAGCGATTTAAAACACTTCCTTCAACGTAAAGAGTATTAGGTGTCATTTCATTAAAATCAGCCGCATTTACAACATTAGGATGTGTAATAAGAGTATCAACTGCGGAGCCAATTAATTTAGCAGCAACGCATGCATCCCCAGAGTCACCACCGACTTCAGCACCAACACCTGTTGGTATAATCATAACAGCATTAAACTTGTCATGATTGACATATTTTCTAGGGTTAAAATTGAAAATATTTTTATATTGACTATGTGGTTCACTTAATTGTGCATAATCACATACGATTTCATCTGATGTTGATTCAACAATAGCAAATCTTACTATATACTTATCGTGAAACAATGTGCTAAGTCTCTTTAAATTAGAGTCTTTGGTGAATGAAAAAGGAATTTTAAGATTTTGTTGTGTAACATTCATTTTTATAAGATTTTTTAATAAATATAAAAAATAATATGAAACGATTGTACATATTGGAATTATTTAAAAATAAATGAAAATGTGGCTCAAATATTGGTTAAAATGAGCCACAAATCAAGGTGTGGTGAGCTACAAATAAAAAGTGATACGATTTGATACGATAATATACGAGAATTATCTAAAAATTTGCTGTTCGGTCATTTTTTTATTTAATCTATCAGTTTTTGTAGTTTTACAAGAACTAAAAATGATACCTATTACAATTAATAGTAGTAATATAATTTTTTTCATTTACTTTATTATTTTTGCTATGTTATTGAACGCATCTGATTTAAATTGAATAGTGTAAGTACCAGAAGATAAACTTGACACGTTTAATCTGAATGTGCTATTATCATTAGCGATGTTATATAATTTCGTTTTAAGTACTGTACGTCCAATTATATCTGTTACTTCAACAGTGGCCTCATCACAGGTTATATTATAGGTGTCAAATAATAATTCATTATTAAATGGGTTCGGATGATAGACAACTGTTTGTACCTTATCGTTGCAATTAACACTTTTTAATGTTGAATACGTTGATGTTCCATCATAATCAGTTTGTTTAAGTCGATAATATAATATATTATTTAATATTTCAGTATCAAAATGAGAGTAATAAAGATGTTCATTTGAGTTGCCAGCACCATTTAATGTTGCAATAGGTTCCCAATTTTGCGCATCATTACTTCTTTCAATCGTGAAAAATTCGTTATTGGTTTGAGAAGCGGTTTCCCATTTAATTTCAACTTCATTTTTGTAGCATTTTGCTGTGAAGTTGATTAATTCTATTGGCATTGGGAATAGGGGAGCAAAGCATCCAGCTCCAGTAATTCCATAGGTTGGAACCCCAGCTGCTGTATAATCAACGGCACCACCAGCACCGTTAAACACTAAGTTTGCATCATATGTCACTGCATCACTACCAAAACCAGAAAACGCCATTACTAGTGTTCTTGGTGTTGATGTTGCTGTATGATTGACAAAATGACCATTTGTATTACCTGGACATTGAAAAATAGCATAGATAGGATAATTCAATGCTGAAAAATTAAATAAATTATAATTAAATGCAGTGCTAGTAAATAGCATAACTTGAGCACCAGCTGGTAAAATTCCACCACTAGGTTCAATTAATTGACCCCCACCAGTTATTGTAGAATTTATTGCTGCAACAATTGAAGCGGTTGTTGCGTTCTGACAAATACCAAGATATGAATTACTGGGCCAAGATACAATTAAATTTGATGTATTCATTGCTGCTGTACCTATTTGGAATCTAACCATTTCATTAGCCCCTTGTGGACTACCACAAGCATCAACTAATATACTTTCTATTTCAAATATACCACCAGATGGTAAAACACCTTGAAATAAAATGTTTTTAATTCTGACTCCTTTATCTATATTGTTTTTTGTCCATCTAATTTTTAGCTGTGTTGATAGTATTGTACCCAAATTCCAAGTACCAGCAGATATATAAGGTGATGATGCTATAGGTATTGATGATATAAACACTGAAGAGTTCCATGTCAACCCGTTATCTGTTGAATATTCAACTTTACATGGATTATTAGTTCCACCACTATATGTAGCTACTTGAAATGTTAATGTGAGATTTATATAAGCACTAACATCAAATGGTTGGGAAATTATTGTATCTCCACTTTTTTCTATTAACCAATATCCACCTTGTTGAATAGCTAGAGTTGCATCACCATTTGTATAAGTCCATCCAGCTGTTGTTGTTGCACAATTATTAGAGTGTATTGTAACTTGCCCCCAAATTTTTGTACTTAATAGTATAATACCGAATAGTATAATTAAAATTTTTTTCATATATTTTGTTTTATTATAAATACCAAATTATTTTGAATTCATAACAAAAGTACTTAAAAAAACCAAGAAAATCAAGTGGAGTTACTTTAATAAATAGATATTTTTTATACCAGTGGTATCATTGTTGTAAAACCCATCCAATACTGATTCATTTAAATCATTTATTGACGATTCTTGTTTAACCGATGTGATATAAACTGATTTTGTGGTTTTACTCGATTTTTTGATTGATGTTATACATCCAGTAAATGAAATCGATGCAATTACTATAACTAATGCTAATTTTTTCATATATTTTTCTTTTATTATTATATACTACAAAATTAGTGAAAAACAATCAATTGTGTGTTAACATTACATTAAATAAATGTTATTAAATTAGTAGCGATGATAGGATTCGAACCTATGACTTTCTCCCCGATGAATGGGAGTCGTTCTTATGATGTTTGTGACCCAGCTTTATCAGCCATCATACCAGATTGTTGATTCATACCATTCCTATAACAGGACCAATCTAGCCACTGAGCGTACATCGCTAGTTGAAGAAGATGGACTCGAACCATCGACACACAAGCTTTCGTAGATTATTGCTAATCAACTTGTTGCTCTACCAACTGAGCTATTCTTCAAAGTGGTAAGGATTTGGGCATCAACCATTAGGTTAGTTTATCGGTACCTTACCATGTCAGTCCATCCTTAGCTGACACCCCCATCCAAGTCGTTTCCTACCAACAAATGGGTTTCCACTGTACTATAGGAGTCAAGTGAACGCTGTGGTGATAGAAGGATTCGAACCTCCTCTAGATGTTTTTCAGACATAGTTTTTACAATTGCAGTATTTAATCTTATACAGATTAACTTTTTTTTTGCTGTGCTACCAATACACTATATCACCAAGTTGCAATTTACACCGTATTCTACTTTCGATGCTGGGATTATTGCAATACCCTGTTCTTGGACAAATGGAGTCAACGAATTGACTTGCATCCACAGTCTATCCTAGGTTCCCTTACGGGTGCACCTGTGCAGAAAGTCCAGTGAGTGGAGTGGGACTCGAACCCACACTAGTACCATACTCTCAGATTTTACTCTGATAAAGGATTCGAACCTTATCTCCCCCGTTCCCCAGAGGCGGTCTACCATTTCCCTATCCATTCAAAGTACTGGTTTATCTTTTTCGGTCGCATAAGTAGCTATTGCCTAGGTGTTCCACTTACCCCTAACTCTTCACCAGCAAAGTGAGTTACGTGAGCCCAACTGGTCTCGAACCAGTATTCCTACTCTCAAGCATCGGAATCAAGTAAATGGTCAAAGAAACATGTCTTGAGAAAAACGTAGTTCTACATCTACCCGTGCGTTTACCAATTTCGCCATGAGCTCATTTCCCTGTCTATCCCAGAGTGCCAATGTTTAACTACGAATTGAAAGGCTCGTTAAAAACATCTAAACATAACCTTATGGTGGAGTCGAAGTGTTTGAATTCTTCATTCTGGTTCAACGCCAGAAACGCCAACAGTGGCTACTCCTTGTGGAGTGGAATGGACTTGAACCATTATACATATTTAAGTCAACCCGACACTCTAAGATTGGAAAACCAATACGTATAGAGCTGGTATCACCGCACCGTTTAATAAAGGTTTTCCCGCTCGTCTCAGTCCTTTATCATTTTAAAAATCCTCTACCACAGACGACAGCTACTCGTTTCTGCACGGGGTAGGACTTTTTGTGGATAAAGTTGGACTCGAACCAACACACGTACCAACGCAACTTCTCCAAGAGAGAGGAATCGAACCTCAGTTACTCATAGTGGCACAGCTCTACCATTGAGCTTATTTAACCATTTGTTGTAAGGGCTGGTATCGAACCAGCGACACATGGATTTTCAATCCAATGCTCTACCACTGAGCTACCTCACAATATTTCGGTCAGCAAGTCGTTAACTTACATATCAAACACTAAGTTGTGTTTAATGTTTTATTCTTAAACTATGTCCGATTTTCTTTTGCAAAGATACTAATAATTTTTCAATTATGCAAATATTTTTGCAATTATTTTAACTCTTTTAAACTTCCAGATATATTAGCTGAATAAAGGTCATGTTTTGATTGCTTTTCCTTACCATCAACCAATAATTTAATAGCTACACCACGACCAGTTGTATCATTAACTGAGAATCTTATGAAAAAATCCACATCTTCCCTATTTTCAAACTCATATTCGAAACTTTTATTGAACGCTTTGAGTTTTTGAACACCATAATCACCAGTGTAGTTAACTATTGCATCACCAACAGCCGTTGCTTGATATTTTATGCGATATCTACGCTGTATTAAAGACTCTGATGAATCACAGCCAGATAATGCTAAAACAATTACAACTAATACGAATAATTTTTTCATGTTATATTTTTAAATTAACCACCACAAGCATATACTTTAGGTCCATAACCAATTGCTGTAATATAATTATCAATCATTACTTTAGTTAATGCATCTTGATTCTTATACCAATCTAATGATTCCAATTCGGTTGCTGATAATGCTTTGATAACTTCATCATCATTATCATCTTCATCCCACACAACTACAATATTAATGTATTCTCTTAAATCAGCGCATTGATTCCAGCTTAATTCGATAATAATTTCTTTATCGGAGCCTAAATAATAATTAAGAAAATCTAAAGACTCTTTTAAATCTTTATTCAATGTTTCCTTTATTTGCTTAACAGCAGCTAATTTTTGATTATCAACAAGACTAACAAATTTAACTGATTTAGTGAAACCGTACATAATAATTAATATTTAAAATTTGTCGCCGAGGTGGGATTCGAACCCACGCCTCTGGTTTAATCGTGTAAGCCTTGTGGCCACGCCTCTTACGTTCATTATCCAGATTACTACAAACCTCATCCCCATTACTCGTTGTATACACTTATAATGGCTATTAGGTTGTGCTGAAGTAACCTTTAGAGGGCTACCGTGCCGCACAGCATCTAAGCGGTATTAATTAAAATTGTAACGGATGGATTTGGGCCTTTTATGTCAGTCGCACGACTCGTTATATCCTCACCACCCCAGTTCCGTTTCCCCTAACTGTTTTATGAATTGAACTCCTTGCTTAGGGATTCCTCTTTTCACTCAAGGACTGGTAGCATCTACTGTTTGTTACAATTTTTGCGGACACGGAGGGAGTCGAACCCTCGTTTTACTAGAGTGACAGTCTAGTTCCCACACCAGTGGGCTCACGCATCCAATTAAAAACTCAGTCATTCAGTTCCAGTGAAAGACTTACGCCTCTTTAAATAAAATAACGACATCTGGTTATGTCTATAAGGTAACAATAACGTATCCCAGTACGTACAGGGATTTCAAGTGTTTATCTGAACTAAAGTCAGCCCCCGTGTTTAAAAAACTCTTACTATTTTACTTATAAGCAACTGAGCTTTATGTCAAATAAATCTCATACGATTCAATACAATACTCGTTAAATTTTACTCCAGAGTCATACCAAAACTTATTATTCTCTTTGGCACATTTGCTGAACTTTTTTAAAATAAAATTAGCTAATTTTTGATAACACCAAGTTCTGATTCTCTTCTTCATAATGTTTGTTTTAAATTAATAATGCAAATTTACAAAAAATATTTTAAACTACCAAATAAAAATGCAATTATTTTAATCTTTTTCTGAAGATTTTTTTTCTAAAAGTTTTTTAGCCCCTACTAAGGTTAAAATCAGTGTATTAACAATACCAACAATCCACGTAACATTACTTTGTAATGATGCACTTTTCTCATACTTAACCACTTCTTGTTGAATTGGTATATTTTTCACTACAACTCTATCCACATATACCGTATCAACTTTCTTTCGCATTACTCGTTTAAATTTAGGCTTTGTTGACATTTTAATAGTATTAACCTTAACTAAAGTATCTGATATTGCTACTGTATCTGGTATTGTAATGTATTTAATTGGTTCCTCTTTCACATATTGAGTATCATATGTTGTAGTATATTTAATATCACGTTTCTTCTCTTTAATTGGAATGATTAACGTTTTATTCGTAGTTTTTCTAGTTTCAGTAATTAAAAGAGAAAAATACCATATAGCACCCATTAATATGGTCGATGGAATCACTAAATAAATGATGAGTTTTTTCATAATATCGTTTTTATAATAAATATGATGAAAATTGAGTATCAATATACTAAAGTAGTTTTTGCATAATAAAGTGATTAGCTTTATCGTGCAGATTTAATGTTAGTATATTGATATTGAATTAATTGGTGGAGAATAAGGGAATCGAACCCTTACTTACTGCGTGCAAGGCAGTTGTGCTAGCCGTTATCACTAAAACCCCAATTTGCAGACCTGACTGGATTCGAACCAGCAACCACCAGCTCGCACGCTGGTATTCACTCCAATATAAACTACAAGTCTTCCGAGTATAAATTAGTACGTCTTCATCTATACTCGCTTCATTTACCTTCCAGTAAATGTTTGTGGAAACGAACGGAATCGAACCGTCCACAGTCTGATTGCAAGTCAAACTCGCCGTAGCCTTGGTACATGCGTTCCCATTGGAACAGGATTAATTATTGAAGGGATTGAACCTCCTAAACTCATTTTTTCACAAATAAATTATTAACCATTTAAGTTTGCTGTAATAATCCTTTATCCTTTGTGGTATTGGTAGGGACGAACCTACGACACCCAGAGCTTCAATCTGGTACTCTACATACTGAGCTACAACACCTTTTTAATATTTTGCGGATATGATGGGATTCGAACCCACGGTCTTCGGCGTGACAGGCCGACATTCTGGACCAACTAAACTACATATCCGTGAATAAAACCGAGACAGTATATTGTATCCGACACGGCCCAACTCGCATTAGGGTCGTAGGGGGAATCGAACCACCACATTCACCTGTACCTTACTCTACTTTCGGGTGTTTTATTTGTTTAGAAAATGTTCCTCCCTATGGCAATTAGCACATAATATTATACATTTTCTTATTTCATCTTTTATTCGTTGAATTGAATAACTACTATGTAAAAGATTTGAAATCTCAATATCTTTTGAACCTAAATGGTGAAAATCTAAAACATACCATCTTTTTTCACCACATTTCCTACAATTAAATATTTTTTTAATTCGTTGAATATATTCACGATTCCATTTAACTTTAGTATTAGCAGTTTCTCTAATTTTTTTTCGTCTTATTTCATCGATTGCATATTTACCATTATCTTGTTCACGCATACATGTTTTACACCTAGCACGTCTAAGATTTAAATTTTTATTTTTCCAACTAAATTCTTCAATTGGTTTTTCATTATTACATTTACAACAAATTTTTGTTTCCATAACATTTTTAATTATAAATATAATTAAAGACTGAAAATTGTAAATATTTTTCAATTCTTTATGTGGTACTGGACAGACTCGAACTGTCAACACAAGGTTCTTCAAACCTTTGCTCTACCAATTGGAGCTACAGCACCATGGTTCCATACTAATTTCTAATTTTACCTAAAAACTCTTTTGCTTTATCGATACCAATCAATTTAACAATTCGTCTTAAAAACTCACTTCTATTAGAAACATTACTTTTTTGATATTGAGATACCAATGCTATTACATCTTGCTCTTTATCCCTATTCAATGCTGTTTTATAATCAACTATATCGCCTAAACTCATATAATAATAGCCGTTTATTAACGTTGCATCATTTAATATTTGATTAGTTGGTCTTACTTTAGCGTTAGCATAAGCACCGCCAACTCTATTTGGGGCCCAAACTGTGAATGCTTCAATTGAACCATCTTCAGTTGGTCTATAAATTCCATTGGTGTTGTATTCATTTTCAAGTCCAGCTTGAATCCAATGTTCTTTATTTGGTATGATGATATCTAAATCACCAATACTATGAGTTAATCCAAATGCATCCCTTAATGTTGGGTAAAGATATAATCTAGCTGAACCACCAATAAAATAAGCCTTTTCATTTGGGTTAATTTTAAATTTACTGAACACTAGCTCATTTGCTTTAGTTAATAAATCACTCAACCCACTGTCAGAAGCTTCAGTTAAACTTAGTTCTTCCTCAATATTTTTCCAAAATTCTTTCAAAACAATTTCCTTTACATATATTTCAGATAATCTCATATTTTTTAAGTTTTTTAATCGCTTCTTTGTTATATTGTTTTTCTATCGTAATAGATTTAGTTGAGAAAAACATACTTAAAGGACTTGGACCTTTCAAAAACAAAAAGTTATATGCCGACCATTCTTTATTTAAATAATACTTATCTTCTAGTATTTCAAGTAATAATGTATCATTTTCATTAACATACTTCCAGTCATATTTGTTACAGATTTTACTAACTTTTCTAACAAAAAAGTAACACTCCAATGCTCTTACACTAATTAATATGATTAAAAATAATAAAGTTATCATAATGTTATTTTTAGTACTGTTTAACTCATTAATAAATATAATGCAAACTTAAACAATTTTTTTGATAAAACCAAATATTTTACCATTTTTTTTGTAGCCCCAGAGAGATTTGAACTCTCAAGATATCTTTCAATCGCTAGTTATTAATTATTTCTTTTTTCTGAAACTAGGTGTTTGCGCATGACAATTACAACACAAAATTTGTAAATTATTAAAATTATTATTAAATCTATTACCATCCATATGATGCAATTCTAATAATATTGGTTTATCATTCCATTCAGTTAATTTACAGATATCACATTTGTCATCTTTATAACCTTCTTCAATCAATAATTCTTTCAATCTACAACTTCTAACTGAATCAGTTTTAATATATTCTAAAGCAGTTCTTTTTCTAGGACTTCGCTTACCTTTACTACCTTGATTACCTTTATAAATTATACCCAGTTTATTAAGCCACCAATTAAGTGTTTCATGTTTACATTTTAACTCCTTACATATGTAAGATTTCGAATAATTAGCTGAAATCCATTCAGTAATTTCCATTTTTCTATCTTCAATATCTGTTCTCATAATAATAAATATGGTTAAGTTGTGAAAAATAACTAGTGCGTTTACCAGTTTCGCCATGGGGCCGAGAAGAGACGTTGGGAATCGAACCCAAAAGTTTGCAACCTTTCTGGAACCGCTAGTTTGTATATGTTTTACTAGTACCACACACTCACTATCCAGAGCATCCCTATTTTTGTAGCCTCGGTGGGATTCGAACCCACAAAATTGTGCTTCTAAGGCACACACGTATACCGATTCCATCACGAAGCCAAATAACCATTTATCTATTTGTAGTCCCGATGGGATTCGAACCCATAATTTTACAAATTTTAAGCTTGTTGTGTCTGCCAATTGCACCACGAGACCATTTTGTCGTATAAGTGAGAATCGAACTCACATGGACTACCGTAAGGTAGTAAGCCCTCTCCCCATGTTTTGGATAGCGTCTGCCATTTCGCCATTATACGTTTTGTTGGGGTACTCGGATTCGAACCGAGATTATACTTCTCGTCTTCACTTTGTAAGAGTGAGATGTTTAACCATTACACCATACCCCAATTTTTGTAGCCTTGGTGGGATTCGAACCCACAAAATCTCGCTTTTGAGACGAGCACGTATACCGATTCCATCACAAGGCCAAAATAACTCCAATACGTCAATGAACTTTAAATTCTGTGGGAACTAAGAGATTCGAACTCTTGACCTTCTGGGTGTAAACCAGACGCTACTGAACCAGCTGAGCTAAGCTCCCCTTTGAGTTGGTGACTGGATTCGAAAGAAACTTTTAACCAACTCAATATATTTATAAATATAAACTTATTTCTTATGATACCACTTTACACTCAAACAGAATATAATAACGCTAAATCAATTGATAAGTTATTATGTGAATGTTATGTATGTCACAAGCCTTTTTTAGCTGAAAAACGCAGTATTAATTATTCTTTAAAAAAAACTAGAAATACTTGTCTGTTTTGCTCTAAAAAATGTAGAAAAATTAATGACACTACTAGTTTATTAGTTAATTGTTTACAATGTGGTGTTGAATTTACTAAAATTTTATCCGAAACTAAAAGGCATCCAAATCATTTCTGTACTCAATCATGCGCCGCAACTTATTCCAATACGCATAAAACAAATGGTAGTCGCCGTTCTAAACTTGAGATATTGCTTGAACAACAATTAACTCAATTATACCCATTATTAGACATAGATTACAATCAAAAATCAGCAATCAATTCTGAGTTAGATATTTACATTCCATCACTTAATTTAGCAATTGAATTGAACGGCATTTTTCATTACGAGCCAATCTATGGTGTTAATAAACTAAATCAAATTAAAAACAATGATATTAGTAAATCAAAAGCATGTCATGAAGTTAAAATTGATTTATGTACTATTGATGTATCCCAACAATCATATTTTAAACCATCAACATCACAAAAATATCTTGATATCATAATCAATATTATCAAAGAACGTTTATTAACTTTTTAGTCGGCTTTACCCGCTTTCGACAACCACCACGTGAAGGTAAGTTAACTTAGGTCGTCAGTTGGTGACTGGATTCGAACCAGCGTAGACTCTCGTCTTTAACAGTTTTGCAGACTGCTGCCTAATACCGCTCGGCCACACCAACATAAAATAAAAAACCCCCGATTTTTGGTCGGAGGTTTTGTGTTTCTATTTAAATCTCTATTATGAGACCGAACATACCCCGACCATGCCAATGCTAAAATCCACATCCGCTGCTAGACATAAAGAGTCAAGTAATATGTTGTTGTTGTTTCTCATTTTGAGTTTTTGTTTAATTCAATTAATAAATATGTGTTACTTTTAATTTATACTGCAAAATTACTAATTAATTTTATAAAAAGCAAGCTTTTTTATGATTATTTTTAAATTATTTTTTAAATCATTGATTATTAGACCATTATTTTTATCTAGTAGCACTAATTCCACCACCAATTCCACCATCTAATCCTCCACCACCATCTTTTATGATTGCTGGATTATAAGCTGCTACAATTTCATTGACAACTTTAGTCATTTCTGTTTTAATTAATGTATTTAAATCTAACCCACTAATAAAACTAGCTACGGCCTCATTAACTATTTTATCAACATCCCTATCACCCCATTGACTTATACTTGTAGTTTCTAATATTGCAATTTTTTCTTCCAATGCTTGGGTTTTGGTTCTATAAGCTAATTCATCATTAAATGTTTTTGTGTATTCTGATTTCTTAACAACCATTTCAGATGGTTTTAATTTAACTCTAACTAGTGGCATAATATTATAGTATTTAAAAATTGTTATATAATTATATGGATAACACGACTTATTTTTGTGTGTTAACAGTAACTCTTTCGCCACCACGAGCTTTAGCTTCTTCGATACGAGCTTTTCTTTCTTCAGTGATTTGAGTTTTGTAATCCTCAACCTGAGTTTGAAGAGTTGCTGCTTTATCGTTAGCATTTTCAATAGCTGCTTTCATGCTAGCTACGTCAGCTGCTTGTTGTAAAGAAACTTGTTTCAATTCACTTTGGTGTCTTGATGCAATAACTTCAACAGCTTTAGCTACTTCAGCTTTCATGTTTTTATCATAGTCAGCTTTAACTGCTGCTAATTCTTTAGTAATGTTGTTGTATTCTTCTTTAGTAACAGACATTTTACCTTGGCTTTCAAGGATTTCTTTTACTAAAATAGCTTCGTTTTCTTTAGCTTTAAGAGCTAAATTAGCTTTCATTTCACGTTCTTTTTCATTGAAGGTTACGTCCAATTTTTCCAAATCGGCCTGTTTCAACTCAATATTTTGCACTAAACTTTCGTAAGTGTTATTTGCGTCAACTAATTCGCTTACGATTGATTTTAAAGCTGATGTTGCTTTTCCTAAAGCTACTGTGCTAGCTTGTGCTACGGTTGTTACAGTTTTTACTGCATCGGTTCCTTTTGTGTCTTTTGCCATTTTTTTTTAATTTTTAAATTAAGGTTATTGTATTTATTTTGTTATTTATTACTCAACAAATATACTTCATTATTTATAATTTGTCAAGTCTATTTTCATTTTTTTTTCATTTATTTTCAGTGGTTAATTTATTGACACCCAATATTTTATGCGTCAGTAAAAACGATGTTTTTCACTGAAAAATGCAATATATTAACGATGTATTTTTTTTACCCTAAAAACCCAAAAATACTACATATTACAATAAATTGCAATATTTATTAAAGAAAAAGTAATATTTAAATGAAAATTTTTAATTTATACGAACATATTGTTGAAGAAGAGGTAGTTACACAAAAAGCTGAATCATGTATTTCTAACTTCGGTCATGAATTATTTGGTGATGAGCTAGGTGGTAAGGAAAAAAATACCCGTATTGAAAACAATATGGTTGATTTACTTAAAGATTTCACCGATAATCAATATGGTGAAGAAACTAACTCAAAATTAAAGTCTGGGTTAAAAGTACTTAAAAGTTGTATGTCTACATACCCAGAAGTGTTGATGCCAGATAATAGTGTTGCTTATCGTGGTGAATCAATACCGTTTAAATATTTATTCCAGAATTATAAAGATATTAATGATAATGGTAGTTTTACATATCTTTATAAAGCTAAAAGTTTAGTACAAAGTTGGACTGAAAGCTATAAAGTTGGTAGTAATTATGTGCTAAATCAAATAAATGCTAAATTAGAGAAAATATTAAATACTATTACTAATCCAGATTATGATACATTAAGTGATGTTGAAAAAATAAAATGGTTGTCTCGTGAAATTGACTATACTAATTTTTTAACATATAATATAGGTGTATTATTATCACATATGGCCGCACCAGATAGTTTTTTATTTAAAGGTAAGTATTTCAATAAATTATCAACATTTGATGATGAATTTGAAATATTAAGAGTAAGTAAAGAACCAATAAGATGTGTTGGGAGTATTAACCCAGCATTAGCTAAATTAACTAGCGAATTAAATAAGTTTAAAAAGCAATTAGACATCACTAGCGATGACTTTAACCAGTAAATGATGAAGATATTCAATTTATATGAAAACGTCCTTAGAGAAGAGGAAATTAGCCAGAACGCTCAAAATTGTGTTAGATATTTTGGTAAAGAATTGTTTGGTGATGAAATTTTCATTAATCAAGATGAACCGAATACTCCAATTGAGAAAAAATTCTCTCATATGATATATCACTTCACTGATAAGGCTTATGGTGAACAAATGTCAAGTGATAATCCTAGTTTCATAACGGCAATTAATAAATTGAAGTCATGTATGTCAGTATATCCAGAGATATTACATCCAGAAGGTGATACCGCATTTCGTGGTATATCTCTATCATTAGATAAAGCAATTAATCTATTTCAAAGATTTAATGGTAAATATGAATTCAAATTAGCCTATACACCAAAAACATATATTGAAAGCTGGAGTGAAAATTTAGGTGTTGGAGCTCAATTTGCACATCAAAGTCAAACCCCATGGTTAGATGATTTAGTTAAAAATCTAAAAGCTTTAGGACCTAACCCAAGTGATGAACAAATTATAGAAACAATAAATGATGAATTAACAACCAAAGATTATTATAGAGCATCTAAAGTTGGTTTTATCATTAAACATAAGGTTACACCAGACCAATTCTTATTTAAAGCAAAATATTTTAAAGATTTAAGCTCAGTTCCAGAAGAAATGGAAATTATTAAAATCGGTAATACACCAATAAATTGCTTATGGTCAACAATTACTCCAGATATATTTAGAGTATTAATACCTTATTTAATAAAATATAAAGATAAATTGATAATATTTAGTTAATATGGGATTATTTAATATATATGAATCATTAATGACCGAAGCTGAAACTTCTGGTAAAGCACAAGCTTGTATTAGGGCCTTTGGTGAAGAATTATTCGCACAACAATTAGGTGGTGAAGAACCAAATACTAATTATGAAGATAGTATCACTCGTGGTATTAAGAAATTCACCGATACATCTTTTGGTGCTAAAATGAAACACGAAAACCCAGATTTCATTGGTAAAATGAATACATTAAAATCATGCATATCAGTATATCCAGAGATATTACACCCAGAAGGAGCTGTTTATCGTGGAAAAACAACGACATTACGAGAAGCTATTGATTTATGGGTTAAAATACATGGTAAAACAGAATTTAAAATGCCATATAAAGCTAATACCTACATTCAAAGTTGGAGTGAAAATGAAGCTATAGCTAAACAGTTTGGTACATCGTATTTACCTGATGATTTGATACATAGGGTTAAACTAATTTTAAGTGGTGCTAAATATGATGATGAAAATGGTCTTGAAGTAGATAAGGATTATTTTGATGCAACTATAACTAATGTTGCTGGTAAATTAGTTAGTAATCATAATATTGTTGGGTTCATTATAAAACATGATGCAACGCCAGATAGTTTTCTATTTAAAGCAAAATATTTTAAAGTATTAAGCACCGTTAAACATGAAGATGAAATTTTAAGAATAGGTAATAATCCATTAATGTGTGGTTGGACGTTAACTAAACCAAGTATTTTTGAATTTATAATACCATTTGTGAAAAAATATAATGCTGAAATAACAAACTATTTAGATAGTCATAATTAATATGGAAATATACAAATTATACGAATCATTAATTCGTGAAGAAGTTACTGGTGGTGTTCAAGCATGCGTTGCTAAGTACGGTAAAGAACTATTTGGTCCGCAGTTAGGTGGTGACGAACCAAACACTGATGTTGAGGATAATTCTGTTGATAGAATCTATAATTTCACAACACAGCATTATGGTGGTTCAATTTCATCTGAATTTGGTGGTAATGTTGATGATTTAAAAAAATGTATGAGTGCATTTCCAGAAGTATTACACCCAGAAGGTGAAGTTTATCGTGGATTATCATTATCACTAGAACAAATTCTACCATATATATCAAAAATAGATGCACATGGCCACTTCCAATTCGAATATAATGCTAGGACAAGAGTACAAAGTTGGACTGAATCATTTGAAGTTGCTGATGATTTTGCAGCTGCATCGGTTAATAAATTTACGATTAATTTTATTACTAATGTTATCGAACCAGGTTCATTGAATGAAAAGATTCAAGATTATATTAATAATGGGTTAATGGTACAATTTAAAATCCCAGTAGTTCTAAAACATAATGCAACACCAGACCAATTCTTATTTAAGGCAAAATATTTTAGTTTATTAAGTGCTAGTGAAGATGAGGATGAAATTTTAAGAATCGATAATAAACCAACAATGATGAGTGCCGAAATTAGACATGATTATGAGTTAGGTAGTACCGATAAAACAGTAATTGAATTTCTACATTTAATTGTAAATGCATTAAATAAAAATTGACTTATTTAATTTTTTTGATTATATTTTGGTATGGGATATGTGTATTTAATAACCAACGGATATGTTCATTATAAAATAGGTATTACTAGTAAAACGATTGGCCGAAGAATGCGTCAATTACAAACTGGTAATTCTGAAAAAATTCAGTTAGTTAAATCATATAAAAGTGAAAACTATCGGGAGATTGAATCGTGGTTACATCGTAAATTTGGTAATAAAAGACTCCAAGGTGAGTGGTTTGAACTGGATGATGTAAATGTAATCGATTTTGAAAAAATATGTAAATCAATTGATGGCACTATAACCTTATTAAAAAAAGAAAACCCATTCTTTAAATAGAACTGGTTTTTTAATTAGTAAGTACCAAGAGATTCGAACTCTCATCCCACAATGAACATGTGTATCTTTGCCAATTAGACGAAGTACTCAGCCCTTTCGGGCAATCATTTGCAAATGATTCGTTCGATGCCTTGCAACCGCATCAAACTGACCTATTGATGGGAATGGACCCACCCCAAATACTACGCAATATCGAATTTCTTCTCAATCGAACGTGATACATCCTAGACCAATAAGTTTGAAGACTAGGTGGGATTCGAACCCACAGCACCGATATATCAAATCAGCTGCTCACCACTCACCTTTTACATGTAAAAGGTAATTTAGCATTCTAGTCTAGCAGTGCTGTTTCACAGAGCGGTGAGGCTTCCGCTTTCTTGTTTTGAGCCCATATTTGTTTGTGACATACACATTTTATTATTATTAACTTAATGCAAATTTACAAAAAATATTTCAATCTACCAAATTTTTTTGCAATTATTTTTAATCTTTTTTCAAAGACTCCAAATAATGTCCAAATGATTCCCAGATAATATCTTCATCTGTATTAAGAATGAACTTATTAAAGTTCTGGAATTTAGATTTATATCCCATGATAGCTTTACCCAAATCTGGACCAACCAATCCGAATTTCCTAGTAATCTTATCACCATTAAACTTAGACTGAGTATATAGCTTTTCAGCATATTCATATTCAATCCTACGAATTTCAGTAGGTAGATTAGCATCTGGAAATGCAAAATCAATTGTTGGAATATATTTGTTTTTATCAGCTTCAAATTCATACTCCTTTTTAACATTATTCGTTTCAATCCACTCCAATAGAGACATATAACTAGCTCTTTTTATGTTTCTTTCACGATTAATATGATTCAAAGTATCCATTTGATATTGTCTCCAATCAAAATATGGTGAAGACGCAACAAATTCAAATATATCTTCCAATGTATCAAATCCTTGTTCCCATCTTTCATATGATAGTCCAAAAAATTCGAAAATCTGTTTATAATCCTTTGAAATGGTAATTGTACCAAGATTATGTCCCATATGATTAAAGTATTTGAACCACAACCCTTCTTGACCGTATTTCAAGCCAAATGGATGTGCCAAACGACCAATCATATTACCCAAATCGTTATACGAAAGATACATGTAATTGCTATGGAAATCTTCGGGTGATGTTGTAATCAAATCAACCTGTATTTCCTTATAATCAAATGACCAGCAATTCCCATTGTGAAAAATTTCGTTTGGATGGAATTCATCATGGATTATTGTCATGATATCTTCCCGACCTGTTACTTCACACAATACATTAATATCACCAAATGTTTCTTTCTTTTTATAAAACAATGGAATTGCAACATTTTTGAAATGATTCTCAAATTTTGGAATCACTTCATATGCTAGCATATCAAATTCGTCTCTATTATACCTTCTGGTAAATGTTTTCAATGCTCTTCCACCCATAATAAACCTCCTTTTTTATTTTTTAGCTGAATCATCTGCGGCACCAAGTAATGATAATTTATCAAAATATGATAATTCTTGCATCGCTTTAACCTTAGATGACTTCATAATGTTTAACTTATGATAACGCATGTGATTATAAACCAAATTACCAATTAATTCTGGGTTACCTCCCATGCTTGTAATCCAACCAGCATCTTGTCTAACCAATTTAGCACTAGCTACCTCATGACCGATTGATTGTGATACACCATCCAACTTTGGGTGTGGTGTTTTAGTCGCTTGTTTACCTAAATCATGGTATAATGCGGCTAATATCAAATCCATATCTTGTTCTTCAGCTGGTACATTTATGAATTGATTAGTAACACCCATGATATGTTCATAGGTATTACCTTCTTGATGATATTTTGGATTTTCCTTAAAATCTTTCAATTGCTCAAGTATTCCTTTAACATGCGCTGGTGCCATATTAACCAACTCATCAAATGAATTGATATGTTTTTTAACAGCCAATGCTTCTTTCAAATTAGATAATTGAGACTCTGTTACTATTATTTTTTTCATTTTATTTTTGTAACCCCGCTGTTAATATTAATTTTAATGCCGCAGCTAATTCATTTTCTTTTAAATTATGTTGTTTTAGTTGAGCATGTTCCATTTGTTTTTTGTATGAATTAGCTGCGATGATGATATCGTTAGCACTAATCAAGCTAGCTTTACGGTTAATCATATAAGCTTTAGCTCTGTCAATGATTTCACTTGCGAATGCTGGAACAATACCAACTAACGCTTCAGCAGCTGCATCACGATTATTAGCTTCAATTAATGATTTACCATTATTATCAATTACTAATGTATTGATGAATTCCAACGCAGTTTCTTTATCCAAAGAACCCAATGATATTAAACCACCAATTCTTTTACCTCTTAGGAATGTTGGCTCAATCAATTCAATGTGATTAGTTGTAAAAATTGAAATGATTGCTTTATTTTTAGTATCACCACCATCCAATGTATTCAAAATACGTTGAATTGCTGCATCACGATTACCTCTAACTGCTTGGTCAATATCTTCAGTGAAGACAACAATACCTTTTTTTGATTTAGTGTAATTTTCGCAAATTTTAAGCGTGGTAGCTAAATTTTTACAATCTTTCAAGTAAATGAAAGTCCAACCATTTTCAACCGCAAGTTTAGCAATTAAAAAAGCGATAAGCGTTTTACCAGTACCATATGGTCCTTCTAATAATACACCGTATTTAAGGTCTAATCCTTCTTCAATACATCTGTCAGTATCACGAATTCTAGCAAGTATTGGAACTAACCCTTCTTTTGCTTCTTTACAAAGTAAGATTTTACTTTCATCAATATTTGATAAATCCAAAAATTCTGGTTCTTCAATATTACCATTACTATCAAATTCAATATTAATGGCTCTTCCAGTATATAAGCTACTAGTATCTAAAATACGTTGAGCTTCTTTCATGATATCATTAACTTGATATTGGAATTTCATTCTGATGGTACCAGTAATTGATAATTCAACAGTTTCCCAATCATAATCCATTGATAAATAACTATCTTTATCAAATGCTGGAAGTCTTACAGTTCCAAATGGAATTTGAATTTCTTCACCATTAGGTAATAAAACATTAATCAATTGTGGTGGCTCATCACCACTTTCACCTTTACTGGCAGTTATATCACAATGACCAATAACATTTTCAACAGCTTGAAATAATGCTAAAGCACCTTCATGTTCGAAACATTTGAAAGTATAAGTAACATCAACAATTTGTTCTTCAACTTTAACCCTGTCAAACATGTATTTAATTGCATCATTAAAACCTTTAGTATCAATGGCTTCATGCAATTGGTCTAATTTATCAGTGTCAATTTTATTCACTTTCGTGTTCAAGTTTGTGTCCAAGTTTGTGTCCGTGTTCATTTTTTAGTTCTTTAGCGTGTTTATAAATTTCAATTACTTTTTCATTTGTATCTTCTAAACAGTCAATCTTAACCAAACCTTTATTCCATTGCCTGACTTTAGATTCACCGAAATATTTTACTCTTTTCGATTTTTTACACTTCATAAAATTTTCAATCTGACGTAATGAGCCAGTAACACCTTTACAGGTAACATAAACTTCCCCATTTATTGTTTCAAAAACAACAGGATAACCATTAAATATAATTTGATTTTCCATAGTGAGTAATTTAATTTTTTGCAAAGGTAAAACAAATATTTTTAATAAACAAATATTTTATTAAATATTTTCAGATTTAATTCGATTTTCAATAATTTTATCTACACTTTCCCAATCTACGTAAGGACGCTTACCTTCTTCATAAATTAATGGACACCCAACAGCTGCATCATCAACATAAAGCTGACCATATGCTTTAGGGCTTCTAGTCCAGTATTTTTGAGTAGGATTGGAATTAACACCATAAAATTCTAAACCATTTTTCTTACACCAATCAACCGCTTCTTGTAAACAATCACGGTCAACATATTCTATTGTTTCTTCGTTAGTATTAGGGTCAATACTAACTATTTTTTGGTTGTAAGGTTTACTACTTCTCATAGTAAACAATATTATTTTAGCACCAGCTTTTTGATACTTTTTAAGATATTCAAAAGCTTTTGGTACTTCCTTACCGATTTCTGGATAGACGTGTTCACATAGTGTGCCATCAAAATCCACACAAATTGTTAATCCCATAATTTTCTGTTTTAAGTTGTTATTAACCCATTTTCAATGAGTCTGTGAATATATTTAGAATGCTCAATATTTTTTTCTATTTATTTTAATATCTCGATTTATCTTACTACATAATGGCTGTAAATTACTATAGTGATTTAATTTAATTAATTCTTCTTCTGTTTTGGCTGAAGATAACGGTATAATATGGTCAATATCCCAGCCATAACCATACTCACCATTATATTTACCATAGTTATCCCAATTCATCCATGGCTCAAATTTAACTTCCAGATGTAGTTTGAAGTCTTCGAATGAACAATCAAGAATTTGATAAGTTTTAGATGATTTTGAATAACCATTTCTTCTGAATGAATCACTTATCATACTACGATAATTACATGTTAATCTATACACCATATCACTTTTCTTTCGGTTTGTATGATATTCACCAATTTTAGTTTTATTTTCAATACGATAATTTTTTTGATAAGTTTTTATATTATCAGAATTTTCAATTCGATATGATTTCTGATAATCCTTTACTTTATCTAAATTATCAATAAAATATTTTCTATTTTTAATATCAATTACTTCATGATTTTCAGAATAATGTTTTTTTTGTTTTTCTTTTATTATTAATTTATTATTTTTTCTATATTCAATATCATAATTACGTTTACATTCTTTACAAATACTATTAAATCCATCTAAACTTTTATTATTTAATGAAAATAATTCCAATAATTTTTCATTATTACACTTAATACATTTTTTAGTTTCCATAATCTATTTTATAATAAATATATGACAAAATAAAAAAATATTAAACATTATAATATTAACCCCATTTCGAGTAATTTATGAATGTATTGTGAGTGAGCTATGAATTTTTCATTTGCATGTCCAATCGACATATGTAAACCCCAATGTGGTCTACCAAGACCTAATTCAGCTCTAATTGCATGAATTTCATCCCTATCTTCATTTGGTATGTTTAACCACCAGTGTTTACTATCAGTTCTAGCATCAACAGATAATACAATTTTAATTGTCTTACCATCCCATTTTTCTTTAACTGATTCCCACTGATTTAATCCAAATTCACCTAATTCTCTATGACTATCATTGATAAAAGAAATATGTGAACCTCTGAGCGGCTTATTTAATATAAGATTATATCGTTTATTGATGAACCAAGCATAATATTCAGCAACATCACCATCAATCATAATCATAGCAACACGTTTCCATGATGATTGTGCATTATGTTTATTCGTCACATTCACTGGTTCAAATACTATTCTACCTATTACTTCAATCTTATTCATTATAATTTAATCCCTTCGTTAGTCGTTTTCACTTGGAACAAATTGATATTTTGGTGTAAAATTATTAGGGTCACAAATTACTTTCTTATCATAACCAGCTTCTTTCATTCGGTCTTCTAATTCAATAAAATTTCGAACACCATCTAAAACCGCTCTATCAATTTGAACTGAAATTTCAGCAGCTAATATGGCAGTTAATTCAGCTTCAGCATCAATATTAGTATACGCTGCTATGTCTTGAGCCATTTCTGGTGACCACGTAGCATGTATTTTTCTAAGTGTATTCCACTTATCCCAATCAACACCTTGACTTATAACCCAGATTTCAATTATATCACAAATTTCACCACGCTTGAACCCAAATACATTAACCACTTCGTTAATCGTATCACAAGCCCAGCGTTTTCTACCAGTGCTAATTGAGTAAACATTATTATCTCGAACTACAAACGTTCGTTCTAAATAATTATGAATATAATCCGATGTTGTTTTATATTTCCCTTCCATATAAACTTAAATATATGGAAAAGAAACATAAAAATAAAGATTATCTCAACTTAATACTAAATCTTTCTAACATTCTAGTCAATGAAGTTTCTGGAACGTTATGTACGTTCGAACCACCATGTCTGTTTTCAACAATAAGTGAGAATACCATATATCCGTACTTTTCAGCCAAATCAATGTATGGTTTCAATTCTTTATCAGTTGTTGATGTGTTAGCTACTATAACCCTAGCTTCGCCAGCAATCATAGCATTTTCACACTTTTCAAAACAAAGTTTATGAGCAATACCCAATGCATTTGCATTGAATTTGTATTCACCATCTTTCATGAAAAAATCGTCAGCACAACAAATCTTAGCGTTAAGGATTGAATCCATATCACCATAACCTTGTAACATTTCGGCAACTGTTGATTTACCACAGCCCGATATCCCTCTTAAAATAATTAAATGCTTCTTCATATTCGTAATCTTTTAAATCAATCTTATTCAAGCTACAAAATTACATAAAATAAATCAAAAAAGCAAATTAATTAGCAAAAAAAAATCCCCATATGGGGATTTAATTTAACAATGCTTACCACAACATGTGGATTCACTACAGCAGTCTGGCTCATCATTGCATTCACATATGTGAGGCTCTGGCTTTGTAATGCTTTCTATCGTATACTCATAATTAGTATCATCAACTAAAATCATATCAGTATCAGTAGTAGTTGTTGCTTTATATAATAACTCAATAAACTTAGGGTCGGTTATATCAACACAATCCTCAGTTTGGAAGGTCCAATATTCAATTGAGTTTGTTCTATAATGAGTTGAGAGTGTATGGTGACCAAAAAAGTATAAATCACTATTCTTTTTTGATTTAAAGGTTACATTCACAGTTTTTATTCCTAAATAAGAGTTAATTCCAAATGCGAAGGTTGAAATAACTATGATGAATATCAATAATAATATTAGTGTTTCCATAATTTAAGTGTTAAAAGTTAAAATCTTCTTGTATCATCGGTAAATAAGTTAGAGTTACTAACTAACCAATTATATACTGTATTTTGTGTTGCTGGTGGTATTGGATATCCTTGCATGTATACTACATCCATTACAATTTCAAATTCAGTTCCAGCTGGAAATTGCATTCCATTAGGTAGTGATGCTTTTTCTTTTAAGCGTAAAACTTGTTGTTCAATTCTTGTGTGTCCCATTTTAATAATTTTTAAGACTTTGTTATAAGAAAACTTGGACCCTAATGGACCCAAGTTTTTATTTAATCTAATCAATAACTTATAAAAGTATAGTTTTAATTATCAATATATGGTTTATACTCACGTGGCAATGGTACCGTAGCACCTTGTGGTAATTCACCAACATTGCAGAAGGAATAATTGAACTTAACCATTGCGGCGTTATATTCAGCAGCTAACCCATTATAACTAGCTTTAACACCAGCTTCTTCTGATTGCCAAACTGAATACTGTTCTCTATCGTCTCTTGCCCAATCTTTACGAGAAACACCTTTATATTGTTCCTTTAAATCCGTTAATCGAGTTTTGTAAACGCCTAAGTCAGCCATTTTTTTGTCAAGTTGAGCACTCATATCTTTGAAATATTCATATTTCTTCAATAAAGCACTTGGTTTGAATTCCTTGAAAGCGGTATCAGCACCATCTTGGAAATATCTACATGATGACATCAAAGTCATCATGCAGATTAATATAATGATTAATTTATTTCTCATCGTTTACGTTTGTTAATTCCATGTTAAGAACAATATTTTTAACTGCTAATGGTTGGTCTGAAATATGTAACATCATACCACCTTGGATGTATTGTTGGTGATAAACACCTTTAGTATCCCACCAGTAAATATAATCAACTGAAGAACCATAAGTACCATCATCTTGAATTAATTCTGGATTATACTCACCACTACTTTGATATGAATAATGAACAACCGATGGAGGACTTAATCTTTTACCAGAAGATGTTACTTTACCTTTTACTGTTGAATAAACAAGAACTTGTCCAGAATAGGCTGAAATAATGTATAAATGTTTAATCGAACCTGGTGTATTATCCATTTTGTAACGAGCAATGATGTTGTTTTGTTCAGTAGTATGACCATTTGCATCTGTTTGAATAGTGGTACTTGCTTTTTCAACCCCACCGCTTGAAACTGGAGCTTTTTTAGTGAACTCATCACACGATTGAAGTGATAATGCTACAACTCCAATTACAATTAATAATAACATATTTAATCTTTTCATTTTGAAATACAATTACCTATACATTGCGAGGTTCTAGTTTTACTTTTTTTAATTAATAATTTTTTTGTTTAATTGAGAGTACAAAAGTATAAAATATATTTTAATAAACCAAATAAAAATGCATTTATTTTTAAATTATTTTATAACCCACTGAGTTTGTTAATTTTATCAATTAACCAAAGTCTTGCTTTAGTTGATATAGTAGCACTAATATCTTTAGGTTCAAAACCATTTTCAACGATGGTATCCAATTCTTCTTTAATAACATCATTATAAACCCATTTTAAATAGGTTTCAATGTTTTTATGTTCAACGGTTAGATTTTCTTGTCTTAAATAATCTAAACCTTGTAATAGTCTAGCTTCACTAACAACAGTATCAACCAATTCTTTAATTGAATTGACTTTTTCAATATCAATCGGAACCTTTTCTTTAGTTTTAGTACCTTTGTGTTCTTCACCTTTAGTTTTGAAAGCAAATCTTGTAGTGCACCAGCCTTCATCGACTGGGAACCAAACAATTCCCTCACCAGTCATATTAATATCCACTTTTATCGTATCTTCAAAATCTTCTTTAGATTTATTTTTATTTCCACCAACCAATTTAAAAGTATATTCCATATTTCTATTATTTTAATTTTTATACTTACAATACCAGCCCTTATATTGAATAAAATCTTTATTTTTAGGTGGTAATTTATCGAATAATTTATATTCACCATTACTTATTTTAGATTTAATTAATACCCTTTTAGGTAAGTTAAATTTTCGACATAAATCATCAAATTCAAAATTATTCGTAACATGAATAACATTGTCATTATTATCAATAATTAACACATCGCTTTTATTACTATTTGGATTATTCATACCCTTATTTAATCCATTTTTCTTTTGGGTGATAGATGATTTTTCGCCGATTATTTTAAAAATTTTTTCATTAATCATCAACAGTGTATGTTTCCTTTTTTCAACCGATTCCCTAGAATCCCTATTTTTTAATGCAATACTTATTTTTTTCTTAGTTTCTTTAGATGGCTCGCCCTTTTTAACACCCAAATGTGACTTCTGAAGCCTAATTTTAGTTTCATCAGTATGCTTATACCCTATAGTCCTATCAGATTTTTTACAAATATTATAACCATATTCATCGTTATATGATTCAAATAAATCGATATAAAATTGCTCTCTATTTTTTAAATCATTCAAATCATTAACATACTCTAAAATATCAAAAATAAAATTATCTTTACCATACTTATTCCAACTATGTTGTATTTTTTTTGAATGGTGCTTATTCTTTTCTAATAATCTTAAATGCCTTTTCTTCCTATCTTCAAAATTAGATGATGAACCGACATAAACTTTACCATTTACTAAATTTTTAATTAAATACACAACCAATTTCCCCATAAATTATATTTAATTATAAATATATACCAAAGGTGAAAAACACTTTAAATTAAGTTAATTTTTATATAATTAACACCTATTGGATTTTTTTTTCGTAATTCAATAAAATACGGTTTTAATTTATCTTTTAACGGAACTTCAAACCCATTTTCTTTTTCAAACCATATTTTACCGTCTTCAGACTCATACGCAACATTATTATTCCAAACTTCCACACCAAAAGCCCTACCAAATGGACATTCCTTTTCAACCGCTTCAACCAATTTAGCCATTATATCAGCAGCAACCACTGGGTTGTTGAAATTAACTTCGATTTCGTATGTGTCATAATCTAAAATATTGAAAATCTTAGCTTCTGGTATCTTAACTAACTTTAATTGTTCGTCATTAATCCAAGCCTCACCAATTTTAATAGCAAAGATTACAAATCTTTTATCAAGCTGATTCAAAGCAACACCCTTCTGGATGCTACCACCACACCATTCACCATAGATTCTAATATCTGGATTCACCTTTTCATCAGTACCATACTTTTTAAGGTCTGGCAATAATTCTAAAAGACGAAATACGTCATTAGTATATGCAAAAGTAGCGAAGCCAGCATTATCTTTTGCTGGAGTAATAATATTTTCTCTTGATTGAGCGTGAAAGTCATATGCTGCAAGGTCTATATCATATTGGAATATAATACCACCATTAGTACCATGAAGTTTAACACTACCTCTAAATTTAAGAGTTGGTAGTTTGATTGTTTCATCGAAAATTGGTTCACCAGAATCATCTTTACCAGTGAATTGTGTACGATACTTAACAGATACTATAACACTTCTGAATTGTTCAATATCTGGAAATGAGTAAAATTTTTTCATATTTTTATTTTATTTTATTTTTATTTTAACACCCAGATGTTTGGAACCCAAACTCTTTCGTATCTTATTTTAGATGCTTCACTATTAGCCCAAGCTTCAAAACAAGGCCCACATATTGTTTGAATCCAATCATGTGTTCTACCAACATTTTTAGTTGTACCACACACTTCACACATCTTATCCGACATTCCGCTAGCAAACATTTCATACGCTAATAGTTTATCGTTACCACCATTATGGTATATACGTAATGTACCAAATTTTTCTTTAATTTGAATAATTTTAACTGGTGGCATATTATTCCACTTGATATCATGCCTAATCAATTCGAAAAATGTTTCAATGATAGGTAACCAACCATCACCACACGTTGGATATGCATGCGGACCATCAAATAAATCAGCATATTTTTTAATTAATTCGTCTCTTGTTATCATAATCAACCTATATTAAACCTTTAGCCATAGCTTCTATTTGCTTAATCGATTCTAATGAATCACATGTATTCTTATCATCCCTCAATTTCTTGAAAACTGGGTGTAGTAAAGCATAATTACCTTTTGAATCATGAGTCAACCCAGAACATTTAACCTCTAAGATTGTATTCATCAATTTTTCTTGATTCTCAGTGATAAACGCCATCATTTTCTCATCAATACCAGTAGGTCTAGTATTAACCAAGCCATCGGATGATGTTACGGTTACTGATGAAACAAAATTTTCGTTCTTACCTGTACCATAATTAAACCCTACGATTATAAGGTCAATATCCATTTCCAGCTTCATTTTAATTTGCCAGTTTGGTTTTCCATCCTTCCAAGCACCATCAAAAGCTTTTAAGATAAGTCCTTCTTCACCATTATTCAAAGCTTCTTGGAAATATGCCAATGCATCTTCAAATGATTCTAAAACACGACCATTAACAATTGAAATCATCAATGTATCATCTGAGGTTCCATATGACTTTAAAATTAAGTCACCTAAATTATTTAAACGTTGAGAATAAGGTACATTTGATTTAGCATCGAAATATTCATCAATAGTTATCGTATCCCATACGGTAAACTTAATTGCATCCAATGCTTGTTGGTAATAATAACCATGCTTATCATAGAGCTTCTTAATATCTTTAGTTGGGTCTTCATTTTTCAGTAATTTATTACCAATTGAAATCAATGATGCAATGACACCGTTACTTTCATAACGTGATATACCTGGTATAGTTAATTCACCATTCAAAACGCAATCACCAAATCTTTTTAATTGGTCAACAAACCTAGCACCAGTTAAAATGGATGCTTCACCTTGACGTGACTCCAATTCAACTTCACCACCACGGATAATTGCATTACAATAACGACCATCCATTTTAATTTGCCCGAATACACGTTTACCACCTTCGAAAAGCTTTTTAACTAATTTAACATCGTAAGATTTTGCACCCATATAAGGTGTATCTTCAATTAATTTAGTAAATACTTTATTCATAAAAGTAGTACCCATACCAATTTTACAATCTTTTTCAATGATACGCTCAATTATATAAGCATCATCATAATTCAAATGAGTAAGAATTGTCTTTAAATAAGATATCGCCTCATTACCAGTAAACTCACGTTTCATTAGTTTCTCTAAATCAACTAAAGCAGCGTCTAAACTACCATTAAATCCATTATTGGTATATTCTGGAATCTGTTTGATGTAAAACTTAACTCTTTTGGAGTTAGCTAGATATAGAACTCTTTTTAACAGTTCATTATCTTTATACTTAGCCAAGATTTCCATCTTTTTAATGGTTGAGGATTCGTTGGCAATCTCGTTAAAAATGTATCTAATTTTCATATCTATAATATTATTTAGTTTGTAAATCCCATTAATCCATCAAGTTCTACCCACATTGGCCGTAATGATTTATTACTAGGGTTGTAAAGCATTTCTCTGAAATGAACATATTCAGCTTTGTAGGTATCACCCATTCGGTCATTATTTTCAATTGATGCTCTTGCATTAGCAATTCTATCAGCCACTTTTAATGTAACTGCAAGGGCATTTAATCTCATTTGAAGGTATAACTCATCTGGCTTACGTTCAGTCCTGTTATGACCTTTAAAATCAGTAACAAGATAAACAATGTCAGCAATTTCTTTTCCGAACACTTTTTTAATGTCATTATAAGTAAATCCACAATCTTCCATTGTATCATGTAAAACACCACTTGTTCTTAAAATATCATTATTTTTGAACCCATATTGAACTAAAATGGAATCCACATCATCATAATGAGTGTAATATGGTTGACCCCTGTAACTCTTTGTTGCATGTGCAACACACGACATTTTAATCGCTTTTAAATGATTTTCCGAAATTTGTATCATAATTTTTTTTTACAAAGATACTATTTTTTTTTAACTTTTCCAAATAATATGATATTTATTTTAAACAATCTTCAATAATATCATGTAAAACTCTAAAATATGGTGATTTATAAAACTACAAACTTAATTAATGGTAAAATTTATATCGGGCAAGATTCTAAAAATAACCCAAATTATCTTGGTAGTGGTAAAATATTAGTTGTAGCAATTAAAAAATATGGTAAAAAAAACTTTAAAAAAGAAATATTAGAAAAGTGTGAAACCAAAGAACAATTAGATTTAAAAGAACAATATTGGATAGTCAAATATAATACTTTAGATAAAACCATAGGGTATAATATAACCAAGGGTGGTGGTGGTACTTTAGGTTTAAAAACTAATCTAGGTAGAATTTTTAGTAAAGAACATAAATTTAAAATTAGTGAAAACCATGCTGATGTTTCTGGTGAAAAAAACCCAATGTTTGGTAAGTCTCATAAAACCTCAGTTAAAGAAGCTCAAAGATTACGTATGTCTGGAACAACAGCCTCAGAAAATACTAGAAAAAAAATGAGTGAAAAAAGACAAGGTGAGCAAAACATTAATTCAAAATTAACAGAGTTACAAGTGATTGAAATTAGAAAATTATACTTTGAAGATGATTTAAAAATTTTTGAAATCGCAAAAATATATGCAGTTAAACCACCATGCATACATAAAATAGTTAATTTTCTTACTTGGGCTAATATTTAATTAGTTAATTTATCTAAAGCCTTTGTTAATTTATCAACCTCTTCTTGTTTCTCACTGAGTAATAACATCATTGATGATTTTACCCTTTCTTCAGTCTCAACAATTTCTTTAATGTATTTATGCTTCGACATCAAACACTCAATCTCATTATCCAATATTTTCAACGTAGCTTTTCTATCAGATTCGTTAGTATGAAATTCATGCTCTTTATTTTTAGTATCATTAGCACAATTTATTGCAGTTTCCTTTATTTCAGTACAATAACGCTCATAGGATTTATTATGTTCAACAATCACCGATTGTAATTTGGAAAGTAAACCTTCTTTAATACCAACCATTTCATCCCTAATTTTAGATTCTGATTCTAATTTAAAAGCTTCTAACTCTTTTAGAATTAAATTACGTCTTCTATTAGCAAATATCCTAAGTAATAAATTAATCATTACCAATTAATTTGTAATGAACTGCCATCACGTTGGTCATCATGCGTTTGACATTTAAACCCACGTTTCTGTAATTCAGTTATTGTTAACGGGTCAGCATATATTCCTACATAGCATGACATTTCATTTCTTTCTACAGCACTATTAATATATGATAAACACATGTTTAATTGTTTTTCAACTTTTTCACCTAAGATAGATGTTGCTGTTTTTCTAGCCCATTCGGCTGTAATTTGATTGTTGTTCATAATCGTTTGGTTTTATTAAATTAAAATAATCTACAATCACAATATCATATTCATTATGACGTAAAATTGGTGGATTAAAAAAATTAGTTGATTCCCTTTGAGGTTGTGTCGCTGTTACAATCACAACCTCTGGGAATAACTCTTTAAATTTATTTAAATCAATAGCTTCCATATCTAAAGAATACTGTATAATTTTCGATTATCAAATTCAATCATATATTCTTTAATATTTGATATTTTACCATCTTTCAATCCGAACATAAGTCCAGTAAAGTTAGAAACTCCATTTTTCTTAGTAACTTCAAATACAGCCTCAGCATACTTTTTCTTTTCAGCTGGTGTAATGTTCTTTGGTAATCTTCCTTGTAATTCTTCCCATGTTTCAGTCAATTTTACCACTAACATATTGTATTTAACATGAAGGTCAAAGATTTCTTCCCTACGTTCTGGGAATGTAGCTGCAAATTCTTCAATTTCGTTAGTTTTAACGATTTCTAGAATATTATATTCAGCAGTCTTAGACTTCAAGTGATGTACCGCAAGATATGCTGGATTTTTAATTTTAATTCTATTGAAGGAACCATCAACAACAACATATCCTTCTTCAGTGAATGGCATACCATCAAAAGTTCTCTTCAACGCACCAACATCCTTAATATTAAGGTCAAATCGCTTAACTGCTGGTGTGAATAAATACCCACTCACATAAACTAAACTATCATATGGTGCTTCACCCAATGTAGATAAATCCCTAATTGTTAATAAAGTTACTGATGATACACCGTGTGGTGTAACAACAATATTATATGGTGTTGTTAATTCAAATGCATAACACCATTTTTTATTTAACGCTAATTTGAATCTATGATTATTACCAGTAACCTTTTCAATAGTTTCCCAGAATAAATCAGCGAAAGTAGTACCCATTTTATTGTTTACTTCACCTTCTGCTTCAGCCATACCAGATGTTGAAACACACCAATCATTCTTATGCCAATCCCAATACAATTGCATTAAGGACCCATCCACCTTTTCAAGTATATGAGCAGTATCCCAATCAATTCTAGCTGCATGAGTTTCTTCAGCATTAAAGAATTTACGGAATGTAAAGCACATAACTCTCCAAGTATCCTTTTCTAATATAATACCTCTAGCATCTTGTGTTTCAGCAAAACCCATTGGAGACTCTAACTGGTCATATTTTAATAAGATTTTCTTATCATATACCTTAGTCTTCAATTTAAATGTATCAATAGCCTTAGCTAGACCATTTTTCTTAATATAATTTATTAATGCTAGTTCCATATAACCTCCTTTTATCTTTAAAATGCAAAATTAAACAAAATATTTCACATTTCCAAATTTTTATAGGTTTATTTACCGATAAAATGTATTTATCGGCTATTAACCCGATATTAATAGTTTTCTAGCCTCGGTTACCCCAATAGTTTTAACATTTTTTCTGAAAGTTGTTAACTCTTCCATGTTTTTAGGGTATTGTTTACCATATAAACCAATAAAATCTTCATCAGTACCATATGGATTAACTATTATAACTAATTTATTAGCATATAATAACTCATCTAACCCAGTGTTGATGACTTTTCGGTCATATTTTATCTCAGTTATGATACCATATGGAACTGGTTCACCAATTTCTTTATATAAGTTAACAGTAGCTTCTAAAAAATCGATTTTAAACTGCATTTTCTCTTTATTCGCCATATACACCCCTATCTTTTAATATTGAAATTATAACAGTTTTATGAATTTGGCGAATATTATACATATTTTTAAGTATAGCTTGTAAATGCTCAGTTTCACAGTCAATTAATGGTACATATTTTAATGGCTGGTCATTATTTTTACCATATGTACCCCATAGTAACTTACTCTTGGTATACTCAAATGAATCCGAAGAATTAATAGTATATGATTCTATCTTAGTTTTATCAGCAAAACTATATCTTTGATAATCCAAACCACCATCAACCATAACCCCATTAGCACATCCACATTTTTCATAATCATGAGTATATCTAGATTGGATTATTTTACCACATTCTAAGCATTTCATAGCATTTTGAATCATATGTGATTTTGGGTCTTCAACAACGGATTCAATCAAACCTTTTCCAATTAAAATACTTTCCCATACCTGTAACTTATCTTCCATCATATCTTCAATCTCATCCATTGAAAATCCTTTATGTCTAAGAATATCAAAGCACATCATAATAGTATCAACACCTTCTTCCAATATGTGTTCACGTAAAGCTTTTTCACTAAGATTTTTCTTAGAAACTTTAAATCCATCTTCTTCTAATGCTGCCGAACAAAACTCACCATATTCTTCACCTAACTTAGTTAGTCTTTTGAATATATTAGTTTCATCAGCATCACTTAATTTGCTTAATAATTTAAATGATTTCATATTATTGTTTTGGTTTTCTAGGTTTTCTAGGTTTTCTAGGTTTTTTTGTTGGCTTATCCTCATCCTCTGGTGAATCAGTGCTGTTAGATTTTGAACAATGTTTATCAGTACAATAATCTTTAACTGGACAAGAATCACAATCATTATTAGTAGTATCACCACCACTATCATCACCATCATTTTCATTATCAAAATCAATGATACCGCTAATCATTTTCATTAACTTTGGTGATTCACTAATTTTACGTGCAAAATATATCGCTTCAATGTTTGTTGATTGAATTACTTTTTTAGCTGAAAAATAGATTAAATAATCATCAATTTCTTTAATATCTGTTTCTTCTGGTAATATACTACCAATTAATTGTAAAATATTACCAACTCTTTTATGGTATGAACTTTCACCATTATCTAAGATGTTTAAGCCTATTCTAACAAGTTCATCGGCTAATCTATTTATTTTTTCATTCATAATTTTATCGTCCATAATTTTAAATTTAAATTGTGAATGACAAAGATACAAAATTAAAACTAAAATTGCAATAAAAATTGCAAAAAAAAATCCCACAATATGTGGGACCTTATATTTTATGTAACCCTTGAGGGATTCGAACCCCCAAATCTCTTCGTTTATATTATCTCATATTTTTTACACCATTTTCTAACAGCATTATCACTTACACCATATATTTTTCCAATACCAACAAATGAATTAGAAGCTAGTAACTCAATCAATTCTTTTTTATTTGGCCAAATCAATTTTCTATTTTCGAGCCTATCAAACCTAATGGTTCTTTTATCTATTTTATTTTTAGAATTATTAATATTATAAACTTTACTACCTTGACAATGAGTATCAAGTGTTGAGTTACAATTTGGGCACGCAAATCTTAAATTATTTAATCTATTATCATTATTAACACCATTTATATGGTCCAGTATTAATACTAATTTATCACCCATCCATTCACCAATATTACCACATTTAAAACATTTATATTCTATTAAATTATCATCCATTATTCTTTTTTTAACGCTACCTCTACCACAATGTGAATTATGACAAAATAATTTATCATAATCAAGTTTATTTAACTTACCTTCACTCTGTAATTTTTTAGTAATTTCTGATTTACTTAAAAAATGGTCAGTATTAATTGACCATTCGTTTAATTTTTTATTTAATAATCTATAAGAACTAGCTGATTCATTTCTATTAAATGCTAATAAAACTTGTCTTAATGTTTCTGAATTTAATACAATATCTTGTAAAATTTCTTTTTCATATTTTATTTTCATAATCGAACCTTTATTATATAAATATTATGATATAATTAAAAGTTCGATTTATCATTTTGTACGGATGGAGGGACTCGAACCCCCAGTTGCAACTCCATTACGATTACTGAGTTCGTAGCTCAGCTCGGTTACATCCGCATATAAATTATGTGAAGTGCTGTATCCAATTTAGCTAAAGGGCCATAATCTTGGTAATAATTTTGGTAGTCTTATTAGGACTCGAACCTAAACGATGGAGGTAGAAGCTCCAGATGCTGTCCATTACATCATAAGACCAAATAGTACCCACAGAGGGATTCGAACCCCCATCTTCCACTCCAATTACGATTAGCTGCTTAGAAGGCAACCTCGGTTATGTAGGCATTTGTTGAACCGATGATGGGGGTCGAACCCATATTTACAACTCCATTACAGATAACAGTTTCGAAGACTGAACTGGTTACATCGGCATAATTGTAGTTCCAATGGGAGTCGAACCCATAACTAAGCCTTAGGAGGGCTTCATTTTAATCCATTAAACTATGGAACTATTTGTACCGAGTATGGGAGTCGAACCCACTTGCACCACCCTTATGAGAGGCGGTTCTTACCACTAAGCCTCGGCTTCTTTATCTAGCTAAACAAGTGATGTGGATTAACCGATATTGCATCGGGAATTAACCTCGGTTGGTGACTATTACCTTTGGACAGTAACGTCTCCACATCAGCCATCGTCTTTTGAACTTGTTTAACTGCGTTTTTGCTCGTCCTGTAGGATTCGAACCTACGATTGGGATTTCTCCACGGCAGATTAACAGTCTGCTGCCATAACCACTCGGCCAAAGACGAATATTGCGGACAAGGAGGGGTTCGAACCCACGACCCTTTGCTTAACAGGCAAACGCTACTACCGCTGAGCTACATGTCCATATTTTTGTACTGATGGAGGGATTCGAACCCCCGTTTTCAACTTACCGCTACGATTATCCAAGATATAAGCTTGGTTCGGTACATCAGCATATTTTGGTGCGTCTCTCAACACCTAACAACCCGCAGATTGGTTTGTGTAATAGAACTATTGCTTCTATTCTAAGTATGGGAGAAACCTGTTTCATTTTTTAAATCGTGTAGAAACATCAAGTAAATACTCTTCATGATGCAACTCTCTGTGGCAATTTGAACATACTAAAATGCACTTATCTAATTCTAATTTTATTTTATCCCAAGATAAAGTAGAATATTTTGATATTGTGAAATCTTTTACAGCTGTATCTTCATGGTGAAATTCTAACGCTCGGTTACATTTTGAATAACCACATATTTTACAACAACCACCCTTATATTCAATAGCTTTTTCTTTGATTTTTTGTCTATGCGATTTAACTCGAATATAATTATCAATTTTTTTCTCAACCTCAGTTAATTGGCGATTTTTATTATCACAATACTTTAAAATAGTACTTCTACTAACGTTAAAATTTATAGATGTCTCATCCAACGTATGTGTTCTATAAAAATTATTCATTTTCACTTTTTCATCATCAGTTAAATGAATTTTACCATCACCATCTAACCCACATCCTTTGCAGTGATAAGAAATTGTCGCACCAGCACAATTTAACTCAATTTTTATCTCATTATAGGTTTTACCTTCTAATCTTAATTTAATTATTTTATCTTTCAAAGTTGTCTTCATGTTATATCATCATATGATATAAATATAACGAACATTCGAAAAAATGTAAATACTTTTAAATTAATTGTCGGCTTACTTAGATTTGAACTAAGAATACCACCTTATCAGGGTGACGTGATAACCAATTTCACTATAAGCCGTTTTGCCTGTTCCCGTTTCCAGTTAGAGGACTTTGGCCAGAGTTTTATGGTGAGGAAACTCGTAGGCATTTTAACCAAGTGGGTGCCATATGGGGTTCGAACCCATGACCCTCAGAACCACAATCTGATACTCTAACCAGCTGAGCTAATGACACCATTTAATTACACTTATATTATTCGACCTTTCATCCATCCATTATTTAAATAATCTTTATAATCTTCTTTTTTAATCTTCTTATTTATACCATTTTTTGTAACCCAGCAAGTACCATAAGATGGGTTTTTAATACCATCATATTTACCCTTCTTCACCTCACTCATTTTATTTTTAGTATCTAGCGTGTGGTACTTATTGTTAAAATTAAAACCAATTCTAATTACAGTATCATATATCCCTTCAGAATGTAATTTTTTAATTTTATCAGATATTTTTTTTCTATATTCAATATCAAATTCTTTATTTTGTTTTCGTTTTTCACTATTAGCTAATCCAGCACACTTAGAACGATGTCTTTGTTGCTCTTCACTTATATAACCACCTTCACCACCACCTTTTAAATTCATACAATTAATATCAGTAATCATTTCTGGGGTTATAGATTTTTTCTCTGCCTCAATTAATAATTCCCTATTTTCAAAAAACTCTAATATCTCTTTAATATGACTATCTTTACCATATTTTCTTATTGAACGTCTTAACCGTTTACCAGAGCCCATATAACCATCATCTATATTATTGGTACTATGCATTCCAATATAATATCTACCAGTAATTAAACATACTGTTTTGTAGATATAATGAATATTCGCTTTTTTTCTTGCCATATATTTACATTTTAATATAAATATACGACAAAGTACAAAAAAGTCAAGGGCGGAAGATGAGGGAATCGAACCCCGTACAGTCACCCGTACCCCTAGGGTTCAAGCCTAGTTCGCCACCTTGGCGGTGCCTTCCATTTATTTGATATCTAATCCAAGTGTTAGTAAATCATCTTTCCTTAAAACTATTAGTTTATATGGGAAATCTCGCCATTTAGCTTCATCCCTTTCATTTTCATATCCTTTAACTTCAACATATATGTCTTCTTTAACCAAAAAGAAATCTGGTATGTAATAACATAATTTTTTATTATAATGATATGGAAATTTAATTTGATTACGCTTCCACTTAATTTTATTCTTATCGAGATATTTTACATATTCTAATTCCCAAGTACTATCCAATTCAACCCTACCAGCTGATTCGCTAATGTAAACACAACGTTTACTATTTTTATAAGTACCTTTATTCGCTTTAGCTTTAGGTTTAGCTTTAATAGCTGTTTTTTTCTTTTTCTTTATCATAAAACTTAGTTTATAATAAATATCTCAATTATAAGATTGGCGTATAGATTCGAACCTATGAACCCCAAAGGGTCACCTGTCTCCACGACAGGTTGCTTTAAACCACTCAACCAACGCCTTCTGCACATTCGTAGGGAGTCGAACCCTCATCTAATCTTACGACCCTTAAAGGACTGGGTTGGAGCCAGCTAGTCACGCCTCATGAGCGAATGTATATTGCACGAGCGAGAGGACTCGAACCCCTACACCTTTCGGCACTGTTTTGGAGACAGCTTATCTCACCAATGAATGCACTCGTGTTTATTACCAAGATGTCAATGAACTTTATTCACTTATTATTTTTGGGTGTTTGAGGATAATCGAAATCCCTCTTCCACTTTCACAGAGTGGTATGCTAACCGCTTACAACACAAACACCATATAAACAAAAAACCCCGACTTTTTATGGTCGGGGTTCGTTATCCTGTATTATGATTATATTTTTACATACTATCCATTTAGGCATACCCTGACCGTCTCAATACGACTATTACGTCTCATCGAGTTAATCCAATTCATATGTATGCTAATGTTTTTCATAATAAAATTTCTTTTACAATTAATAAATATGTGTTACTTTTAAATTATACTACAAATTTACAAACTATTTTATTAAAAAGCAAGTTTTTTGCAATTATTTTTCATTTATTTTTTAAGTTACTGATTATTAGGTTATTGTTTTTTATAAATTCCAACAAATTTACCCGCTTGGAAGAATTCAAACCCATTAGGTATATTCTTTTTAAAAAGGTAACTATATAAATCCATTCTTCGATTACTTGATGGGGTTTCACCTTTACGAGAATTATATGTTGGCTCAGCGAAAATCATTTGAAGTGGTATATCAGCATCATTTAATTTACCAAGAGCACTAGCGATAATACTCTTAACTGTATTCATAATCATAATTACGTCACCTTTATTTGACGTATCAGCGAATAAACCTTCATCTTCTCTAAAACTAACATCTAAATAAGCACCATTTTCATCATGATTTAAATTAAGTTTTTTAAGTAATTCCATAAGTAAATCTATTGATACTATGTCATTAGCAATTATAACTTCAATCTTATATTCACCATGTTTTTCATTTGGTACTCTGAATTTGTATAAGAAATTAATTAAATTACCACGAATTACATTAACTGTTTGTATGAACGGTAAACCATCACCTTCACCAAACTCTTTTAATAATGCTTCCCTTAATTTAAGTTGTATATTCATAAAATAATTTTATTATAAATATCTGGTGAACTTATCAAATTCAGCATGTTCGATTGCTCTACCCATGTCTGGACCTGGTTTTATTCCTTTATCTAACATTTCATCACCAGTAACTGATAATTTAAACTGAACAAACGCCTCAATCATTTTCATATCCAATGCATTTAATTCAGCAAATCTTATTAACTCATTAGGCTCGATTTTAGAGACTATCTCAGCTTTTTTGTATCTGAATACCAATTCTGGTTTAAAGTTAAGCATACGCAATAAAAAGACTATTTTAGATACCTCTATCCAACTATATGTTAAAGCGTTTAATGCCTTTTGAACTTCTTCTAGATTATTTTTAATTAATAGTCCAGCAATTAATACAATTGGGTCCTTTTCTTCAATAACACCAGCCATATTAACATTTAATTTACCAAATATCCATTTAAGTAAATCATATTGTCTGTACATACCAAATAAATGAGTAATTGATTTTGCTGATTTAAATGATTTCAAAAATTCATCCCTAATTCTCTCTGGTGAAATACCTTCCAAGCTAGAATCATTTCTTAATGCCATATCAGTAGCTTCATCAAGATTAGAACCAAATCTAGCTGCGAAACGAATCGCTCTCATGATTCTAAGTCTATCTTCACCAAATCTATCCATTGGCTTACCTACAGTTCTAACAACTCCATTTTCAATATCTTTACGCCCTTTAACCAAATCAACGATTTCACCAGTTTTAAGGTCATAGAATAACGCATTAATAGTTAAGTCACGTCTTTTCACATCTTTATTTATGTTTGTGAAATTAACTCCATCTGGCCTACGCCCAGAACCAACATCACTACGAAAAGTTGCAATCTCAAATTCATCATTAGCAGTAAACACATTAACAACACCAAAAGCTTTACCAGTTTCTAATATATTAGTAACAAATGGTTGTCCTTTAAGTGTAGCAATAACTTGGTCTGGTGTAGCATCAGTAGCAAGGTCAAAATCTTTAGGTTCTTTTCCTAATAACGCATCCCTAACTGAACCACCAACTAGGTAAAGGTCAAATCCTTTACTAGCCATAGCGTTTCTAATTAAAATGATGTCATTAGGTACTTGGATGTGTGTTTTCTTCCTTTGTCCTAATAACCTTTGTTTTATTCTATTAAATACTGATTCTATAATTTCCATGATATTTTTTTTTGCAAAGATACTAATTATAATATAAATATCCAAAAAAAATGGCGAGAAAATTTCCCCGCCATCATTTTAATGATAAAATAATCCTTTTTTCACTTTAAGTATTATTCTAGCCTCCTCTATTTGAACTTTAAGTCGTTTATATTCGGCTCTAAGTTTAATGAGCTCTTGTTCTTGGTGACTTGGTTTGATTTTAATCGTCACACCAGTGATTACACCAATTTTAATCATTACATGGAAGAATAAATTGATTGACCTAAGGCTTTTACGTTCTAATGAAATATAAATGCGTTTAGCCATTTTTTTCTTACCGTTTTTACTCATATTATTTAATATATCACTATTAATAGGGATTGATGCAAGGTTTGCGATATTTGATTCTTCACCATTAATCATTACTACATAGTTATTTTCTTTAATAATATCAATAATATGATATAATGCATTATCAAATGCATTCATTAAGTCTTTAGTGTTTCTATAACCTAATACTTCTTTGTTTGTTACTATAGTTTCCATAATTTAAATTTTTTATTTGTTTTTATTTTATTTTACCATGATTTTAACGTATCATGATTTGACGTTATTTTCCCGAGTTATAATATGGAAACTGTGGGACATCTGATTTTAATCTATAAATCTTTCATAACTTTAATTTTAAATTATTTTATTATTGTATAATTTTAATGCTAATGGTAAACTGCTGCATAGTTTATCGGAACCTTCACAAGGTTCTAAGGCAATAGCAGTTATCTCGTAACCAAGGTCTGGCTCGATGAATGTAGAATATTTAATGTTGCGATTTTCGGCTTTGGAAAGTAATTCTTTGAGGTGTTCCTCATTACGTGCCGATAAATAAACGAGATATTTGGAATCTCGGTGCCAAATTTTGGCAACTTCTGAATGGTCATGCTGAAATTGAACGGCAGCGTGTCCCGCTTGAACTGCTTGATAGCTAGGTTCTAAATCGTCTCTGACAATTACATACATTTTTCTGTTAATCTACGTCATAATTTTAATTTTTAAGTTAAACAATTTTATTTATAATTTTTGAGACTCTAGTTGGATTCGAACCCACGCTGACGGGTTTAGAAGCCGCCGCTTTAGACCAAGCTAAGCTATAGAGCCATTTAATTTAATGCAAAGATAATACAAATAATTTAAATGTCCAAATATTTTTGCAGTTTTTTTAAAAAAAATCATAATAGTCTGATTATTAATTAATAAAAAACGCTAAAATAATATAAACAAATATTAATGTATAAAGTAAAGCAGCATTTAAAAACCTATTTAAGGTTCCATAAATGCCACTTGACTTATCATCACCACCATTAAACAACTTAAAGTTAAAAAATTGATGTGGTTTTACTATTAATGATATTATCGATTTCAATACAAACATTAAATTATTTTTTTATAATAAATATCATCAAAATCAATAATATACAAAATAATTTATTAACTACCTGTTTAAAATTTTACCAAAGCGAATTACTTTTTCTATGAATTCTTCCTCTGTACCATTATTATCAATGATTACATCAGCACAAGATATGCCAATATTAAATGAATCAGCTGACTCTTGTTCTAATCTTTTAGATGCATCAACCCAAACAATTAAATCAAATAACCCTTGTTTCATACATTCTTCAATTTCACCCCTATCTCTCATACCAACATAACAGTCGGCTAATTCAAGAATTCCTTTAGCTAATCTAGCTCGGTCATCTTTATTATAATCACAAATCACAAATCATATTATACCATTCAGCTCTATGATTTGACCTATCTTCGTAACATTCCTCAGATGTCTTATAATCATACTTTTCACTTAATTCATCATAAATGAATATATCAGCAGCTGCTTGTGATGATGAGATAAACTTTAAACCAAAATTATCTCTTAAAATTTCAGCAAACGTATCTTTACCATGTCTGGCATTTCCAAGGACTAACAGCCTTGGGAACTTACTTTTTCTTGTCTTCATAAAAATCTATTTTAAATGTTTTTTTAATTAATTTATTGTTTTTAATTGCAAATACTATTGAACTTTGAGATACTCCTATGACTCTAGCAGCTTCAGCTCCAGATTCTAAAATAGTAATTTCATTTGTTATAATGTTTTTAATCGTAACTTTTTTACTACGTAAACTAATTTGACCAATTTTAAAAGAGTTAGAATTAGATTTAAAATTTTTAGTAAAACGAGCCTCAACTAACTCTTTAATATCGGAATTTTTTATTTCATCATGATAAAACCAAGCAATATTTTTAACTGTTTTACAATTACCAAGGCAACATTTTGGAATTACACTTCGATGTGTTTTTAATTCTCTAGATGCATCTTCAGCACTATTAAATTCATAAACAATAACACCTTCTTTATTATAACCAATCACACTTTTAGCATTATTACCTTTCTTGAAACTAGTGTTGTTACCAAATGTACAACCATCACCACCTAATGTATTATTAACTAAATCAAATCCCCATAATTTCATTTGACTAATCCAATATTTTTCCCAAAAAACCCATTCATCTATCGGTACTACATCAATCACCCATAAAATTGGTTTTAACTCTTCATTTCTTAATGAATTAATCCAATTTCGTTTATGTGTTTGATGGTCTCTAGCTCTATTCAAATGAGCTTTATATCTTTGTGTTATATTATTCGCTTTACCAACATATCTTACATGACCAGTCCTAGGGTCAATAAGAACATAAATATTTGTCGTTTCCATATTAATACATTTCTATATAAATATGGTGAAATCTTTAAAAAGTTACAAGCCCATGTCTTCCCGAACCAATGATAAGTAATTTAGGGAATTGTTTCTTTTCATTAACCATTTTAATAATATTTTATTTAATTTTATAATCCTTGACTGCAAATACCGTAATTATACTCCAAATGAACAGTATTATCGTCATATTGAACAGCTTTAATGTATGGTGACTCATATCCATGGCTCCTAGAATCAAAATACTCGTAATGATGCATAATATCAGATTGAATTATCACTTGTTTTCTATTCTTAGCTAATTTACCAGATTTGGTTAATATGATATTATCATAAATCAATTGGTTGATGTCAGTATCTAAATTCATGATTTTTTCAATAAATTCAGTTTTATATCGATTAAATTCAGCTTCATTTGAAGTGAATCCTTCATCACCACCGTATTCGTTAACATCTTGGGAGTGTTTGAAGTTTTCTTCATCCCATTCTAATTGATTAACTTTATTTACTAGGGCTTCAATATCATATATAATATCTAAACCATTAATTTTAATATTTTTTTCCATAATTACTTTAATAATATTGTTATATACCCAATTGGTTCGGTACTATCATCTAAAACTTCAAAATTTGTAATTTCTTTAGTACTTTTAATTGAAAGTCTGGTTGGTATATACCGATTAGAATCACATTCAAAACACCATTCAACTTCACAAGCAATTACTACTTCATGTACTTTACCACCAATTTTAAAGTAATCAATTGTTTCAGCACCATCTTTATTTAATTTCTCATCACCAAACATATCATAATAACCACAAGTAAAGGCATGTGATTTTAATTGTGTAGTAATAAATTCTTCCACAGTATTAAAGACTGGTTGAGGGCACATGACTTCTTTTGTGTTTTTATTAATTTCTTCGGCTTGCTTTTCAGCTTCTTTTTCAATACCATCAAAAATATCTAGAGTTTCAATGAATTCATTAAATGGGCATTCAATTTTTTTATCATTGAATGCTTTTTCAATCACTTCAATACTGTATTTCTTCATAATAATTTCATTAGACACAAATATACTATAAAATTATGATAGATGCCATATTATTTTAATAATTCTATCTTACCTTTTAAGATTTCTTTTAGACTCACTCTTTTACCAGTTATATGGTCAATAACAGTATCATCTTTAACTCTATATGTTCTTCGTTTATCACCACGACACCCATTACCGATTTGTTCTCTTCTCTCATCAATTTCTTCTTCAATAACACCAGTTTGATAGAATTTATTAACCCGCTTAGTTAATTCACTTAATGCTTCTTCCCTATTTTTATGCTGGTCACGACCATCACGCACTACTTTAATACCAGTAGCATAATGAGTCATTACAACGCATGAATCAGTAGTGTTGCGGTGCTGACCACCTTTACCACTACCTCTAATAGTTTCAATACGAATCTCAGATGGGTGTATTTCAACCATCTTATATTCATTTTTTTCTAAAATTGCTACAGTTATTGAACTTGTGTGAACTCTACCACGTTTTTCTGTTGGTGAAACTCTTTGCCATAAATGGGTGCCCGATTCTGAATTGAAAAAATCGGAGGCTTCTGGTGAGCTAAAGGCAGAAAACTATATTACTAGGTGTCTCACTTAATAATTCATATCTAAAATCGTTACGATTACACGCTTTCACGTATATTTTATATAACTCCCTAACTAATAATTTTGAATCTTCACCACCCTCGGCAGCTCTAATTTCAACTGTTGTTTTCATAATATTTATTTTTATTTAAATTTCCAATATATTCTATACCGTTTATTATTCTTGTTGTAGCCCATAACGGACGTAAATTATTCAACGCATTTACAACACTAGGCGGTGAATCAATTGGGAATGACGATATTGGTTTAATATGGTCAACATGCCATTCACCATGATTATCCCACGACATCCCTTCAGTAAATAGTGATTCAATATGATGTTTAAATTGGGTTGCAGAATACCCTAACAAGTCAATAGTATGACCTTCTTTAGACTTACCTAATCGTTTAAGTGTGAAGTATAATAAATCACCCCAAATTTTACGATATGGGTGATTTTTCCTGTATTTTTGTCTATTTTCATCAATCTTACTTTTATTTAATTTTCGGTATTCTTTATCATAAGCTCGTTTCTTATCTCGATTTTCTTTAGCGTAAAGTCTATCTTTCTCTCTAACATCATCAACATTATCTAACCGATATTGTTTTTGATAATCATTTCGCTTATCCTTATTAACTTCCCGATATTCTTTAAAATAAATATCTAACTTATCTTTATTCTTATCTCTATACTCACTGTCTTGTTTACGTTTAGAATCTAAATATGTTTCAGAATAAACAACAACATCGAAAATTTCTTCTCTCAATTTTTTTATTGTTAACCCATGTTTTTTCAAATGACTACTACTTAAATATAATAATTCGTTATCACAAATAGGACAGACAATATAATCAACATTTTTTACCATAATTATAAATATAATGAAAAATTAAAAAACATCAATAGTAGCGAGTATTTATTTTAAAAATAAAAAAAAAGGAATCCGAAGATTCCTTTGTAAAATGGACAGGTTAGCTTTTTTTTTCTAATAAAGAGCGTTTTAATTGCTGAATGTAACCTTTACCTTGTAGAGGTGGATGGATATGAACCGCCAACCTGTCTTACGACCGCTCTGGACTTGAGCTACACCTCTAATTGAATTGTTGGTGTGAAAACCTATTTCGTTCTGGTTTTTCTTTTACCCGTCATTACATCGGGACACAAATTACGTCCGTAATCGGAGACTATCCACGATTATGTTACCATAACCTTTTCACAATTTTAACCTTGGCCTTCGGTTTCCATCGAGATTTAGATGTTTCGTAATCAACAATTTGTAGCGGGTCATGGGAGTCGAACCCAGTATCTCTGAGGTTATGAGCCTCGAATGATTATTCCGTTTCACTCACCCGCAATATCGTGGGAAAGAAAGGAGTCGCACCTTAACTTGTATCAACCTCAGATTGTTACCAACCCTACTATACAACTTTCCCAATTTTTTTTTTGTAGCGGGAGTAGGACTCGAACCTACGACCTACGGGTTATGAGCCCGCCGAGCTACCACTGCTCCACCCCGCAATATATTTTTAGTTTAGCTATTTTCAAAAAAAGTGTTAAGACGGCTGGATTTGAACACAGCAACTCGGGATTTAGTCCACGCAAGATACTATTTCTATACATCTTAACACATATATAAATATGCGCTAAATTGAAAAAGTACTCGATAGGAGAATCGAACTCCTATTTAAAGCTTGAAAAGCTTCCGTCCTAACCGTTAGACGAATCGAGCATATGACACAGGAAAACTTTGTTTTCAAATTTTCAGATTTTGATTTTTAAGTTTGCTGAATGTTTCCTTTAGTCACTTTGTAAACAGGCTAGTTACTTTAACACTACTGAATTTTAAATTTAGTTTGTTTTTAGTTTTGCTGAACCTAACCTTAATCCCGTGGCCCCCGCTGGATTTGAACCAGCACCTATCTTGCGATATGCTCTCGAATCATTTCTATAAATAGAAGTTATTCTCCTTGAGCTAGGTGACCGTGATTTTAGGGATTTTACTTATCTTACGATAGCTGTATCCATTACTGGTAACTTCATCCCTAAAATTGTGCTTCGAATTCAGTTTGACTGTAGTTCACTAGCTACCACTCATTTTATTGAGCTCACTATGAACAATTCGAAGTGTTTGTTTGTCTGGGAATCGGCACCCAGAATAGCCTACTATTCACATTTTTATTTTAACAACCCTAAGATGATTCCTTATCGGATAAGCTGGATTCTCAAATCCGACAGTAAGGTTGCGTTAGCTAACCAATTATCATTACATTATTGCCGCTCACCATAACGGGTGAACCATAACTACATCTGCTAGACCAAACAATTTGTGCCCGATGGAGGACTCGCACGCTCCACTCTATCTTTCGATATACTCTAGTATCCATTATTATTATAATATGGTAGTACCACTTTAAGTTAATCGGGCTTATTCAATATTTGTGGAGTCCGCTGGAATTGAACCAGCACTGCAATTTCTTGGCGTGCTTGAATTAATAGATTAGCTAAAAGCTTCTCATGAGTATTCTCCCTTACACTAGGACCCCAGTTGTGACGGAATGATGATTTATAGATAATTTTACGTGCTACCTAGAAACACCAGTTTTTCACACAGACCACCCGTGAACCCCTTTATAACGTAATCATGTTACCCACTTTTTTTAAATTCTCTCATCCGCATAGCCTTTCAGCATTTTTTCATCGGACAAATTAATTAGGAAAACTGGAAGAAAAACCCGCCGTTCAAATCTAAATTTTTACGGTTTGCAGAAATCATTCCTTACACTTCTTCAAAGAACTAGTTCTTAAATTTATAAAAGTTTGTAACTTAAATATATTTTTAGAACGAATTGACTTTGCAAATTTACAAACTATTTTATTAAAAAGCAAGTTTTTTTGCAATTATTTTTTAATTATTTTTCTTTTCATTCATTTCCAATGGTTTAACCATGATAAAAATATGGTGTCTGAGTTGGATATGGTGAAAAACTCTATCCACAGAGTAATATGGTCCATTATAATTAAAATAAACTATATCACCTTCATTTGGTATTAATTTTGATTTAAACCTAACTTTCAACGTTTCATGATTACCATCTTTACCAGCAATCGCAAACGTAATGATTGGCTTCCAACTCATCAACCAATGATATGTTATTACAACCCATTTAAATAGCATTAATCTAGATTTTTTTTGGATTGAATGTAAATGGCTTTCTTTTTATTAAGCCTTTTCTTAACTGATGGTTTTTCGAAATAAACTAAACCCTTTAGTTTTTCAACTAATTTAGTTTTTTTAACCTTAACTTTGAATATTTTTAAGGCTTTATCTATACCACCATCTTTTACTGGTATTATTAACATACGTTTATTTATTTAATTTACTCGTTATTTTTCGTAGTAATCTATCAGTTGAAGTGATTTGAGGAAGAACATCAATCATATCACCACCATTAAATATGATGATATCAGATTTAGCCATTTTTTCATCATCACTCATCTGATTTGAGATTCTATCCATTATTTCAACCTCACTTAATGTACCTCTAGTCACTGCCCGCTTAATTCTAAGTTCAAGTGGGCAATATACTGTAATAATAAAATCAAAATTAGACTCACCATTAGTTTCAAATAATATTGCAGATTCACATAAAATATATGGTGATGTTTGTTCATTAACCCATTCTTCAAATTTTTGACGAAGAACTGGTAATATTATTAAATGTAATTCACTTAACTTTGATTTATCATTAAACATGATACTACTTATTTTTTTTACATTTATTTTATCAAATTCATCATAAATATCTTCACCAAAAAGTGCCTTAACTTTTAATTTCACATCTAACACATCATAACAAGCCTTAGCCTCAATGTCTGTATTATATATTGGAATACCCAAATTATTGAATTTTCGGCAAACATATGATTTACCACACCCAATACCGCCAGTAATTGCTACTTTTATCATAATTAATCAAATAAAATTTTACTAATAGGTTGAATAGCCTTTTTATGTTTAAATTTATACTTATTATTCCCAAGTAATTGAATTATCTCAAGACCCAGATTGGAAGCTTTAACCGTATCCTCATAAACAACAAACTCAGTAGCACTATGCCAATCATAATATCCAGCAAACAAATTCATACAATTAAAATCAAAACTGCGTTTAATCGCAAATACATCGGTAAATGGGTCAGTATCTCGAATATTAGAAATACCATATCTTAATAATATTGGGTCAACTAGTTTAAAGAACTCTCTATTAAATAGTTGCGTCCTATTTGAAACATATGATAACCAATCAGAACCTGGTGCATCAAATTCAATCGCATATCCAACACTATTGAATATATCAACATCAGCATTTCTGGAGCCAAGACAACCAATTTCTTCACCTTTAAAAAATGCACCAATAATATTATCAGTTTTACTTATTATATCTAAACAAATTGCTATACCAGCTTTATCATCACCGCCAACACCAGTAATAGAATCTATACCTTGTTTTAATGGGTTCAGTGCCGTTAAAATAGTTTTATTTTTATAAAATTTTTCATTGATTTTTAATTTTACATCTTTTTCAACCAGCTCACGATGCTCTTGAACGGTATCCATATGTGCAATCACACATGGGAAATACTCACCTTCACCAACTTTACCTTTTTTAAGATAAACATTACCATATGAATCAAGAATTACTGGTATAGAATTTTTAACTCCCCAAGAAATTAAAAAATCAATCATCCGTTTTTCATAGTTATAAACGGTTGGAACTGCTAGTACTTCTTTCAATAATTCTATGTCCATAATTTAATTTTTATGCAAAGATATGTAAATTATATGTAAAAACCAAATATTAAAGTATTTATTTTAAAATAAAACTCATTATATTGAAATAATAACAATTATTAAAAAACATTAATTATGTATCTATTCGGATGTGGATGTGGTAAAAAGAGAGATAATGTAAGGACTAGACCACAGGTAACTAAACCTGTTCAAACCCCTACACCTCCACCAACTAATCCACCTAAAACAAACCAATCAAACGGCTACCAAGGTCAAGGTAGTTAAAATAAAAAGCCAGATTACTCTGGCTTTTTCGTCAATAATTAATTGAACATTTGCGGTCTTCCCAATAATCATGTATTATTTTACAAAAATCAAGCATTTCTTGATGAGTCATATTATTTTTAGTATGATTAGCACTTATACTAATAAATTGAATATTTCCTTTAATGTACCCTTTTTTAGAATCAATTCTGTCTAATGAAGCGGTATTATTATAATTGCAACCACATTCATTTTTTCGATTGGATTTATGTTTTAATTCAACACCAGTATAAACACATAAACCTTTTTGTGAAGTCCACTGAGTTAATAAATCATCTAGGGTTATTGTACATTCAATATTTTTTTCTTTTTGTCTAATTTTTATACGTCTTAGATATTCTCTAAATTTAGTATATTCATCACATTTAATAATCTTTAAATTTTCATTGTGTTGACCATAGAAATTTTTTAATACTTCATAATAGGTTGCACTACAATTTAAAGAACAAAAATTTTTCCTACCAATTTTATTATTGCGTCTAACTTCAGAACCATCTTTCATAAATTTAGACCCACATTTTTCACAAATAACTTCAATTTGTGGTCGTTGATATTTCTTTTTATTTTCCATAATAATAAATATCCCCACAATATAAAAACGCCCAGCTCCACGTGTCATAAAATAAAAAAAGTGCCATTGGCACTTTTCATATTAATATAAACCAAAATGTTAGTTTATCATAAAAGTAATAGTTTGTTAGTATTTAGTCGAATTTATTCAATTCGTGTAGTGCATACCACGTACAGGTAACTAACCTAATGCACCTGGAGTTGGAGGGTAATGAACCCTCGTCTTACGAGCTCTTCAATAATATTCTACATGCTTAGGATTAAGTTTTCTTACTTACCAAAAATATTTAGTTGATTTATGTCACGGTTCAACTACTAAAACCGAGTGTTAATTAGACACCGACACTACGGTGCTTTTTTTGTCATTCTTACTCTACTTACACTAAACTAAGTAAAGACTCAGCTTAATGTCATTGAGCAATGACCCGTCTGGCTTCAGTTAGGCAGCCATCGCCTCTCCAGCAAAAACACCACATGTGGCGTTTGCAAGGAAGTTTTCGTCAACAGATAATTCGTTGCCAGTTACTATTTTGATAGGTTTTTAAGTGTTTCCATCTAACACTGCATGCTAATTATTTACGACTACACGTAATCTAATCATTTCAACCCCGTGTTCTGATAAATATAGCGATTTATCAGAAAATGTAAAGAACGTTAATTATATTTTCTTTTTTGAAACAACAATTTCATCAATGATACCATAATCCTTTGCCTCAACAGCTGTTAACCATTTATCTCTAGTTGCATCAGCTTTAACTTCATCAGCAGTTTTACAACAAGCATCACCTAAAATACCGAAAAGAATATCATTGTATTTTTTAGTTTCAGACATTGTAATTTCCATATCTTGAATATTACCAACAGCACCAGCAGATACTTGATGTAACATTACTTTACTATAACGTAAACTAGAACGTTTTCCTTTAGTACCTTTAGCCAATAAAATTGAACCCATAGATGCGCACATACCAGTATTAACTGTTACTATATCACATTCAATTATATCCATAACATCAACAATTGAAAGTCCAGATTTAACACATCCACCTGGTGTATCAATATGCATTCTAATGTCTCTCTTTTCTTGATTATCCATAAACATTAATTGAGCTTGAATAATACTAGCCATAATCTCATCAACAGGTCTGGCAATCCAAATAATTCTATCCATCATTAACCTAGAAAAAATATCCATTTGGGTTACCCTTAATTGTCTTTCTTCTAGAATATAAGGTGTCATGGAATTCTCATATCGATATAGATTCAACCCAGAAATACCAGCATGCTTAGTAGCATATTTTTTAAATTCATCGTGTTCACTCATATTTTTTTTAATTTAAGTTGTGTGTATAAATAATGGTGTATTATCACCGAACCAAGCTGAAAGTGTATTAAATTCGAAATATTCTACAGCTTCTTCATATTCCATTCCTTTTTCAACTAATATGTTAATGTATTTATCATAATCATATGTAACCACAGCATTAACACCATTCCAACCCTATAAGCTATACCAATAATAGCTTCCTCGTATTCATCATATAAAATAGCTTCTTCATTATGTTCAGCTACTTGTTCACGTGTCCATTCACCCATTACTAGAATACTTCACTATCATTAGAATCATTAACTTTCAAATCTGGTTCAGAATCTGGGTCAATTTCACCATCTTTTTTCTTTTTCTCGTGTTCAAACAACGTTTTAATTGTTTCATGCACTCTTTCACAGATTGGGAAAGTATATTTGTTGATTACACCAGTGTAAACGCACATATCTGGTTTCTCAATTGTGATTTTACCACTTTCAAGACTGCAATGTATACCAGCAATTAATGTTTCAGCAACAATAAGTTTTTGCTGTTCTTCTAATTTATCAAAGATAACTTCATTAATTACAATGACAATATCAATACTTGTCATATGGGTAACTAAATCATTAGCTTTAATAGGTTTACCAATTTCTTTTAATGAATTATTGGCCAAAATTTTAATACTAATTTTACTTTCACCTAAACTAGATGCTTTTATTACTTGATTGAAGATTTCTTCATTCTCATGCTCAATTTCATTATATGTTGCCATAAAAATAATTTAATTTAATATTATTGTTTGGCAAAAATACTATATTTATTTCCCTTTGTCCACTAATTTCTTCATTTTTTTTAAAATTTCTTTATATTCACTTGAAATATTCTTCGGAACTTCTATACTAGTAACCACATACAAGTCACCTCTACCTTGATTACCTCTAATATTTAATCCTTTACCTTGTAATCTAAATTGTCTATCAATATCAGTACCCTCTGGTATGTTAATTTTAACAATCGAGCCATCAATGGTTGGAACTTCAATATCAGAACCCAAAACTAATTCATAATATTTAGCTTTATACTTATAAATTAAGTTATTTTCACTCCTAATGAAGATATCATGAGGTAATTCTTCAATTAAAATGTGTAAATCACCAGGTTTATCACCTTTTCTAATTTCACTTCCCCCACCATTAGAAACAAATGTATCACCATTAATTAAACCACACGGTAAATCAAACTCAAACTCAACTTCATTCATTAACGTACCAGACCCACCACATTTTTCACATGGTTTTAGTATAATTTCACCCTCACCACCACAACTTCTACATACAAAACTTTGATGTATAATACCCATTGCCGATTGTTGAACTATTGTTTCCATACCACTTCCATTACACACTGTACATGACTTAAAATCACCGCCAGTTCCATGACATGAATCACACTTAATTAACCTATTATATTTAATAGTCTTATGTGTACCATTGTGAATATCCTCTAGTGTTAGACTAACTTTAACTCTAAGCGTTTGTCCAACCCTAATATTACGTTGTTGACGATTTCTACCCATGAATTGATTAATAATATTATGAATATCAACGTTTGATGCGTTATTTTGATGTCCTCTTACGGAACCAGTAGTATCAAACATTTGTTTCTTTTCTGGGTCAGATAGAACTGAATATGCATCAGAAATCTCTTTGAATTTTTCTTCAGCTTCTTTATTATCTAGATTTTTATCTGGATGATATTGAAAAGCCTTTTTCCTGTAAGATTTTTTAATTTCTTCGTCAGTTGCATTTCTTTCAACACCTAAAATAGCATAATAATCTTTATTTTCCATTTATTTGTAGTTTAAGTTCTTTAATAATTTTTTCTTTAATACCAGTTTGTTTAATACCTTGCATCCATTTCGGACAACATACGAAATACTCTAATTGGAACATTAATAAATCATCAACAGCTACCCACGCTAAAATTTCATCTTTATTGCGTTCTAAATAGAGTGTTATTTCTTCAATTCTACCACCTTCTAAATTAGTTGGCGTATATCCACCAGAATTTGGTGTAATATCAATAACTGGTGCTTTTATATTGTAATGTGCGAACATTTCTCGTAGATTATTAATACTAAATTGATTCCTCCAATCTGAACTAATAACTATTTCATATGGTATCTCATCATATAAAGCATTTAATACATCACAACATTTTTTATCGAGTGGTGGGCATAGACCCCATTTGGTTAGTTTTGATTTACACCAACCAACAGAAATAACACCATCAATATCAAGAAATATAACAACTCTTTTTTTCATTTTGCAAATATAATACTTTTTTATTTATTTTCCAAAAAAAATGTATATTATTATCACATGTATCGAATTATTTTAGCTAAAAACAAAAAACATAAAAAAATACTGTTCAAATCTAGGGATAAAGATTTGACTTATGATGAATTTAATGCATTAATTGAAGAGAATGTTGTATTATTCCCAAAAAAATTCGTTAACTATAATACTATCACCCCAGTCCAATATGAAATATTAATAATAAAAAGACGTAAAGATGGTGATATTAATAGAATGGTTAGAAATGATTTGGGGCAACTTGTTGAAGAAACAACAACATCCGCAAAATGGATTATAATAGATAAACACCCATATTACATGGAAGAAACATTCTGGGTGTGGGGTTTTAACCATAGGTCAGACCGTTTCGATGCAAAACGAATTGTTCAAGAAATCTTATTAAAGAACATTCGTAAAAAACATATGGTAAAGCAAGTTGTAATTGTCTATAATAAGCTAATTATACAGTCAGATTCAGACGATTTTAATCTAATCATATGCAAGTGTCAAAATGATGCTGTTCGTCTTCACAACGCTTTAAAACAAGCCGTATCAAAATCCAGAATAAAAAACATAATTTTCTTTGGATTAGCTAAGCCAAAACAAATTAGTGATATGTATGAAATCATTATGGAACATACTGGTTGGGACCGAATGCAAGTTAGAAGATTAAGTACAAGGCATTAAGGACCTGGTGTTATAATTTCATCATCCTCAGCTTCATTCAAATCTACTTGACCAACATCAAAATTTTTAGCAATTTCATTAATTACATCATTAATTTTACTCATATCAGCTGGCTTAATTTGAATTGGATTAATGCATTCAATTCTTTCTTTATCATCAGTTGGTAGGAAGAATGCCATCATATTTGCTTTACGAGCTGCAATTACATCATTCACTGATTGAGCGTAAGGTGCCATTATTTTCGGATTCATCATTAATTCTCGGTCCAAATAAAATACTAGTATTAATGGGTGTGACTCACTTGCAGTGTACTCTGATTCTTCATCTTTTTGTTTAATATATTCATCAAATGAAACATATTCATATTTTTCTAATGGGATATCGTATTTCCTCATTAATTCAGATTCTTTATCTAATTTACCATTTTTATCCTTAACAAATTCATGACACTCAATTGAATTATCATTATCATCTTTTAAATAAACTAGATAAACGTCATCCCCAGTGCATTTTGTAACTACTTTCATACTATAATTTTAATGTATTATTATTATAGCGTAATAATATTTAAAATTTTTGAATTAGTAAAGGATATTAAAAAAAAATGGCCACAATCGTTAGATTATGACCAATTTTTAACTTGAGACAGAATGGGGGAGTCGTTTACTTCAAGATTCCGATTAGAAGGTTTTTTTTGTTTCACACGTTTATAGTGCTCGGTAGAATAATATCTAAAACTACCAACGGATTACAGTTATTAACATTTTCATATTTTTACCGTTGCCGCAATCATTCTTTACTCAAAGTTTATCCTAGATTGATATTTGCATATCTTTCTGACTTAACAACATCCATCATCATTGCATATGGAGTGAAATCTTTACCAGCTAATAATGATTTCAAAATCGATGGTGAAAATCCACTTACGAGGCAAGTACCTTTTTTATCAAATTGTACTGGGAAATTGTCGTTTCTAGCGTGCAAGTTCCAATATACAATTTTAGGTAATACGTAACCAGCATCTGCATACATTCTTTCAACCATTGCTTGCGCAGTATCTGAACGTATAGTAGCACTATTGAATTCCATATCTGAGAAAATAATCAACATAGTTGGCATTTCATCAGCTGGTACATTGTGCTTAACCGCTTGATTTAAAACCATACGGTACATAGCTTCAATATCAGTACTCATTTCCCAATGAGCACGTTTCAATTGACTATATCTATCGCTCAAAGAACCCTTCAAGTACTGTAACTCTGGTCTTGAACTGAAAGTAACGAAAGCGTCCTTGAACATACCAACATTTCTTTCACTGATGTAAAGACCAAGTGAGATACATACGTCCATACATGTAAGTGTTCCACCACCAGCTGGGCAAGTCATTGAACCTGATACATCACAAACTGGTAACAATCTTTCCTTATTACCTTCAAGAAAATTAGGTAAAGCATTCCACTGTGCGTCAGCACCGTTAGAATTACCGTTATTAAGATTTTTGATGATATCGTATGGGTATACGGCACCAGCATTAATCTTAGTTTCACCTTTCTTCAATGAATCTAAGTATTTTGTGAATCTTTCGTAATCTCTCTTACCGAAAGCTTTCATATAGCCAGAGATAGCCTTTGATGGAAGTTTGCTATATTCAATAGCATCCCAATCTTTAGAACACATTTTTTGTTCAACAGTATTTGACATTCTAACCAATAACTGTCTGTATTCTTTTGGAGACAAACCTAAGTATTTTCTCAACATAGTTGCTTGTAATTTCTTAGTTCTATCACCAACATGTGGTCTTGGCATCCACTTAGCAACCAAACTCCCCGTCATTATTTTTAACGATAATAAACTTTTTAATTCTTCTTTTTTCGTTTTCATATATTTTCATGTTAAATTGTTCGATAATTATTTATCTTTTTCAAATATTAACTATATTTATTATTAGGCATCCACTTAAAACTTTTATATTTATGGAAACAATACCTTATACTTACAAATTGATTTTTAAACCTACTGGTCAATACTATTATGGTGTTAGATACGCTAAAGGTTGTAATCCAACTGATTTATGGGACAAATATTTCACATCTTCTAAACACATCCATAAACTTATTAAAGAATATGGATTAAACTCTTTTATTATTAAGATTACTAAAACATTTAACGATAAAAATGACGCTATTACTCATGAATTAAATGTATTAACTAGAGCTAATGCTCACAAAAATGGTAAATTTATTAATAAAACAATTTGTAAAGCACCGCCATCACATGATGGATTGATAATAATTCACCACATTGAATTAGATTTTGAAACCTTTCACAGTCCTAATTTACCAATTCCCATTGGGTGGATAAAAGGTACTAATGATAAACACAAAATAACCCAATCTAATATTCGTAAAGGTAAACCAGCTCATAATAAAAATAAAAAATGTAAATTAACTGGTCCTTGTACCAAAGAAAGAAAAATAGCTATTAGTGAATCAAGAAAGCTAACACCAAAAATAACATGTGAATACTGTGGTAAACAATGTGATGGTGGTAATTTTAAAAGATTTCACGGAGATAACTGTAAATCGAACCCTAATATTGACCAACAAAAAATCAAAGAACGTTCTGAGATAACTAAAAAATCTTATTTAACTCAAATAAATAAAGGTAATTTTAATAAGTTTAAAGGGAAAATTCGTGAATAAGTCTTTCGCATTCTTCTTCAGATAATGTATCTATTTTAGAAAGAATTTCTTGCGCTTTTTGGTTTGACTTCAAACCTTCAGCAATAACTGCTAATGCATCATTTTGTAATGCAGTACCAACGAAAACCAAAAGGTCATCCCATCTACCATATTCTGAAATATGTACTAAATTTGCTTTGATAATATCTTTGTGCTTTTCAGCAAGATATGAACAGATTTCTCTGAAAATTCTTCTTTCACCAGCACCACCACGAACGTCACGTGCCCAGAATGCTAATCTAAGAGCAGTAAGTTTGTCTTCAGCAAATGCTTGGCTAAATGCGGCAATAATACGATTTTTATCTTGAGTTCTCATTGCACCTATTTGGAAAAATAGGTTTACGCATGAATTAAGTGAACTTGAATTGGTAACCATACCGTTTTCAGTAAAGGTATCTTCTGTCTGCATAGCAGATACTAATGAATTTTTTCTCATCGTGTTAAAGTTTTAAAAATTGTATTATTATTTCGGGACTGCAAAATTATAAACTATTTTATTAAAAGTCAAGCTTTTTTTAATTCATTTTTAAATTATTTTCTAAGTTACTGAATTTCACTGTTTTTCATAATATATTATTTTGATAATGCATTAATAATCCATTTTTTCATATCTTCTTTTGAATACGCACATACCCCATCTGGAACTATTAGTTTTTCAATTAAAAGTTGAAAAGCAAAATCAGTATCAGTTTCAGTTGGATTATAAAGCTTTTCGCTGATTAATTCAGCAATTTTTTCGATTTCCATTTTATATTAATTAATAATGATTCCCTGGTGTACAACTTTGCATCACATTTATCGTAATCAGCATATTTTTCCCAACCACTTCCTTTTCGTTTTGTTAAATTTTCAACGTAATTATCAATGTTAACAGACCCAATGGAACAAGTTGTAATGTCTTGACTAATCAATAGTTTACCATTCTTATAAAGTCTTATTAAATAATTACTTCCAGATGGATTCATAATATTAAATTTATTATTGTTTAATTACATGTTTTTCTTTCATTTTATCAACAAATTCGATGATATCATCGGCAATTTCTTCACGTTTACCATGCTCTAGTCTACCTAAAACATCTAATAGTTCATCAATCGATTGCTTTGCAGTAACATAATCTACATCCATTCCCATATTACTTCTTTTTTTTTATAATGGTCATTAAATCTTTTCTTATCTTCTTCTGATAATCCCTCACCCTTCCAATCTAAGATACCGAGGTTTTCATCAATATCCCATTGTTGTCTAGGTGATAATTTAAAATAGTTTGAAGGTCTTCTAAACGATTGTTCAAACATTTCTCTTTCGTTCATGATATAACTTTTTTTCGTTTTTTACTGAATAATAACTTAATATGTCGCCAAATTTAATGTCCACACCCACAATCAAACGTTGCTTTCATTTCATCGAGGAAATAAGAATTTGTTTTACTTAATTGGCCAGCAATCGGGCTTTGAAACTCCATACCATCTTCCAATAGTTGAATAACATCTAATTCTGTTATCCCTAATGCATCGGCTAATTGTATTATCGCATCTTCAGCTTTCGCTAGTTGAAATTCATTTATCATAATTAATTACATTTTTTAAAACCACCACCACACACTCGGCAGTTACCATAATCATGAATATCTACTTCATGTTTATACCAATGGCACTTTGGTGTTTCATTAACAGTTACTTTATGTCTAAGCTTATGCTGAGATACTTTCCAGTTAGCATACATTTCAGCAGCTTCTTGAAAAAATACAGCTCTATGGCCAGTAACTAAGGTCTTACCCAACCCATACTTTGCAGCAATCTCAGCTTTACAGTCATTATAAGTCATTTTATTATATTTTATGTAACCAAACATAAAGCTTGGTATTTGATGCATAAATATCTGTAGCTATTCCAGCAATAACAACACCATCGGAAATGAAAGTATCACCAACTTTTATTGAGTAGCTACTTATACCTATTGATGTGAAATTATTTAATGTTAATGTTGAATATGGTCCACCTAAAATATCAGCTAAAGAGTATTGTCTATTATGAAATACACCATATTGTACGGTGTGAATTTCATATACATTATTAGAGATAAATTCTAGAGTATCACCAGAATTATGTGGTGTATTATTAAGGATTATTTGTGAAAAACCATCAACAATCCATTTAGTCCCAATTAATGGGTTAGTATTTGTGTTAATTGGAACGGTACCACTGTCAGTATATTCATCATACCAATTAGTTGCTGGTATAGTATCAGTAGGTGGGTTTGGTCTTGTGTTTTGTTGTTTCTCACAAGAGGTAAATGCTAGACTTAAACAAACAATCACTAAAAACATTAAATTTTTCATAATAGTATAGTTTTAAATTATAATGCAAATTTACAACAAATATTTTTAATAACCAAATTATTATTCATTATTTTGATAAAAATCTTTTAATTTATCATCAATTATAATATTATTGATTGTGTACCTATACATTCTATTACTATAACAGAAATTACAGCTACCATGATTTCTGCAATTTTGGTCGAAGGCTTTTGATTTATGATATTGTTTACGCCAATCTTTACGATTTGGGTAGTCGGTGTCGAATGCCATATTCTTAGTATTTAAATAAAATTTCTAATATATAATGTTCTGTGATATGGTGTAGCACCATATTCTTTTAATCCTTGTGCATGTATTTTGGAATGATACCCAGCATTTGTGTTCCATCCATAATTTGGATAAATCTCATGCAACTTCTTCATATAATCATCCCTCTGAACCTTCGCAATAATTGATGCTGCTGCTATTGATAGATATGTCCCATCACCTTTTTCGACACATGTGTGAGGTATATCTTCATATTGATTGAAGACATTACCATCCACTAAAATATGCTCTGGTACGATGCTTAAATCATCCAAGCATTTATGCATTGTAATAAACGTAGCCTCGTTAATATTGGTCCTATTAATTAATTTAACGGACCCAGCTTGTACTGAATATGCTAATGCATGTTTATAAATTATTTCAGCGGCAAATCTACGTTGTTTATCAGTTAATTTCTTCGAATCATTAATCAACTCAGATTTAAAATCAGCTGGTAATATTACCGCTGCGGTAACAACTGGTCCAGCGAATGAACCACGTCCAACTTCGTCTAGTCCGACTTCAATACAATTTGATTTATGAAATGATTTCAACATAATTTTTATTTTTTGCAAAGGTAATAAAAATATTTTAATCTACCAAATATTATTCAACATTTTTTTCAATATCAATTCTAAATTGAACTCCACACACCTCAATCTCAATGACATCACTAGGTTCAAATTTTTCTTCTTTAGTTGTTCTATAGAATAAATCCTCATTCAATTTAAAATGCTGTTTTTCTGGTAAAGTATATACCATAACTAAATTTTCGATTGGAATCTTACCATTTTCGATAATTCCTTGTGCAATTTCCACTATTTTACTATATGAAAGTACCATATTAAAACCTTGTAAATATTTTAATTATTATTTTTTTAAAAGCGTTACCAAATCTAATATACCATGGTTTCCTATAGAAAGTTACTTGATATGGATTTTCTTTAATTGTTTTACCTAAACCACCATTAATTTCACCAATAAAGGTTCGTTTGGCCAATTTTGTTTTATAATCTAAAGACTTTTTATCGTATAAAGTCTTAGTGATTTCATTTTCAATTTCTTTATCGTACATAAAACTACATTAAATTAAATATTTTTTTACCCATTCTTGGATATAATGGTGTTGGTAAATCATTTTTATCAAACCAACCCCACGCTAAGTTTTCATAATTCAAAGTTGGTTCAAATTCAGTATCAGTAAATCCAATGAAATAATAAAAATCCAAATCATTAGATTTTTCAGTGTATGCGTAATGATATTCGATTATATTTGGGTCAATACTAATTTCCTCACCAACTTCACGTTTTAATCCATCCAATGGGCGTTCACCATTATCAATCTCACCACTAAGCATAGCCCAAGTCATTGGGTATTTACCAAGGTCAGCTCTTTTCATTAAAAAACAGTTACCAGTGGTCCTAGCTACAATTAGCACACCAGCCGCTTTACGTTTCTCCATAATTCTTTTTATTATAAATATTGACTTATTTAACAAATATACTTAAATTAAATGAAAATTTCAAGGATATGAAAGAATTAGTTTTATTTAGCGGAGTCGTTTATGGTATATCAAACATTGTTGTTTATAGTACAATGTTCACATGGTTACGAAATTTCTTTATGTATATTAGCCCGAAAATATTGGGTAAATTATTTACCTGTATGATGTGCTTCCCTACATGGTGTGGATTTCTACTATCATTCACATTACACATGTATGGTCACGCCAATTTAACACCAATGGGAGTATGGGGAATCACAACTCCATGGTTGGCTATATTTCTAGATGGTTGTTTAGCATCTGGAACAACTTGGGGCATCAATACAATTCTCGAGTATTTTGAATACAATACCCCTTCAGTTGATTAATGTTTAAGTACTGCGATATTTCTAGCTTTGGTTCGTTTACACAAATTACAAGTTAAACAAGAACCTGGCATACGAATTTATCGAATTCTTCACCAATTTTGTTGATGACGTAGAAGTTGTTTGATACCATAAATCCAGAACCATTAACCACTAGGTTATCCGATATGTTTTCGTAGTTTAAATCTTTTCTTGCGGTGTATGTGTACACTACAACAGTACCGTACAACGAAACTTGCGTAAACTTACGCAATCACGTTTTCTTGCTTCATAACAGCTTTTAGCATGCTGGCAAAAGTTTAGTTTTTCAGATGGGCAATCTAAGGCCGCATTCATGTTGAAAATTGCTGTATCATTCCCAACTTTACTATTTCCGAAACTAAGTAAATCTTTTAATTTTTCACTCATAAGTATAACATTTATAGTTATAAATATCCTGTAAAATAAAAAACCACTCATTGAGTAGTTTCATTTATAATCCTTTTCTATCCATGCATTTGGGGCAAGCTTCGTTCTCACCGCAATTACAATCTCCTTCAGTCATTTCAGAAGGGAGCTCATGAACTTCAAGCTCTACCTTACCATTTTTAGGTGGTAATTCAATTTCATTTAAACCTGGTTTTTTAGGTCTATTTTTGATTGGTGCTCTATCTTGTTCAATTTTATTCGTATCATTCGATTGTAGTGGTTCAGATTTTACTGGTTGGGTAATTCCTAAATCAACACTAAAATCTTCGCTCATTAAGTCTGGTACTAAGTTTTCTTTACCTAATACAAATTTCAATGTTTTAAGTTTTTCTAATGGATTTTCTCTAAAAACTATTTGAAGTTCTTTCACCTTAACTTTAAGTAACTCTTGTTTAACCTCACGTTCGATGTTAATGTTAATAATACCTTCAACATAATCCAAAAGTTCATCAAACCCAACACCTTCTTTTTCAGTATAAAATAAATAGTAATTTGGGTCCTTTTCACTTACTTCCTTGAAAACTGTTTTTGAATCTGGTATATTCCAACCTTCTTTAAAAACAACATCAACAACTGGAACTCCTTGTATAAAACGAATACCAGCAACATAAGGTTGAAGGTCATTTAATCTCTTTTGAATTTGTGACATTTTTCTATAATAAAACTATTTAGTTATAATTTAATTCCTGTGAATACACAAGTTAATATGTATGCGATGGAAGCACCTAGAAATAATAAATTAATCGGTTTCATAGTATAGCGTTCACGGCTAATCCATGATTGTACCAAAAAATACCCAGTTCTTATAACATGCATTGACGTTAAAAAGAATATAAAGAATAATATTTTATCTATTGCTTCCATCACCATTTAAATTACATATTGTTTTTTCTGTCAGAAACTTCAGCTCTCATTTCTTGAGCTACTTTCTTAATATCCTGTAATCCTTTTCTAATTCTTACAGCTGCGGCTTTAACGTCTTTGTTATAAAATTTGTTTACATCATTGTCTAATGATTCGATTAAGCCTTTTAATTCAGTATACTTTTCCATGTTCTTTTTTTATTTAGGAAATGTTATTTTGTTCAGATTTTGGTTCGACATTTGTGTACGATAACCACATGGATGCCATCTGATTATAATTAACCAATTTAGATAATTGTGATTTAATGAGTGTAACTTTAGTGTGAACATCAATCGTTGCGTCATTGATTATACGCTCTAATTCATCCTCAGCTTTCAGTCTATCAGCCAATAAATCAGCATTAACTATTTGAATTAATCTATCCATAGCACCAATTTAATAAATTTTTAAAGAAAATCAATAGTAAACCTAACTTTTTTTACATTTTTTCCAATGATTTGGAAAATAATGTGTAAATTTCAATCAACATGTCAATATCTGAGCGTGTTTTAACCACATTGCTATTAAATAAATAACTCCATAATTTAGTTAAATTTGGTCTTAATGTTGGAAATCCATCTTTATTTTGTACAGAATAAAAGGTTTCTATGAAGAAATCTAAAAAATAATTATACAATTCATTGGTTGAATTGAAGTGAATATTCTCAGATTTGAAATTATTTACATTCTTACCCCAAGCCCATTCAAAATGTTTTATCCTAAATTCTTCATCAGTAACATCATCACCTAAATAGGTGTCAAATACTATTGCAACCAATGATTGAATAAAATCATGGTATAATAAACATCTCTCATATGAGATGTTGCATGAGGAATATAACGATGTTATCATCTCAGGTGTTAATGGTGTTTTAATATATTCCAAAAACTTATTAGCATTGTGTATATGATTCATAATTGTAATATACTAAATAATTTTTATAATTAAAGAGTATTGTTAGACTCAATAATCATTATGGCATTATAATGCGCTATTGCTATCTTTTCTCTACCTTCATCAGACATAAGCAATTCACAATCTGGTGTTAATGTATCCATAAAGAAATTTTCGGTTAATATTGCTGGCATTGATGTGTTTCTTAAAATTGCGAAATCACTATCCCAATCTGGTTCCCCATCACTCCAATCACCTCTGGCTTTCATAGTTGGGAATTGTTTAACCATTTCTTGATGAAATATAGTTGCTAATTTATCTGATTTGCTTTGACCTTTATATGTATGAACTTCGAAACCAGTACCACCGCCAGCATTAGCGTGAATTGAAACTAAAACCGTTTGTTTATTATGACCTAGATTAATATTATTAGCTCTGATTACTCTCTGTGCTAATGATATATCCGATTCTTCTGATACTAATATGAAATTTTGAATATTTGCTTCAGTTAACATATTAGATAATCGTTTTACGATGTCTCTGTTGAATTCACCTTCAAATAATTGTCTCCCATCTGGCCATACTGGTGAACATTTACCGTTTGTTTGATAAACCCCATTTATCATCCCTCCATGGCCATTATCTAAGATATATTTGTATTTACTCATTTAATTTATTTAATTAATTAAAAAAAAACCCCAATGAAGGGGCTTTTAATTTATTTTCAATATGTTAATTACTTTTTGTCATCACAACCTTCTTCAACGTCAGTTCCTTCTTCGATATCAGTAACTTCTTCATCTGGTTCAACTTCTTCACCCATTACTGGTTTAACTTCTTTTCCGAATGCGTTTTTTGGACCTTTTGGAGTTTCAGCTTCACCACCAACTTTAGGGGCTACAGTCATTTTAGCTTCTTCAGCGATAACTTTCATCTTTTCAGTAATATCTTTGAATCTAGCATCTTCGATTAATCTATCTTTACCTTTAACAGTTCCTAAGGTGTTTTCAGATTTATAACCCATAAGGTGTTTAATCTTAGCCATATCTTCAGCGATAAATTGCTTGTTTGATTCTTGCAATACAACAGCTTTTCCTTCAGTTAATGAACCTTCCCATCTAACTTTGTAAGTTTCATTTCCATCAGTCATTTCGAATGTTTTATCATCTACTTTGTAATGCTCTGGAATTACATTCAAGGCATTATTAATACCATTAAATGGTGTTTTAAATCTTAATCTTTTCATTTTATTTTCGATTATATTTGTATTATTATTATCAACACTTTCAGTTGTTGCATCTTTTTTCTTAGTTGTGAATGGTGTTGTTGCACCTTTTTCAGCACCTTTTTTAGCTAGGGCTGTTTGTTGGTGTGTAATACCAGCGGCCTTACCATTACTGCCAGAACCAATTGTTGCTTCTTGACTTGTATCTTTAACACGGTCAATTTTAGTTTTAACTAAATCTTTACCGTAATCATCTTTTGATGCACCCCATGTAGATTCAGTATTACCATTATCTTTACCAGTATAAACTTTATTACCCATTGTTGAATCACCCTCGATAGATTTTTTAGCTCTATCTTTGAATTTTTCTGGAACTTCAAGCATATCATATGTTAAATCAGCATTGTCTTCACTCATTTCGATTTCATCATGATATTTTTTAGTACCATCTTTATCTTCAACATTGGTTTTAGGTGGTTTGATTGCGTCTTTAACCTCAGTAGTAGAAGCTTTGTCGTAATCTTTCATGGTTTTTTCAACTTCTTTAGAAGCATCATCATTAATTTTTTTATCTTGAGATTTAATTGAATTAGCCATTGTAATAGCTGGATGTCCTTTTGACTCCGCTTCGTTCACCTTAATCTTCAAGTATTTTTTAACCAAATCTTCGTACATAGTTTTTATTTTAAATACATGTCATTTCTCGTTAATTGTAACCCTAAACCAAAGATTTTAGCTTTTAACTTAGCTATTACTTTTTCATCTGGAACTTCTTTCTTGTATTCATCTTCAAGCTCCTTTTGCAAATCTTTCAACTTTTCGGTTACGACTGTCATAAATATAAATATCTGTTAAATTAAATAAATTATTAATATTTGTTATATTTTACCACTTTCTACAACTTCATCTATCTTTTCAATGATGAATTGAGATACTTTGGAAATAATTTCCATATTTTTCTGAATTCTTTCTTTATTAGCTTTCCATAATGCTAAATAAGTCGCATGTTGTGTCGTTGGTAATCCATAATGTTTCAATACTACATAAGATACGCTTTCAGCTTGTAATTCCTGTAATGCTGAGGTTTGATAATTACCATTATCAATATGAAAAATAGATTTTTCTTTCCAATGCATTAATTCATGACCAAGTTCATGTACCATAGTTGATAATTTACCAATACCAGTCATATCTGATGATATATTAATCTTATCACCAGCACTATAACCCTTTTCTTTACCTTTTGACGAATCAACTGTTACATCCACACCCATATATCTTGCAACTTCAGTTACAGCATCAAATAATTTATCAGCGGTTTCTGATGGTGTATTATCACCCCACCATTGTGGTTCATCTGGAATATCACCCCTTTCATCAATTGCTTTTGTATCTGACACATCAAATACTCTTGCTGGTACAAATCTAATCTGACTATCTTGATTTTGTCCTAAAACATCCAATTGATTGTCAGTTTCATCATCCGATAATGCAGTATTAGGTTTATTAGATTTCTGTGGGCGAAGTATACTAATAGATGTCGCACCTTTTTGTACTTGTCTATGTACTTTTTGCCATGTATTATAGCCAGCAACCTTAGTTGCATCTGGTTTTTGTATGTAAATAAGTATTCTATTGTAAAAACTATATTGATGGAATTTTGAGAAGAATGTTAAATATCTTCTAATTTCAGCTGATAATGCCACCTCATCAGTTGCATTAGCTAAATCTGAAATATATTGTTCTAATTTACCTTTTAGAAAATCTTTATTTTCAGTACCAGAAGCTTCAACAGCATCTTCAATATCTTCCAATGAATTAATGATATACTCAGCTTTATTAACCAATGATAATGTTCTTTTAGCGATTTCCAATTTATCAGCTGGAATCACCCATGCTTTACCATTCCAATTAAATCCATTTTGTTTTAAAACATTTTTATTTCTGAATGTTTCATTACTAGCATCTTTACCCTCTAAATCGGATAAAACAATCAACATATTGTTTGGTTTATCGTGTTGTAGTTTTAATGATTCATCTAATGATGGAGAAATCATTGAGTTTCTACTTTTTTTTTGTTTAACTACATTATCAACAGCACCAACACTACAACCACCTTCTTGTGCTTTAGTATTGTTATTTAATTTAGTACAATTATCAAGTTCAACAAACCCACCATTAGGGTAAGCTGTATCGGTTTGATTACTTTCTAATATTTTACCACCTGGTATCATCGGTTTTTTACCATGTACCGAACTATTTTTATCTTTAGCCCAAATCTTAGGTTGAACGAATGAACCACCAACACTACCAGTTGTTGTATTTTCATCAACTTCTTCAGATTCTTCAATCTCTAATGTTTCATCCAATTCTTTAATTTTAGCTTCTAATGCTTCTTGTATTTTTCTACTTATAACACCCATAGGTGCTACAAAAGAACCGCCAACACCACCAGCAGTTGTATTTTCATTTTGTTGAATGTGTAATATCTCAGCTAATTTATCACTTGGGAATGTTCTACTTAATTCAGCAGCCAATTCAGAATCAATCTTAATAATATCATCACCATTTCCAAATCCCTCAAGACCTTGGCCTTTAGTTAAATCGTTAAAATGATAATTAACATAACCATTAATCACATTACCATCAATTTCTACTGAATCATAATCATATTCGAAATCTGGTTGACCATCTTCATCATTACCAATATAATCCATTGGTACTTCAGCGAATTCCATAAAATCTTTTGGGTCAATGCCAGAGTAATAAAATACAAAAAATTCACCACCACTATTCTTCATGATGGCAATCTCATTATTCATATATAATGTATTGTAATTAGATTCAGAAACTTGTGTAGGTGTAGTTGTTCTGGTTGTTTGATTACCAGGTTCTTGGTCTAATGAATGTGATGGGTCTGGTGTAAAATTACCAGCTTCAACTAATTTCATTTCACTTAGCTCTTGAGCTAAATGTTTGATATTTCGTTTAATATTTTTAGAGTTAACATTAATTTTACCATCTTCATTATTTATAATATCAAAATCGATTAAACGATTCATCAATTCTTCACGTTTTAACCCTAGTTTTGTTATGATTGGACTTGTTTTACTAATTTGCTCACCATTAACTAAACCAGATAATACCTTTTTAATTTCCTCACCAACTTCTCTTAACGTAAATCCCTCTTCACTTTCAGTAATTTTAGTTGCTGGTGTGAATGATTTAGTTGTTTTCTCATTTTCTTTTGGTGTTTGTGGTTTATAATCAGTACCCATAACTGGATGCTCACCTAAATCAGTATCTTCAGTAAAATTAATTTTTTCCTTCATACCACTATTAGCAGCACTTTGTTGGAACTGTGCTTTTAAATTATGGGTTGCTTTGCTTTCTTCAATATGTTCAACAACCTTTGATAATTGTTCTTGTGTTAATTTAACTTTTTTTCCCATAATTATGCTGATTTATTTGACAATGATGACTTCCAGAAATTACGTTTAGTCCATAAAGTCTTATATAATTGAGTTATTACATTACCAGCAATATCAACAATTTTATCTTCCAATTCTTTATTGGATTTAAGATGTTGTTTAACGATGGCCGTAACTTTATCCTTCAAATCGTTAGAATTAAGAACGGTTTTAACCTCTTGTTTAACATCGTCTCTGGTTAACTCTTCGTGTAATCTTGTTTTAATGAAATTATTCTCCATAATTTTGTTTTTATATAAATATATCAATGTCATGGTAACTTAAATGAAAAAAGCTCATAATGAGCTTTAATCTTGAAAGTATCTTGGTGGGATTTTACTAGCCGCATATAATCTAGTTCGAAAATAGTCTATACATTCGATTGGTATTAATTTCTTTTTAAAATCTTCAATACTACTGAAACCTTTAATTATTAAACTACCCATTTCAGCCTTTGAGAATAACTCTAATTGCTCTTTCATTAAAATTTGAATATTGAGAACGTTATACCTAAACCAACCTGTAAATTAAACTTCAAATCAGAACCAACGCCAACTCCAATATACGGACCAACACCCCATTTTTTGTTTTTAGTGAATTTTTTCATCACTGGATGATTTTTAGGGTCAATAATAGCACCTTCTAAATCACTTATAGTTAGGTTAGGATAATCGCTTCTGGCGAATATTTCAATATTACCATCTTTTTCACGTAACCCTGTGATTAAATTAAATTTAATATCATCTTTAAATAAACTAGTATTTAGCGGAGTTATTTTATACTCAACCTTTTCAACACCATTAACAATTGTTTTTATTGTATCTTGTTTAAATCTACTTTCACCAGCAATTGACCTAGAATTCTTCGCATTGAAGGTCGTATCATAATCCCATTTTAATCCATAAACACCATTACTATATTGAATTAATTTATTCTCAATGTATATCGTATCTCTAAGCTTAATATGTGCTAAAATACTCATTAATTCACTAACTTTACCTTTTTCTTTCTTTAATTCATCAGCTAAATTTTTACTTAATTTATCTAAATCACCTTTTTCGGTAATTAATACATTAATTGATGATTCTAGTTGACCATTTTTTGTTTTACCAACTCTAACACTATCAGTCAACGCCTTTGTATTTTGTTCTGACATTGAAAGTCTAGTATCAAGATTTTGTATTCTAGTCCAACCAATATAGCCAATGATAACCAACAATAATATTACTATGATTAAAACATTGCGCTGTACTTTAATATTTAAAGTTTTATCTTCCATTTTTTGTTACTCCTTATACCTATATTCTGTATGTAATTTTACTGACCACTCTTTTGACCAATTTTTATAAAATCCGTAAAGCTTATTCATTGTTGTAATAGTATTATCATCAATTTTAAGACTTTGAACGGTAATATTTAAACCATCTGAATCTTTTAATGACATAACCCATTCCAAACCACCTAAATCTTGGAAAACACCGCTAAATACAGCATTTTGCTCTTTACGATAAATTTTAAATCCATTAAATTGAACTTTAGGGCTCACGGAATCCATAAACGCTTTTTCTATGTTCTTCATTTCATCTGGACTTAAATCTTCTGCTTCAGAAGGTTCTTGGTCAACGTTGGTTACGCCATTAGTTGACGATTCCATTCCACCAGATACTTCTTCAGATTCAGTGATTAATTTAACACCATTTCTCATTGTGTTAAGCATTTTCTTAGTTATGTCATGTTCTTCAACTAATACTGGTTTCTCAGGTGAACCATTTCTCATTGTGTCAAGCATTTTCTTTGTCATATCATGCTCTTGTTCATATAATTTATTCATACTTAAAATTTTTTAATTCTAAATTATTTTTAAATTCAATAAAATCGAACGCTGGGCTTAAATCGGTGAATTCCTTAGAGAAATTACTTCTAAAAACAACACCACCATAATCTAATATTGAATCAACTTTAGTATTATGCCCAACAGTCTTTAAATAAATATCATATTTCTCACATAGATACCTAATTAAATTAATTAATGAATTCATTTGCACTTCAGAATATGGGGTCCAATATTTTTGACTCCTCCATTTTCGTTCAATTACATCATCAGATTCGAATTTATTACCATATATTGTAGTGTATGTATTATCAAGTTCATTTTTTTCTAACCAACCTTCATTAACTAAAACAATTGATATAATCGTCTCATTAACACCTTTAATATTCATAAATTCAGAGAAATATTTTGGGTCAAAATGTTGATAGATTTTACCATCAACATCAATCGTAAAATTAGTAGTACCTTTAAATTTACCATTTAATCTAGTAATCCAACCATTATAATGATTCATATTAGAATTGAATGAATGACCAATCACTATCTGATTTTTTTTAGTCTCAATTTTATGGTAATTATCTTCATTTAGTTTATATAATTCAGAATCTATGTTCATACTAAACATCCCCTCTCTTATAATAAATTTCATTAGGATTTAAATTCTTAATTATTTTATTACGACCTATTCGACCAATACTCATTATACTCGCATTCTTATCACTTGTACGATGATTTATCACCTCAGGTGGTGTTTCGATATCTTCAGACACAATCGTCTCTGTAATCGCTTCTAAATTCGTTTCAGCTTCTGGTTCATTAACAATGGTAATATCTTCTTTGATTGGCTCCATTTGTTTATACTCAACCTCGGTAATCTCTGGTTTAATATTATATGAATTAGAACCAACTGGTATTACAAATGTTCGTTTAACTTCATTACTTTTATCAGTATGACCTAATATCCTAGCATCTTCCATTAATTGTTCTATATTTGATGGTAAATAAAAATCCTTTTCAATTTTTTCTGGGTTATACTCCATATTAACGATACCAGTAACTGGGTCAACTAAAGGTTTAGTAATATCATTAGCTGGATATGGTATTGGGTCGGTTGTTTCTTTTTTAGGTTCTTCATCCCTATCATTGAATGATATTAATAAATGTAAAAATGATAATGAAATAACTGGTATTAATCCACCAGCAAATAATGCTAACCATCTTTTATGTGCTAATAAATCACCAGATGTTGCCATTCCAATTGAATCGAATAGTGGATTCACTAAGTCAACCCAAGCTAAAAACACTTTATTCGTAATATCAATATATTGGAATGAAAAAAATACATTACCGATAAACTGAATTAAGGTTACTATTAGAAATGGTAAATAAACCCATTTATTCATTTTGGCTGTTATACCAGCTAATGCACTTAATGCCGCAATTTCAACCCCAACTGATAGATATGTAGCCCATGACATTGGATTAGTCATTCCATACCAAGTAATAACGTGCGCTATTGATACACCAGCGGCGAATAATATTGGAATTATGTAGGATAATCTAATTATTGTTTTATAATTTCTTTTGAACCACATAATATTTAATTTAAAAACCAAAGCCCCTATTATCGGGGCTTTTTATTTAGTTATTTTTTCACTTCGATTTTCTTTGTCGTGTCAGCAATAGTTTTACTGGTGTCACAAATAGTTGTATCCTTAACTACACAAGAATCAACACAACTCTTTTTATCTTTAACACCACCGTTGTTGCATGATACGATGAATAAACTAGTTAACATCGCAGCAAAAATTAATACATTTCTCATCTACTTTTACTTTTTAATTTAATTATTATTATTTTTATTATTCTTATTCTTGAGTTTAGTCTCAATTAACTTTAATCTATTAGTCAACTCTTCGGAAGTTATTTTATTATTCACAATTGCGAAGACTAACATATTGTATTCTTTAAGCATTTCATTATTCATTAAAATAATATCGCTCTTATTTGGTGCATTTAAATGACTTGCTATTATTAAACTATCAATAGTGGCATGTTCATTTTTACTTATTTCATTAGCCTCTTTTAGTTTCTGACCGCTTGAGCATGTCTTGAAAAAGCTTACCAAACTTAGGGATAATATGATAATTAAACCATATTTGTTTACAAATTCAATTAATTTATTCATAATTCAATATTTTAAATGTTTTTAGTTTCATAATAAATATACTTAACTTGATAAATGAGATTACAATAACTCAAATATGTTTCTAATATGATGTCTAAGTTTCCTTATCGCCTTTTCTTTTATTTGACGAACTCGTTCCTTAGTTAACTCATATATATCACCTATAGCCTCTAAAGTCATAGCTTCAAAGTCTGGATTTAACCCAAAATAAAGTTCAATAATTTCTCTTTCCCTTTGACTTAAATGACTTAACGCATTTGTTAATTCTTTTGTAATTAAAGAATTGTTGGATTCTAGTTCATCTGGGCTTTTGGCTGAATTATCACACAATAAATCACATAATTCATCACCATCTTCATTTATTTCAATATTTAACGAAGTGCATGATGGATATGTCATATTGGTGTACTCAACCTGTAAATCAGAACCAACTTCAGATATAATCTCACCATCAACAGGCATTCGGCCATTATCCATTTCGAATTTAGCTAATAATTTACGTACTTGTGATAATTTATTAATAATATTGGTTGGTAACCTTATAGTTCTAGAGTTTTCATTTAATCCTTGTAAAATACATTGTTTAATCCACCATACCGCATATGAAATGAATCTAAAACCACGTGATGGGTCAAACTTCATTGCTGCTTTAATTAAGCCTTCATTACCATCGTTAATTAAATCAGGTAATTCAACGCCATGTCCTTGATATTCTTTTGCAATTGATACTACAAATAATAGGTTAGCTGAAACTAATTCTTCAATCGCTTTTTCATCACCTTTTTGAATTCTAAGCGCAATTTCAATTTCTTGTTCTGGGGTTAGTAAGTTGGAGCCGTTAATGTCTTTGAAATACCTATTAATACAGGTATCTGTTGTGTCAATAAATTTTTTAACCATCTATTCATTTCTTTACGTTTTAAATTATTGTATTCGTTTAAATCTAATAATAAATACGCAAAAGTAAATAGTATGTTGCTAGGTTTCTTAATTATTTTTTATAATTAGATACTTTTTTTAATAGTTTTCTATCATAGTCAGTTAAGTTCTCAATACCCTTATCTATGATTTCATCAACAATTTTATTACGCTGGTCAATTGATAGATTATCTAAATTAATGGAATTTAAATCACTTTTCTTATTTTTAATGATTTTAGTCTGAGTTGAGCCACTGATTACTGGTTCTGGTATTCTACTAATAGAACCATTAATATCAGATAATAATTTACCAGTTAATGTATTCAAACTTTGGAACCCACTAATATCACCAAATAAGTGTTCATGAATTGCTTTATTTGTTAGATTAACACCATAATTATCTTGACCCATTTCAAATAATATGAATGACCGATTATTTAATGTGAAAAATTCTTTCAACTCCAAGGTCGTTGCTATCGTGGAAAATGTTGCAATAACAATCCCTTTAGCATCAACATAACGCACAGCGGTTTCGGATATCTTACCGATTTCATCCTTAACACCTTCAACTCGCCCAAGTACTACTAGGCAATAATTTTTAAATTCCATAATTTAAAATTTAATTTATACAAATATACTTTAACTATTATAAATAATCAACTATTTGGTTGAAATTATTGAAATATTATTAGTTTTCTTAATAGTGACAATATTATCTCTTTTTTCATCCCTATTAATTTTACTACATAATGGCTGTAAATTACTATAATAACTTAATTTTAATATTTCTTCTTCAGTTTTGGCTGAAGATAATGGTATAATGTGGTCAATATCCCAACCATAACCATATTCACCATTATATTTACCGTAATTAACCCAATTCATCCATGACTCAAATTTTGATTCTAAATGTAGTTTAAATTCTTCAATAGTACAACCAAGTATTTCAAATGTTTTTGATTTTTTAATTATATTTCGTTTCTTTAAAATCATTCTATATTTCTTCGCAAATTAGTGGTTAATTTAAATAATGGGTCAACTTCTCTACGTTTTTTATATCGTTCATTATTTTTACGTTGTTTTACCTCTTTATTCTCTTTAAAATATTCTTTACTATATTCTTTAATTTTCACCTTATTTTCACCTTATTTTCAATATAATAAGTTTTTAAATATTCTTTTCGCTTCTCAAATCTTTCTTTTTTTAATCTTTCTTTTTCTTCATCAGTAATTGGAGTCTTTCTAAATTTATCATAATATTTTCTAGCTTCTATTTTTCTAGCAGCTTTCTTTTCATCATCAGTAAAATATTTTTTCTTCATATCTTTATTTTATAATAAAAAAATACATATGAAGAAAAATGTAAAGTCTTTAACAATTTTTTTATGACACACTAATAGTTGATATGTTATTAACTTTTTTAATAGTAACAATGTTATTTGACCAATCTTTTACTACATCATTGTGTGTTATAAGTATTATAGTATCGTACCAATCTAATATTTTATCGAACAAAGCTTTCATACTATCTAAATTTTCAACAGCTACTGGTCCAAATATTTCATCAAATTGTAAGAAGTTTGGCTTTGGTAAATATGATACTCGACCAAGTACCGTTCTTAATGCTATTGCTGATGCAAATCGTTCTAAACCACTAGCAGATTTTAATTTCTTTTCAATCCCATCAAGAATCATTAGAAATTCAACATCATTCTTATCATTAAGATATAATTCAATATCAAAATTACATACATCATCTAATAATCTATGTAATTCAGCATTAATTATTGGTATAACTGAACGAAGTACTAATTTACTAATACCACGCTTACCAACCATATCAATATATATCTTGAAAATCTTTTCAATTTGGTCTTCCTTTTTAATTTTAACAATAATAGCTTCTTTTTTAGTAATATCGTTAGTATCAGTTTGAATATCGGTTTCGGTTAACTGAATGCTTTTAATTAAGCCATCACGTTTAAATTCTAATGTTTGAATTTCTGTTTGAACAATAGCTATTTCCATATCCCATTTTTTATTCATTTCAATAGCATCATTATTCAAATTATATTGCTTCAATTGGGTTCGTTTACTCTTTATCTTATTTCTTAAACTATCCATTTCAACTAATAATTTATCACGTTCCAATTCCAGTGAATTACGTTCAGTCACCAATTTCTTTGTATCGGAAAATTCAAGTAATTCTTTTTCAATATTAATTAAACGAAGATTATAAACCTTATTTTTTTCCACTAATGAATCAATAGTGCTGTTGTGTTCTAATATTATAGCACTATTATCAACACCTTCCAATGGGCGATTACAAGTAGGACAAATTTCACCATTCTTTAAATCTTCAATTAAATTAGTTAATCTATTAATTTCACTATCGTTTTTTGTTTTAGCTATTGATATTGTTTTATCTTCAGTAGTTGTAGCTTGATACAAATCCTCATCAAATTCAATATCACCTATTTCAGTTAAACGCACTTTAATTAATTCAACACGAGCATTGGCAGCTAAACCTTTAGTAGTATACTCACTAATATCACTTTCAATAGTATCTGGATTCGTTTTTAATATTTCATCATCGATGTTATATTTTTTACCGATTAAATCTTCTTTTTTATTAACACTTTTAATAATTTCACCTTTAACTTCAAGTAACCCATCATTTAAACTAGTTAATAATTCACCATTCGATACAATATCCTCCAAATGCTCAGTAATCTCAGTCTCTAATTGGATGATGTCATATTGATTAGAAGTCATTTTTTTAGCAAACTCATTATACAATTCCCTAGCTTTACTTTCTTTCATTTCAATAGGTTCTAATCCAATGAACCTAGTTAATAACTTACCACGTTCAGTTGGTTTAGTATCAATTAAATCTTCCAAATTTTTAGAATTAGCTGAAATAATAATTTCAAAATCAGCCTCACTACCAATAGTATCTTTTATCTTAGCTAACGTTTCACTGGATTCCTCACCCTTCAAATCTTTTTCACTACCATCGGCCATTAATTGATAATATTCAACACTACCTTTAACTGTATAACTACCTTCTTTTGTTGCTCTCCTAGTAAGCTTACGTTCGATAATAAATTCTTCATCTTCAATATCAATACCACCTCTAACTAATACTTCATCACTGTCAGAATATGAATTAAATATTTCTTCATTTCTATCATTTTTACTAGTGGTTCCGAATAATAGATATCTTACCGCTTCCATTGAGAATGTAGTTTTACCACCTTGGTTTTTAGGTTCGGATATTACTAGAGTTATTCCCTTTAGTCGACTAAAATATACTGGTTCATTATTACCAAAACATAGGAAATTATTAATTTTTAACCATTTCAAATTCCATTTACGTTGTCTGGTTGAGAATTCTTCAATTTTAAGTGCTGAATTAACCTTATCATCCAAAGCAATTAACCTATCAAAGTCAACTACCTTTTTCTCACGCTCCAACCATTCTTTGAAGAGTTTACGTTGGTAATTAATATCCATTATATTATCAATTCCAGCTTGACACATATCAATAGTGTTACCGTTTTCATCAATCTTAAATGGTCTAAATATTACATTAACATTTTTTCTATTAACCCCATATTTTTTACTAAAATGTGAACGAATCCTATTTTTAGCTTCTCTAGTGTAGTTTTCAGTGGTATCATCCCAGTATACTTTTATTTTAGCATTGGATGGTACATACATTGTATCGTTATTCCCCATATAAATCTATATCATTAGGTTTTTTATTATTTTCAATCTTAATTTCTACTATAGGTATAATTTCTTCTACCTTTAATTCTTCTATAGGTTCCTCCATAGGTTCCTCTATTGGTTCTATTACCTCTTCTGGTATAGGTATAGTAATGTTTGGTGTATTACCATATTTTTCAATGGCAAATGCAGTCCTTATAAGCTTATATATGAAATTTTCAACGTTTTCAATATCATTTAACTTACAATACTCACTAATTTCATCATATACATTACTCTTTATCTCCATTTTCATCTTTTTTAGCTACATCACCTTGAATTGTTTCAACTTCTTCATCAGTTTGATGTAAAAATATCATTTCTTTATGTTCTTCATCAACATGTAATGCAACTATTGACTTATCAAGTCTATAATAAAACTCTTTTTCTTTATCAACCATACCATATTCACCATTTGCAATAGTAAATTCATCAAATTCTAGTGGTAATGTATTTAAAAATCCTTTTAATTCTTTAATTTTAAGCATAAAACAATTTATTTATTAGTTAATTCTTCGGAACCAGTTTCTAAATCTTCCAAAGATGTTATTTTAAATTGGTAAAAACCATAATCATTGATTAAATCACGTGTAATATATGTTTTTTCTTTAATATCCCATATTAAATAACCATGACCAGTAATAGTTTCACCGAAATCTTGTTGTATTAACGATGATGGAAACGCCATTACAGTACCAAATTCATTAGTAAAGTGCTGTCTTTTGTGAATATCACCTAATAATACTATATCACAACCCTCAAAATAGTCTGGATGTGCACCACTATCAACAAATTCATACCCTAATGAGGTTTTTGAACCTATAATAGGTGCATGGAATAGTCCTATAACTGTTTTATCTGGGTGTTCTTTCTTTATAGTAAGGATATTATCTGGGGGTAGGTTATCATTAAAGATTGAATATACAGCCCATATAACATTATCATCTTCATAACACTCACTTTCTTTATAATAACGTATGTTTTCATGACTCATTAATTCTATAATAGGTGTTAATGAATCCATACGGTCTTTATTGTCAGCTAGCATATCATGATTACCAGCAATAATTATAACAGGGCAAATAGCTGCACACTGTTTAAGGAACCACGCAACTAGCATGGTTAATTCATTAGAAATAGTTATTTTTTGATGAACAATATCACCAGCAATTACGATTCTAAGCTCATCAGATGAGTATTCGGTACTTAATTCATTAATCTCATCAATAAATTGATTGAGAACGACTAGATATTCATCATGTCGTTTATATGTTCTGAAATGTATATCAGAAATATGTATTATTTTTTTAATCATATTAAGCAACTTGATTTAATTTTGTGTTATATTCGTGAAGCTTTAATAATTTTTTAGCTTCATTTTTTAGATACATTATAGGAATTTTTTCAAACTTTAACGTTACTTTATTAAAGTGTGCCACCCATAATTGTCTACATTTTTTACCTGTTTCCATTTCATACATCAAAGCGTATACACTCAATTGTATTGAATATACACTGTATTGGCAATCTTGCATGTGTTCAAATGGTGGTAGTAACCATGTTCTATAAGGTGAATAGAAATTAAATACTTTATTTGTTTTCCAATCACCAATATCAAATAATTCATCGTCTATATCAATTAATAAATCAGTCATACCAGCTAATTTATACTCAGCTGAGAACATAATTCTTTCTGGGAATAATTCACGACCTTCATCCAACCCTAACTCTTCATAAGCCGCAATAACAGAAGCTTCGAAATCATTTTTAGGGAAATAGAATTTATTAGCCATTAAGTAATCTTCAACTATTTCATGAACCATTGAACCGTACATGTTTGCTTCATCATTCTCACGTTGCCACTCATCCAATATATCATACTTAGACATCCCAACATATTTAGGATTCTTTTTAGAGTTAGATTGTTTAGTGATTGCTTCGGCAATATCCTCAGCTGCAAACGGTGGTTCAATCAAACTAATTACTTTTGTAACTGAAGTGAATTTTTCACCAGATTTCTTATGAATATAAACGTGTTCAATTGGTTCTAAATATACTGGTCCATTATGCTTTCGAGCCATTTTTTCCTTCTTTCGCTATCTTCATTATTTCATTTATCCACTCACGCTCTTTCTCTTCAAGTTCACGCATGTCTTTAAACTTTTTATTTTTTTCGTATTTAAATTTTTGATATTTAAATGAATGTTCTTCTATCTCAAGCTTATTATTAAATTTAATTTCTTCATCGGTAAATCCCAATATATGTGTCGATTTGACATTACTCTCTTCAACCGATTTAGATGATTTCTTAAATTTACTAACTATGTATTTATAAAGTCCCATACTTGTTTTTAATATACTATTTTTTATTGAAATATACATAGAAATCAATATATTTCTTCACAATCTGGAATGCGCTCAGCATTCTTTAATGTTAATAATACCCCGTTATTACCCAATAATTCATGTATTTTAGCAATATCATATTCCTCTGGAATAGTTAATACTGCCCTTACCCTATTGTGTAATTTAAAAATATTATTTAGTTTGAAATATAAACGTTTTATGTTTTTCAGTGCGTCACCATCCAATACAATCACAATTAAACCACTTGATTTATTTATGATTTCATCCATTAATAAATAATTAAAATCTAAAAATTTACCTAATAATGGTACTGAATTAGGTACAACTACATGGTCAAATGGGCCTTCTACTAAATAAATCGTAGCGTCCCAATTCAATTTATATTCATTGAATATGATAGTTGTTTTATCGGTATCTGGGTTCAGATATTTTGGCTTAATACCATTTTTATAAGCTCTACCAGCAAAGTAATTTACCCTACCATTGGCATCGTATGAAGGAATAATTATTCTACCAACATATTTACCACTAGAGCAATATCCTAGATTGAATTTCTCAATGATATCAACCCCAATATTACGTGTTTTTAAATAACTTATAGCTTTTTTATACTCTGGGTGATTTGATTTGATTAGTAATGATTGGAATTCTTTAGGTAATTCACTAACAATTTCATCACTAGTGGTTTTAAATTCAATATCGAAATTTAATTCTTTAGCTATTAAAGTAAAATCACCAATATCTTCCTTGGAACCGTGATTCTTTATTAAATGGTAAATGCCACCACTCATGTGGTTTGTTTCATAACAAGACCAACATTTATAAACTCCTTTATAATAATTTATTTCTAAATTTCCTTTACCATCACCGTCAGACAGTCCTTTCTCAGCTGAACATGCGGGGCAGTCAAATGCTATTTGGCCTTTCGAATGATTATGTTTTCGAGAGGGTCCTAAGAAATTTGTTAATATATTTATGAGTTCATCATGCATCTAACAAAGATACAATAAATTATTCAATTTTGCAACTAATTTATGACCAAGCCCCAGTTTTTCTCATTTGACCTAGTACCGAAGAAAAAGCATCGCTCATATCAAAGTTTTCTTTCTTTAAAATTCCATTTTTATCGTATAACCAACTAACTTTTGGTTCTAGATTAGAAACTTTTTTCCAAATAATTTCTTTTTTATCAATATCAAAATCATACGCACCGAAAAGAACTGGCTTTTTGTTTTTAATCTCCTTTTCACTATATGGTTGCCCTTTTTTATCAAACTTTCTAACAGCGATTAAATCTGGAAATGCATAGGCTCTAGAATCATATGAACTAATGAATTCTGGAACAACACCCAATGTTTCATAAATTGCTTTACTAATCATACCATTAAATCTTAGTAATGTTGCAACAGTATTCACATTATTTGACCTAAGCAATGGTTCTTCAATTATAACCTTAGTGATATTCATCCCAACGTATTTATTGATGAACTCAGTCTGGAATATTTGCGCTTTCCTAAATAATTCCTCCATTTTATTGTCGGTTGTTGGTTTAACTTTCGGACTTACCGCAGTTAATAAATTCAACTTACCATTGGTTCCTAAATCTTCAAATAATGCACAACCAATTGTTTTAGTACTAATATCTAATCCAATAATGAATTTACCAGTTTCTTTACTCATAATTTTAATGTTTAAAACTTATTATTTTAACCTAATATAGTGATTTAACTTAAAACATAAATAGTATAAATGAAAAATGACGTATTTCTACGTCATTCAATCACTAATATTAAATAATATTTACTATATTACAATTTTAACCGTCAATGCCATGAATGAACTTGATGGTATTTCAATTTGTTGATTTGGTTTAGCAATCGCTATTAAATTATCGGAAACATCATATAAACCAACTTCACTAACTCTAGGTGTATCACCAGTCACCCATGTTGGATTACTTGACCTAGCAAATTCACCTCTATCTGAAATACATGTAATGTCTTGGAATATTCTTGTCACAACACTATCAAACGTTACAGTTGTTGCACTTGAATTAGTAGTTAAACTAAAATTATTAACAATTGTTGGTTCAGTAATTACAATAATACCTTTATCTAAATAAACAATACCGCATGCAGTATCAGCAGTTTTACTTAAAGTAAGTATATTTGTGTAATTAAAAGACTCTTTACCATTCACACTAAATGGTTTATAAGTATTCCAACCAGTTGACCAGCTTTTTGATGCATTACCATTTGGTTTTCTAATCGAATCCGAGAATAAAAATGCAATGTTATTACCAATAACAGCTGTTTCATTTGATGATTCACGATATATCGCATCTAATTGAGCTGGTGAATAAATTCCACCCCTAAATGTTGCATATAGATTAAATGTTGCCGCTGTTGTGGTAATATCAACTTTAACTGTTTTACCATCAATCAATTCACCGTATGTTGAACCAGTTAATGCTATCACTAATATCGTATCTTGGCTTATTCCACTAATAGCAGTATTAGAAAATCCATTACTATTGGTTGTAATTGCTGAGAAGTATGATTTATCTGTTTCACTAATAGGTAAACCAAAACTAAAATATAAATTACCCATCATATCAGTATAATCAGTCCTATTAACTAAATTATGAGTTAAATTTGACCCAGATATTGTAGAAATACCTAAGCTTTCAGTCATTACTGATACAGTACCAGAATTAGGAGTAACTAATTTATATGGATTATCTGAATTTAATGCATACTTCAATTTACTTCTTAATGTAATATTACCAAATGTACTAGTTGTCGCACCAGAATCTGGTCCAATATCACCACCAGTCGCTGGTATATTACCAGTTGTTAGTGGATATTGAGTGTTATAATTGGCATCTGAATCACCAAGAGCAAATTTACTAATAATGCCAATACTATTAGTTAGAATTGATTGTCTTCCATATGGCGTTAATTTAGCCACTAAGGTTAAGGTGTTAGCTGATGATATATATCCCATAATTAAAAGTCCATACTAGCCTCAATCATTATTGTTTGTCCCGCAACCAACGCAACTGGTTGACTTAATTTACCAATCATAACTAAATTTTTGTTACTATCATAAATAGCCAATTCAGATACTCTTAAATTAGGCGGGTTTGTATTAATATCAGTACTTCTAGTACTGTTTGTTGTATCACTAAAATAATTATAATCCAATGTAATTTTAAATATTGTTTTATATATTGTAGCACCGATTTGTGTGTTTATATTACCGTAGAAAAATCTTTCATCACCGAATTGTAAATATTCTGGATTTGATTGTGGAGCCAATGATAAATCGCTTATCATTGAGAATAACGTACCACCACTAGCCACTGTATTTGATAAAATAAATCCATTTGCAGTCGGATTTTGATTATCTAATGCGAATGCACCACCAGTATAACTAGTAGGATTAATAGTCGCATTTAAAGTTTCTGTTATAGCTGTAGTTGTATAATTAATAGCTGACCAAGCATCTGGGTCTGGTCTAGTATTATTATCATCAACAATTTGATAAACCAAATTAAATGCATTTGCATAAAATCCTCTACCATCATAACCAGCATCTTCTACTTTTCTCATATATGGTAATAAATTGATATCTTCAATCCTAAATTGAATATCTTTTGAAGCATTAGTAGAATTTAGAATTTTAGCATATTTTTGACAAGGTAACGATGTTGTAAATCCAGTTGTACCAGTATTAGCTAGTTGATATGTGACGTACATTACCTTATTTTGCTCTAAAATACCAGTACCAGTACTAGATGATTGTAGATTTAACGCTAATGATGGTAATGTCCAGTTTCTATTTGATTTATATGACATTGCTGAAGCTAATTCTTCATCATGTATTGTGATAATTTTTAATTGTGGGTAAACACGTCCAACCGAAATTGTAGTTCTACCAGTTACATATGTTGGACTCTCAATTAAATCATAATATTCAATATTCGATGTCCCTACATATTGTGAGCTACCACTAGTTGTAAATTCCATACCCATAGTTAATCCACTATTACCAGTACCACTATTATTATCTCTTCTATGATACATAATATCTGGGATAGTAACAGTTAATCGCTTATCATTTGCAATATCAATATGGAAAAATTCACCATAGAAATTAGAAATTGTGTAATTTGTGTAATGTAGTACTGATAAAACTTTTTGACCATTATCTAAACCACTCAACCCTTGACATACAGATGTTACGGCCGTTGATGATATTCCAGTACCTTCTAAATCAAATCCAAAATATGGATTCATTTGACCTAAATATGTATAAGAACCAAATCTTTGATATCCTTCATAAGTAGATGATGTTCCAGTAATACCAGCTGGAGTTTCAGCATAAATATTATTCATATTCCAAACAGGTACGTCTTCAATTGAGACATCACAACTAGAATCGAATGCTAATGTACCAGTATCCCAATAATATGTTTGACTTGGCATTCCGAATGCATCTTTTACTTCACCTTGTGGGTAAATAATATATTGGATATCAACAGCTGTTGCGGCACTAAGATTAGGTAATGCTCTATCGACAACTATTTCAGTTGTAGAGGCGGTTGACTGTATTTTATAGAATAAATGAGGTGTAGCTTCATTATTTGTGTTTAATGTCAAAGCACCTTTAGTTTGAGTTGTTAACTTTAATAATAAAATATCACCAATGGTTAACGATGCGGCACTTAATGCTAATGTAGTCCCACCAGTTAATTTATCAGTGCTTATTATACCAGTGTCAACAACATATGATGAACCAGTTAATGTTTGAATATTAGCAGTAGTACCACTAAAAAATCCTCGTTCAGTTGCCGCATTATTAACAATAACTTTAACTGTTTTAATAACAGCTGGTGTGATGTCATTAAAATAACTATTTGAGCTATTAACTAGATAAGACTTTAATTCTGGTTGCCTATCTTTTGGTCTTAAAATCTCACTAGTTACACTTAATGCAATAACTAATGGATTAGCTTCAACGATAGCCTCTCTATCATAATTAATCTCAGAATCACCAGCAGCCCAAAATGAAAAATTTAATTGACCTTTAGCCAATTGCATCCTACCAACATCTGTTAATTTTAATGAAACAAAAGGGTCTACACATTTAATAATATATGACATATTTTTATATTTTTATATTTTTATTAGTTTATTATAAATACTTTCTTTATGTGAAATTCGTAATAATTTTATTTTATTATTAAAACAATAATCTGTTTTAATTTTATCTTTGTTTTGTTGGTCAATTAACCCATTAACCCCACCCCACCTATCTATTATTTCAAAATGTTGTCTACCATCATATTCAATACATGTATTATATTCTGGAAGATAAAAATCAAATGGTAATGGCTTAATATCTTTACAATCATCAAATTTATGTTGTGGAATGAACTTGATATTATTTTTAGTTAAATAATCTCTAATAATTTTTTCACCTTTAGATTCTTTACATTTAGGACACCCACATCCTTTTAAATGACTATTGGGTGTCTGTTCAAATTCACCATGAATTGAGCAAATTATTTTTATTTGTTTAAAAACACTAATATAATTAACTAATGAATAATCATATTTTTCACCATGAATAGTTTTAGCTTTTTCAATAAATTCATCAGTCGTTTTATATTTACCAACGCATTTAGGGCACCCACATCCTTTTAAATGACTATTGGGTATTTGTTCAAATTCACCATGAATTGGGCAAATTATTTTTATTTTAATTTTATTATTTTTATAATTAACTAATGAATAATCATATTTTTCACCATGAATAGTTTTAGCTTTTTCAATAAATTCATCGGTTGCAACATAATTACGACTACATTTATAACAATTAATACCTTTCAAATGACTATTTGGTATTTGTTCAAATTCACCATGAATTGGGCAAATTATTTTTATTTTAATTTTAGAACCGACATAATTGACTAATGAATAATCATATTTTTCACCATGAATAGTTTTAGCTTTTTCAATAAATTCACCAATAGTTTGTTTTTCCATATCAATAAATATCTACAATTTAGATAAAAGTTAAATTATCTCCACATTTTTCATTTAATATGAATTTATTGCATTACTCATAATTGTTATTGGAATAATTTCACTATAAGCTTCACTAGCGATAATATCACCAGTTAAATTTTCATAATTTTTAACATTTTTAACTCTATAATATAAATCAGTACCAGCAACACCACTAATTGATATAGTACTACTATAAACTGATACACCAGCAATATATTCTGTTGTTGATGACGCTACTAGTGTTGTAAAAGTATTTCCAGTACTCACTTCTAATGTAAATTCACCATTAGCTAATTGTGGCTTTATCGCTACTTCCCAAGTTACTGTTAAGTTATTACTATAAAGATTGTCAACAACATTTGTTTTTGGTAAATAATATAAATTAATTACATCAGTAACAATTATAGTTCCTTCAAGAATAAATCTTTTAGGGTTACTAATTGATTGGTAATAATCAATATTTGGAGCTAAAATAACTCCATTTAATGTTATTATCACTTGATTATTAGTTCGTGGGGTTAATGATGTGTAAACTTCATTTTTACCAGTGGTTGTATTATAATAAACACTATTAGTTCCTTCACTACCAGTAGCACCGCTAGCAATTGGATTACGAATAATTATCAAATCATTATGTGTTGGTGCTGTTATATCACCAATTGAACCGATAATTGTAACAACATCAGTTTTTTTAACAGCATATGAGAACGTAATTGTATTACTACTAATTGAATAATCAAAATTTTTGGCTAAAACCAATCCATTCAATGCTATTATTGGTGAATCAATAAAATTAATATTATACGATAAATTGGTTTGGTCATCATATGATGGAAATAGTGTTATACCGTATAATCTACTACCAGCATTGTCAATTAAAGTACCTAAAAATGTTGGTGTCATTGCCGATGTTAAACCGATGAAATAATAATCTAATTCTTCATTATACAATGAATATAAGTTACCGTTAGAATATTGTGATGTATCGTATCTTTCACCCAATCTACCTAATATATCAGTACAATAATTACATATAAAATTACCTTTTATTAAATAATCACCATCTAAATTTAATGTGGTTGATGATATCGTCATTGTAATGGAACTAGTTACACTAACGGCTGAATATGCATAGTCATCGCTAATATAAATCGCTGGTTTTTCGAATCCATTCAATTTAGGGTTATATTTGAAAATACTATATTTGAAAATCGTATCACTACTAGATTGAACATCGAAAGAATCCATATTACCTGTGAAAACTATTGATAAATCAACTGATGATTTTGTCGTTCCGAAAAAATAAACACCAGAGCTACCACTAGTCATATATGGGTAGTTTAATGAACATGCCGTTGTGCAAACACCACAAGTACCTGTAGTACAACCAGAATCATAATTAGCATCAACACATAATTCAAAATCAATAGAATTAATACCATATGGTTTTGGTAAACTAATAATAGATGTGCCACTCAATGAATATGGGTACCCTAAACTAACCAATGATGATAATACCGATGTATTATAATTACTTTGTGTAAATGTATTAGCTGAAGATATACTAGTTAATATTTCACCACTATAAGCTAAATCATTGTTAGAATAAACTAAATTATTCCAAGTTAATCCACAAAAACATGTTGATAATGAATAAGCACTAAAACAAGTTGCTGATAATGTTGATTCCATAGCGGTATAACTAGTACCACTTAAATTACATGTTTCAATTGAAAATGGAATTTTAGTTGCACCAGAAATGTAGAATTCTGGAGCTGTGTAAATGCAAAAATCAGAGCTAGTATTAACATTATTTATAGCTTTGTTTCTAACATTACTTGATTGTGTTTCAGTATATATTGGTAATTGCTTTCTCATTATCTATTATGCATATGAAATTGTTAATTCTGTATATTTTGATTTTGCATTATAACCATTTAATGATAATACTGGGTGATTACCATCATCTGGGATTCTATAAGCATCTAAACCATCAATAAATAACTCAGTTACAGATTTTGCAAATAGAAAATTTTGAAGTATAGCTTTTAACCCTTGAACTTCGATATAATCTTCTAAGTCCAACTCAGATAAAATTCCCATAATTTTAATCGTACCTTGGTAGTCATAAATTACTTCACCTTGTATTTCTTTAATTAATATTGGCATACCTATAAATAGTTTATTATTTAAAATTTATTTTATTCTTGTACCAGTTGCTATGACACCAATTGAATTGGTTTAGTTTTGACTGGTAATGCATTGCTTGGTATTGTTTCACTAACGATAATCATATCCTTATTAACTACAGAATCAGATGGATTTACACCAGATTTCATAATTGTAACAGTACCATAAAATTCGGACCCATCATCAACTTGTTTAATATAAACACCACTACAGGTATCAGCTTGTACTTCAGTTACAATACAATTAGCTGTAAAACTTTGTACTTCACCATATTCAACATCAACATTATAATCATATGACATTCGTTCAGAACAATTAGTACAATTAGATGATGCTGTTATAATTATTTCATCAAGTAATGCATTTACTTCATTATAAGCTGAGATATATTCATTTAATAAGTCGGTAACATCCTCATAATTTAAATAAGCATTTATTAATAATGTTATATAATCACTAAAATTAGTATTAGCAATCACAGCAAGGGGTCTCAATTTACGTACTTTCACAGTACAATCACGTGATAATGTTCTTAACGTTACATTATACCAAGTATTAATCAAACATGATAAATAAGTATTTCTAACATTCATATAATAAGCAAAAAAATCATTAATATCATCACAGGATGTATAACCATTTGTCATAATATCAACGAATGTTTCATGTGCTAATGTAAAACTAGCTAAATATCTATCACAATCAGTTGGTCCTTCTGGTAAACAATAAAATAATGTACTTCGTTTGTATTTAAACTTTGGTTGGTCAAACATAGTATTTCTATAAACATATGTTGAACCCCATATTGTTGTTGCTGGAACGACTTGTTCAATAATATCAACCCAATATGTACCAATTAAATCTACAAATCTAGTTAACATACAATAATTGTATGACCTACTATCCGCTGTACATCCAACTGATGATGGATTATTGTAACTATCGTAAATATACCTTAATGTTGGATATGCACTTAATACTTTTCTACTCTTAACATCAATCAATTCAGTTTGTATTACCGAAATAAATTCTTGCGTATTAGTAATACTAGACATATCAGTATCTAATAAATCGCCAATCGTTGAATGTGTACACCCACTAGGTTCATATGTGTAAATTAATTTACTTAAATTAATGCAACTTAATATTCCATCCTCATATGGTGTATTGGTTAATCTAAAATATAAATAATCGTAATTAGTATCACCAGTTAAACTAGATAATAGTACTGTATAACTAGTAAGTCCAGTCGTATTAGTGTTAACAATCAACACTGGTGTTGATGCAGTACCAATTTGAACATTAAGTTCTGTTTGTGAATCACCAGACCAAGTTCCTAAATTAAAACTAAGTAAATAATCACTACCAGCAGTTATTCCAGTTATTTGTTGATACATGTATTCACTATTACCAGATGATGTCATGTGAACCGTATTAGTTGGGGCCCACCAAAAATCTGGTTGTGAACCTAAATTATAAAATGAGCTTGTCCATCCACTTAATTCTAGTGTTATCGCATCATATTCAAAAAAATCATAATTATTTACTACTTGAGCAATAATTGTATGTGTTAATGATTCTGGTGTGTAATTACTACAAATTTGATTTGATAAAATACAATCATTATTTTGTAAAAAATCAAATACATTACATTCAATTGCTGATGCCGAATCTAAATTAATATCAACTTCTTTTGTATTAACAATTAATTTAGAGTGATTAGTACTATAATTAGTATCTCTTAAAGTTAGATTATACTCTCTAATATGTGGTGATGCATCATACACCCAAGATTTTTTATTATCGATTTCACGATTTAATTCAAAACCTGGTGATGTATTAACAACAATATCAGCTTTTTCAACCTTAGTACAGACTTTATTTATTTTAATATTATCTAATAACAAAGAAAAATCGCATGTACATCCATTAATTTGGATTCCTAGTTTAATTCTTTGGTTTTCAATTAAACTTAATATATCTGGTTGGCTTATTACGTATGAATAATGAACCCAACTAGAATTAAATGTATCACCACTAATAATCCCGCAGTTTTCACCTAAACCGTCCATTACACAATTAATTGTTGAAGTGCAATCACCAGTAAATAAAAATCCAGTATTTGTATTATTAGTAAAATAAGTAACAAAATCAGGTGTTATCTCAAAAAATCTTTTAGAATAAACAGTTTCTAACCTTGTCGGATTTTGATAATATATCGGCGGTGTACTAGTTACCCCAGTAATAACTTCAAGAGTCGTATCTAATGTAATATTATTTAATACTGATATAACATCACAACCATATACGGTTGTTAGTGGTATACATGTAGTCAAAGTATTAATTAAATTAGTTAAACTAGTGTTAACTAAAGCTATTTGTGCTTGATATGTATAAACATCAATTTTAACATTAGGGTTTGGTGGTGATATTAAATTAATCATTTCAATTAATACATTTACATCAGCAATTGCTATATTTAATGCACCTTGAATTAATTTAATACATTCATCACTAAGACCAGTGGTTGAATAGGTAGAATTAAATGAGTTTAACCATGAATTCCAACAATTGATGAATGCTGTGTAATTATTTGAATAACCAGTGTATACATTATCCAAATTTTGACTTAAATTAGTCGCTTTACCTGTTTGTGTAGTGCCGCTATCATAAATATTACTCAATTCAGCATACATCTCGAGATATTGACCTTGTGAGATGGCCAATGCACTTAATAGTGTTCTGCAATTCATTAACTCTGATGCTAAAATGTTTGATGATGTTTCTGTTTTAGCACATTCCATTAATGTATCACAATCAAATAGGATAATATAATCAAAACTAACTTCTAAATAACATGTTTCATTTGAATCAACATCAAATAAAGCACCATCATTCTCTTCTGGTGATAAAATTAATTTATATTGTCCGTTTAAATCACATGCTGAACCCCAACGGCATTGATTTGTTGTTGCATCCCAAGTGATATTTAAATTAGTATTAGATGGAAGTGGTAATAAACCAGAAGCATAAGCATTACAGCACTCAGCAACTAATCTAGTACCAGGTGATATTGGTGTATTACCGTATTGTCCAGTTGGTAATTCACTAGCAGTTAACCCATAAATAGTACCATTGGTATTTAATATAATACCAAGAAATGGATTACCATTGGCACTACCATCATCAGTACAAAAATGATAGTCATAATTAGGGTTATTAGTATCTGGATTTAATATTTTCATTGTCAATTATTTTAAATTATAGCCGCATTACGAGGATTGTGAGTTATTTTAACATTACCACATACATTAACTTTTAATTGGTTATCATATGGGTCAGTCGTGGTAAATACACTACCACCCAATGCTATACAACATTCAAGTGGTATATTATCCATATTATACGTTTCATTAATTGTATCTGGATTGAATATGTAAAAATTATGAATAAAATCATAAGTATACGTTAGTTTTCCACATGGACCACTTGGTGGTATAGTGATTTGACATACATTACCAGTTTCAAGTGATACGACAACACCTCCATGTATTCTACAACATTCAGCTCCATTAACACCAGTCACTTGAGCTAATGATGTTATTGATGTGATATCATTACCATTAATATTAAAATGAAGGATACCATTAGCATCAACGGTGATATGGTCTTTTAAATCTTCACAATTGATAACTTGTGGCTCTGCAATTGTATTTGGGGAGCATTTGAAATCAATTTTCAATGCATCATCACTAGTTGCCAATACACAACCACATTCAGTTAATTTATCAACTGCAAACGGACTATCAATTATTGATGTTGATACTGTAATACACGTGCTAGTATTATTATTACCATCAACAACTTCAGTATAAATTGGTGTATTAGTAGGGTCAGCTAAATCATTAAATGTCCCACTATTGTAATTAACAAATATGTTAGTAGTACCAGTAGTGATAATTTCATTAAGTATTGTTGTAGCTGTAAAATCTGGTATTAGATTTGTAAAATTAGAAATATACGCATAACCTCTATCATATGGGCCAACGTGTGGGTTATTACCGTGTAAAATATCAACAATAGCATTAGCACCACCAGTTTCTCTATACCATAAACCACCTTTTTGGAAATACATACTACTAGTATTCCTCAATGTTTTAGGGTAACCGAATTGGTCTAACCACATTTGATTTAATATGGTTGCATCTTCTGGTAATATGTTATTTGTGGTCATCAAATCTCTGAATTTTAAAACTTGAGTCATTGATGATGGATTGTATTCATATAAATTACTACTAAATGTACTTACGGTTAAATTAACCCCAGATAATGCTGCTGTCGATAAGAATGAATTAATATTAAGTCCAACTATTGGAATATAATGATATTCAACAGATTCTTCCCATGTCATTTTAAATACGTAAGTTCCATCTAAATCAAAATTAGTTAAACCTTCAGCATTTAAAATCCTCAAGAATAAATCAATATTTATTGGTTTTTCAGCATTATAAACGTATTCATTAAATGTTATTAAACCATTTGGCGTTCCAATTATTTTGAACAAAAATTCAATAGTTTTTCTAGTACCCTTAGATTTCCAAATCCATGGACTATTAATGATTAATCGTCTCCAAAACTCCATTTCAGACTCAATAGGTGTTAATCCAACGGTTTGACCCGAATATGTACTAGTGTTAGCTGTTAAATATGAAGCTAAAATATCATTATCAACAATTGATTGTGCTAATTCCCAGCCAAGGGTATTCGCCACAAGCTTTATAATGCCATCTGGTGCATTATCTTTCTTATCATAAGAAAAACTATGTGCGAATGATAAGCCATCGGTAAAACGCTTTATTTCGTCAAATTCACGACCATATATTTTAAGTGTCTTAGCGATTTTTTGGTCATCATTACCAGTTGTTGATGTTTCATTAGAACCATTATCAATTGATACAGTATCAAATGTAGTAATTGATTCACTAACGAAGAACCTACTAACTAAATTAGTTTCAACAGCATCAGAGCCATCAGCAATGTCAAGTAATGTTTCAACGTAATCCAAATAATATGTTGTATCATAATCTAAATTGTAACCATCTTGTGTTGGCCATGTGGCTGTTTTAATTTGACTTAAAACAACACCAGTATCAGACTTAGATTTAAAACTAAACGTAATTGTATATTGTGGTATTACCAATCTATTCAATAATTGACTCTTGAAATCATCTAATGAGTTAAAGAATTCTTCTCGTTTCAATTTATTTGGTAGTATATGGTAGTTATCACCATAAGTACCAGTACTAATTGCACTTGGGAATGGATTACCATTAACTTTTAAATAAACATAATAATCTGATAGACCACTATAACTCAATATTTCACATTCCAATGTCTCACCAGAAACTGAATAATCAATATAATTTTCAGTGAAGTTACGTAAATCGAATAAATCAGTATGTAATGGTGTGATAAATCCACTATTAGTATAATTTATATCAAATTTATTTACAATATTGTTTATTGGAATTTTAAATGTTGAGAAATTATTAAGTGTATCATATGCATAATCTTGTACTGTATTACCAGTATATCCTTGATAATATCTATAAACGTATAATGATGCTGGCCATTCGGTTAATGTTTCCTCTAATGCTACTCTAATGAACTCTCTAAATGAACCAAAGAAAGCATAATTAGTTAATTTTGTTTTATCTAAATTAAGTTTTAATTCTGTAGTACTAGGTAATATAGAGATTGATTGATTTGTAGTTACATTTAAATCATTTAAACTATAAAAACTAGAAAACATTCTAGTATTGAATAGTTTAGAAATTCTAGGGTCAACATTTTCTGTAATCGTAAAATTACCGATAGTAAATAGAGCATCGCCACCTCCCTCGGTGAATTGCTGACCCACTAATGAGTCGCTAAAATTACGATATTCTATTCCTCCATCGTAGAATACTCTTTGAGCGTATCCAACTACTTTAACTCTACCAGTTCCCATATTAATTATACATTAGTAATATCATTAAATTGTTTAGTGAAATCAATAGAAGTTCTTTCTTCTCTAACCTCAAACAATGGTTTACCATTGAATTGTTCTTTGATTTCATATAAATTGTATTGTTTATAGATTTGACCTTCGAAATTGTAAATAGTGTAAACACCATCTTCAAGTGATTTGGTTTGATTAGCTAATAACGCATATGCTAATGTTTCAATATCATGGTCAACTAATTCAATTTCCAACATTATTGGATTGAAGAATGTATTAGTGATAATTACACTCTGACCAGCGGTTCCAATATATGGGGTCGCATTTGGTCTTACACTTGGTGATGATGATGGTGAAACAGTACAAAACGTTAAAGTTCCATTATCATTAAATGAATATCTAGTACTAGAAATATTAGTATTTGATTGGTCGGCATTCACAGCCTCAACTTTATTATTAGAAGTTACAATTCTAAAAAAATTATTAATTTTAACATCATCTGAATTAGCTGTTGAAAGATATTCAATACGATACCCAATTAATCCATTATTAATAAATCGATTAACAAATTTCTGGTCAATTGTATTAATATCAAATACAATACCTTTATTATCTGGTAAATTACTTAATACACCACAATCAACAATAGTAGTTCTGATTTCAATCGGTTTTATTATTATGGTATAAATTCCTTTAAGGTTGAAATTAGCTGTTGGCAATTTCAATGTATATAAACCGCCAAATAATTCAACACTTGTATTATTTGGATTAGTAGTTTTAACTAATAAATCCTCACCATTGTATTTAGTTAGAACATTATCACCACTTTGACTTCTACTTGGTGTGAAGTGAACAAATATTTCAGCATCACTTGGTTGAATGTCGGCGGGTCTTACTGTCCCGTATGCGCCAGTTGCCATATTTTATAAATTATTTTTTACTACGTTATAATATCCATTACCATATCGAACTAAATGTTCAACACTTTCAATTTCTGATAATCTTAGATGATTTTCAAGCGCACTCGTCACACCTCTATCTATAAATACATCAGTTTGAACTTCTGGTGAAGAAACTATTCCTAAATATATTTCTTCTTTTACAACCGCTGATAGTGTTGTATTACCTGAGTTCCAACCCTCACCAATATATGAAATTGTTGTATTAACTTCTTCTGGCACATCAAAATCTAAACTATTCCTTAAATTAATTAAATTAGGGAAATAATTAATTATTTTATTATCACCGCTTAATGGATATGTTGTGTATTTAAACCCAGTTGTTTGATTTGGGGTTCCTATATTAGCATCAAAATTTGCTTTATTCACATATGTAATTGCAGATTGTGATGGATTAATAGGGTTTTGTGGATGTGTAATTCTATTTCGACCATCAACTAAAATCCCCAAATAATTATTATAAACTTCAATATTAACATCAAAATTTTGAATGTATTTATTAAGCCTATTATATGTATTGTATGCACCTAACTTAGAATCGGTAAATCCAGTTACTCGATACCCATAATTATAATAATGATTTGCTAATCTACCATCAACTCTTAAATCATCGTTAAAATTTGGTACAGTATAGCTAACACTAGTGCCATACATGAATGGAAATGTAAGTCCACTCATAGTTAAATTCTGTACTAAGTTATTATTCAAATTTGGTGAACCACCTATCGAAGCTGGAACAGCCCATGGCTCATCAACATATGGCATATCAGTAAAAATACCTAAATCATCAATATTTTGAGTTAAAAACACATTTAAATGTATAGTCGAAGCAGTAATAGTCCCATAACTAATGTCTGGACTATGACTTTTAAGTGTTTCTAATAATATTTTTCGTTTAATTACTTCCATTAGATTACGTTTGATTCATATAATTTAACTGTTACTTCATCTGGTGTGCTATAATCAACATTAGTTGAATATGTCTCATCAATTGCATAATAATATCCGTCTGAATCCCTTTTTAGTAAATATTTAGTATGTAGATATTGTACTAAATCACCTAATATTATTGGACCTACCTTAGTAACTAATTTGGTTGATTTCCCATCCTTTGCATTATTAAATTCAGCCTTCATATATAAAACTTTTGGTAATAATGGGTCTATATCGATATCATCTTTGTAATGATAAAGGTAAAACCCTTCAGCATACCCAGCTGGGTTCTTAATTGGGTTTGAGTATACAAATTTAACTGGTAAATTAAGTAAATTAGCGTAAGGGTCTTTTATATTAACAAATAAATCCTGTACTGCAATCAAATTTTGGTCAGTTGGTATATCATTATCAAAAAATCTAAGCCTTAAAAAAGTATTTGATAGATTATTATTCCTAAATTTTAAATCATCATTAATAAATGAGTTATTAGTTGTTATATCACTAAATGTTGATATGTTAGTTGGTGTTGTTGCAGTAAAAACTAAACCATAATTAACAAATTTTAATAAATTCTGACTAGTTACACCAGAATATATTGGTAAAAACCTAACCCGTTCATTATCTACTGGTACATTTATTACATTTTTAACTTCTTTTTCAACAAAATTAGTCTTAATTAGCTCAGATTGGTCCACAGGAATGTAATCCATACTAATTGGAATGTTAATTGTTGTTGCAGTAACACCACTGAACTCAGAAAAATTTATTTTATACCTAGCAACCATTTGTTATTATATTATAGTTATAATTATCATCAAAAAATTTATCACCATATGGGTCTCGAGGAAATGTTGAATAATATAATCCATATTTACCGTATGGGTCTTGTCTTCTGAGTGATAAAATGTAATTTTTGTATATATAATGTGCACCGTTTAAAAATGGGTAATCAACTAATTCACCATTAATTAAATATTGCTGACCAATATCCATGAAATCACGCCATACGAATCTGCCATCAGTAAATTCAGCGTAATCTGGTATATTAAACGTTCTTGCAACCTTCACAATTTCATTACCAATCATTTGTTCAGTCATACCAGTATTACCATATTCAACATAATTGGACCAACTTCTTAATTGAATCTTATAATGTGGTTTATAATAGTAACCCTCTTGTCTTTGACCCATTGATATCGTTGAAGTAGTATAACCAGTCACATTAGTAAATGTAACACTTGAATTCATTGGTATTGGTATATCTGAATTATAAGCTGGCTCACCCCATCCATTTAACGTTGAATATGTAATCGATGGTAAATAATCAATAACAGATATTGTAACTTGATTATTTGTTAAAACTCTATTATAAAGATTAAATCTATGATGAACTTCACCCAATACATTTTCAATGAAAGATTCTCGATTATATTCGACTACATCACCATAAAATAAAGTATCATTACCCAATATATCATCCTCAATTGGTGTGTGGGTCATAATTGGTGTTAAACCACCATCATGAATCCTATGAATATCAGATAAACCAAGATAATCACCATTACCTTGCGCATCCGATTGAACATTGCTATTATATGGCATTTCAAGACCAGACTTAACATTGGTGAATATATTAGTTAATTTTGGGTCGGATGATAAATCCGTTTTAACTATTGTTAAAAATAATTCAGTCAATGGCCTATTTCTATTATCTTTATAAGCTGAAACATCAATATCAACCGTTGTTCCAGAACCACCATTAAATACAAATTGATATTGAGTATCATTGTATATTGTATTTGAAAATACTAATGGAAATATCTCATAATCATTACTTTCAGTTATTCTCTTTAAGATTCTAAAATAATATTCAGAATCAGCACCATTATACACTTTTTTCATCCTAGTAGCGATGAAACTAGGCATTATGAATGGTGTTGTTGATAATAATGATTTATCTATTATGAATACATAATCAGTCATCGTACCATCTGGTAAACCGTTGTTCTTAACTGTAAAGGTTGTACCAGTTTGGGACCCGATAATACCAAAATTAATGATTTTAACTTTATCACCCTCTTGTAACCCATGTTTTATTGGTGTATAGAACGCTAATAATGGTCTACCACCTAAGTTTACTACTTGAACATCAACTATTTTTAAACCACCATCAACTAAAAAATGTTTTGTATCAGCTGAATAAGGGTATGTTACCATTAATTCCCAATTAGATTGGTCTCTGGTAATCATTTCAAATTTATCCTTTTTAGGATTTAATTCAACTCGATTAATCGTATTACTTTGACCAGTTAATATTTTAGGTTCATAACCATACCAACCATCCTTTTCTTTTAAATAATAATCCAATGATTCATTGTATATTAAAAGCCTTTCACCTACATCTTGCCTATCTCTAAATTCTGAATCTTGGAAGCTAGCTAAACTATCTGGACCCGTGGTATTATGTAATGTATTGTGAAATAATGTATTCACATTACCAAAAATTCTATATTTAGTTGCTTCTTGACGTTCAGTACTATATAATTCACCTTGATTAATAATATAATTAATATCAGTATCTGGTATTAATTTATTACTATTAACCAATAGCACTTTAGTCGAAAAATCAGAATTAATCGATGTTACACTATTTGTTTTATCTCTTCTTTTGGTAAATCTAGTTTCCATATTAATTTACTAGCACATTATTTATTATTGATGTACAACCATTTCCATCTGTTACTGTAAATGTGTATTCAAATACTGATGTTGGTACATGTACCAAGAAATTAGGTACGGATACGTTAAAACTAACATTATCACTACCACCAGTGCTAATATTTGATGCATTCAATACTAATGCCCCAGCACCGCCAACAATATCACCAGTTACATGTGCAATACCAAATGAAATTGACCCTACATTTATATTTGAAAGAATCAATTCATTAGGTCTAGTAAGATTTACTGTTTGGGTTGCTACAGTACAATTATTACCATCTTTTAATCCAATTGTATGTGAACCATACGCTAATCCAGTTTTATGGTATACTGTTGAATTTTGTGGCACTGAATTGACTCCATCAACAATAAATGTATATGGTGTTGTTCCACCAGCAGCAATCATATTAATAGCACCATCAGTACTAGAATAACAGCTAACATTAAATCCATTATAATAACTTAAAGTTTTTGATAAAGTTAATTGTGATGGTTGAGTCATAACTGTTGTTGTTGACCATGTATCTAAATGTGAATCAGTAATGACTATATTATAAGCTCCAGCTGATAAATTTGTTAAATTAAATGTATTATAGACAGTACCAGTAGGTTGATGAGTCACAGCTATTGTATATGGTGGTGTACCACCATTGGCCATAATAGTCATTGTACCATTACTAGAATTATAGCATGCTAACATACTTTGTTGTGATATAGAACCTACTAATTGTGTTGGTTCCGAAATATTTAAATTACTTACTTGTGGTAATGAACCACCAGAATCAGTAACAGTTAAAACGTAATCACCAGTTGGTAAATTTGTAAATATATTTACACAAGCTTGAAATCCACAATATAGTATATGTGTAATAGGGTTTGTTGATGGGCCAACTAATGTCATTGTATATGTTGGCGTACCACCGACAATATAATTTACATTGATTGTACCAGTACCACCAAAAGTATAAGCATTAGTAACACTAGTTCCAAAAGATATTCCAACAGGTTCAATAATGATAACAGTAATTGTAGCTATTTTATTACTATTATCAACAACTTTAATAATATATGTTCCAGCCGCTAAGTTAGGAATCAATAAAGTGTTTGTAAATTGGACTCCATTAAATCCATATATTACTTGTCCATTTAATGTTACATAAGCAAGATATGGTGTAATGCCACCCTCAGCATCAATTGTGATAGTACCATCAATACCATTAGTAGTTGTAACATTGGTTGCACTATAATTAATCATAAAATCATTTTCAACTGGAAAATCACAATCAGTAAAATACTTGTTATTTAACTTATCTAAACTAGTTTTACCAATATGCAATCCAAAATAGAAATAATATGAATTATTATATGGTAATGAAGAACCACTAGCACTAGGTATAAAAGTACTTACCATACCATTAAAGCCTTGTGCTTGATAGCTTTCAGCATCACCAAGTCCAAATTGTAAATGATTTGGTGAAAAATGTCTATAACTATTATGCCATTCATCTTCTGGTGCTGTAGGTAATAAACCAGTTACATTCATATGTCTTAATGACCTTCTAACAAATTCATTTTCAATTTCCTTATCATCAATAATTCCATCACCTGGCCATGCATCATTTGCAAAATAATCATATGGTGCTAAATTATCTTCATCAAGTCCACGACCAATCTCACAAATTAGTCTAATATTTTTACAATGGCGTTTATATAATTTAACACCTTTACAGTTTAAATAAAATAATACTGGCTCAATACATGACACTGTTTCATCTTTTTGGAAAACAAGATTCCCACTAGTACCACCAATTGGAGGAAATTTATATGTTGTTGGTGTTAAAAATTGATGAATAACGGGTGTTCCATAAATATTCCATTCTGTTGCACTACCTAGTAATGTAATATCAGTAGCAAATAATTTCATATAACCATCATGTGATGAACTAGCATAATATAAATTACCATCTTGTCGTTTAATTAATCCTTCTTTGAAAGTATATTTTGTTGATACCACATTATCACATGAATTTGGCAATGTTGATAATAAACTAGTTAATGTACTTGGGTCTGGGTCCTCGCATTGAGTAGAATTCATTGCACATGAATCAAATTGAATTGTTTTGTTGCATGAATTATCAGCAACACCATCATTATTACCATCAGCTGCGTTTGGGAAGCCTACACCACCACTATACCAATCTTCACAATCATATGCACAATATTTTATTTTACCATTATCTTTTTGTTTAAATTTAAATAAAAACGCATATAATGCACCATTCACCCAATCATTATAGAAATCAAACCTATAAATGTTCATTGAATCAGCTAATTCAGCCTGTTTACATGCCATATATAATTCAGTAGCATTTTCTATAACATATAAACCACTATTACAGTCATTAATTACATAAGCACCATTACATTCACTACCATCATTACTAGTACCACAATATTCATAACCTGGTATATATTGAAGATTATCAAGACCACATTCTAGAATTATTGGCTTAACATAATTTATCATACACGTACAACAATCATCACACGTACCTGTACTACAAATACACCAACCAAAAGTACTTAAAGTTGTACAAACCGTTTTCAATATACCATTAATTGAATGTATTACCCAATTTAACGCATAAATTATCGCACCATTTATTAATGCAATTATCTCAATAACTAATCCCATTATTAAACACATAAGTACGAACATTGGGTCCGTTTTAGTATCAGACCTATTATATGGGAATTCAGTAAATGTTTCACAATCATCAACATTTTTAATGCCGATGAAATTTCTAGATTCAACTGGTTTAACAAGTGAAAACCTTCTTTGTATTCTAGGTATGAAGTTTCTAACTGTATAAATATTATTCCATATTAAATCAGTGAAATTATTATTAATATCTGGTGTTTCTGGACTAAAAGAATAATCACCTTCAATATTTGCTGGTGGATTATTTGGGACTAAAAATTTTGCTCTAGTTCTTAATCTACCCTCACCACCAGTATTATCCATACTAATTCTAAATCTAACTCTAGCTCTAGTAGCAACACCTTTTTTAGGGTTTTCAGATGGAATAATATCACCAAATTCATCAGTGATAATATAATCTATATTCATTGGTACTGGAACAACCCAAGCACCGTCTTCATCAATGTTTCTACCACCGTCAACAGTAAAATTTTCAACAGGGCTATCAGTTTTAGAATTAACTTTACGAATTAATTCAATTTTACCTTCACTTGTAGTTGTTTCAGACATTTTACCCATTTTAATTCTAGGTCTACAATGCTTATTAACACTATTTTTTTCTGAATCACTGAAGATACTACCAATAAAATAAGCTACTGGTTCAATTCTATATGGTAAATCAATATCATATCGGTTAATACCAATATTACACTCATCAGTATCACCCCAGAACGATAAAATATCAATAGTATTGTTTTCTGTAATGATTTGTGGTAATCTATTTAAATCAGTATCAGTTTTAAACTTAGTTGGACTGTCAAAATCTTCTGGATTTGACCCATTTCTAATCATATCAGAAGGTTTTTGTGATAAAATACCAATATCTGATAAATCAACATCAATGTGAATGTTTTGATTACCTACTGGTACACCACAAATCATGTAATCACCAGCTTTATTGGTTGATGTGGTGTATTTATAATATTTTTCAAATATTTCCAACACATCATTATTATCCAAAACTTCTCTTTTATTCGGGAAGCTTCCGACTGGAACATGGCATTTGGTTTGTCTGTTTTTTGGTAGTAAATTATATCTTAAACCATCTGAATCTTTATCGGAATACGCTTTAAATGGATAAACCGAACTAATTAATGGATTTGATTCATCATCATCGGATAATGGAATGAATATTGATACTTTAGCGTTAGGCACGCCAAGGCCACCATTAACAGTTACTCGACCAACCACTACACCATAATCAGCGCAATGCTTAGGATATACATCATCTTGAGAAATTTTCAATGATAATATCTTAATAAAGTCGAAGTCCTGTTGTATTGGAACTTTAATGTATGTATCCCCACCATTAGGCGTAGTTCTAACTCTTATTGTTTCACCCATATTCTATAATATATTTTTATTCACCTAAAATTGCTACATTTTTAGATGGTTTGCTTTTAATTTTTTTAAACATTTCACTAATACTAATATTTTTCTTCAATACAAACTTATTAAATAGAATTGCTATCATTATTGGTATTGATAAAGGTACGAATATTAATGTCACTAAGAAAATGAAAAATCCTGTGATTCTATTCATTGTCTTATGTTCTGTTTGAGCTATCTCAGTATCATTAACAATCACTTGCCCAGAACTTTTTTGTTGTTTGCATTTAGTACATCCCATAATTAATTTTTATTAAAATATAATCTTTTTAATAGTAAAAGGAAATATTATGCTGTTTTAACTCTGACAATTATGTCGGAATCTGGATGCGAAACTTCGAACATACTTGTTGGTTCACCAAATAAAGTAAATTGCCCTAATAAATCAATTTGTCTAGTTGCCTCATCACTGTAAGGTTGTGAAATTTGATTATATGAATAACCACCAGGTTCACCAACTTTATTATAAACTCTCAAGTCAATAACATTCAGCACACCAGAAACATTATTAATTTGCTCTAGTAATTGAGAGAAATAAATATTTTCACCCATACCGTGAGAATTAATATCCATAAATGTTGTTACTTTATTAATAACTTCAGACATTACTTGACTTCTAGGTATTTGTTTCTCGATAAATAAATCAATCTCAAAACTTAAATTAACAACCCGACCATTATTTATTTCAATATAATCATTAAGCATTCGATAATCCGATAAATATTCAGCTAAATTTTGCTTCATAGTAGAAGTAGTTGAATTTGATAATTTACCAGATTCATCTAAACCAATAACATATATGTTAATTTTATTTTGTTCTTCAAAAACACCACAACGGAATGGTACACCAAATTCACCAGGCATTAATGCAATTCTAGAATGATAATCCTTAATAGTTACCGCTCTATTTTGAGCTGAGAAATTATATTTAATCAAATATCTAATTTCTTCAATACTTAATTCATCTTTTCCACCAATTGCTGGTGTTGGATTATTCACTTTTAATGATGCTTTAACTTGATTAACTATCGTTTGGCTACTACCATTGTTGATTATTTGAACATTACCAAGTTTAGTTAATACATTAGGCCCGATATTAGTATCGGCACCACCACCGACTCTATATTGAACGAACATTGTTTTATTTGGTGATGGAATCTCACCCAATGCAATATTATTGATAATATCACCAATTCGCTCAACAAGACTTGCTGATATTTGGAAATCGCATAATGAACTAGTATCAGAAACGCCAGCACCGAAAATTAATTTAAGGAATCCTAAATTAGTGTATTCAGTTATGAATCTTCTATCAACATGTAAATATTTACCACCCTTAACACCAGAATTATCAGATACAACATTAGGGTCCTCAATAAAAACCTTATCTTCAGCCAATGCATCTACTTCGAACCATCTATTATCTAAACTAAAGAATTGGTCCAGTGTTGGTGTAACAGTCCAATTAGTACCTTCTAAAGTTATTACAGAATCAATTGATAAAACGTTGCTATCTGGTAATATTATCTCCATAAATGGCTTAACATCACTAGTATTAATTGTTTTAGTATAAATCTTTGTTGAACCATTAACTACTAATTCTCTTTTGGTTATTTCATAACTAGTAATTGTTTGGTTATTATCAATTATCGGTATTATTATTCTATTTGGTATACCACCAGTGGTAAAAGGTGACGTAAAATCAATATCATCAACAGCTTCAAATACTTTACCACCACCCATTACTTGAGCACCACGTCTAATTAAAGGGCAATATGATAAATCGAATGTATCACCAAATGGTGGAACTGTTACCGTAAAATCACATATTGTAACTGATGGCCTTTTTCCTGGTATTTTCAATCCATATGTTCTAGCCAATGAAAGCATTGAATTTCTTTCTTGAGCATAATCAATTTGGGTTTCTTGAAACATACGGTCAGTATGGTAACTTAGCATATCAGCAACAGCTGCATTTAATTCTATTAACATCATACCAACGGATGCATCATTGAAATCGTTGAAGATTTCTGGGTAATATTGCCTTACAAAATTGATTAATTCGGTTCTTGCATCAGCAAAATTACGTGCAAAATAATTTATCTTTTTAGCCATATATTGTTTATTAAATTTTAATTATTATGAAATCTTCAGCACTGAATACATCGTCAGTTATTGTATAATCAATGCGCATTATTACTAAATGGTCATTATCAGTAGATTCATCTAGGTTTATTTTATTAATTGTTAATTTTGGTAAGAATCTACTAACAACTGTATTAATTTCTTCTTCAATTTGAGAAAATGTATACCCATCTTGAGGCTCAAAGATGAATTTTAAGAGGTTTGTACCAAATTCTGGGTCATATAGCCTTTCACCCTTTTGAGTTAAAATTAGATGCATTAAATCGGATTTAACCGCATTATTATCAGTAGTGTTTAACTTAACAAAAAACCCATTATCACTATTTTGAAAGGGAAACGCAATATTTATATATCTTTTTGCCATAATATCTGTTTAATCATAAATATTGTAATAAATAATTTCTAAAACTAAATGGTAATAAAAAACAAAAAAAGCGTCCCCATTGAGAACGCTTCTTTAATTTTAATATTAAAATGCTTATTATAAAACTAAAGCTTTTTTAACTACCAATTCACATAATTGAATAAAATATTTTTCAGAATAATTTCTCTTCATCATATTAATATCTTTATGAGTCCATTGGATGTTATTTAAAATATAACCTTTTGATGAATCAATCCTGTCTAATGATGCTGTAATATTACCACCAAATGTTGTTATATCTAATCCAGTTAAAGCACATTTTCGGTCTTGTTTAATAAATAAATTATGTAATTCTTCTATTGTAATATCAAACTCAAGTTTTCTTTTAATAGCAGTGCGTTTAATTTTACTATAAATTTTCCCTGGTATTTCACCATACCCTTCCCATGCTGGATTATCCTCTCTTTTCATTGAATTACCACACTCTAAACATCGTGTAGATGTTCCTTTAACTAAAGTATAACAAGAAACCAAATTAAACTTACCACACTCACACTTACAATTAACTTTCGCTTCATGCTCAATTATTATATTTTCAGAAACTATTTCATATTTCCCAAATTTATCACCAATTTTAAAGTAATTTAAATACTTTGATTTACCTAATTTCCCCATGATTTTTATTTATTAATAAATATCATATATTTTCGAAAAGTTAATAACGCATAACCCACCATTTGAAAATTAAATATTATTTTTTAATTAATTTTTTCATATCAATATCAATTTCACACGCACCTCCGCTACAAGATAATTCACCAGATAAATTCGTATTATCATCAATTTCAATTACTTTAGTTAAATCAACATCAAATAAATTTTCCATAAGTTTATTATATTCATCTTTAGTAGAATTAGTAAAGGGGGCTTGAATATAATTTCCACCATCATATGGTAATACTGAAATACCGTTGAATGTATCTCTATTTAACCACATCCATTCACCGACTTCTGGCCATTCATTTTTAATAACAGTTTTAACACCACTATCATCACGTTTACTGAATTCTTTTTTAATTGAAATAGTTACCGATACATTATTTGTATTTTGACCATTTCTATGACCACCTCTAACCCAATCTAGGTTAAACTTTTTAACTCTTTCCAGTAATTTTAGCGGTTTTTCATAACGATAAATCGCATTTTCTGGTGCTTTTTGAGGTGCAATAATCACAGCAGTATCGTGAGGTCTAAAAAATTCATCTTCAACTAATGCTGGGTGATTTTGTAATAAATATTGATAAATTGCTTCATTTTTACCAACTCTAACTCTTCTTATATAGTAATCATTATGCCATCCGTGGATACCAGAAGAAGTTCCAAGGACCAATGAACTACTACCACTAGGTTTAATGGTGGTTGTTCTAGCCGCATGATTAATTCCAATAATATCAGCAACTCTAGCATTTTCAGTTTTAACAATATTAGAAGATTCAATAAGGTTCAATTTCAATATAGAACCAGATGCAATACCAGTCATTCCAACACCTATCAAAGCATCTTTTTCGGTATTTCTTTGCCAAATTTCTCTTAAATAGTGAAATTCAGTATAACCAGCTTGTAATGTTCCGATAAATGCGGCTGCTCTAACACGTTTATTTAATTCTTCTTGTGAATCAACATCCGATACATTAACTTCAACAAGATTACAGAATGTAAATGGTCTTAAACCAATCTCACAACATGGATTACAACCCCAATCTTTATCATTTGAGAAATATAAACCTGGTTCACCAGACCCACTTTCCTCAATTTTACGCCATAATCCATCAAAATCTTCCTTAGTTACTTTATGTCTTAATAACACAACTGAATTATTAGCTCTACCTCTTTGTGGATTTAATTCCCACCAATTACCAAATTTACATGACATCATTTCTTCATCATCAAAACTAAATAATGAAATTAATGCGGCTCTTCTTATACCACCAGCTAATACTGAGTCGGCAATGTGGCAAATAATATCATGTGTTTCGATTGGTGATAATTTATCACCATCTTTTTTGGAACCCAACATTTTTTCAATGTTATGAACACAGTCTTTTAATGGTTGTGGACCTGGTGCTTTACCTCCAGATGTTACTAATAACGCACCTTTTGGTCTAATATCTGAATAATCAAATATTGGTGTTGATGTTGAATATCCGAAATATGATTTCATTAATATTTTAATCGCATCAGCCCACCCTTCAATTGAATCGCCGATTAAATATCTCCTAGTCCTTTCTGGATTTGGCTTTCTAATCTCGGGTAAACATTCAACATGATGTTTTTGCACTGAAATACCTACACCAGTACCACCTAGTAATAAAAACATTATTTCTGAGAATACTCTCCAATCATCTACTGGTGCGTATGCGCAATTATATACTCTATTAGGTGAAATTTCAATCGATTTACCAGCAAATTGCATACTTCTCATTGAAGGGAGTATTTTTCGCTCGTATACTAATTTATATGCTTCATTTATTTCATCTTTTAATTGCGGAAACTTTTTAATATGCATTTTTTTATTCCTATCAACGAGTTCTTCCCAAGTTTCCCTTCTTTTTAATACTGGTAAGTACTTTGCGTACTTCATGTGAACTGTTATGTCTGACAAAATTTTACTTGCTATGTCCATAAATTCGAACTTATTTTTTTAATTATTATTATTTATTTTAATAAAACACTATTACTCTCTAGGTTTGTTTAAGGTAGAGCCTCGTTTTTTGTCTAAGGCGAATTTAACAGCTGTTAGATTTTTATCTTCCTTATCTTTTTTAGCCTCTAAAAACGTTTGTCCACCAGCGTTGGTTAAATCGATTACAATTCTACCGTTATCAAAAATAATATCACTAAATATGATACCATCCTTACCAAATCTGGATTTTAATATGGCCATTGTCGCTGTTCCTAATTCTTTTTGTTCTAATGTTTTAGCAACTGATACAACAAAGTGACCAATTTGACCTCTTTTAATAGACCCGCCCATCATCTGTGCTTCAACAACTCCAGCACCTATTGATGACCTATTACCTTGTACGGCAGTCCAGCCAGCAATATCAAGCTCTGACAGCATTGTTTCAAATGCTCTCATAACGTTACCTTCACCAGCATTTTGGTCATCAAATTGTTTTGATGGTTGAACACAATCGATATAATCTAAAAATACAATATCTGGTTTAAATCCTTGAGACGTAAGCTTTCTAATGTATTGTCTAATCATTGGAATTGTGGTACCATCGGATGCAAATTTTTTGAGTTTAATAATACCACCCTTGCTTTTTTTATCTTTAACGATTTCTTTTACATCATCTGCATTTTCATTTAAATCGTTAATTGTTATTTGGTCAGCTTTAGTACTATTATACCAACATGTGTAATGTTTTCGTTGAATTACTTTAGGGTTATCTTCGAAGAATATTTGAAGTACATTATACCCAGCATCTTTAGCGTGATTAGCCATTTTAGTAATCATAGTGGTTTTACCAACACCAAATGGTGCTAAAATAACTCCTAACTCACTTTTTGCCAATCCACCATCCATGTATTCATCAAGACCACTAATTCCAGTAGGTATTGGCTTACGAAAATCAGCAGCCAATACAGAGTCTGGGTCATCACACACATCAATAATATCATCATCACCTTGACCTAATTCTAATGCGCCTTTTATTAACTCTTCACATTCGTAATATCGGTCAACATCACCAGTATTAATGATATCATCAATTTTTTTAACTGTTACTTTTAATTGTTGTTGTTTACAAAAATTTAATCCATACTTTTTGATGTATTCACCATCTGGCTTTGATAATATCTCAGGTATATCAGAATTTAAATATTGATTAATTCGATGTAAACTTGGGCCAGTAACATTGGCCGCAATTCTAATAAGCATTGAATCAACATCTAAAAGTACTTCATCTTTCTTCCAAGCATCTATAAATTCTTTAACAATTTTTTTTCGCCAAGTCTCTTCAAAATAATCAGTACTTAACAAATCTGAGATTTTATTTGCAAACCTCCTATCAGTTAATAAATGTGCTATTAGTTTTTGTTGAAAATCGGTTCCTAAAAACTTGAACGTATCTTTCGTTTCTTTTTTAATCATACAACCATAATGTTATTATAAATATTATTAGAATTCGAGTTCGCCCCATTGATTAGAATAATTTTTTTGACTTAATCCTTCACGGATTTCACTAATTATTTTAGGGATTATCTCTTTAATATCCACTTGATATCTAACTTTTGGTGGATATACATTGCCAGTGAATTTACTTTCAATCACTGATTTTTTATCTACTCGAATTTCGAATCCATAAACGTCTTCCTTTTCATAAATGTCACCTCTTGGAACTTCTTCTTCGGTTTGTTCTTTATATGGGTTGAAAAATTCCCATAAATAATTAACGGTTTTAGCTTTTAGGTGTTCCTTAATAATATCCACACAATAGTCGTGAGTATATTTTAAATACAATGATTTAATAGAATTCTCATTGAATCCACGGATGTTGAAATATCTTTGGCAAATAATGTTACCATTAATGTATAGAAGAAACTCAAATCTTTGTTCTTCAATGCTTTTTTTGAATGTTAAATTTTCCATAAAAATTGTTTTTTTTTAGTTATTATTTTAATTTGACTTATTATAAAATTCTTTTTCTCGATTAGTTATTTTTTTAAATGGCAAGAAAAATGATTCCTTATTATATTCACTAATTAAATCGTTAATCCCATCACGCCTTAAATTAGTGTAAACTCTTATAAACCCATCAACCTTAGGGGTTATCGCATTTTCCATCCAACTATGGAAATCATCTAAAACTCTCTCATCCATCAGAGGGTTTTTAAGGTCCATTATGATGCGATTGATGTCGTATAGTCTATTGCCTTGACTTCCATCAGTTCGTTGCTCTAAAATGTTTAAATTGGATTGTAGCGGCTTTTTTCTTTTATCATTATCTTCCCTAGCTTTAATTAATACTTCTTGTAATGTAACTTTTCTATCGGCTATTTCTGGCATTAGATTAAGTAATGTTTTTTCACCAACACCTTTAACACCTTTGATTGAATCACTTTTATCACCGCAAATCATTTTAACTAGCAAAGCATTCTCTGAATGATGTTTGAAATGTTCTCTATAATTTGCTTTTGTTATCATCCGTTTAATATCAATTAAATAAACTCTAACATCATCAGATAATAGTTGACACATATCTCTATCGCTAGTGAATATAGTTATTTGTTCATCTTCTGGTTTGTTAATGCAATAATATCCTATGAAATCATCACCTTCGATAATATCATCCCAAAATTGTCTAATTGATAAGTCGAATAAATATTCTCTAATTAATTCAATTTGTAATAATATATCAGCTTCTGGAATATTACCATTAACATAATCTTTATTTCTATTTGATTTATACTCTGGGTATAAAGCATATCTTTTCTGTCCAGATAGTTTACCATCCCAGAAAACATAAACTTTTTTAAATTGACTATTATCAAATAAAAAATTTCTTAAAATAAATAGAAATTGATACAATCCACCAACGTGGACTATTTCACCATGCTTTGATTTACTAGTGAAAACATCTTTTGCACCGTGATAGGCTTGCTTAAACAAAGCATTCCCATCTACGAGCAAAACATTTTTCATTATTTTAACAGTACCAAATTTTGGTGGAAGTCGGTTCACGACATAATTTTTAAAGGGTTAAACAATATATTAACTTACTAAGCTTTCTATGATTTCGTCTTCACTTGGTGCTTCTTCAACTAATACAATCTCAGCATCACCAGATACATTTAATTTCTCTAAGAAAAATGCTCTATATTCTTTTAAATAAGCATCTTTTCTTTCTGGGGAAACATAACCATGAACAGTTGAAATCAATTTACCTTCCCAAGTAAGGCCATTAATGTGGTTTTTCTCTATTTTAACTCTAGATTGAGTACCATAAAAGAATGTATTACCATTACTAGTTGCACTAATATTAGTAGTACCACGAGCTGCAATGCCTCCCATATGGAAAACTAAACGAGCTGCATGATAAATAGCATCACCATTTTTATTATCGGTAGATGCTGCACCACCAGATGCGCCTATATTTTTTCTAATTTTTTGAATTGCTAAGAATGTATTGGTAAATGGTTGACCTTCTTTTTTAGAAGCTGGAATCCTAGAATTCACAATACCCATAAAGCTACGTTCAACAGCTTGTGCATCCCATGCGTTGTTATCAGCATCAGACGTAATTCTTTTGTATGATTTAAGGGTTCCAATAGAATCCCACATAAAACATAATTCATAATTTAATTCACCATCACGTTGTTTATCTAAACATTCATCAACATAGCGAGCACAATCTTCAATACATGCTTCATAACGCATTTTTTTTGCATCTTTAAACATTTTTCTTTCAACGTAATCATACATACCATATAAAGTTGATAATGTATTTGTATTGATATAAATAAAGAATCCTTTATAATCAATAACTTCACCAGTTTCTTCATCAACAACATCTTCGAATACCATACCAATATCTCTAGCATGTTCCCAACTCCAAGCATTTTCAGTGTCAATAATTACTGGTATTATACCAAGTTTTTGACAACCAACGGCAGCCTCATAAATTGATGTTGATTTACCTGTATCTGAAAAGCCTTTAAATATTGTTACATATCCTTTTGGTATTCCTGGTAATCCAGTTTCTTCTTGGAAATCTTTACTAAATGGAATCCATTGTAATGGTTTATCTTTAACGCTAATGTTACTTAAACCATTATTCTTTTTAAAATCATCTAAATTAGACTCTGGTAAAGTAATAGCTTTTTTGGTTGGTGCTTTTCTTTTTATCGGCATAAAAATAAAATATTAATTTTTTGTTATCTTTTGAAAGGCATTAAAATGAAAATGGGCGTTACCGCCCATTTCATTCAATGGTTGTGACTAAAATGGTAAGTCATCAGTTTCTTCTTCAGTTGCATTTACTTCAACAACAGCTGGTTTCTTTTTAGCCGCTGGTGCTTTAGTAGTTTTAACTGTAGTTTCAGCAACTGTTGTTTCAACAGCTGGTGCTTCAACGTCTTTTTCACCACCAATAGTCAATGTGTTTTCTAAATCAGAAGCTTCAGATTCAGCTAATTCTAATTTATCAACCCATTTGTTTTTTGTTTTGTCCCATACAGGTTCTGCACCTCTAACAACAAGTTCAAGATAATCATAAGTTCTGATGCTATAAACATCTTCCCATGTACGAGTATCATTCAACCATTCAGCTGATAATTCTTTATCTTCTGAAATTGGAGCTGGGTCAGCATCAACAATAGACTTGATAATTGTAGCATTGTTTTGGTTTTTACCCATATCAATGATAAGGTCACGTCCACTTTCAGCGTCAACGATGTTACCCTTTGCGCCTCTAGTTTTAATAATACCAATGATTTTGTCAAAGATACCTTCACCTCTATAATCATGGTTAAATCTCCAGAATTTTACACCTTCATCTTCCGCATCACGGTCAATTACTTTTACAACATATGCTTTACGAGCACCATAATCTTTAGCAAGTGTCTTATCTGATTCAACGCCAGTAGCTAATAAAGCTTCTCTTGCTTCACAAAATGGACAATCTTTGTCAAAATTATGATTCAAACATACGAATTTTTTCCATTCACCTTTGATTTGTAATTTGTGAATATAAACTTCTTTAAATGGAGTTCCACCTTGGCTATCTGGTAGAATACGAACGTGTTTACTTCCGTTTTTTTCTTTATCACCAAGTCTTGGTGTAAAATAATTTTTTAAATCGTAAGATTTTTTTGTAGTACTTTTACTTTGTTGATTGTTGTTGTACTGGTTCAAAATTGCATTTACTGCGTCTAATTCTTGGTTCTGTTTTTCTGTACTCATTTTTTTTTCGTTTTTTTTAGTTTTTGTTATTAGGTCATTTATTTGTTCAAATAATTATAATTAATATAATAATATTCTGTAAAAAGTAAACAATTATAATTAATTATTTTCATCCGATTGAAACAAAAATACATCCTTTTTCATCATATGTCCACTAATTTTAAATAAAAATTCAAAATATTTTTTAATCAACTGATTTTAAATAAAAAAGGGAACTACCATGAATTCCCTTTTTATACGTAATTTATTTTTGTGCGTTACACATCTTCTTCTTCATATTCATCAAAAGTTTTTTTAACAGTGCCATGGCTATAATCAGAGCCAACATCGTCTTGTGTTAAAACATATTCCTTTTCTTTTTCTTCATTTGGGTTTATTGCTCCTAATCCCCTACCAGTATCATAATTTCCATCTTTTTCAGCCCAAAAATCAGTCAATTTTAAGTTATATGGGTATGAATCTAATGAGCGCATTTCTAGTTTCTCAACAGGTGTTGGATTTCTCTTTTCAATTTCAACTTCTAAATCTTCAATCTTTTTAGTTATAACATCCATTTTACTTAATTGACCTGTTAATTGACTAAATTGATTTAATAATTCTTCCATTTTTTGTCCATTCATCTGAGCCATTTGTTTAGCTTCTTCAGTTCCTTGAACTAATTGTGTTACATCAACATCAACTTCATCTTCAGCTGGTGCTTCAACTGGGGGTACATCCATATCAATTTCTTCACCACCATTTTCATCACCAAATCCAGTCATTTCAGTATCATCAGTAGCACCATCAGCACCACTAACATCTACATCAATATCTTCAGCGTTAGCATCTTCTGGAGCGTCTTGATTAGCTTCATCACCAATTGGTGGCTCACCATTAACATCGGCTTCTTGGTCAGTCTCTGGGTCAGCTTGTAGAATTAATCCTTTACCATCATCATTTTGACCTAGAACGTCAATATCATCGTCTTCGTCAACATAAAAAGAGTATTCTAATAACTGTTTATGTCTTTTTAGCTCTTCAGCTAATAATTTCTTATTAATATCCATTTTAAATAATTATTTAAACAAGTAATTGTCTACCATCCTCAACGATGATTTGTTTATTTATACGAACTCGTTCAATTAAACCATCTTTTGATTTAACTTTACATTCTGAACCACTACACACTTCTTCTGGGTTAGTTTGTTCAGTTTGACCTAGAAAACTATCTAAACCATTTTGCAATTCTTTATCTTCAATATTTTCCATAAATTTATTGTTTAATATGTTTATTGTTAACTATAAATATACTGAAAGTACTAAAAAATACGCTCAATGTTGTAAATAATGAGTTCTTCTTTGTTATTTAATATAATTTTGTTTTGATAATTATCCCAATTTATTTTATGCTCTTTGTAATTTATATTACCAAGTTCACCACCACATTCAGATTCTATAAGCTTATTTAATGCATTAATAGTGTAAATTGCATTCCCTTTTTTGTGGATTGGGATTGTATTTGGGAAGTTGTTATTTAAATCAATTTTCTTACCATCAAGTAATATTAATTTGAATGTAACAATTAATTTAGATTCGTCATCTAAATTTTTGTACACGAATACTTTTTCTTTATTTACTTTGAATTTAAGATTTAAATAGTTGTAAAACCAGTCTAATCTCTCTGGGAAAATAAATGAAGCCAATAATAAAGTCTTGTCCATTTTTTATTTTATTATAAATATACTATCCAATCGCACAGTACATCAATAAAGTAAAAAATTAAGAATTATTATCTAACTCATCTAAATAACATAAATATGGGGTGTATTTTAAGCCATTATTAAGGTAAAACATATCATCATTATATTGTTCGGGTAATTCTTTTTGAGTTATTAACCCATTGGCTAATGCGCTGAAGTTTTCCTTAACTTTTTCTGGGTCCTTGCCAGTAAACTTAGATAATTCTAGGTCAAATCCGAATATTATCCCATCACCGTATAAATAAATCATTCGATTATCGTGAATATATCCAATTAATTTATCAATGCTTTTAAGTTTATCATATGTTTTGACTAGGCTATCATGTGATAGGTGAACTATATCAATGAAAAAATATATTATATCTGATTGTAGTTTTTCATAGCAAAAATTAACAAATAACTCAATATCAGATTCATATTCTCTAACCGCTTCACTTTTAGTGAATGTCCAATGAGTATTTTCATCAATTTTACGGGTCTTAATTATTAATTCAGTATCTGGAAATAACCCACACGCATATTCATAACCAACAATTAGTGTTGGTATACCTTCATAACAATCATCTAGTGATGTGACCACATTAAAGCGGTCACTCACGTTAACTTTTTGTTTGGTTGAAACAATATTTCCGATTTTTTTCACAGTACAAATATACTATAAAAAAATTAAAAATACAAATTAAACATATTCATCTGTCATATAATCACTATATTTTGGTACATATGCCGTCCATCCATAACGTGATAATGGTCTTGGTGATGGTGTACCACTTAATGGTGGTGTTGGTGTGTCAAATGTAGTTTGTTTTTGTATTACTTGTACTGGGTCGTTAACAATCGATGATTTTAATTTATTACCACTACTATCAAGTTGACGTGAAGTTCCATTTACTAGTGGACTATTATCCCAAAACTGACTCTTATTAGTAGCTGTTCTAATTTCCAAATGTAAATGTGGTCCAGCAGTTAATCCACCAAATGAATTACCAGCTGATGTTTTTGGACATGTAGTTGGATTTCCACCAGATTCTGCAATTTTTTGAGATTTTGTTACTTTAAGGTTGGTTGGGTACTTATAATTCGCACTACCATCTATTTGGTCATAATTACTAATACCAGCGGATGTTAATATTGCACTATCGATAGCATTCAAATGCCCATAAAGACTAAATACTTTTTCACCATTAACATCATGTTCAATTATCATATGTAAACCAAACCCACTTCCAATTCCAATATAATAAATCGTTCCATCTGAAATTGTATGAACATTTGTGTCAACTGGACAATAAATATCAATACCATAATGTGGTGATGTATCACTCGCACCCCTTAATCCAATTGGTGAACCAATTTTATGTTTAACATCAACTGGATATACAGCATCTAATGCAAGTACAGTATCAGATTTCATTTCACCATCTTTAATCCATTGGTCGTCTTTATTTGTTGCGGTTGATAATGTACCACCAAATATACCAGTCAATTGAGATTTAGTATTTACACTATTATTAATATCACCAATAAAATCACTAAAAATAGTGGATGCATCTAATAATTGAGTCTTTTCTCTTCTAATTCTAACACCTTTAAATTTAGTTGTCATATGATTAGGAGTTATTGAATGACTAGTTTTAATAATCCAATATGCACCTCTAAACATAGGGATATTATTCAATTGGAAATACATCATTGGTTGAATCATAGCATTACCTAAACATTCAACTTCACACGAATATGACCTAACCGAATATAAATTAAATAAATTTTGACCAATATGTGATTTATTGGTTGGTGAACCATTTTGTGCAATATCATCAATTATTTTTAACCCTTCATCAGTTTCAGTAAATTCTTGTTGGTCTAATAACACATCTTTAAAAATGCTTTGGTTTTCATTACCATAATTAACAACAAATACTGGAACAGCTGTTGCATTAGATTCAAAGAAATCATCTGGAACACCAGTACCATCTTTAACACCAAAATTAAACCCATCACTTTTAAAATTTGAATCCGAAAAATCTAAATGTTGTGAACGTTGACCTAAATAAACACAAATAAATGATGGTCCAACAGTCATATTAGCACCATTAGCAACTTTATTATATGAATATGGGGTGAACATGGCCCTTAACTGTTTTTCTTCCTTAAAATTAACAAATGAAGGTAATGGAATGAAATCCATATAATTATCACTTAATATTCTACCGAATACATCATAGATGCTTTGATTGTAATTACCAACAATTAAATTAGCAATTGCTGCTGGGTTAATAAGTAAATCATTAGAAATATCAACATAACTCCTAGTTATAAATTTAAAAGTATCAATTAAGTGAGTATTACTATTATTTGTCCTACCAGCACCATTACATGTTTCCCATGGATAATCGCCATTATTACCAGAAATCCATTTATCAAAAATCGCTTTAATATTTCGATAAATGTTTAATTTTAACATATTATTATCAATGTTAGCATCAGTAAGCATTGTTGTTTCATTTTCTTCTTTTTTCTCACCAAGCTCATTAAGTTGGGCGAAAAATGCTGATAAATAATTTTCTAAGTCTTTTAAATCAATACTAATTGGGTATCTATTATGGTAATTTGAATATGTTGCTGGAAACGCATCTTTATTTGGGTCATCATGGGTTTGATTCCATATTCTCCATGTTGAATTAACAATTAAAATTGGTTTCTCAATGAAATTCATTAGTAAAGTATTGGTATTAGCTGATAATGCTGGATTTTTTATTGTTGGGTTGGCTAATAAATTAGGTTCAATACTTGAAATAAATTCAGTTGTTGCCCATGAGTTAAATAAATTAATAAACTCTTGTTTAACTTGCCATGGTAAATTAATTATAACTCTCTCAATAGGTGATGGTGCTTCATCATGTCTAATAGTTAATGGCGCATACGCACCAGCACCACCTGGTGTTATATAGGTAAATTCATTGTAAATTAATTTAAAATTGTTTTGTTCAGCAACTGTTAATGTTCTACCATCACTTAATAATTTGTTATTAGCAATAAATATAATAGGGTCTGGTGTTTGGCTATATCTCCAAAGTATTCCACCTAAAAATAATGCCCAAGCATATGGTGCTCTAATTAATCCAGCCCTCTCTGAAAATAAACCTCTAATATCGTCTGGTCTTAAAATACCAATATAATCACCATTAGTTTCATATTTAAAAAAATCAGTAAAATTTAAATTACTAGTTGTATTTGATATTAATCCTTGAAATGGTAGTGAATGCAAAAATAAAAAAGCTTTTGCTTGTGGACTAGTTTGATGAGTATAAAAATCACTACCAAATAATGGTTTATAGTCATATCTATTAGTAGATATAATATCATTCCAAGAACCATATACAATACCATTAAAATATGATGAATTAGTGCCACCAGAAGTTCGATTATAAATAGCATCTCTATATGGCCATATTGGTGCTGCTGACATGCCAGCACCGCCAGTACCACCACCAGGATGATAAATATAACTAGCCTCAGCTGGTGTTGTTATAATTTCAAAATATGTTTTTTCAGATGAGAAAAAATTATATAACCCATCGTAAGAATCTAATTTACCATTTAATTCATAATCAATATTATAAAAATCCTGTGTTTTAAATGTAAAACCATTTGGCCTCCAATTTGAATTATCTGGGTTTGGATATACTTTTAATTTATTTAATTCATTAGCTTTCATACCAGTATCAAATTTATCACTTTTATACCCATTTTTTGTTAATATTTTTTCATAAATCTCTTCATCATAGCCAATAGTACTAGCATATTTTTTATATTCATCCCATGGAAGAATTTTAACATAAGTAGCACCATCTAAATTTAATTCATCAGCATTGGCTCTAGTGTATTTAGTAATAGTGTTAGTTGGATTAGTACTTGAATAATTTGGTGTTACACAATTACCAAAAATAGTTGATTTTAATTCTAATTGTTTTAATTCATCTCTAGATTTTAAATTATTAAAACTTTCATAGAAATAATTACCAGTCACTATTTTTTTATCATCACCAACATTATTTATATTTTCACTTCTTAATGGAATGTAAACTCTATAATGATTAGTTATTGGTATTGTAGCTGCGTCTTTTATGAATGTGTATTCATAATAATTACTAGTGGGTGATTTATATATAACTTTTGGTCTAGAAGTTTGTGTTGGTTTATCAACAAGTGTTTCATTGTTTTGTGCTATAGCATCATTAATTAATAAATTAGCAGCTGCTGATGTATTAACTGATTTATAATATCTATCTTTTATAAATGCTAACATTTTTACTGGTGCATATCTATAAAGATTTGTAGCTTCTAATGCGCCCATTGTCTTTATTTCAAAATCAGTTAAATTACGATTACTATAACCCATAAATATAAATGCTCGCTCTAATATCAACAACATCATATCCCAATATTTTTCACCTCTAATATCAGTATTTAACGTTAAATTAAATGGATTATATGATTTAGCTAACATAGTATCCATTGGATTTACAGGGAACCAACCATCTTTTGCATTGGTTTGAGAATTGAGATATTCTTGGTCTTGTCTAGCTGATTTTAATATACCATCCAATAATTCATTAATAAATTGAACCTCAGTTATTTTATCATGATTAGCAATTGTACCTAACCATTCTTCATTATTAGTGGCATCACTATATTTTGGAAATGGCAAAATATCTTTATCTTTTGGATTTGTATAATCAAAATATTTAGTGTGATTTTTAAGTGTAGCTGTTCTATCAGAACTTTTTTTAGCATTGTCAGCAACTTCACTTATTCGCTGTAATAATACCTCACAACTAGTTGTGAATATTTCAAAAATATTTTTAATCGATGGAGTAAATGTTAATGCCCGTGTTACTTGGTCTTTAACTGCATCAGATACCTTTTTTTTATTTAATTTTAACGCTTCTAATGAATCGAACTCAGTTGTAACCACTTCTTTATCCGCTTCTCTTAAATCAAACACTAATAAATTATTAAATGTTTTTAATTCAGTTGATATATTAGCCAAAGCAATTGCATCAATACCATTAATAGGACCACCAGATGGTAATAATAAATCATTATATTTAAGTTCGGTCATCCTTCCACCTCTTAATTTAAATAATGATGGTGTAAATTTAGATGATGGTAATTGTGAGTTAATAGTAGTAATCGTATTTTCAATATCAGTATCGTATCTATCAACAATTTCATCAATTTCGCTTTGTTTACTACTACTAGGTTTTTTAATTACAATTAGCCCAGATACTGGTGACGATATTTCACTAGCATTACCAACACTTGTTTGAATATCATCATAAAATGATTTAGTCTCTGTTTTTATATCATCAATAAGTGACAAAATTGAATTTAAAACACCATTTTGTGTTATGGATGGGTCAGAATCTGATAATTGTTGTATTGAAATGGTTAATTTATCAACTTGTCTAATCAATTCATTAATTGATATTATATGGTTTGAATCTCTGGTCGCACCAACATCAGATTTAATACTTTCTAATATTTTTTTACCAGCATCGGTTTCCTCTACACCTCTTAAATAACCAACTAACATGTCAGTTAAAAATGCATATGTATATCCAATAAAATCACATGATATTTCGAAATTACCAGTTTTTGAATTAAATTTTGATGTAAATTTAGTTAAATGAAGACAATATTGAACTTGCATTCCATAATAACCCTTTATTTTCAAACTAAATATTGGATATGGTAATTCAAAAAATACTCTATATTGTGAATTCATACCAGCGGCAAATATACTACCACCTCTAACATCAATCATTTCAATATGAATCATTGGTGCGTATGATGTATTAAATTCAATATTAATACTAGTAATACCTAGTGCTTCAGCATTACCCCCACTTTGACTAAGTTTAGCATCAATGTCAGTATAATTAGTTGTTAATGAATTACGAACTCGACTATTACCATCAGTACCTACAACATTACTTTCAGAACCTTTAATGAAATTAACTGACATGCTTTTGTTATTACTATTATCAACATAACCACCACCATTACCAGTTGCTAGAATAATTGTTCTAGCTTTTTTTGCAGTTGTTAATTCAACATTAATACATAATTCTTCCAATGGCATTGAATGTCTATCATATATTTGCCCTTTTTCATTTTCTAATTGGTTTGGGTCTACAATTAAAACCCTACCATATCCATTTGATAATAATTTATCTTCCATTTAATTCAATGTGTTTGTTAACTTTATTTTCATAGATTTCCAAAGATTTATTAAATGGAAACGGTACTGTTAAAACCGTTCCATCTGGTATATTAAATTCTAAGCCACCATATTGTGGATTTGCTGCAAGAATTAACCATCCGTGGAAAGGATTATTATAATACGTTTGACTTATTTTGTCAAGTCTAGTAACTCCTAAACGATAAAGAATTTGTTTATCACCTTGTTTAGGTTCTAAAAATATACCAGGAACTGGTTTTATATCACCATTGGCTCTAAATGCCTCATATCTATCGAAATATCCTCTTCCCATAATTAACTTGTTTTAACAATTGTCATTTTACCACCACATTCGTTAGTTGAACTCAATAATTTTACATTAAGCATCGTAGAAACTTCCGTTTTTTGATACCCAGTACCTTCTGGTGCAACATATTTAACTTTAATTGCATGATTACCTTTTGATATTGTTTTACCATCTAAATAATATACAATTTTATCTGATTCAGTATGTGGTTCATCAAAATCACCTTCAAAATATAATACATCAGTTCCTATATCAGTAGTAGTACCATTAAAAATATAAAACTTAAATCTTCCAGGTGGTAATTCAGTATAATTATCATCATTAATTTTAAATTCAACCCTAATTTCAGAACTAGAACCAGCCGTTGTATACCAAAAATTAAAGTCAACAGTTATACCACTTGTTGAAGCCATTGGATTGATTATAATATCTTCATTTTTCTTTCCTTCAATTTGATTAATACTCCTTGGCTTTGCTTTTGTCATATTACCATAAATGTCAGTACGGTCAGTATTTACATTACTATCCCATTGTCTATTTGTTCCATGTTTATAACCTTCTTTTAATTTACCATTTTCAATATAATCGGGTCTTTCACTATAAACTTCATTATTAGCAAAGAAATTAAATGATACAGCATTTTGTAATCGATTAATTGGACCTTGTAAACTTGAGCCCCCAACAAATTTAAAATTTAAATCAACTGTTGCTAACATTGGTTGAACACCAATACCTTCTGGGTTTAAATCCCAAACTAATGGTTCGTATGTGAAATTAATTGAATCAATAACAATTTTAGTATGGTAAAAATCACCAATCCTTAAAATACAAACTGGTGGCCTACCAAATGCTAAATTTTCTGGGTTTGATGAATTTTCACCTGTTGAACCTTGTCTACCACATTGTTGTAAGAAAGTTAGTCTACTATTTAAACCTTCTGGTGTTGTCGAATGAAATGCTGGGTGGAACCATCTTAACTTTTGGCGAATATCATCATAAACATATTTGTTAATATCCTGTAATTTAAAGAAATATTCAGCTTCATCAATATACTTAGATTTGCGAAGACTCATATTTAAATCTTCAGTTAAAAATTCGTCATCAATTATGTCTGGTGTTAATGCCCCATCTAAACTAGGGTCATAATAAAAATATAAATCAACTTTTCTAGCCATAATATCTTCTTTAGTAATAACTTGTGCTATATAATATTGTTCTTCACTCATACCATTTTTTGGAATAACTGGCACTGTTATAACACCTGTTTTTACAATCTTAACTCTTTTTTCAGCATCTAGTATATTTGCCTTTTTAAATTTATCAATTAAAAATGTTCGTAAAGAATTAGCTCTATCTTTAGCTAAATTTTCATTATTAACTTCACCAGAACTACTAGCATAACCCTTAATATTTACACTTAAAGCTCCATTTTTACAAGAATTAAGTATTTTTTTAAATGTTTCATCATTTATTAATAAATTATGCCATGAATATTCACCAGTATCATTTAACATATAAGATGTTGGATATGGGATATTATGCTGACCATATGGTGATTCTTCTTTAAATGTTTTAACACCATTTGCAGTTTCATAAATTGATGACCATGTTAAATCGCTGACCGAATAAACTGCATTTGGAAAATAAACAGTTATTAATTGATTGTATGATAAATTACTTATTTTATTTTGACCCTCAGTTGCTTGTTTTACCTCCATAGCTGACAATTCAGCATTAGTCAATCTCATTTTAATGCTTGGTGGTAGTGTTTTACAGCCAGCCATTATATCTTCAATCTGATATTTTTCAGATGTAAATCTCAAATCATTTAACATTGAAGGGTGGTCGGCAATTACTTTAAATTGTAATGTGCCAGTTCTTTCAGTATTGCTATAAGTATAAATCGGTTCACTTCTTCCAATGAAAGTTGTTGTTTCCCAATTAACACTAGTACTATCAGTGAAATTAATATCATATGGTGGGAACCACATTATTCTACCCTTCATTGCTGGATTTAATGGGTCACCTGGTCCTTTTTCTGAATTAGGTAGATTATAATAGTCATCGGCCCACGCTAAATTTTCAATTGAAAGCATAAATCGTTTCATATTTAAATTACCATCATTACTATCACCATAATATGGACTAACTCTTGCAAATCCATTATCATCCAATACGGATAAATGTCTATTATTTCTATGTACTGTACCAACATCTAATCCTCTATGTTTCTGTAAATCACCAACACGGTTATATTGCTTTAATGTACTCCATGTTCTGCAAAATCTTCCATCTTCACCTTGAATTGCGCTACCTTTACTTATTGTTAAATCACCACAATTGTTTACCCTACCACCTGTTTGAATTTGGTCATATGCATCATTAGCAATTTTAGAATGTGAATTAACCATAGTATCAATTTTTCCACTTTTGAATAATTCATAAGTTTTGTATAGAATACTACTTTTGTTTTTATATGGGTTAGGTGCTTCATATGCCGATACTGGCATTGTTGTACCGATTGGTGATTTATCACTACCACGTTTATAATCTGGCCAAACTTGATATTCTTGTTGTGATTCAACTACTGGTTGTCCATCAATAGTTTCATTTGTCATTAAATAAAAACTTCCAAATGGATTATCACTAGCTACGCTGTCTGGATAATTGTAAATATTACCATTGGTTCCATCTTTTTCTAATCTTTTATCACTATAAGCTGGACGATACATGTTAATATCTAAGTTAGCAAATAACGCAATCACTTGGCCTTTACCAGTATTCTTAATTAATTCATTTTCACTTCTGATTTGTGTTTGAGTAGAACCCAATGTTGGTGCATATGTCCATGAATCAGCATCCATACCACTTGCTGGTGCTTGAAAGCCCATAAGTTTTGAAGTGAAATCTAAAGCTTTACCTAATGAAGTTTCAGATACAGTAATATCATAATTTGGTATTATTAAATCATGTCCAGTTAATAAACTCAATGGATTTAAATTAACATGTCCTATAGTTTCTTGTTGTAAATTGAAAGCTGCATTATTAGCTAAAGCAAATGCTAATTGTTGAGCACCAATACGACCTAATTCAGTATCATTGATAATTCCAATAGTTCCTAATGTTCTACCAGCTAACGTACTCCTTAAATCAAAATTAGTAACTAAACCATTTTGACTAAATCCTAAACTACCTGTTAATAAGCTTCCAATTATATCAGCTGGTTGTGTATCATAACCACCAACATTTAATTTATGTTTATCATCCAGATACTCAGTAGTTTGATTAGCTACATCACCTGGTACTCTACTTCCAACGTCAACTGTAGTTTCATTATTGAAAGTATATTTATTCTTACCCATTAATGAATCCCTAAGATAATTACCAGCATTGCTTAAATTTGATACTAAATCAACACCAGTTTTAGGATATGTTAAAGGGTGAGTATATTGTGGGAGTGGAACAATATTACCACTTGCATCAATTAAATCTGATTGAGTCATTGGTAATGTAAAATTCTCATTAATATCAGTATAGGACCATGGCTGGCCTGATTGATATATGTTTGAATTCATAGCTTCTTCTCTTCTAATATCAGTTGAAGGACTTTCAATAGCATTTGGATTTTGTCCTACTTGCGCTAGTGTTGGTGATATACCTACTTGTACTTGGCTTCCGATAGCATCCAAACTATTTAATGTTGATAATAAATAAGGACTATTAGCTACCGTATCCAATATTAAATTTTGAGCTAATAATACAGTTCTTCTTTGAGTAGCAACATTATCAATCTCAATTGATGATTGAGTATGAATAGTTCCATTAGTTATAAATTGCTGTGATTCAGTATCAACGAATTGTCCTAATGCATCATTCGCATTTAAAAAAGTATTATAATAACCATTCTGAATAATAGCATCGGCATATAAATCATTATTAAAGGCTTCAGCTCGTTTTTGATTGGCTACGTTGGTAATCTCAATTGATGATTGAATATGGCCACTAACAGGGTCTGAAATGAATTCTTGGGCAGTTATATCAACTGGCATACCAATAACGTCATTACTATGTAACATAACGTTATAATAAGCATTTTGAACAACAGCGTCAACTTGCAAATTTCTTAATAATAAATAATCTCTAATTTGTGGTGAACATGTATTAATATCACCGATACAGCTATAAGGAATTGGCATAATATTAGTTTTTTATATAAATACCAACTTAATGAAAATTTTGACAAAATAAATAGTAAAAATATTTAAGAATAAATTGCGATGGGATAATAATATAATAATAAAGTAGATATTATAGTAATATTATAGTATATTTGTATTATTATTATATATTATAGTAATTATTATAGTAATATTTATTGTAATTATTATAGTAGTTTTGTATTATATAAAAGAAAGTAAATTTTTTGGTAAATGTCAAGTAAAATCTTAATTATTTACTAACAAAATTATAATATACTCAATATTACTTACTTACATTATTGTTAACTTTACCACCACTTGAACCTTTTTTAACTTCAGTTTGAATCATTCTAGTTAAAGTCCTCATTAATACTGGATTATTCTTTAAAATATCTTCATCAAGTGTTTTACCGTCATTACCAACTAATTCAATTCTACCAGTAATTTTAATATCATCAAATGAATGCTTTACATTAGAAGCTCCATTACTAGAATTCATTCTTTGGTCAATTGGTCCACTTGGCTTATGTCCAATAAGCGTATCTACTTTATCACTACTATCAATTGGTATTGGCATAGCAAAATCATGATACATTGGTCCATTACTACCATATTTTGTATTACCTAATGTTTGATTACGTAGTGTTTTATCTTTAGTCAATTGTTGATATGCACCAACGCCAGTACCAGCAATGCCACCAGCTAACATACCCCATGGACCAAACATAGAAAGTGCGCTAGCACCTTTTAAAGTAGCACTATTAATACCCATTGCTTTACCACCGAAACTATCTGGGTCAAGATTACTACCAATTTCATCAGATAAAGCAGCACCAGCACCTAATCCAATAGTAGCACCAGCACCACGTAACATTGGATTTTTACCACCCCATGAATTAGCGAAACCACCCTTTGTTGCACCTTGAAACTTTGAACCAGCTGGTATTTTACCACTAAAATTTTGTTGTGCACCATTTTTATAATAACCAGCGTTAGTACTTTTTCTATACATACTAGGACCGCTAGTACCACCACCACCACTACTACCACCACCAGGCATACTAGGACCATATCCACCACCTCCACCACCACGAGCAACTGAATTAAATCCTATACCCAATGCAACTCCATTTGCAATCCAAGTGGCAGCTTTTAATGCAGCCCATCCACCAAGAATTACACCTATTGATAATAATGGACTTTTAGCTAATTGGTCGATAGCCCATTTTAAACCATCACCAATTTTTTGAGCAACGCTAAATAGCTTCTCAAAACTGCCTTTTTTACCCCAGTCGGTGAATTTCTTCATCGCACCACCTAAACCCTCAAAAATACCTTTTATTGCGGGTAATAATGCTGTTTTAAATGTGTTAACAATATTAGCCCATTGTTCATCAAAATCTTTAGACGATTCAGCTCTAGATGCTATTGATTCTTTTTCATCCTTATAAGCCTTAATTTGCTCTTTAGTCAACGTATTAATTAATTGTTCTGGTTTACCACCAACCGAAATAACGAAACCTTTTTTATCTTTACTCCAAGTAGCGGTACTTTCAATAAACTCTTTAGCACCTTTGTCACCTCTAATTGTTGGATTAATATCCATATCAATTGATTTAGTCATAGCCATTCTATGAGCAATCTCACTTAATTCTTCAAAAGGAATATTAGTCGCTTTAGCAACTTCTCTTAATCTACTTAATTCTAATGCTGATTTATCAACTTCACCAGTTACTCTATTAAATCTAAAGGTACCAGCAGTTGCTTCACCAATTGATTTAGTAAATGATTCCATATCATTTCTAGCTTCATACATTAATCTAAATGGGTCAGCCAATTGAGCCCAAGCACCACCTAATGTTTGTAATGTAGCAGCCGCTTCAACAGCACCTTCTGGATTTGAAACTTGTGCAGCAAACCCAGCAATACTTTGCATATTGATTTTAAGTTTTTCGGAATAAGCAGTCATTTCAATCACACCACTAATTCCTTTCTTGAAATTATATGTTTGAGCTAATTTAAGATTTTGTTGAAGGCTTTTCAATACTTTACTAGCATTCATACCCATTTTGTGAGCTAAATCAACGGTTTCTTGTACTTTATCTCTAGCACCTACAACACTAATACCGAACATATCCATTGATGATGCCATTTGAGCTGCACCTTCAGCACCAAGAGTAGTACCCTCGGCCATTTCTGACATAGCAATTAAACCTTGTTGAGATAAAACAACCATTCTACCAATACTTTCACTGTAATTGGCTTGCATTTTAGCTAAATCAGCCGCAGAACTACCTAAAATATTAGTTTGTAAAGCCGCCTTTGTAATATTATTCCAATAATCCCTTGATGTTGATTTAAGGATACCCATATTAAGGGCCGACATTTTAATCGCTTTATCCTGTTCAACATACCATTTCCAATTAGCCTTACCACTTTTAACTAAACTATTACCAGCGGCAACAATTAGATTAGTAGCATTTAATTGTGATGATATTAATTTAGATTTTTCTCGATAAGTTGCAATATCTTCTTGTTGGAGCTTAATCTTTCGTTTAAGTAATATTAATTGCTGTTCATCCTGTACACTTAATGTATTATTATTAGCGAGTTTTTTATTTTCTAATCTAGCCTCTTCTTGTCTTAGTTTTAATATTTGTTTTTCAACAAAAGCAATACTAGCCGACAATTTATGCATATCTTTATAAACTTCCACTGAGCCTTGAAGTGAACTTCTAACCTTTTCAGCGGCAGTTTGCATTGCCCGTTGATTTTGTAAATATTCCTCTAATTCTTTCGATAAAGTACGTCTAGCCATAATTAATTAATATTTAAAATACTGATTTTAACAGCATTGCCGTTATTTAATGATTTTTTATAATTAAGTCTATCTTCACCTTGTGGTAATAGATAAGCTTTTACTGATAAATCTTCAGTATTTACTCTTGGTTTGAAGTTACTTCCATAAAATAAGGCAATTACTTCATCATTTGCATTATTAGTTACTGCGATGTAATTACGTTTAGCATTTATAGTACCAACCAATGTCTTATCCTTAGCCAATAAATCAGTACCATTTTCATCTTTTATTGAATCATCAATTAATTTAAATTTGATATTACCACCTGTTAAATATTCATTATGTCCTTCTTTTGATACTCTATCAACATGTGCACCATATTTCGATAAAATATCATCCATAACGGCATATCCTTTTGGGAAGAAGAAGAAATTATTCATATTAAATAATCCTGGTGTAAATTCAGCACTTTTAAGGATTTGCACTATTCTTTCATCCCATTTAAAAATTAAATTACGCCTTTTGTTTCTAAGTTGAGCTTTAACTTCTTCAGATTTATTGAAAACTGCCTTTATTTCTTCATTATTTAAAGGTTCTGTTTTAACTTCTTCATAATCGGTATCAATAGTATCATTTGGTTGATTTTCATCACCATTTGATGGTAATCTTCTAACTGATATATCACCATGGATTTCGAATGTTAGGAAATCTGGTACTAATTTGTTTCTACCATATTTAATTTCTTTTGATTCTGGATTATAGTTGCTAACACTAAGGCAATTTAACCTACATGATGATGCGGTAACAACTATTGAATTTTGAAAAGGAATACCAATTAATGTTTTAGGTTCTAAGATTGGTGAACCAGAGTTTTGTGTATAATCAACCGAAACAATAGCCAAAACTAGCATATTATTCAATTCATCAACGTCAACAACAATAGTTCCGTAGGTTACAACGCTTTCTTCAATAATTTTATTTTCATTATCCGTTTTACCGAATAATAAAAGTAAGCCAGTATTAACCTTAGCATTTTTAAGTGATTTTGAAAATTCTTGTCCTAATTTTTCACTGAAATCCTTAATATTCTTCTTTTTAGCTTCATCAGCCTCAAATATGAAGAAATTTTCCATAATCTCACGCTGATTTTCGGTTATAATTACTCTTTTCATATAAATTAATATTTAATAATAAATATTCAGTAATTTATATTTTACCAGAATATTCTTTAACTGCATTACCAGATATTTTACGAGTTCTTTTACCTTTACCAGTTTGTGATGACTGTGAATCCCTAGCTTCTTGCATTTTCTCTTTTTGCATAGTATTTTCACGCCTTAGAGTGTCAATAAAGAACCTACGTTCATATGTTGGTATGTTCATAGCATCATTATAAGTACAATTCATGTGTTTAATCATCACATAAACCTCTTCTAATAACGGTATCTTAAAAGCTGAAGTCAGGCCAAAAAAAGTTGATGTTAAGGGGAAGAAAGGACTTAATGGACTCACCCCCAGGAGTCCTAATATCGATTCTTAAATCAATACCACTTTCAATTTCATCAACATATTTTCTAAACGGTCTGGAATCACCAACTCTCATAGATAATATTTCTTGGCGTATGAACTCTGGGTCCCTATTACCGTCAATTTCTAATATTTGTCTATCAAGTCTATGAGTTAATGAATTTGCGAACTCTAAATTCAATACATTTAATTCATAATCTTCAATAGCAGCCAATTCTTCAATATCTCTAACGGTTAATAATCTAAATTTAATAACTCGGTGAGATTCTTCCAATGTATAAGTAAATAATCCATGTGCATCTGGTTCAGCACCTAAATTTTTGATTTTCAATGTTGATAAATCAACTTCATAAACCCAAGGTTCACCAGTTACTTTATCTATTATTATTTGCCCTGTTGCTGGGTCAATAACATTAATTGGGTACATTACACCATAGCTAGTTGCTCTAAGCCATATCATAATAGCATTTCTGTCACCCATATGAAGGTCTTTTGGGTCAATATCTTCCAATATTTTTCTACGTAATAATGTTTCGAACCAATCACCACTTTCCAATATGTTTGGTGATGTTAAAAGGTTTTCATCTGATGCGTTAAGATATGCAACTTTGAATCTATTTTTTCTAAACGGATATATTTTACCGTCTGATGGTATTGGAATTAAATCATATTGCACGTTTTGTGGTTCAACAACTGGTCTATATCCAGCTGGTGCTGGTGTAGTTGCTGGCATTCTAACAGGGCTTGATGGTTGATAACTCTGTGGTGCTTGATATGATTCTTTATTTTGATATTCGGTTCTATTAGTCATTGTTTCTAGATTTTTACTTTGTTTCAAGTAATATTCACGTTCAGCATCGGCCGCTTTACCTAATTCTTCACGTCTAGCCATTGCTATTCTTTTTTCTTCAGCGAAGCGTGCTTCACGTTCAGCTAATTGTTGTTCAGTACGTCTACGCATTTCATCAGCAGCAGCTACTTCACCTGGTGGTGGTGTTACCATATTATCGTGCTTTTTAATCATTGCTTCTGCATTAGCTTTATTCATTGCTTCTGAATATGCATTAGCCGCTTCAATTTGTTCCTTAGTTGGAAAAACATTCAATTTGTTGGTATTTTCATCCATTTCTATTAATTTTTTAAAAACTTGTTATATTTATAATATTATAACAATAAATATGACAAAGTAAATTTTATGAAAAAAGTAAATCGGAATTATTGGAATAAAGAAAATTGTACAATTGAAGCTAGAAAATATAAAACTAGATTAGAATTTCAAAAATCATGTAGTGGTGGTTATAAATATTGTTTGAGGTATGGTATAATTGATGAAGAAAATATTGTTAGTTTTATTAAATTTATGAGTTCTCATAATATAAATGATAGTCGTGAAATTAATACTGAAATGTGGAATCAATTCATGGAAGAAACAAATCATACAATTGAAGATGTTAGAGAACTTTTAGAAGAGGCTGGTGATTGTATCAACATACCAGATTTAATGGATTTTATTGATGATTTCGATAATATAATATTAACTGGTGGTGGTATTAATGAATGTTTAAAGGAAGTAGAACTAGCTTTATTAGCTTTAAATAAACCATATTCACTTTTAAAACAATATACGTATTAAAATTATAAATTTAATTCCTTTTTTAGCCGTATAATTACGGATTCTGTGTTTTTATTAATGTCAGACTCCCAGAAACGTAATAATTTATAATTATGTTCTTCAGCTATTCTATTTTTACGAATATCATTACCAACAGTTTTAATTTGAATTGGGTATATTGGTATATTATGAATACTGTTTGGATTACAGTGGTGAAAATCCCCATCAACCTCAATTATAATATTTTTATTAATAATTAAAAAATCAAAAATAGCTGAACTAACTTGATATTGGTATTTATAGTCAATATTTTCAATTAACCCTAACTCATTTAATATATTTTGAAAATCGGACTCTAATTTAGTTTTTTTATTTCTATAATTGTTTTGAATTAATCTAGTGATTAATCTTTTTGATTGTTTCTCACGTTCATCTGGATTAGCCCATCTTAACTCAGCCGCAGCTTGTATATTAATTTTATGCTCTTCACTTTTAGAAACACCTAATAATTTTTTTGAAATATTATTTCCACGCTCTGGATTAGCCATCACTTTATCAATATTATCTCTAACTCGTGAATCATCAATTGTAAGTCCCTTATTCCAGATTTGCAATTCACCAGTATCATGCATTTTTTTCTGTGTTTCGTGTGATTTACGATTAGCTTCTGGATTATGACCCCAATTATTACTAACTCTAGATGCATGGCCACGAATATATTCAACAAATCCTTTTTCTATCGAGAGGAAATTAGGCTTTTCACCACATCCACATTTACATGTTGGTGGAATACCATTTAAATTATAATCAATATATGTTTGCTCAGTATTAATATTGTGCTTTTGTGAACGATGTCTTCTTAATGAATCTAATGTCTCAAATTCTCTATTACATTCTTTACAATTTATCATAAAATAAAAATTCTTTTAATATATCCGTTATTATACAAATATACTAAAAGAATTTAATAAGTCAACCATTTGACCAAGCTATTTTTTATAAAAAATTATAAGTGCTTGATAATCAAATAAAAATCAAAATAAAAGTATTGCTCTATCAAATCTCAAAGTAGCGGTAATATCTGCAATTGAATCATCGTCCATCGCTAAATCACCAAAGTTAACGTTTGTTAACATAGTACCATCAAGTAACCATTTTTCAATTACAACACCAGTTGGGTCAAGCATTTCAACTTCAACTTGTTTTTTGTAACCAGCGGCATAACCTTGACGGCCAGTGATTGATTCTGAATGAAGACGAACCCATTCCATGATTGCTTGTGATGCAGAAGGTCCAATAGGGTCACGGAAGGTAACATCTATAGTCGACCATCTAAATCTACCAATAACCCATGTTGATGTGTTAAGGAAAGGTATTTCAACTTCATCTTGTTCGATTGAAGGCCTAGCAGCGTTTTGTAACCACCATTCTTGAATTCCAAGTTCATCAGGAAATCTAATAAGCCATCTATTCTTTTTCTTAGGCTCATATGGTAGGGGCATTTTCATTAGTAAATCAGCCATAATTTTTGTTTTTTTAAATATTAAAATATTATATTATACTAATAAATATACTATAATTAAAAAATTTAAATAAATATGTAAATTTTATGTGTGAAAGGTATATTTCAATATATTTATTTACATAAACTTGTATATTTAAAAATTATTTATTATCTTTGTAAAAAATTAAATAAATGGAAAAATTCAAATTAAATGATTTTATTCTAAAAGCTAAAACCATTCATGGTGATAAATATGATTACTCTATCACAAAATATCGTAATATAACATCAAAAGTTAAAATAATATGTCCGATACATGGTGAGGTTGAATTAGTTGCTAGAGAACATCTTTATAATAAAATTGGATGTCCAAAATGTTATAGTAAATTCAATGATATTGAATTAGTAATAAATGAAGCTAATTTGATTCATGGTGATAAATATGATTATTCATTAGTTAATTATATTAATAAAAAAACTAAAGTTAAAATAATTTGCCCAATACATGGTGAATTTGAACAATTATTACATTCACATGTGAACAATAAACAAGGTTGTCCAAAATGTAGTGGTAATAAACGATTAACAACTAATGATTTTATTGAAAAAGCTAAAACTATTCATGGTACTAAATACGATTATTCATTAGTTGAATATGTTAATAATTTAACTAAAGTTAAAATTATATGTCCAATCCATGGTGAATTCGAACAATCACCATCAAATCATTTAATTGGTAGGGGTTGCAAAATATGTGGTAATATTAAATTATCAGAATTTAGAACTAAAACTAGTGATGAATTTATATCTGAGGCTAATAAAATTCATAATAATAAGTACATATATAATTTAACTGAATATATTGATTGTAAAAATAAAGTTAAAATAATATGCCCAGTACATGGCGAATTTGAACAAACACCAGATGCCCATATAAATGGTAAACAAGGTTGTCCGAAATGTTCAACAACCAATAGCCAACCTGAAGAAGAAATTAATGATTTTATATTTTCATTGGGTATTGAAACTGTTAGACATGATAAAAAAATCCTTAATGGTAAAGAGTTAGATATCCTAATACCATCACATAATATAGCTATCGAATTTGATGGACTATATTGGCATTCTGAATTATATGTATCATCTGATTATCATTTATCAAAAACAAATTTATGTATAAAAAATGGTATTCAATTAATTCATATATTCGAGGATGAATGGATGTATAGAAAAGAAATAGTTAAAAGTAGATTAAAAAATATATTGGGGTTAACCGAAAATAAGGTGTTTGCTAGGAAATGTGAGGTTAAAGAGATTCCACCCAAAATTGCAAAATCATTTCTTAACAATAATCATATTCAAGGATATACTAATTCTAATATTAAATTAGGATTATACCACAATAATAATTTAGTTTCTGTTATGTTATTTAATAAACCAAGAAAAGGTATTGGAAATACGGTTGATGGTTATGAATTAAGTAGGTTTGCTAGTAAATTAGATATTAATGTGCTTGGTGGTGCATCTAAATTATTTAAATACTTCATCAGTAATTATTCAGCTAATAATGTAATAAGTTATGCTGATAGAAGATGGTCTAATGGTAATTTATATGATAAATTAGGTTTTACTTTAAAATCTATTAATAGACCAACGTATTGGTATATATTTAATAATAAACGTAAACATAGATTATTATTTAGAAAACAATTATTAATTAAAGATGGTTATGATAAGAACTTAACTGAGCATAGTATAATGCTCAATCGTAAAATTTTTAGAATATATGATTGTGGTACTAAAACATATATTCTAAAATTGTAAGGCATTTAATTTTTTATTAATAATATTAGCTAATTTATAATTTTCATCTTTTATCCCATTTTTCAATTAAATTTTCCATAATTTTTTTCTAATACACTAATTTAGCTTAATCTTGTTATATGTTTTAGATATAAAGTACATAAAAAAATTAACGACTCAGCTTCAATATCAATCTTTTTATAATCAATATGATTACTTAAATTACTTAAATTTAAACAATCATTTAAATAGTTAATTAATTTTAACATATTTTCTTCATCAAACATATAACTATCTGGTAATTTCAAAGCAACATCACCCCAAGTAATAATATTACCAACTAAAAGTCTATATATTGCTGGAAATACAACTTCAGTTGTTAAATTGTTCGAACAATGTTTATCTAATAATATTTTAGCACACAATTCATAAGCACTAGCAACTTTTAGTTTTAAAACCTCATCTTTAATTGTATTTAATACAAAAATTTTATCCCATTTTTCAATTAAATTTTCCATAATTTTTTTTATAAATAATTTAATTAAAAATCTAATAAAATAAAGATTAAATAATAATTTTTTTCTTAATTTTTTCGGATGTATCAAATATTTTGAAATCTGCTGCTGGGTAAATAATCTTCAAATACTTAAATAAATCAACGGCTGCGCTTACATTATCTAAATCATCATCACTGAAAAAAATATTTATTTTATCATATTTTTTTTCATTTAATTTATTCATTTTACCAGTTACATAGTAATTTATCGCCAAACATTTTTTATCTTTTGACTTTTCATTACCATTCATACCAAATTTTTTATTGAATTCTGGTGATGATATTGTAAAATAAGCTTGTTTTGATAAATAACTACTAATATCACCAACGTTTTCAATCATTTGATTAATTTCATTGATACTAAATGTTCTAAATATTAACATCATAATACCACTAGTAATTATATGTGGAGAATGCCCCTGCATTGTTACGATAGCAAAATCATCACCATTAATTAACGTTTCTTTAATAGTAACATATGATGGACCAAATGTTTTTTCTTTAATGGCCTTTGATAAATGTTTTAAGAAAAATGAATCCTTATGAAACTCTTCATACGAAACATCCCCTAAATCTCTTATATCTTCGTTGTATTTGATTTTTGCATACATATTGGAGTTGACATTCACTGGGACCCATCGAGTGCCTAATTTCTTCTCTAAATGAAGAACTGATGGCATGACCATTATATTATCATCCCAATCATAAATAAAAAAGTTTTTAACCATATTTGTTTAAAATTTTAATTTAATGACAAATATAACAATAAAAATGTTGATTTGCAAGTATTTAAACAAAAAAAGCGGACAATCGCCCGCTTTTCTCATAGTTTTATGTTATATTAAATGTTGTCGAAGCTAGCACCAGTAGGTGTTACAACGAATTCAATGTTAATATATTCAAGAGCTCTTGTTGGTTTGATGAAAATCTTACCATTAAGTTCATTTCTGTCGATTGATTCTGGGTCATTATCTACAGTTACTCTGAAATCTACAAGACCTCTAGCACTTCTAATGTTTTCAAGAATTGGATTTACCAAGCTCAAGAATTTATTTCTCACAACTGAGTCATTTTGGTCGAAAAGTAACCTCAATGATACAGCAGAAATAAGTTTTCTTGTTTGTAATAACAATCTTCTAACATTAATTCTATTAAGAGCTGTTTCGTTAACTTGAAGAGTTTTGTTACCCCAGATTTTAACACCTTCAGTTGCAAATGTTGCAATTGGGTTAATACGTCCTTCGTACAATGTATCTCTTTCGTCAAGTGTAAGTTTTTTACGTGCTTTAATACAGCTAACATCACCTCTTTCAATACCAGCAACTGAGAACCATGGGAAAGCAATATTATCAGTCAATGCAATATTTCTTAATACGTCTCTTGTTGGTGGTAACCAAATGTAAACGTTATTTTCAGTATCATTAACTTGAACCCATGGCCAGTAAGTACATGAGTAATTACTATCAAAAAAGTCAGTTAAATCAGCTACAATGTCTTCAACAGTATAAAGGCTACCATTTGACATATCTGGTGTTGTTACAACATACAATGAGTCACGTCTGTCGTTTTCAACCATGTTGATTGTATCTTCAACTAAGTTTGTGTTGTTAACAGTATCAATACCTGGTGTTGCAAATACGTTAATATTTACAGCTTCTGGGTTAGAGAATGTTAAAACACCTTCTAAATATGCGTAGTAGTCGGAAGTAATTCCATTATCACCATTGCTACTTACATAATCAGCAAAATTATCTAATGTTGTTCCTAAAAGTCCTCTAGTACCATTAATTGTGTAAGTATTAGTATTTGTTCTACTTCTTCTGTAAATGTCCCATCCATCATAAGCACCATAAGGAGCCATAGTGAATTTACGAGCATATACTTTTTCATAATCAGTTCCTAAAACACCTAATTCACTTCTGAATTGAGCACTTCCACATTCAAATGTGTAAGAAATTGAGTTATCATCAACAGTAACACCAGTAGCAGCAATATCCATGTGGAAACCACTAGTTAATGCAGTCCATGCTGTTCCATTTCCATCTTCAGTACCTTTATAGTTGAATAATGGTTGGTCAATACCTTCAGTATCTGAAAGTCCTAAATAGAATTTACGTTTATTTTCGTAGATTCCATATCTTGTTTTGTATAATATTGAAGGGTCAGCAACTGAAGTATTACCATTAGTTTGATAATCTCTTACTGGAACACCAATCATACCAGCTGGGAAATACATAGATGTATTAATATCTGGATTCATTTCGATTAAAATATAATCTGATTTTGAAGGATATTCACCATCATAAGTACCAATTTTACGTCCAACATAGTTTGTTAACGTTGGGTCCATACTACATTTTGTGAATTTTTCAATGATACTTGGTTTTGCATCAGTATCATAGAAACTTCTAACTAAAATGTCGAATTCTTTATCATCTGGTTTAATGTTAACGATAGAAATTTTGATTTCTTGGTTAGCATGGTTACCATCAGAAATTGTAATGAATCTAAATAAACTGAATATTTGATTACCAATTACCTGTGATACGGTCCAAGGTGTTGTTGCATAAGTGTATTGTGATTTGTAGAATTGGAAATCACTACTGTAGTCAACTAAAGATAAATTAATACCTCTAACTTTTCCGTCAGCAACAAATTTATCAAGCATTGCATCGTAAACTTCTTCAGCAAAAACAGCTGTTTGTTTATCGAAAGCTTTTGTACCTAATGCATTTGTAATATAATTTTGATTTGTATTGTCTAATGAAATAGTATATGTGAATGCGCTTTGAACTGTTGATAATCCACTTAATACAAATTCACCACTTGGGTCTAATAATGCATTACTTGAATTAGCAGCATCAATACTTACAGTATATGAACCACCACTTAATTCGAATAATAGATTTTCATTTCCATCATAAGTTGCTCTAGAACGTAATAACGCTACAACAGTATTTTGTACGTCTGCGTATGAAGTACCAGAATATAATACAACAGTACCGCTAACACTACCACTGACTGATGATGCATCACCACTAATCTTAACCATGTCAGTAAATAAAATACCAACAAAGGCACTAGTTGATTCATTTGGTTTATAGAAGAATGTAGTACCAGTATATCCAGAACCTAATGCTAAATTAGCCATATTAGTTATTTCAATAGCAAACTCAGTATAAGTTGATGCACTAGTATTAAATAAACTTTCAATACCACTGAATGTTGGAGTTGTAGTAATACCAGTAACGGTTGAACCACTAACTCTAGTATAATCAATAGTAATACCAGTTGTTGTTGTTATACCAGTTGTTGAAGTATCTAACGCACCATTTAGTGTGATACCCCATGATTTGCCAGCATCATAACCAGAAAGACCAAGCACTCTAGTTACATATAACTGATTTGTTTGGCTTAAATATGATTTAGCGATATATGGAAGTTCGTATTGTGGGAAACCAGTGTCAATGAACTTTGAGGCATTTTGCCCGCCAAAGAAAGCTTTGAATTCATCATAGTTTGAGATGAAAATTGGTTGGAATGCTGGTCCTTTAGTAGTTTCACCAACTAAGCCCAAGGTTGTTACCCCTACTTGTCTGGTTACGAAGGTTAAGTCTTTTTCAGATGTGTAAACACCTGGACTAACGAATACTCTATTTGATGCCATTCTTTAATTTATTATTTTGAATATTATTGTTTTTATTATAAATATATCCTCAATTAAGAAAGAACATATTTAATCATTCGGATTATTCATTTTTAAATGTATTTTATATCCGCAATATTAATTAGCAATCAATGGCATTACTCCATTCACTCATTAATTTAATTTGTGAGTATGCATAAGCTCTCAAATCACTAGTTAAATTCATATTCATAGGAACTTCAAATCTAATATTTTCTTGTATAATATTATCTTTATTATCATCCCTTTTTAATTTATCAACGTAACCAAGTAAAACAACTTCAAATCCATCCATAAACATAGGTGCCATGAATAAATTACTTGTATATACTCTATTAATGTGTGTACTTATTGATGCAATTTTCCAATAAGTTGCAACAGCTCCTGTTGCCAATTCTTTTGTTAATTCTAATCCCATAATTTTAAATATTAATTAATATATTATTTTATTTAAAACATTTATACACCAGTAGAATCAACTTCCTTCCAATTACTACCATCCCATCTTTTTAGTTTTTTAGCGACAAAACTACCTGTATTCACCATTAATTTCGCTTTAATCCAACCATCACCATTCCATCTTTTTAATATTCCAAAATATACTAATGGTGTTGAACCAAAAAACCAATCATTCATCATGGTTCTTCTTTGAGTGTTATTATTAGACCAGAAAAATCCAGTACTCAACACCGTAGTTTTATTTACCCAACTTGATTTAAATGGAAATCTTCCTCTACCTGTTATCGCCATAATAAATTAGCCTTGTGTAAATATTATTTCTGAATTTATTGGTGTTGTTGTTGTCGTACTAGGTTGAAAAACCAAAAATGGTACTGAATCATCAAATATTTCTGGAAATCCACCAGTTAACGCATCCACAGATGATGATAAATAAGCACCTACAATATCAACTGATGCAATTACTCTATAAGCTACTAATGATATTGAACCACTAGTCATTGTTGTATTATGTGTCCATGTTTGTATTGATTGTACCCCAACATCCCCAGCTTGTAAACCCATTTGATAAAATGTACCTTGAATTGATGACGCAACCACTGTTAATAAACCAGCACCAGTCCTACCACTTACACCTAAACTATTTGTATAAGACATTGATAATGTTGGTGTACCAGCACCAAGGTTGGCACTTGCTTCCATTGCAATATAAATACCTGTACCACTTATTGAACCATTCATATCTCTAGGTGGTAAAGCAACTGAATTTACGTTTTGAGCTGTTGTAGTGGTAACAGCCAAACCCGAATTATGCCATAATCTATCACATAATAATAATTTACCAGCTTGAGCTGCTTGACCTGTCATTCTAGCTAAGTATGTGTGTCCAGCAACTGGATTTGTGAATGGAATTTGACCAGCATATGTTGTTAATGCAGCACCAGTTACACCTGGAGCTGGTGCAACTGCTGCACCTGGAGCTCCAACTTGATAAATCGTTGAATGTGGTCTACCAGCAACCAATGTACCAGTAACCCCTTTTGTTATATATCTTGGTGGTTGCATTCCAGCTATCGCACCATCGAGTGTTGTTATTGCCATAATATTAAATTTATTCTTATTATTATAAATATCTTAATTTTTAATTAGTATCAACCCATAAATCACCAATTATTGGTGAGCTTGGTGCTGTATTACTAACAGTTATTTTTGCCAACCCACTAAATGCTTCAGTCTTTAAAAATAATGAACCAATATTAGTAGTACCAGACATAATTGTACTTGCACTTATAGTTGTCGCTGTTATTGTATTAGCTGTTAAACCATTAGTAAATATTGTTGCACCATTAACAGTTCCACCAGTAAATGTAGCGGGTGTTATTGGTATGTTTAAATAAGTAGTTGCACTTATCGTATTAGCTGTTAAACCATTAGTAAATATAGTTGCACCAGTTACGGTACCACCTGTAAATGCCGAGCCAGTACTAGTATTAAAACCAGTTACTGTAAATGTGCCTCCTGTATTATTAGTAAAAGTAGCTGTTCCACTAGAGTATGTACCTCCTGTTACCCTAACATCAGTAGGTAAATTACTGTAAGTAGTTGCACTTATCGTATTTGTACTTAATCCATTAGTAAATATAGTTGCACCTGTTACAGTACCTCCCGTAAATGCTGAACCAGTACTAGTATTAAAACCAGTCACAGTGAACGTACCTCCTGTATTATTAGTAAAAGTGGCTGTTCCAGTGCTATATGTACCACCAGTTACCCTAATATCAATAGGTAAATTACTGTAAGTAGTTGCACTTATCGTATTAGTCGTTAAGCCATTAGTTAGTATTGTTGCACCAGTTACTGTACCTCCTGTAAATGGTGTACTCAAACCAGTTACAGTAAACGTACCACCTGTATTATTGGTGAATGTAATAATTCCAAAATTATATGTACCACCAGTTACTCTAATATCGGTAGGTAAATTACTATAAGTAGTTGCACTAATAGTTGGTGCTGTAATATTACCTGTAAAAGTTTGTCCAGATACATTAGCTTTATTACTTAATAAACTAGGTACTGAATCAATATATGTTTTATCAGCCGCTGACATAAAACCAGCGATTGATGTAGTTACAGTACTATGTGTTGAACCACCACTAATTGAACCGTGGAAGTGTCTGTGGTCACTTCTAGCAATAGAATTTGCAATACCATCAGCATTAGAACTATTACTAATATCAACAGGAATACCCATTGTTAATGCATCACTACCACTATTTGGTAAATGTCGACTAGCATGAGTTTCGATTGTAACACTATTTATGGTTCCAGCACTGATTATATTATGAGTACCTAAATTTAAATTACCTTCCATTACTCTAGTACCACTTGCAAGTAAATATTGTTGATGGTCATCAGCTATTAATCCTTGTAAATTACCATGAATCAATGTTGATGATAAATTGGATGCATTAAATGAAGCCATTGGCCTTTCATCAGTTATTTGAACAATATTAGTAGCACCTTCTTTTGTAATAATACTAGCAATAATACATGTTGAATCAACAAATTCGGTTGGTGGTATTGGTAAATTTGAAGCAACAACCTCAGTTAACCCACTATATTGTGCTTGAGCGTAAACTAATAAATATTGTTCATAATCACCTTCACCAGTAACATATAATGAATGTTTAGCATAATATCCAGCAGTCATAGCAGTTAATCCAGAACTAGGATTATAAACATTGTTTTGAACTGTTGTTGCTGTAGTCGCACCATGTCTAAATGTTCCATCACCATTTCTCCAATGTTCTTCAAAAAATACTGGAGTACCACCAGTAGAAATGAATTCATTTAAATTATAATATCTTTCACCACTAGTAATATTTAATTGTCTAGTTCCATTTTCAGTTACTCGTGAACCAGTAGTATACATCACACCAAATGCTTCATTTATAAAATTTGTTGTCCTATTACCAAGCAAATTAATACTTAATGGTGTATTTTCAATATAATGAATGCGTGCTGTAGAAGCATATACACTACCTAATAAAATGTTATGAACTCCATCACCTTTACTAGCATTTGCTGATACAACAGCATTTTCATCAACACTAATATATTTTGTTGTTCCAGATGGAATTGTCAATGTTGTTGCTGACCAAATTACTTCTTTAATGAAATCACCAGTTGCATATAAATAACCATCACCAGCTGATACCCCAATCGTCAATCCACTAACTTCGGTTAATAAACCACCAGTACTTACACCCATAGCAGCCTCAGCTTTTACCATTTTAGATAAATTAACTAATTCAGCCTTATTAGCACCTTGATAAAGGTCACCAATTACAATTGCACCACCTGTTGTAGTCCTATTAGTGAAAAATGGTGTAAATGTACTTAATGAATTAATATTAAGTTTATCCAAATCCATCGAACCAATCATACCACCAGTCGTAAATGGACTTAATATATCAATATCATATATTGCATTATTAGCGAAAATAGTTCCAGCAATAGAAATTGTACAACCACTACCAGTATTATTATTTAATAAACCAATATTAAAACCAGTAACTTCATTAGCAACCATAACAATATTAGCACCATTCTGACATTCAATACCTGTATTTCCGTATGAAATAGTATTTGGGCTTTCACTACCATAAATACCAGCTGAATTTATAATTAATTGTGAACCAATACCAGTAACATATGCTGAAGTAAAACCACTAACAGTTGGGAATGTATAAAAATTCTCAGCATTAACGGTTGTATTAAATCCATTAGTCGCTTCAATATAAAGACCATATGACATTACACCATTAAAATCAACGTATTCTAAATATGTAACAGTATCTTGACTTACTGATGTAATTTTAACGCAAGTATCACAATCGATAAATGTAACTTTATGTACTTGAGAAAAATCACCACCATCTATTGCTGCTATACCAACATAACCAGTACCAGCACTCATAATTGTTAAAAATGAAATTTCATTATTAGTACCTACGTTGAAAATATTATGAACATTACTATCTGGTATTACTATTGTAGTTTGAATTGAAGCTCCAACTATTGAAACATATGGTTTAGCACTTAAATCAATCAACGGTTCAATAAAAATACCAGCACCAACTCTAATTTGATAAATATTAGTTTCACTAGCACCAGTAATGTAATCAACAGCTGTTGAAATTGATGAGAAATCACCCCCTTTATTAGCTACAGTAATAACCTTTAAATCTTTGTTTACAATATAGAATGAACTTAATGGGTTAATATATGTTTTCACATAATCATTCGTTCCGAAATAATTACCAGTTGAATCAGAACTTTTAATATCCAAATCCATTGTTGTATTAATGAGATTTACATCATTAAGTTTTAAACTACACCCAGAACCTAAATCTTCATTATTAATACCTGTACCACAACCATCAACAGCAACTGATACTACCTCAATAGTTGCTCCACTATAACATCTTATGAAGTTAGTTAGAGCACCACCAAATACTGATTGTACTAAAACACCAAAATTAGTTAAAATAACTTTATTATTAGCACCACTAATGTGAATATAATCATCCATAACATTAGAAACCGAATTTTTTGAATCGGCCATCGATACTATCATAAATCCATCACCATGTATATCAAATCCAGTAGTGAATCCATTACCATATGAACCTGTAATACCTTCAAAAGCAACAATACCAAATGTACCAGCAGTTAATGATGAATTTAAAATGCTATATGTGTTACCAGCAGTACATCTTATGATTGTACATACTTTACCCATACCCATATCAGTTGATATATTGAATATTGTCTTACCAGAATCGGTTGAACCTCTAAAAATTAAACCATTTAATGTGACATTACCAACAACATTAACACAATTTTTACTGGTTGCATTAACTTCAATAATAACAGAATTAGACGTATAAGCTTCAATATCAACGAATTCTTTAAGTGTGATGGTATCTTCAACGTAAATACCAGGGTGTACTAAAATACCATATCTATTTGAAATTGATGCGTCTGTGATAGAATCTATTGCTGCTTTTACTGATGTAAAATTTGTAGCACCAGATTTACCAACAATAATAGTATTTTGAATATAGCCGCCAGTATATGCTGATAATGGTAAACTACCAGTCGTATTATTTAAATCAATATTAGTTATACCAGCACCATCACCATGGATAGTATTACCAGTTAATGAATCAGCTGTAACACCACTAAAATTAGCAGTAATTGCTGAAGTACTGATTAAATCAGAACTTGTTTCTACAATTGAACCATCAGTTGTAGTTACTTGATTAATTATTTTATATTCTTGTCCCATATTTTTAACTTATTGATTTGTATTTAAATACAAAATTTATCATATCTAATGAACCTGTAAATGTATCACCCACATCCGCTGGATTCCTATATATTCTAATATGCATAGCAGTGTCAGCTGATAATGTCATTGCACTTCTAACTGTTGGTGAAAATAAGAATGTATTCGCACGATTTGGAACGTCAACCAATGATAATGTTTCGGCTGGTGTAACTAAACTTCCAAGTTCACTAGTACTACCAGTATATATCTCTAAATATGTTTTAGCTGATGTTGTACCAGTACTAGTTGTTCTCCATGTAAAATAAAAATCTGGTTCGCTATGATAATCATCTGGTGTGATAAATGAAATACCAGCATCACTAGTCGCACCACTTCCATTAAATCTAGTTACCACCATAACTAATGGTGTTAATGTAACTCTAGTCGCAGTATTCAATGTAATATCATTTGAATTGAAAATTAATTCTCTAGTTACTTTAGTGTCAGCAGTTATATTAGCAATTCCATTATTTTGCTTGATTGTTAAGGTGCCCGCTGAATTTGTAACACCAGTTACGTATGTATCACCACTTACAAAACCAGTTACTGTAAACGTACCTCCTGTATTATTTCTGTAAGTTGCTGTACCATTTGAATAAGTACCTCCTGTTACATATGTATCACCAGTCACAAAACCAGTTACAGTAAATGTGCCACCTGTATTATTTCTATAAGTTGCTGTACCATTTGAATATGTACCTCCAGTAGTATAAACATCAGTAGGTAAATTAAGGTAAGTCGTTGCACTTAATTGACCCGCAACTGTCAAACCAGTAAATGTGTTAATTGTAACTGAATAATTATTTCCTAGTGAATTATTTATTGTTAATGTATTTGCACTATACGCAAATCCAGTTACTTTAGATTCATTAGTGGTTTGAAGGAAAATTCCGTAAATATCTACTCCACCAAGATATAAATAATTTAATACATCTAACGAATCAATAACACCACTTTTGTTAATAATCGATACGGAAACTCGTCCACTAACTGCGTCATTTATCAATAACCTACCAACTCTAATTGCATAGCTAGGACTTATTGGTTTTGTGGTTGTTAATCCACCTAATACACCGTCACTTAAATATAATTCATCACCAGCAACACCACCATATAATGTTGTATTTAATTCATTTACATTACCCCTTACGGTTACATAACCATATCCATCATTTTCAATTGTTTCGGTTGTAATACCTAATACAATGGTTGATGCACTTGATGTAGCAATCGTCATTGCGATTGTTTGTGTTGTGGTGGTAGTACCACCAGCACCAGTTACGTATACAACACTACCATTAGGTATTTGAACACCGCTATTATTATAAACATAAACTAATTCTTCTTGTCCTATTTGTAATGTAACACTATCATCAATTTCAGCGGCCATAGTTTTCCATTCTGAATCATAATAGATTCTACCAGCTGAAAATCCAGTAACAGTTGGATTACTATTAAATTGTAAAGTATTTGCACTTAATCCATCTGTAAATATTGTAGGACCAGTTACGGTACCACCTGTGAATGTAGAAGATGGTATATTAAGGTAAGTTGTTGCACTAATCGTATTGGCCGTTAAACCATTGGTAAACGTAGTAGGGCCAGTTACGGTACCCCCTGTGAATGCGTTAGCAATACCAGTTAAATTAGAACCATTACCATAATATGTGGTTGCACTAATAGTTGTGGCTGAAATCAACCCATTAATATAGAAATTTCCCGTAACAGTATCACCAGTTCTAGATATTCGGTCCCATCCAATTGGAATAATCGAATTTGCTGTTGTGCCAGACGCATATAATTTAACATCAGCAACATTTATCGCCAATTCACCAAGTAATAAGTCACCATTTGATGGTACTTTCCCAACTACATTGCTTCTTTTAAGAACAACGGTATTCTTACGTATTGCCATATTAATAGCTATTTTGTGGCCCTATATAGGGTTTATTAGATTTGAAGATTATATAACCTACTTAAAATAAATATCCCCAAACTTGCATTTGAGGATATAAACATTGAAATATAATTAATTTGGAAAAGTAATATATTACTCAGTCTAAAATGACCCACCATCGAGCACATCCCATTCAGCAATTACTCTTACACCATTAGGTGTTGTAACATCACTACTTCGAATCACAATATCATTTAATTGAGTTACAAAGCCTCTGTTAGCGTACCCATTTAGTGCTGTATATTCACTAATATCTGGAACATTACTTGCAGTAAGTCCAGTTAATGTCTGCATTGTTCTAATATCAAGATTAACTGACGAACCAGACGTTCCACTACCATCTTGAATGGTCCAACCAGCACCAATTGACGCTGAGGTAGTACTACCAGTAGGATTATAATTAATATAAACATTATTATCTTCAATATATAATTCAGATGTAAATGCTGAAATTGCTTGACCAAATAATGTTAAATTACCATAAACTAATAAATCACCAGAACCAATTGTTTGACCAACTGTTAATCCAGATACTACTGTTAAACCACCTGTTATAATATCACCAGTAACATTAACATAGCGACTATCTAAATCAATTAGTGTATGATGTACACTAGTATCAGCAGTATGTGCAGTAAAATTAATATTATCAGTCTTAGAATCTAATGATGTTTGTAAATTAATTACAGCACTAATAGGATGAGTATGAGCACTATCACCAATAATACTTAAAGTAATACTAGATAATGGATAATGAATAGTTGTATCACCAGTATGACTAACAAAATCAATTATTGTAACAGCAGATATTTGAGTAGTAGTTACATAATGAGGATTATTTGTATCACCAGTATGATTCGCAAAATCAGTTTGGTATGTCAACGCACTTAAACTAACACTATAAGCACTTAAACTATCATTTCTATCAAAATAAATTGTTTTATTATCAAAAGTACTAGCTGTTGTGAATGTATTTGTATCACTACCAGTTAAAGCAAATATATTAAGTAAATTAGTACCACCTGACAATATTGTATCACCACTTATTGTTATTGCACTAATTGATGGTGTAATTAAACCACCACTCATTGTACCACCTGTTATATTTACATATAAACCATCTAATTCAGTAATTGTATGATGAACACTAGTGTCGGCAGTATGAGTAGTTAAATCAGATTGATAAGCTAATGTATTTAAATTAGCTGTATATGCAGATAATTGGTCATTCCTATCAAAATAAACCGTTTTATCAATTAATGTTGCACCAGTAGTAAAAGTATCGGCACTTAATAGATTGGCAAATGACGTTAAATCAACATCAATATCAACACCATCACTTCTATAATATCTTAAAAGATAGCCAGTATTACTTCCACTAACAACATATTTATCCAATCCATTGATAACGTCAATTAATGGTGTACCACCGCTATAATATGTGTCAGCACTAACGGTAAGTGTACTTATTGGCATGGTGAATACCGTAACACCACTCAATAGATGAATTTCACTATCACCGCTACATGAGTAAATATGGTTAGTAACTACACCAGTGCATGCGGTAATGCTAATGAAATCAGTTCCATTAGGTTCGATTATAACATTTTCAATAATATTTGGTTGTGTAGGACACGTATTTTGTGATTCATACCCACCGTTTGTTATATAAATGTTCTCGTTTATTTCATTGCAATTACCCATATTATAATATTATTCCTGTTAATCTAAATTTTCCTGTTATTTGTTGATTTTTAGTAAAATCAATTCTTAATGTCTGACCAGCATTAATTTCAAAAGGAAATGCTGTTACAACATTGTCAATTCTATATATTGGGTTCGTAATTCCTTGTATTGGTACGAATGTATTAAATAATGCATGATAATTATGAATCATTTCAAAATAATTTTGAGCAAATGGTTTACAAACAATATTCAAGTTAATTGTAGCTTGAGCTTCACATACAGTTGTTTTAACAATTGGTTTAGTTGGTTCACATAATTCGACCATTACCATTGTTCTATCAATTGATGGAACTACTTTAAAATCTTCTTCATTAATTATGTAGCCCAAAAGTTTCATTTCAAACATTTGAACATAAAATCTTCTATTTTCAAAATCATCAATTGGACTTTCATCACCAATACTTTCTAAATGAACTGGCATTGGATGACCATTAGGTGAAATATAAAATTGTCTTGATTGAAAAGTTTCTTGTATTTTAACGTTAAATTTATTCAATTCACGCATTCTATTGCAAAATAACCTTACTTCATATGTCATATCAACGGATGTTGGCTGTGGCACTCTATAAGTATCCACACCAGCTCGTCCACCGTTCCATGTCGGAACTTTCATGTATGCATATGTGTGATGACCTGGTATATTCCATAAACTTTTTTGATTTGTACCCACTTGAACATCTGGTTTTCTAACTACTGTAATAAAAGGCATTTGCATATCCTTAAATTCATCAGTAAATTTCCAAGTTCTAGCAAATTCAGCCCATCTTTGAATGGTTAAGAATATTACTGGGACTTTTTCACCATCAATTACTATTTGTAAATCTTCATTAACGAATTCAATAAATGTTTTATCCAAATCTTCATACATAACACCTCTAGGAAGATAAGTACCACCTTTGGCAATATCTTCAGTAACCATTTCTTCCCTTCTTCTTGGTCCGAAATGTTCTGGATATAATTTCAAATCCTTACGAAAACCCTTAGAAAATCCTTTTGGTAATCCCATATCACATTATTTTTTTACCTTTAACCATATTATCTTTAGCCCATAATGGTTGTAAATTACTTAATGCATTTACAACACTAGGTGGTGTATCGGCTGAAAAGCTACAAACTGGTATTTTATGGTCAATATGCCATTCACCATAATTATTCCATGACATACCCTCAACAAATAAAGATTCTAAATGCTCTTTTAATTGGTGTGGTGAATATCCTAGTAAATCAATGGTATGACCACTTTTTTTCTGACCTAACCGCCTCAATGATAAATATAATAAACCTCTCCATTTATCACCTATTGTTTGTTTTCGACCTTTTTTTCGTTCTTTATCATATTGTTTAAGCTTAGCATCATTTTTAATCCTATATTCCTTTTGCCATTTAGAAATTATTTCAGCATTTTCAATTGTATATGTTTTTTTCTTAATCGATATTATTTCTTTATTAGATTCACGATATATTTTAACCACTGAACAAATTTTGTCTTTATTAATAATATAACGCTGCCCATCAATTTCTTTTTTACATGTTTTACAATATGTTGAATATCCATCTTTAGATGCTGAACATTTATTAAAATCTTCAATTGGTTTATCAATACTACACTTATAACATATTTTAACCATTTTATAATCCCTCAAATTCTATTTTATATTTCCATAAATATCCACCAGCTGTATTACGTTTTCCAGATAATACCGAATTTATATGTTTATGTATTTTTTTAATTTCACAAACCGATTTCCATTCTTTAATTATTTCACCATCTAATGATAATTGAAGAACTGATTTTGGCCTTTGTTTTTCGTGTTTATTTTTAACTAAATAAACATCACGCTTTAATAATTCATCAGATTTATAACGCCAAATAAACCCACCAGCACTACTTCTTTTTTTATTAACGACTAAATTTATATTTTTAATATTAAAATTAATTTTAACATCATTAACCGATTCCCATTCTTTAATAAAATTACCATTCAAATCATATTGGATTACTGAGTCAATTATTTTTGATTTTTTAAAATAGTCAATATTTTTTGGTGTTTTACCTTTTTTTGTTTTTGACATTTTATTTTTAGTTTAATCACTTAATTTAACACCTAATGACCCACCATCACCACCATTTGTTAAATTTTTTAATTCAAAACCCCATGTTTTGAATTGATTTATCCAGTATATCTCCCAAAATCCCCATTCCAAATTTGGTACAATATCAATTATTTCAATTATTGGTGTTTCGTTTCGATTTATTAACGATTTAATCCAAGCATCTCGTTTAGTTAGTTTTTTTTTGTTTTAGCGTCAAAAATATGACGATATAATCTCTGTTTTAAATTATTTGTTTTACCAATATATTTAACACCAAAACTATCACTTAAACTATATATAAATACTGTATCCATATTTTATTCAGCTGAAAATTCTATTTTATCAACAGGAGCGCAGATTACAGTTCTAAATGCACCTTCAAACCCCATTATTGTATGTTTATTATCAAAATGTTTTATACCATCATTAACAACACTGAAAAATCTAAGTTCAGTTTCGGTTATTGGGTATCCAATGTAATCACCATAAGATAAATCAACTTCTAATTCAGTTAATTGTTCTTCATAGATTCCAAATGTTAATTGTCCATCTTGAATGTATCTTAAACTACCAGAATCTTTACCATATACAGCATTTTCTGGTTCCGCTATGATTGGTACTACTTTTAATTCAACAGGTGTTTTAAATCTGATATCTTTTTTACCAGCTTCACCATATAATGAATCAGTTTCACTCAAACCCCTATCAACTTGATAAAGTACCACAACAAAATTACCATCACCTTCAATTGCTTCCCTACCTAAAGATACCTCAAGTTCAAAATCCTCCCTAGAATACCATTTATTTATCCTAGTTATAGGCATTTTTCTACTATTTCCCATGATTTTTAACGTATTTATGTATTATTTTATTTGAGCAACCATATATCTCCCCAATTTGAACTAAATTTAATCCATTTTGTTTATATTCAGTTATTTGATTAACATCTAAATTATATTTATTAGACTTAGGTTTATATATCTCAAAACGCCTAAGATTATTATTTATAACATCCTTTGAACAATTAAAATGTTTTGCTATCTCAGTTATTTTAAAGTTTTTATTTAAAAATAAATCTCTTAATTCATCCCCATTTATTTTATATTTAAAATTACCATTATTTTCATATTTATGAATTCCAAGTAATTTAACTTTTTCACTTCGTTGTTTTAACACTTTTTTCGATAATGATTTACCGTGCATCGGGTTGTTTTTACCAATATTAATTTTCTTCATATATTCTTTGGTTTCTTCGCTATGTTTTAAACCTAAACACCCTTCACCACCTTTGGTTATATTATAACCAATAGATTTTTCAGTTGAATTATATTTTTGAATCCAATATTTTTCTTTATTATCTAATATTTCTTTAGTATTACAATGTTCAAGAATTTCCTTAATAAAATTATTTTTACCGTATTTTTTAATAGCTAATTTTATTATTTTACCAGAACCAATATAATTAGGATTATTTTTAGAATCTTGACCAATATAAATTTTACCATTGATTAGGTTAGTTGTTTTATAAACAACCATATCAAGTTCAAAATCTTCACGAGAATAGAACTTATTAATTCGAGTAATTGGTATCTTTCTATTTGCTGCCATAATTTTTCTTTTTAGATAAATATTTATGTATTCATAAATAAGCCAGTAAGTATTGATTTTTTATTAATATTTAGTAAATTTAGTTCACTATGATAAATATAGATGATATAAAAAATCGGTCATCATTGACATTATTAGAAGGTTATAGTGGTAATAACCCATATATTCGTAAATTGAAATGGGATTATGTACAGCGTAAAACTAAATTAACTGATAATCAAATGAAATATGTAATTGATAATCACGACAAAGAGCCAATTAAAATGGATAAAGTCGTGAGGATATCACTATTACTAGGTGAAGAGTTACAAAAACAAACAAATGTTTCATTCGTACCAGAGAAAATATTAATTGAATATTTATTGGCTGATACTGAAAAAGCTTTCCACATAATTGGTAAATTAAAGAAAAATCAAAAGGAATCCAGAATGTACTGGATACCTAAAACTCAAATATTTGATGACATATATTTTGATGAAATTGACATTGAAGTTGATTTTGACAAATATAAAGCTCTTGATTCACTACATAGAGAACCATTCGAACATCAAAAAACGGGTGTTAAATTTCTATTAAGTCGAAATGGGTGTATTTTAGCTGATGATATGGGTCTTGCCAAAACATGGCAAGCAATTGTTGCGGCTTTGGAGTCTAATTGTATGAAAATATTAGTAGTTTGTCCATCTTCAGTTAAAATTAATTGGCAACGTGAAATTAACTGTTTTTGTGATGATACTGTAATTGTTAGTGGTAAAAAATGGAAATCATCTAGATTCACAATTATTAACTATGATATTCTTAAAAATTTCCATACAATTAAAGAACCTAAAAAATCAGAAGAAGAAGTTACTGTTGAGGTTAAGACTCAATTAATTAAAGGTGATTTTGATTTAGTTATTATCGATGAAGCCCATTACCTTAAAAACCCAAAAAGTATTAGAGGTAAGATTATGACTGATTTATGTATTAAACATAATATTGAAAAAGTGTGGTTATTATCTGGTACTCCAATTACAAATCGACCTATGGATTATTATAACCTTTTAAAGCTAATTAAGAGCCCTATAACAGACAATTGGGTCTTTTATGCAAAAAGGTATTGCGATGGGAAAAAGTTCTTTAAAACGCTTAAAACTGGTCAAAGAAAGCAAATATGGCTTACAAATGGTTCTTCTAACTTAGATGAGTTGGCTCAGAAAACTAGAAACATTATGTTAAGGCGTAAAAAGGAAGAAGTATTGGATATGCCAGAAAAGACTAGAATTCCAGTCTTCCATGAGTTAGATAAAGCTGGATGGGCTGAATATGATAATCTTTGGGATGAATATTTAGAACAAAGGAAACTTGACGGTAAAACAGTTAATCTACAACGAGATTTAACTGAAACTATTTTATTGAGACGATTCATTGCTAAACAATCAATACAACATACTATTGATTTAGCTAATAGTGCGATTGAGCAAGAACAAAAAGTAATTATATTCACAACATTTACTGATGAATTATTGGAATTGCAAGAATATTTTGGAAAAGAATGTGTTGTTCACTACGGTAAAATAAATGACCGACAAAAGCAATATGCTGTTGATAAATTTCAAACTGACCCTAATATTAAAGTGTTTATTGGTAACGTAATATCGGCTGGTGTTGGTATTACCTTGACAGCTGCTAATATAGTTATATTTAATTCATATGATTGGACACCTGGTAATAATGACCAATGTGAAGACCGTGCTTATCGTATTGGTCAAAATAATAATGTTACAGTATATTATCATTTATTTATGAGAACCATATCAACAGTGATGTGGAAAATATTATATGAGAAAAGAAACATAATCTCAATCATCATGAGTGAACAGAATTGTCCAGAAGATATTGCGATTGATATTATATTAAAAGATGAATTAACTAATGGAACAGAAAGTAATTGTATATCTGATTAATGAGTGCCCTTATTGTGAAAAGCTTGAAAAATTACTTAATGAAGCTAATATTGAACATACAGCTATCAATATTGACACTAAAGAAGGTGATGAATTGTTTAAGCCAGTGTATGACTTAACTAAATCTGAAATGGTTCCAACAATTGTGATTGGGGAACGAATATTAGTACCAGAAATTAGTTTTATGACAATAGATATGGCATTTAAATTAATAAAAATGACATTAAGTGGTGAAGTTTAATTATTCTTCGCCTTTTTTGTTCATTAATTTAGTTATTCTTAAATTTAATATTTTTTTACCATTAATTGTTGGGTGACCGAACTCATCGGTATCAATATCTTTAACTTTAACCTTTTTATTTCTAAATTTACCCATTAAAACTTCATCACCAACCTCAATTGGTAATTCAATCACTTCATTCAACTCATTAATTCTATCAATTTGAGATTCAGTTACAATAATTCTTCTAGGATTACCATTTCTGATTTTATCGTACTGTGATTCAGTAATTTTTATAGTTCGTTTAGCCATTGGATATGTTTTTATATAAATATTGTGCTGATATTGAAAGTTATTGATATTTATATGTAAAAGATTATTATGGCAGCAACACAAGCAGAAAAAGATAGATTATTCAGTATATCAAATCCAATTTTTTAACAATATTTTCATTGTATTTTATTTCGACTAGTGTAATATTATTTTTATTACAATATTTTCGTTTAATTTCATCACTCTCAGTTGTTAACTTAAATGCATTCTCACCAAAAAGTTTGCATGGTCTATAATGTTGTTCGCCTTGATATTCAATACATGTATTATATTCTGGAATATAAAAGTCAAATGGTAATAGATTAATTCGCTTGCAATCATCAAATTTATGTTGTGGAATGAAATTAATATTGTGTTTATTCAAATAATCTCTAATTGTTTTTTCACCATTAGATTCAGAACACATTGGGCATCCACGACCTTTTTTATGGTGATGTGGTATCTGTGTAAAATCACCATGTATTGGACATGTGATGATTATTTTAGTCGTAGAATTAACATATATAACTTTTGAATAGTTATAAAAACCATTATGTATTTTTGATAATTCATTAATATATGATTCGGTCGTTATTCTTGGTATTTTTAATTTGTATGCCTTTTCTTTAATGTCTTTAGCATCTCTTCTTAATTTTTCCCCACAATATTTACTACCAAAATTACTATAGTTTTCTTTTAAAAATAAAATTTCATCAGTACCCCAAACATTTAAAATATTTAATCCTAATTTATTTGCTTTAACACGTATTGCATTTTTATTTCTATCTAAAAACGATGTACATCCAGCTACACCGTTAATCGGGTAGTTTTTGATTAATATATCAATTTCTTCATTAGTCCAATATGTGTTCATGTTTTATACCTATATTAATTTTTTCCCTTATTATTTCAGATAATTTAACTATTCTATTTTCTTCATTACTACGCTTAATCGTTAAATTAACCAATTGATTATAGATATTTTCATCTATTTTAATTGATATGTGTTTCAAATTCATTTTATTTCGTCCCATAATATATTGTATTACTTTATAATAAATATACGAATATTTAAAAAATTAGTTGCATTCAGATATTTATTTAAAAAATAAAATTATGGCTGCAAGTGAAATTGAGAAAACACGCTTATTTAGACAAGTTAGACATCAACTAGGTGCTCCAATGCGTAAAATTGAGTTACCAGACGAAAATTTAGTAACTTTATTGGAATTATCTATTGAAGATTACGCTGAATATGTACATAATTGGCTAATAGATAGTCAATGGTCATCATTTATAGGTCAACCTATTGATACTTTAGATATGGCATTCGCATTAACAACTAGAACATTAGATTTTGAGACACAATTTACTTATGCTTACTCAAAACAAGTTGGTTTACAAGCTAGAGGTCCATGGGAACTCAAAAAAGATTATGTTGAGATAGAAGCTGGTAGACAAGTTTATGAAATTCCAGCTGGTCGTGAGGTAAATCAAGTATTATGGTTAACCCCATCGGTAACTAATCGTGCATTATTTGCTAATTTTGGTGGTTTTGATAACGGTATTGGTGGTGGTTACGCTCAAACTGGTTTTGGAGTCGGTGGTGGTGGTACTGGTGCTGGTTCTGGTGGTATGGGTGGAAGAGGTGGATATTATATCGCACCAGCATTTGATGTTTTATTGACTGCGGCCGATATGAATCTTAAACATAGATTATTAAGAAGTGATTTAGTATATAAAATAACCGCTGGGCCTAATGGTACTAAGTTATTACATTTAATTAGCACACCAGGTTCTAAAATGACATTCGGTATGGGTGGTCAAGGTGGAAGTATGGCTGGTTCTAGTTCTTTAGGTATTGCTGGATGTCACGTATGGTATCATTATTACGATACTAATGGTGATGTTGATGCATGTAGAGCGGCTAATTTAGATATTATTACGATGCCGAATGAAGTACCATTAACTAGATTAGATTTTGATGTGTTAAATGAACCTACAAAAATATTAATTCGTCAAATATTAACAGCTAGAGCTAAAATAACCTTAGGAAGAACTAGGGGTAAGTTTGGTGGTGTTGTTGGTCCACCAGAAGCTGAAAGAACTATGGATTGGGAAAGTTTATTAACTGAAGGTAATGAAGAATATGGTAAAATATTTGAAAGATTAGCTGCTAGGTTAGAGCAAATGACTAATACTAAAATGTTAGAGCGAAAAGCTAATGAAGCTGAAAACTTAAATAAAACATTAGCTTATAGACCCTTAGGATTTTACGTTATTTAGTAATTTTTTTTCTAATTTTTTAATTATATCTTCATTATACCTAATAATAATTAAAGGGATGCTATTAATATAACAGTATCTCTTTTTTATTTTATCTCTTTTTCTAATTGATTTTAGATTATCTAATCCACCCCAATATTTAATTGACCTATAATGTTGTTCACCATTATATTCGATACAAACATTATAATCTGGTAAATAAAAATCAAATGGTAACATTATTTTATCTTTACAACCATTAAATCTATGCTGTGGTAAATATTTAATATTATTTATTAATAAAAATTCTCTAATAATTTTTTCACCCTTTGATGATTTACACTTAGAACACCCTTGACCTTTTAAATGATTACTAGGGGTTTGCTCAAATTCACCATGAATTGAACATATAATTTTAACTTTATTATGTGCATTAATATAAATTACATTAGAATAATCATATTTATTTGTGTGAATTTCTAAAGATTTAGTTATGAATTTATCATTTTTAAACCTTTTACTATCACCAACTGCTTTCCAACCACATTTTTGACAACCATAACTCTCCAAATGCCATTTAGCTTTTTGTTTAAATTCACCATGTATTGGGCATATTATATCTAAAACACTATGTTTATTTATATAATTAATGTTAGTATAATCGTATTTATTACCATGTTTTTGTTTTGCTTTAATTATAAATTCTTCATTAGTTAATTTTGAGTTTATTTTACATTTTGGACATCCACTATTACTTCTTAGATGATTTCTTGGTTCCATTAAAAACTCACCATGTATTGGACATATTATGATTATGTTTTCGTATTGTGTTATATAATTAGCTTTTGAATAATCATATTTATCACCATGTTTTTGTACTGCTCGTTTAATAAAAATTTCTGTAGTTATCATATTCATTTTATTATAAATATATTGAAATTAATAAAAGAAATTTTAAACTATGAAATATCGTCCTATGGGATTCTATGTAATATAAAAAAAGCGGGCTAATACCCGCTTTATTTTTTACTAGAAATTCCATTCATCATCGTCTTCGTTAAGAGTTATCTCAGCAACTTCTTGTATTGCTTCGACAATGACCTTTTCCTCTTCGTTAATGGACTGATTTGGTTCTACTGATAGTACTGATTCATTTAATACTTTTTGTTGTTCTAAATGTTTTAACCAAAAGTCATAAGGTTTTTTAAGTTCATCATCATTAAGAGTCTCGTAAAATTCAGCTCTAGTTATGGCTTCATCCTCGTATTTAAATATATCATCTAGCTTACCGATTTCCTCATCGTATTTTTTAGATAGGAATATTAATTCACCTTCTTCGTTAACACTTAAATACGCTATATTTACGTAGTTATTAATAACATCTATCGCAACATCATAATCAGAAGCTAATAATTCATTAATATTTTCTAATTGGTTAGCTTCAAGTCGTTTAATTAAATCATCAATTTTTTTACGTTCGAAAATAAGGTCACCTTCTTTCATTTTAGCTACTCTATCTAAATAGTCAGCTTTAATTCCTTCCCAATCTTCTAGCGAAACACCAATATCTTCTAGGTTATTTGGTGTTTTATTTACTTTAAGCCAAAATTTAATTTCTTTATCTTCGAAATTCATTAAATCTTTTTCGTAGTCATCTTGGTCGATTGGTTCATCTGGAATACCAGATACAAGTATACATTCTTCTTCGGTGAATATTTGAGGCTCCGCTAATGTCATTTTTTTAGTCTTCCTATCGGTTTTAGTTTCAACAAAAATCTTATCACGAATTTCTTTTTTGAATACAACCAATAATGGGGTTATTCGATTATTAAATGCTGTTAAATACTTAGCCACATTATATTCTTCTGTGGTTAAATTGGAATCACTTTCAATATCCTCAGTTGGAATCAATTTACAATTTAATTTAACGACACCTTTTTCAGTTTTAATATCACCATGTGATTTTTTTTCACCAGTATTAACATAGTAGATTACATCACCTAATTCAACTTTTAAATTATGTAAAATTGCTAATTCCATATGTGCTTGCTTAGGCATTGGTTTACCAGCTTTATTAGTTTTTTTACATTTTTTCTTGTATTCATCAATACTAATCTTAACTTTAGATTTTGATGCAATTTTAATTAAAGGAATTGAATAACTATAAATCATATCGACATATTTTTGATATAACTCAATAAATTCACTACCTTTATTATCCAATAATAATACAATTGCTTCATCTAAAAATTCTTCAATGTATGTTGGCATTTTCTTAGATTTGATAGTATTACCAACCAATTTAATCTTAGTTTTACCTTTTTTGATGATTTTATTAGCGTAATTCTTTCTAGCGAAATTAATAGTTGATTCACCGATTTCATCAATATCCAATCCCATTCTACCAATCATGTAAGTATCATTGAATTCAGCAACTACAGCTTTTACACCGATATATTCTTTATCTTTTTCATTGAATGAATGTTTTCCATTTGAAATATACGTTATATTATCAATATCCAGTGGTATTTCAAAGTTAAAACCATCGGTATTTTTAAGATTAATTAATCCAATTCCACCAATAAAAGTCCCATCATCAGTTGATATGTCATAAACAAAATTATTAATATCTTTATTAGAAATTATTTCATTTTTCCAAACTTCATCAGACTTTTTTAATGTTTTTTTAGTAAAACTAGATAAATTACGATTATTATTTTTTAATGAAAATGAAATAAAATTTTGTTTATCTTTTCTGGTTTTAATTTTATACTCAATATTTAAATTTTTCATTAATAAACCAATACCAGCCATAGCAACTTGAGACTTCATACCAATATCTGAACAAGTATCTATAGTATTTCCATAACCATCAGATGCACACACACCTTCTAAAAAATATTTTTTAATATCATTATTAGAATTTAAAATAATATTAGGTATTTTTTTCTCCCTGTAAGAAGTGTAAAAGTTTTCACAGAAAAATGTTGCGAATGTTGCATTGTGAACAACTAAATTATAGACACTACTAGATTTTAAGTGGTTTTTTATTTCAGATTTAATTTTAAATTTAGTTTCTAAAATTAATTTTAATTTCTCCAAAAATTCTAAATTTGAATTGGATATCTTCCAGTCACTTCGTTTACCTTTATTAATATGTATTTCACCAGTTTTTTTGGACCTATATTTTTGCGTTCTTTTTGAACAATTAGCTGAACCATCACCCAAGAAAAAACCATATAACCAAGCCTCATCACTTGATATGCTATTTATTGAGTTAAAATCATTTAAATCATTACAAACATCAATCTTATCACCTCTTTTTAATTTTGATGGTTTTATTTGAATATTATTCTGAAACAATGAATGGTCTTCAGTTACATTAACTAACCTATCTTTAGTGGTTATTCGGTGAATTGTTTTTTCAGTTTCATGTCTAAAAACATATTTAATATTTTTCCAACCATTTACAGTTAAAACTTCATATGGTTTAGCTTCAAAATCACGTAATTTATGAGAATCAATATAGTTTGAATTTTCATTAAATAAATCACAAATTGGTAATATATCTAACATTCCATTTTTATATCTAATATAAACTGGTGTATCATATGTAACTGAATCACCCACAAGTGGTATAAAACCATATTTTTCAACAAAGAACTTAACCATAAGTCTTAAATACATTCTACCTCTACATGTTGTTTCTTCAGCCAAATCCATTTGTGACCATGGGAATACATCTGGCGCACCATAAGAACCGAAGAATGAGTTAGCAAGTATTTTAAGTGGTAATTGTTTTCTATCATAGAAACTACCAGTCTTCGTATCACCAAGACCATAAGCTTCATTCATCAAAGCTTTGTATTTATCACGATAATCAACAATATAGGTTAATAAACCTTTCATAACACCACTGATATCAATATCAGAGAATATATTCCAAGTTAATTGAGTTTTTGGGTAAAGAGCTGCATAATCGAGTTTTGAATATTTACCAGCTTTACCAACTCTAAGTAATCTTGATAAACCACCAGTAAAATCACGTTTCTTATCAAATTCTGGAATAGCCAAATCATTTTCATATGACCAAGCTAACATTATCAACTTCCAAATGGTTGCAGTACCCATGGTAAGGGTACGCATAAATGATGTTGGTAAAATTTTAGATAATAAGAATGATGCTTGATTAAAAATGAAACCTACTTGTTCGGTTTCCCATAAATCATCTAAAAGATATCGTTCAGCAATATATTGCCCTGTAACAATTTCATATTCATCTTTAAGTGGTTTATTTTCAGTTATTTTATACCAATCACCATTGACATCATTAAATGCATACTCATTTACTTTATCGGACCAAATAGTACCAATCATTCTACCATCATTAATATAAACACGATTTGGTTTATTAATTTCGGAAAATTTAGTAATATATTTTAATCCAGCTTTTTTAATATCAGAATTAATCGCTTGAGCTCTACGAACTGAATGATAAATGTCGGCAATGTTATATCCCCACATGTATGTTTGTTCATAATATTCAGTATCACTACCTAATTTTAATGTTGATTGTTTACGTTTAATTTTAACATTAGGGTTTAATGTTTTTACCATTTTAGTAATATCAACATTTAATAATCTACATCTTTCAAAGATATAGTACCAGTCAAATGTTTCTGAATTATAACCTTCAATAATATCTGGCTTTAATGCATCAATAATACCAAAAAATGTTTCTAATGCTTGAACTTCTCTACTTAATCTATTTGGACCATCTTCAATTGTTAATATTGTCTCCCACCCACGATTATTTTTAATACCTATTTGATTAATATGTGTATTATGTGGGTCTAAACCAGTTGTTTCTAAGTCGAACTGAAGTCTATGCAAATCATTATAATCATCAAATCCCTTGAATAATCGTTTACCAGATTGAATCATATATTGCTCAATTGGTGGTAATGTCATGAAATTCTTATTACCATTTATCTCACAACCAGCATCTTTAAAGAAATTTAATAATTGAAGGTAATTTTTGCTTCCAGTGATAAGGTATTTATATCCAGCGGCTAATCGTTGTGGTTCAGTACCTTCATCATTTTTAGTTTTAAGTAATTTAACTTTAATTTCAGCTTTACGCATTTCATTCTTCAACTTACCTCTATTTCCACCGTATAAATCATCCAATGCGGCTTCTTTCATCCAAAGGAATGGCTTATACTTTTCTTTTTTGACTATTTTAGTTGAAGTACCATAACCATTTGGTTGGTTAATTATTACTGAAACAGTTTCATCGTAATAATTAGCTTCAATTGCTGTAATGTATTTTTGTGGGTCGTGACCATCGAAAAATTGTTCAATAGCCTCAGGTGTAACTTGTTTTTGCTCCATATGTATATAAAAAAATTCAGAAATAATGTAGAAATACAAAATAACTTAATTTTTTCGTAAAAAGCAATAAAAAACGTAATTATTTTATACTACCATCTAAAACATGTAATTTTAATGTTAAAAACTTTATCTTTTTTATAAATTAGTTATATTTATATTTGTGGGAACATTGTTCCCACAAATAACATTAATTAACTTATATGCCATGAGAGAAGAAGAAATTAAAATTAGAATATCATCGGACATTAAAACGGATTTTCAAAATATATGTGAAATTGAAAATACAACGATGTCTAATAAATTAACTGGATTTATTATTGATGAAATACATCGCAAAATAATTAAAACATTGGATAATAATACAATAACTAAACGTTTAATTAAATTTGGGATTAATAAAGGGGGTAGGTTCTATCAAAAGAATGAATTACTTAAAATTATATTGGATGAAGATGGTTTTGAAATATCTCATCTAGATTTTTTAAATAAAAAGACGTTATATGGTCAATTTGGTTTCCATTCTGAGGGTGATGTAATACATAAATATAATGCAACTCACTCTATCAAAAATCTTAGAATTGATGGTGATTGGTTAATTGGTGATATTACCATTTTGAATCCATCTATACTACCAGTATTGGATAATTTAGTTTTTAGACCTCGTTCATTTGGTATTATTAGTGAAAACGGTATTGTTAAAGATTTGGAGATAATCGGTTTTGATGCTATACTTAAAACAGATGATAAATTTATTGATTATGGTGATGAAGATATGTAGTAAATGTCAATTACCTAAAGAATTGACTGAATTTAATAAACGAAGTAATTCTAAGGATGGTTTACGTTATGAATGTAAGTCATGTCAAAAATTAATTTATGAACAAAAAAGAGAATATTACATTATTAAAATGAAAAATAATCGTATTAAACACATTGATGAATATGCTAAACGAGATAGAGAATATTATGAAACTAATCGAAATGGTATATTATATCAGAAAAAAGAATATTATAAAGAAAATAGAAATGAAATATTAATAAAGAAAAAAGAATATGATAAAGAAAATAGTGAACATAAAAAAGAATATAATAAAAATTATCGTAAAAATAATAAACCTAAACTAATGAAGTATGCTAGGGATTACTCAAAAGAATGGCGTAAAACACATTCACATATTGTAGCTTGGAGGCGTGTACTATCATGCTCATTAAAAAGATTAAATAAATCAAAAGAAGGTCATACCATTGATTTACTAGGATATTCACCACACCAATTAAAAGAGCATTTAGAATCACTATTTACTGATGGTATGTCATGGGATAATTATGGTGAATGGCATATTGACCATAAAATACCAGTTTGTAGCTTTTCAGCTGATACACCACCTAGTGTTGTAAATGCATTAAGTAATTTACAACCATTATGGGCTACCACAAGGGAAATAAATGGGATTATTTACGAAGGTAATTTAAATAAATGGAAATATGATTAACGATTTTTAATATCCGCATCCAAGACATGGATTGTTAAAGTATCTCTAATTGGTACTATCAGTGTTCCGATTACTTCCATATCATTTAATCCACCTAAAAATTCAATAGTGAATTGTCCACGATATGTTCCAGCTCTATTAGTATCTTTAGTTCTAAATGTATAGGTTACATAATATTCTTCAGTCATATCCAATGGAGTATCTAGTTTTAACTCACACCCAGCTGGTCGTTTTGCAACCTTAATTAAACCAGTATCAACATCAACCATACTGAAGTAAACGTTGGAGTTTTGTATTTGCTCGTGAAATGCTTTATAGTCATTTCTACCATCTTGAATTAATTCCATCTTCAAAATATTTAATGTAGCACCTTTATTTATGAAAAAATCCATATAATTCACTGATTTTAATTTTATTATTTATTCTTTCAGTTACATTAATTAATAACATTTGTGGTGAAAATAATGAGCTAGAACCTTTAGAAAGATTTTCAAAACTCGGAATCGCCCTTAAATTAATAATATCAGCAACTATTTTAACATCTAAATTAACCATAAAACAATCTTTTATTGATACTATATGGTCTATATGGTAATCATTCAGACCTTTACCTACTTTATCTAAATTTTCAATTTGTGTAGAGCATTGTTTTATAGTTTTTTTAGTATAATATTTAACCCTACTCTTATATTTATAAAATTCTGATTTAGTTTTTAAATATTCATCATATTCAATACCATATTTAGTTTTAAACATTTTAACCATTGATTTATTTCTATCAATATATTTATGGTCTCGTTTAATTATTGGTAAATTTTTTAATTTTATTATTTTATTTAAAGTATCATATTTAATACCACACTCAATTGCAATTGTTTTTAATGTTTTAGTTTTATCATAATAAATAGATAATACTTTTGAAATAATTCCTTCATTTAAATATTTTATATTAACCCCACCACGTTTTTTTCTATTACATTTCATACATAATGTATTTTTATTCGTGGTAGATTTATAACTATCTTTTCGTGTGTAAGTTATATTTTCACCACACCCGTCAGTTGGGCATTTACGTTCGAATATTTTATTATCAGTTGTCATATGATTATAAATATAACACTTTAAACCAATAATATGTTTAAAGTTCCACCTGTAATAAATAATTTATATCTTAGACCAGTATCAGCGGCTGCAAGTATTATTGATGTATCAGCATTTGATACTACTTCTAATGCATTAACATAAGTTGTATTGTTAGTATTACCCGTTACTCCAATACCCAATACTACAGTTCCAATACCATTTGCTGTTGATGCTGAACCATGGACAAATGATAATACTCCAATCGCCTCTGTTAAATAACCACCAGCATGACTTGATATACCACTTGCGGTAGTTGACCAACCTTCGCTATGACTTGTATAACCAATCGCAGTTGTACTAATACCTTCAGAGTGACTACCACTACCACTAGCAGTAGTTCGATATCCTTCAGCATGTGAACCAAATAAACCAATTGCTGTGGTTTCTTTACCTTCAGCATGACTATTATTACCAACCGCAGTAGTTCGATATCCTTCACTATGACTGTAATCACCGATTGCAGTTGTATCATAACCTTCACCATGACTAGCAGAGCCACTTGTTACAGTATTAACACCTTCAGCATGACTATAATCACCAAATGTTTTTGAACCTATACCTTCAGCATGACTGTATAATCCAGTTGTTATTGTATTAACACCTTCAACGTGACTATAATCACCCAAAGCAATTGTTTGACTACCTTCTGCATGTGTATATTGACCTAATGCTTTAGAAAAGCGTCCTTCAGCATGACTAATTTGACCATTTGCTATAGTACTATTACCTTCAGCATGACTATAATCACCCAAAGCAATTGTTTGACTACCTTCTGCATGTGAATTGATTCCAATTGCTGTCGTATTGGTACCTTCAGCATGACTAACCCATCCATTTGCTGTGGTTGAAAGACCTTCAGTATGACTAATTTGACCATTTGCTATAGTACTATTACCTTCTGCATGACTACCACCACCAATTGCCGTTGTCATTTGCCCTTCGGCATGACTATAAGTTCCGCTAGCTATTGTACTACCACCTTCAGCATGACTATTATCACCAACCGCAGTAGTTGAACCACCTTCACTATGACTATAAACACCCCCAGCTATCGTAGCATTACCTTCAGCATGACTACTTTGACCAGTTGCTATTGTACTATCACCTTCAGCATGACTATTTACACCTAACGCATGTACATTAGTTCCAATAGCAAATGCTGGGCGACCTAATAAAGTAATTAAATTATAAAAACTATCACCACTTATAATATTATAAGTTAAAGCTGATATTGAAGAATCAACAATATAAGTTGAATTACTAACAGCATCATAATAATAATCAGTATAACTACAACCAACATTAATTAATTGTGTTACTCCAACACCATCATCTAATAAAAATTCAGAGCAAAATTCACCAATATAAACACTCCATTCATTTACAACATCACCAGTCAAAACTATAGCTGGACCAGAGTATGTTGGGTCACTTGCTGTTATTGTTATAGCTGATACTATTGTTATTGGTGTTTGAATGTAAAGTATTTCACTAGCATTTGCTATCGAACCTACACCAATTGCAAAACTAGCTGTAGTCATAGCAGTTGTACCAGACCCAGCAGCTAAAGCATAATCACCAGTAGAATAAATACCACTATTATTAATCGCTTTAATTGAATAATTACCAGTAGAACCAGATGTCCAATAGCCCGCATCAATTAAGCCACTAAGATTGGTTGATATTATTTCACCATTTAATTTAGTATAAACCAAATTACCGCCACTATAAGTTAATCCAGATAATGACATACCTTTTAGATTAACAAAATTATAATCAACATCAGAATGTGATAATACTGAACCAACGGTAATATCATTATATGGACTCGTAATTGTCCTAAGTTTTAATTGTTCATTTGCCATTTTTTTTGTTTTTATATAAATATTAATAAAATTAGATTACCACTAAATAATGTTGTGATATATTAATTAATATTAATATTCCTTAACATTTATAACACCATTTACAGTTACATTAGTAGTTATTGGTCTAATACAAAGAACTATTTGGTCCATCGTATTATTCAAACTACAACCAAGAAATGCTAAGAAATCTTTTTCAAATAAATTGGTTGGTATTTGTTGACCTGTACCAATAATTCCACTACATAATTCCCTTCCACTTGCAGTTACTGTGGTTGATATAGCTGCGACTGCTGAACCATTTGCTTCCTCAATACATGAGCCAGAAAGTGATGTATATGTTAGTGGTGCAGATAATGTAGGATTTAATTGTAATGTCCAGTAAACAATATCATTTGTACTAGAACAATATACACCAACACCAGTTACTTTTACAGCGCAATCCCTATGTGTTGCTAGTTTTCTTATTGCTTTAAGTGGGTATATTGTACCAATAACTGCGATAGTATTTGATGCTACGGCCGCTGTAGATAATGACTGTACTGAATTGTTGTAACCATGTTCTTCAGTACTTCCTTCAGTAGCTACTTGAGAACAAATATATCTGAGAGAACCAGTTCCAGTTGTACTTTTTATTTCATATCGTATTGGTTGATTTGGTGATAGAATGAATACATCAGTTGCACTTCCCGCATAATTTACTGTATGACATAAAACAAATCCTTGGTCTGTTTTTAAAAACAATCTTAAAACTGCACCCCCAAGCCATAAAAAGTCAAATAATATAACTGTAAAATGACTCCAATCATATGTTGATACTGAATTATAATTCGTCCAAGCACTCATAGGTACATCAACTGTTGTTGTTCCAGACCTTGATGCTTTTATCGAAATTGTTGTTCCGTTATTTTCTAACCAAAACCCATCAGTTGTCGCTGAATATGGTACTGTTGCTGATGTACTAAAGTACCCAACCCTCTTTGTTGTACCAGTTTCCGATTGAAAATTATCAAATGTACATTCACACATTTGCGATTTACCAGCAAAATACGGTGCAAATCTTCTCGTTTGTCTTACGAGATATTGGCCAGCAGTGACACTCATATTATATTTATTTTGACCATATAACCCAGTTCCAGTACCTTGTGTGTCAAAAACATTTGTATTGTCAGTATTAAGGATTTTACCATCAACCAAAGTCGTTATTTGTGAAATTCTCACACGTGTTCCAGCATCAAGAGTTGATGTTGCTGGGTTTAAACTTGTTGTTCCAAAGTAACTCATATTATTTATTTTTATATTGTTATTAAATTATCCACCATGCTATTCCATCTGTTACAATTTTCATTGCATTTGGTTTTATTATTGTTTGTGTTAGTTCTTCTTCAATTTTTTCACTTGCATTACCGTCCATAGTGCAAACTCCTGTATTTATATTTTTAATTGTATAAACCCTATTGGTACATCCAGAAGCTGGGGGTAATGTCACTGTTGTTGCTCCTGTTGAATTAACAAGAACAATATTATGTGCTGATGATAATGTTGTATTTCCAGTTATTGTTGTAACTTTCTTACCTTCTGAACCAGCATTATCTAGAGTTGAAACTGGTGCTGTTGTTCCAATACCAACATTACCATTTCCTTTTACACTAAACCTTATTCCACTTGTTAAAGTATATGCAACTGCGGAACGAGGAGTTGTTGAAAAAGCTACAGTTGTATCTAACACTGTATCAGAAGTAATTGTAGAAATTGTTCTAACTGTTTCACCTGCTACTGTAAGTGTGTCACCTACTTTAAATGTATTTGTAAATTGAGTTTTTACACCTATTAATGTTGTAGAGCTTCCAGTAGTAGACACTGTTCCAGGACCTGTTGTTGCTTGTGCAACGTCCAAATTTGATGTAGGTGTAGCAGTTCCAAATCCATTATTTTGATTTAATTTAACAATAAATTTTGAATAAACAGCTGGGTTAAAAGCATCTAATAATCCACCATTATAACCATCTCTCAATGCAACATTAAAATCTCCAGTTGCATTTGATACTTGGAATAATGCCATATTTGTAACATCACTTGTAGATTTAACGAATGAATTATTTATCAACGGGTCTGATTTTACTGAAAATCCAAAGTAAGGTTGATAACCACTTCTTGTTACTCCTATATTATAATAACTAAGATTTACTGCTGTTCCCCAACTTATATTATCTCTACCTGCTCCTTGTATTCCAATAGATAATCTGTCGGTTGGAGCTGTTAAACCAATTCCAACGCTACCATTACCTAATACAGTCATTCTATTTCCACCAACTAATGTATATGCTTTAGCTGATATTGCAGCACCTACAGCATTTGTGGTTAAAGATGTATTACTAGCAATAGTAGCAATAGTTAAAGTTTGTCCTTCACTTGTAATAGTATCACCAACTTTAAATGTATTTAAAAACCAAGTGTCAACTCCTGTCCAAGTAGTTCCACTTGCTGCTACTGAAACAGTTCCAATACCTGTAGTTGGTTGCCATACATCAAGATTACCATAAGCAGTAGTTCCACCAATTGTTACTCTTGTAGCATTTGCACCTGTTCCACCAAGAACCATTAAATTAGATTCATCACCCACAGCATTAAAACCAATACAAGTTAAATAATTTCTTTGTGTTGCTGATGCTTGACCAGTATTTACTCCAAGTAATGTTTGATATTGTCCCGATGTTGTTGCATTAGCTGTAACATTATTAGCATTATATCCAGCTCCTGAACCTACTGCTGTATTATAACTACCAGTGGTAGTTAATAAAGTATAATAACCTACTGCTGTATTGTAAGTTGTATATATTCCATCCCTTAAAGTCCAAGCTCCTAATGCTGTGTTACCAGCACCTGTATTTGAATAACCAGCTCTATTACCAACAAGAGTATTATAACTACCAGTTATATTATTATAACCAGCATAATAACCTGAAAAATAATTATATACTCCTGTTGTGTTTTTATTACCAGCATAAGCTCCAAAAAAATCTCCTGAACCAAAAGTTAAAGCTAGCCCAGCACCTTTTCCTAATTTAGTAGTCTGCGCATCAATCATCATTGATTTTACATTATCTACTTTAATAAAATCGTTTGTTGTATTTGGTCTTGAATAATAACCTGCTGTACTACCTAGTGAAGCATCAGTAGCAGTATCAACATAAGTAGTATCTATATTATTATTTATTGTTGCAACTAAAAAATCATTATACCAATAAGGACTAGCTGCCTTACTTCTATAAATTCTTCTTCCTGTAACTCTAGGGTCTGATGATACTGGTAAATTAACTGTTACTGTATTATTTCCAGCTGTTGTTGTTATTGTCGCACCTTGTCCTGATGATTCTGTTTCACCTAGTGCAGTAATATACATAACTTGATACCAATGCTGTCCAGTATCTACTGAACCTCCTGCACTAACTGTTCCTGTTGTTTGTGGTGCTTTTATAACAAAATTAAAATTCATTCCTGTATCAGTTGTTATATTGTCTGATGAAGTTGTACCACCAACATATAATGCGGTTGTTCCTGTTGCAGCCGCATTTCCTATTATAACTCTTTTATTTGTTGAATTAATAGTTAAAATTGGTGTTGTTCCATCTGACTTTGTAATTGTAACCGCACTAATAGAATCAATTGATGGTGATATATTTGGTGTAATTATTTTGGTTGATGCTGATAATGTTGGCACAGTAAGGTTACCCGTCATTGTATCACCAGTAATATGAACAAATATATCAGTTAAACTTGAACCATTTATAGTTATTGTATTAGCAGAAATTGTTGTAGCACTAATGGTTGGTACATTTAATTGACCAGTCATTGTATCACCAGTGATATTTACATATAATCCATCTAATTCAGTAATTGTATGATGAATTGATGTATCACCAGTATGATTACTAAATTGAATCAACGTGGTATAACCAGATGTTATACCAGAAGCTGACGATATGTTAGTATATAATACATCACCATTTAATTTTGTGTAAATTAATGTATCACCACTCATTACAATCCCAGATACTGATAATCCTTTTAGATTAATGAGATTATTATCAACCTCAATTGCTGATATAGCCCCATTAACCGTTATATCATCATACGGACTAGTTGTAAACCTTAGTTTTATTTTATCACTTGTAATACTCATTTTATAATTGTTTTAATTAAACTGGAATTGTTGATAAATTTCCACTATCATCAACAACCAATCTAAATTCTGTTCCACCAGATGATTTAATTATTATACCATTCACAGTATTAACATATAATTGTGTAACATATGTAGTATAAGCACTAGTAGCAGTAATCCCACTACCAGCGATAATTGCGCTACTTTCGGCTGATACATTTGTTGTATTACCACTACCACCTAATATTTGAGAATAAGGTGCATTGGTAATATTATATTGACCACTTACATGTGAACAAATAGCTATTGCTGTTGTATATCTACCTTCACTATGTGACGCATCACCACTTGCTATAGTGCTTAAACCTTCAGCGTGACTACCATAATTACCACCAGCTATCGTAATATGACCTTCAGCATGACTACTTTCGCCAGATGCTATCGTACCAATACCTTCAGAGTGACTACCATTATTACCACTGGCTTTAGTTCCATACCCTTCAGCATGACTACCACGTAGACCAATGCTAGTGGTTAATTCACCTTCTGCATGACTTGATGAACCACTTGCTACTGTAGCATTACCTTCAGCATGACTATAATCACCAAATGCTTTTGTATTATTACCTTCAGTATGTGAATTGATTCCAATTGCTGATGTATATTCACCTTCAGCATGACTAACCCACCCATTTGCTATCGTATTCATACCTTCAGCATGACTAACCTGACCAAAAGCAGTAGTATTGGTACCTTCAGCATGACTAGCACCACCATTTGCCGTTGTCATTTGCCCTTCGGCATGACTACCAAAAATACCGATAGCAATTGTTCGGTCACCTTCAGCATGACTTCGAATTCCACTTGCTATAGTAGTGTATCCTTCAGCGTGACTATTATCACCACCAGCAGTAGTACCAGCACCTTCAGCATGACTACTACTACCAGTTGCTTTAGTATTATTACCTTCAGCATGGCTTGAACTACCTAAAGCAATTGTAAAATTACCTTCAGCTACTGAATAATCACCAATTGCATCTAAATCTGTACTATTATTTGCCTTAATTGATGATATACCAGCAGAGCCACCTAACCATAATGAACTACCAGCACCACCATTAACGACATTGCCACTTACATCAATACCTAAATTATTTATTGAAGTTCCAGTATTTAAATTTAAAATATTAAGGTAAGGTACATATACTGTATCATCGGATGGTCCAGTCATTCCACTTCCACCAATAACAACACTTCTAGCACCATCAACGGTTGAATTGTATGAATGTATAAATGAAGCTAAACCATTTGCCGTTGTAGTAAAACCACCAGCATGACTATAATTACCAATAGCTTTAGCCATATATCCTTGAGCATGTGACGTTGAACCACTAGCAGTTGAGTTATTACCCTCAGCATGTGACCTAACACCAATCGTAGTGGTTAAATAACCTTCTGCGTGACTATTATCGCCATAAGCTTTAGTTAAATTACCTTCTGCATGTGTTGTTGAACCAGTAGCAGTTGTTGACCAACCTTCAGTGTGACTATAATTACCTAAAGCTTTAGTTAATCGACCTTCAGCATGAACAGCATCACCACTTGCAGTAGTTCCACTACCTTCAGCATGACTTGAATTACCAAATGCTTTAGTACTTTCACCTTCAGTGTGAGTATAAAATCCAGTTGCTGTGGTTAGATGTCCTTCAGTATGTGTACCAGTACCACTAGATACAGTTCTCCAACCTTCACTATGTGAATAATCACCATATGCGACTGTTGAATTATTTTGTGAATGTGAATTAGGTCCTAATGCTGTTGTATTTTGACCTTCAGCGTGACTATTAGCACCGCTAGCAATCGTACTTATACCTTCGGAATGACTATTATTTCCACTTGCAGTAGTTGAACCACCTTCAGCGTGCGCCCCAAAACTACCAGTTGCTTTAGTTCTATAACCCTCAGCAATAGCGTAATTACCAGTAGCATCAATAGTAGTATTACCAGTACTAGTAGCCATTCTAACTGATGTAATACCAGTAGAACCAGGTTGCCAAGGTAATGTTGTAGTAATACCACTTAATGTAATTTTTTTAGTTACACCACCAGCTACTGTTACGAATAAATCGGAACCGCTTGGTGTTAAATTCTCTGTATATTGAGATATTTTTTTATTTGACATAGTTTATAGTTTTTATTCTTCAATTATATGATTTCCATTTTCATCTAAGATGATACTTCCATTTTCAGCTAATATTCCATCACCGCTTATTATTACGCTTGGACCACAAGGGCATGCACATGAATGGCCATATTGATTCATTTCACTTTCATAATTATTTTTAATTGCACACCATGATAATTCCTCATCATAGTATCTGAATTGTGAAATACCACCAATGAATGTTCCAGCAAAGTTTTCCTCAATTAATAAATTAAAATCTGATGGGTCTGGACCATCAAATGTTTGTGATTCCAATAATCCTTGTGAACCACCACCAATACTTATATTGAAAGGAACACCCTGTTGTTTTTCTTTGAATTCATCCAATTCTCTAGGTACAATCTCAATAAAATCTCGTACAATATATTTAAGATGACCATTAATGTAAAACATTAACTTTCCAACTCTTGGTGGACCGTATAATAATTGACACTCATCATAAGTTGTATCGGCAACCCATCTAACAACAACATGGGTCCATTCATCATTACTAACTAACCCACTCATTGAGTAAGATTCTTCAATAGTAGCCGCAGTTGTACCACCACTAGTACAAGTATATATTATTCTTCGATAGCCAACACTACCATCTTCTCTAATCCTAAAGCCAGCCGCATTGTAAACAACATCACCAGACCAATTAAGTGGATTAATTTCAGTTGTTCTACCAGTATAATCACACGCAGTAAATCCAGTACCATCACCACCACAGCCACAACCTGTTGAACCACTATGTACACGATTATAAATTAAAAATTGATTTTCGTAATCAGTATAAACTGTTGTTGATGTTACACTTATTGAACCACCAGTAAAATTACATGCAGTTACATTATGTGGTAAACCATTATCATCACCATTGCAACTATTACAACTACCGCTAAAAGAACGATTATAAATTAAAAATTGATTATCGATATCTCTAATAAATAATTTTGGTGGGTCCAATGGATATCCACTACTACTTGTCATTTCATATTCTTTTGGAATTGTGCACCATTCTGTACATCCAGAAGTACATCCAGAAGCAATCTCATTTTGACCACTCCAAACATTCCAAAATTTATTTTCAGCTCTAGCACCAATGTATAAAAAGAATCCCACATTATTTGGATAATCATCATTCAATGTCGTACCAGTGTAACCACTACACATATCTTGTTTATTCAACCAAAACTCAGTAACCCAGCCTTTATGCATTCTATTAGGTAATGTTTGATAATCATAATCATGTAGTTTGTAGAATCCTTGATAGAATCCACCACAAAGTTGAACATATTGACCAACAGTATTTGCAGTGCTAGCACCAACAATATCAATCGGGTAAATATAATTATTAGTCATACCAGTTACTTGATGCATCCAAAACATTGTATCACTTGATAATATTGTCAATGATGACATAGTAAGAGCACTCAATAAGGCATTATTTTCAGTATCGCCACTAGCTTTAATATATGTAATTAAACCATTATCAATACCAACTAACCCGATATCAATTAATGTTAAACCAGTAGTACCAATAGCACTGGCAGTAGCACCAGTCCATGTAGATAAACTGTATATGTTTGTATTTCCAGTATTAAAAATATCTAAATTATTGAAATCGAAATATCCAACTAATGAATCACCAGTTAGAACCCCAATATAAGGTTCATAGTAGGTTTCATCAGAACTGATATACATATCCCAATAATCGCTATCACTTAAACGTAAATCGATATTTCTAAAATAATAATTTCTTAAACCCATGATTAAAATGTTTCTAAATTAGTTCTTCTCCACCCATTATTTGTTTTGATATACATATAATTATCATCCCAACGGATTTCACCAACTTCACCACTAGAATCATTTGAAGATTGTGGTGTATATTTTGGTAATATTAATTTTTCTGGGATAATGCTAGGTGATACAATGAAATTACCATTATTATCAATTAATAATAATGAATTAGTATTTTCGTCAACACCTTTAAGTATTACAATACCACCGTTAATTGCTGTATTATGTGTTCCATTGTAATTTAATTCGATATTATTATCTTCAGCAACAATTCTTTCAGTATTGAAGATTTGTGTATCACCAGATACTAATTCTTTAACTGCCTCCACTAATAATGGTACAATTTCATTATAATTAAGTGATAACATATCATCACTTTTAGCTCTATTTCTAACAATATCTGGTATAATACTTTGTACTTCTTGTGCTATGAAACCATATCGAATACCGCCACCCATATTAGATTCTGTTGTATATTCAAATGACACACCTCTAAGATTTTTTATTTTATCTAAAGAATTTTCTAGTTTAACAATATTTTGTTTAAGTCTAGCATCTGAAACACCAGCAACAATTTTTCCACTAGCATCAGTAGCAATTGGGTCTGTAGTTGTTAAACCATCGATGACTAAATCTGGTACATAAACCATATTACTTGTAATTGCGGTAATATTAGTACCACCAATTATTACTGAATTAGTACAACCAGTACCAATTCGATTACTATCACCACCTAATATTGATGATGAAGAAGAACCAGTATTAATATTATGATTAGTACCACCTAAAATTGTTGAATAATCAGAATATACTCCGATATTAGGTGTAGTTACATATGAATGATTAAATGATGTTTTATTATTTGCAATTACATATGACCCAACACTAGCTAATCCCCCAACATGTGCACACCAACCACCAGCCAATGTATATTCACCTTGTGAGTGACTTGATGCGCCACTTGCTATTGTATTATTACCTTCAGCATGACTATATTGACCTATCGCAAGTGTACTTGAACCTTGAGCATGACTTAATAGTCCACTGGCTATTGTATTATCACCTTCAGCATGTGCCCCAATACCACTGGCTGTTGTATACCTACCTTCAGCATGACTATATCTACCAATAGAAGTTGTACCACTACCTTCAGCATGACTAAAATTTCCTTTTGCTTCAGTTAATCGACCTTCAACTAATGAATAATTACCACTAGCATTACCATCACTATAATTCATAACAACAGCATTTGTACCACTACCCGCCGACCAAAATGATGAACCAGATGATGAACCAGATGCTGGTTGAAATTCAACCATACCTTCACTGTTTGTACAAGTTAAAACATACCCAACTACTGGGTTATTTGATATGATAAATTTTTCAGTTCTTAAAATACCTTTAACATCAGCCCATAGTGTTCTACCTGTAAAATCTAACGTTCCAGCTGATAAGGTTTGTGTATTATTAGTATAACCAGTTCCACTAAATATTGGTCCCGCACCAGAGAATACATCAGTAATAGTTAATCCATAACTAACACCTGTATATGATAATGCAACTAAATTTCCATCAATTGTTGTTGTTGAATCAGCTGTAAATGCACTAACACTTTGCACTTCACCACTAGTAATATCGGTAATAGCACTAAAACTAGAGCTACCTAAATTCAATATTGGGTTGGTAAATGTAAATACGGTTGCACTAGGGTTACCAGAAAATGAAAAATATACGTCAGCTAATGTTAAAGTCACACCAGAAGTTGATGGGTCTGGACCAGAAGTTATTGCACTAAACGTAACTCCATGCACTGTAGTACCTGATAAATCAGTACTTGTGTTAATATATTGACGTATCTGTCTATTATCTGAATAATCAATTTTTGTTATAAATCCACTCATAATATATTTATTAATAAATATTCTCAATTCAAGGTATATTTATAGAGAAATGAATTATTATGGCAATAATTAAGAAAAAAGACTTATATGACGTTAAACTGGATGAACTAATTGATTTGGATGGTTCACCAATTGAAGGTGATGAAAGATATGATACTACTAGTCAAATAAATGTTGGTGTTGATAAAGCTGGTTCTGGAGTACCAGAACTTACTACCGATAAATTTGCTAAATCATCAAGGCAAGGTAATAGATATTATTATGGTCCACAAGGTATTAGTGGTTCAGCTGGTGCTGTACATAAAACCGTTGGCGATTTACCAGACCCACGTGGTATAGGTTTAGATTTTGAGGGTAGTGAAAAAGAATTAGATGAATCTATTAATAAATTAGCCGAGGAAAAGATGATAAAAATGGTTGAAGATATAATCTCAACTAGGTCAGTTGGTAATGATATGGTTAAAAAAACTAATAGACCAGATGTTGATAGAAATAATATTCCAGATATTGACGAATTGAGAAAATCAAAACCTGTTACAACTAATTCAACTATTGAATTTGTTAATGAGTTTAAAAATGAGCCATTACAAGGTGATGAAGCTGCTATTATATTAAATTATATTATGAGTAATTTAGATTTATCAACAGTTTCACCAGATTATAAAAGAATTTTAAGAAGTAAATTATAAAATCATATGAATAGTGATTTAAAAGATAAAGTTTGGCAATGTCCCGATGAATTACTAGGTAAATTAAAATCTAATTTAGCTAATTTTGGTGGGAAAGAAGGTAGTCGTGGTGTTCAAAGGATTAAAGATATTATTGATTATCCAAAAGTATCTTATTCTCAAATGAAACGATTGAAAAATTACTTTGATACATATGAAGGTGATGGTTCAGATAATGAATATAAGATGATTGGTGGTGATGAAATGAAAAATTGGGTTAATAATTCATTAAAAACTTCACGTGATGCTATTTATAATGTAAAGAATACTAGAATGATGGCTGGTGAAGAAAATCAATTCATTGATACCCATGAAAAAGATAATAATTCAAACCCAACCGATGTTAGTATTCCTAAATTACATAAAATGAGTAAATCTAAATATATTATGCTCGATAGAGGATTTACTGAGCAAATAAGTCGAATCAAGCAATTGATTGAGCATATGAATAAATAACGAGTAAATTAAATACATTGTATTATGTCAAATAAATTAGAACAAGCAGCAATTCAACAAAGAGCAATCTTAATACCACAAAATGCGTATAATGATGCTGCACCAGCTAATGAGTATACTGCAACTCATACTAAAGCACTTGCTGATGCTACAACACCAGAAAAAGGTAGAGGTACAGGGTCTGTTGACCCTCAAACAGCTGCTGTTGATTATAATGGTGGTACTAATACTGATAAATTTGGTAATCCTAGTATCCCAGGTTCTGGTCGTGAACCAGCATTTAGTATGAATCAATATAATCTAAATAATGGTTATAGTGCACCAGACACATCAGCTAACGTAGGTCAAGTAGTAATTGATTAATTAGAAAAGTGGAACTGAAACTTTACAATATTTACGAAAGTCTTATATTAGAATCGGTAGGTAGAAATCAAATCATGGATTCAATACATCTTCCTTATAGGGTTAAGATTTATTATCAAGGTGAAGATGAAAACCATCCGAGCTGGCGTTCTATTGACCCATATGTTTTAGGTATGTCAACAGCTGGTAATGAAATATTAAGAGCATATCAAGCTTTTGGTTTCACAACTAGTAATGGTGCATCTTGGAAAACATTTAGAGTTGATAGAATATTAAGATGGGAGCCAACTAATTTTAAAATTGGTAATAAACCAATAAATGAATATGACCCTACTATTCCAGCGTATAAAAATGATGGTAGTGACCAAAAAATGGTTAATATTAGTGCATGGAGAAAATTTGGTGACCAAGTAAAAGATATTGAAACACAAAAACAAGTTAATGCATTCAATGATACTAAAGGTAATGTCACACCAACTAAAGAACCTATAACTCCAGCTAAACCAATAGCTCAACCAACAACTGAACCTAAAATTCAGCCAAAAGTTGAACCAAAAGCTCAAATTAATAAAAAAATTGAGCCAGAAATAAATAAAGAACCGTTGCCAATTAAAAAGCAACCAAATATAACAGCTGAACCAGATGAAGAAGCTGACATTGATAAAAAAATTGAATAATGGATATGCCTCCACAAGTACCAATGGATTTCCTTAGGAAATTATCAGGTGCTAAAAAATTAATGGATAAAGTAGAATCGGGTGATTATGAAACTGGTCACGTTGACGCTAGAGCATTAACTGAAGATGGTGTTCAAGGTATGATGGCCGAAGGCGTTGCACCAAGAAGAATGCAACAAACACAAACGCCTACTGTTAATGAAATTACACCAGAAAGAATTGCGGCATCTAAAATGCCAGACGCAATTAAAAAAGCTATGCTTGAAAACCCAATCCCACAAGTTACAATGGGACATACATTCACATTAGAAGATGTGGCTCAATTCGCTAAAGATGAGAAACCATTACCACTTCCAAAAGCAAATGCATTTAAAAAACCTAATCAGATGGTTAGTGAACAATCAATACATAATATGGTTGGATTGACTGAAGCTGAAGTTAGAGTAATTGTTAAAGATGAAATGATTGAGTTTTTAACTAAATACTTTACAAAATCGCTTACTGAAGATGTACAAAATAAGGTAATTAAACAATTACTAGAAGCTGGGAAAATTAGAGTTAAGAAATAGTAAGGTAAGCCCACAAAAAAGTGGGTTTATTTATTTACTAAATTAATTCAATCGTTATATTTTTAAAAAATAGTTTACATATGAAAGAAAAAATTAAAGTTTTAGTACATCCTAGCGATAGGACAGGAGTTGGTTATTTCCGTTCAACAAGACCACATATTGCATTAGAAGACATGTATCCAGATGATTTTCATGTTGATATTGATTATGACCCTAGATATGATGACGAAGAATTCTTAAAACAATATGATATAATTCATTATCATAGAACATTTGGTCCATATGAACAAATGAGTGCTACAACCGAAACACTTAAAAGATTGGGAATTAAAGGTATTATGGATTTGGATGATTATTGGTCACCAGGTACTCACCACCCAGCTTATTTAATTATTAAACAAAATGGCTTAGATAAGAAATTAGTTGAAAATATTAAAGTAGCTGAATATGTGATGACAACAACCCCAATTTTTGCTAAAGAAATGAATAAATTTAATAAAAACACTTTAGTTATTCCTAATGCAATTGACCCATCCGAAAAACAATTTATTCATAACCCAGAACCAAGTGAAAGAATTCGAATTGGTTGGTTAGGTGGTAGTAGTCACCTTAAAGATTTAGAAATACTTAAAGGTGTTGTTAGTCGATTGAAAAGTGAAGGTTTAATCGATAAGGTTCAATTTGTTTTATGTGGATTCGACACTAGAGGTACTATTACTTCAATTAATGAAGAAACAAAAGAACAATCAACTAGAAAAATTCTTCCTCATGAAAGTGTTTGGACTAAATATGAAGAAATATTCACAGATAACTATAGCACAATCAGCCCAGAATATAAAGCATTTTTATTGAAGTTTAGTAAAGATGAATGGCCAGATGTTGCTAATGAAGCGTATAGACGTGTTTGGACGAAACCAATTAATACATATGCAAGTAATTACAATTTATTTGATATTAGTTTAGCTCCATTGGAAGAAAACATTTTCAATAAAGTTAAGAGTCAACTTAAAGTAATTGAAGCTGGTTTCCATAAAAAAGCTTTAATCGCTCAAAATTATGGACCATATCAAGTTGATTGTATCGAAGCTTACGAACGTGGTGGTACTATTAACCCAAAAGGTAATGCATTTTTAATTGATTCAGTAAAAAACCATAAAGATTGGTTTGAACAATTAAAACGATTAATAAAAAACCCACAGCTAATTAATCAATTAGCAAATAATTTATATGATACAGTTAAAGATACATACTCATTAGAGTCTGTTACAAAACTAAGAGCTGAAACGTATAAAAAATTATTAGATAGATAATATGAAATTATTTAAAAAAAGTAAAAAAGAAACAATTAAAATTAATGTTAATAAAATTAAGTTAATTAATAAAAAAATTGAGCAAATGGGAAAACCAAAGTAGTCGCTCAAGTTAAGCCAAATATTTTTAAAAGAATTTATGGTGAAATTAAAAACATTTTTAAACGTAAATTTGTAAAAGTTCCAGTAACTAAATTTAAAATTGATACTAAGTTAGTTAAACCTTTTGGACATGAAGCACTAGCTAGTGAAAGGATTAATGAATTAATCCAATGGGCACCACCACAAACAATGACTTATGATGAGGATTTGTATAATGAAGAATTGATGAAATCAGCTTATGAGAATTCTTGTGGTAAAGGGTCACCAAGATTTGTTGATTTTGTTGATATTGATGAACATAATTGGTTGAATAAGAATAATACTGATGAAAGTAAATCAATACAAAATTTAATTAGTCAAGATATTAAAGAAACTAATATGGAACTCGCTTTACAAAATAAAAAATTGAATCGTAAACCACCATTATTAATTCATAAAAAAACACAGGTTAAAAATCAAATATTTGAATAAAAGATTAAAATATCTTGACACTTGGTAATTTTTTGAGTATCTTTGGTTAAAATATTAATTAACTCAAAAAAATATGAATCTATCACAAGAAAAAATAACCAAAAACGCCAAAAAGTTCTTCCAAACTGGTCAAGAATATGGCTTTATGCCTGAAAGTCTAGTGACTTTCTTAGGTACTGAAATAATAGCAGCACCAGCTTCTACTAGAAAAGATATGCATAATGCATTCGAAGGTGGTTTAATTGACCACACTCTTAAAGTTACTAGTTATGCTGTTAAATTAAATGATATTTTACCAGAAGCTAAAAAAATTGATAAAGCATCATTAGTTAAAGTTTGTTGCCTTCACCAAATAGGTAAAGCTAAATTATACAAAATATGCGAGTCTCAATGGCATAGAGATAACCAAGGTAAAATGTATGATTTTAATGATGACATGATATCAATGAAAGTTGGTGAAAGGTCTGCATTATATGCATTACAACATGGTGTTGAATTAACCGAGGAAGAATTTTCCGCTATTGTGTTTCATGATAGAGATGAAAGTGACGCTCAAGTTAAATGGCATAATTCAATGTTAGGTGAAATATTGAAAATGGCTAATATATTGGCAATTAGAGAAGAAAAAATAATGCAGTAGACTTTAGTTTTTTCCAAAAAATCATATATTTATAATATATGGGTCGAAAGAAAAAATACGATGAAATTGAAAAAATAGACCAACAACGAAAATGGTCTAATAAATATTATAATAAAAAAAATAAATTTTATGTATATGTTTATTTAGACCCACGAAAAGTTGGTCCATTTTATTATGGTGAATATATGTTTAATTATGAACCAATATATATTGGTAAAGGTAAGGGATATAGATATAAGATTCACTTAAAAATGGCTGAAAATAATATAGATGATAAAACTTTTAAATTTTATAAAATTAAATCAATATTAAATGATGGGCTCACCCCTATTGTTTTTAAATTAATTGAAAATATTACTGAAAATAGAGCTCTAGAATATGAGAAACAACTAATTAAACTTATAGGTCGTTATGATAATAATAGTGGACCATTGACAAACTTAACTGATGGTGGTGACGGTATTTCTGGTTATAAACAAAAAGAAAATTATTTAATAACTAGACGTAGAAAAATTAATCAATTTGATTTAGATGGTAAATTAGTGAAAACTTGGAATTCAATAATAGATGCTAAAACTAGTTTAAATATTAAGGCACCAATATCAGATTCATGTAAAGGTAAACGATTAATTATTGGTGGTTATATTTGGAAATATTTTGATGAAAATTATAATTCTCAAGATATTTTAAACTTAATTCAAAATCAAATTGAAAAAGAATTCACCATTAGGCAAATTAATGGTAAAAAAAATAGTCAGTTAATATTTGAAATTAATTTAAATGGTGAAATTATTAAAGAATGGGATTCAGCTAGTAGTGCTGCTAGATTTTATGGGGTTAATAAAACTGCAATATGTAATGCTATAACAAAAAAAAGGTTATGTAATAATAAAATTTGGTGTAAAAAAGAAAAATATAGTATAAGTGAAATTTCAACAATTGTTGAAAAATATAAATTAAAAAAAAAATAAAAAATGAGTAATGAAGCTGATGAATTAAGAAAGTTATTTCTTTCTAAAGTAATTGAAGACCCATCTATTTTGACTGATGATGAAAAATTTAATGAAGTCTTAAATACATTAGATTCTGAAAGTGAACCTTCGATTAAATTTAATAACAATTTTTGTAAACTAGTTCTCAAATGTGAGAATAAATCTACTAATGATAATCCAGAGTACCAAAAAGAAGGTGATTCTGGATTTGATTTGCGAGCTAATTTAACTGAACCCGTATGGATAAACCCATTAGAACGTAAGCTAATACCAACTGGTTTATTTTTCGAAATACCATTAGGTTTCGAAATCCAAGTTAGACCTCGTTCTGGTTTAGCACTTAAAAATGGTATCACAGTATTAAACACACCTGGTACCATAGATTCTGGATATCGTGGTGAAGTCTGCATTATTCTTGTTAATTTAAGCGATACACCATTCTGCGTTAATCATGGTGAAAGAATTGCTCAAGGAGTATTTGCCGCTGTAATTGGTAAACAATTGGTTAACATCGAAATGATTGATAAAGTTTCACCAGATACTGACAGAGGTGCTGGTGGATTCGGACATACTGGTTTGAGTTAATATGAGTAAAGAATCAATAGAGTCAACCAAGATTGAAATATCGAATATAGAGGCTGAAATAGAGCGTCTGGCGAACTTAAATGAGAAAGTGGATGCTATGCTTGTTTTGAAGTTAAATCATCTTAAAACGAAGCTAAAATGGGATGAGAGTGGTTTGCTTGAAGGACTTAAAGGTAAACCTAATAAAAATTTAGCATCACTATTAGAATGCTTTAAATCATCAAAAATTAAATAAAAGCGGTTAAATTCCGCTTTTTTTGTTTACTTTGAAAAATATTTTTAATATATTTAACTAAAAATTAAATATATGATAAGTGTTTTTTACTGTACCCGAGCTTCAAATCCGAAGCATCTAGAACATCTAAAGAAAACCTGTGGGTTAAAAGATGTTGAAATAATTGAATACATTAACAATGGTGAAGGTTTGACCAAACCATATAATGACGCATTGAAATCTGCAAAATATGATATTGTAGTATTTCTGCATGACGATATTGAAATTCGTACCGATAATTGGGGGAATAAAATATTAAAACATTATAAACGTAATCCAGAGTACGGCATATTAGGTGTTGCTGGTACTAAATACCTTTCTACTACTGGTAAATGGTGGGATGATAAAAAGAAAATGTATGGTCAAGTTTTCCATACACATGAAGGTAAAACTTGGTTATCAGCTTATAGTAAAGACCAAGGTAATCAACTAGAAGAAGTATGTTTAGTTGATGGACTATTTTTCTCTGTTTGTAAATCTAGACTTAAACATAATTTTGATGAATCCGTTACTGGTTTCCACTTTTATGATGTAACCTTCTGCGTTCCAAATTACTTATCTGGCGTTAAAATTGGTGTTCATACCGATATTAAAGTTAATCACATGTCAATTGGTGTGACCAATGATGAATGGGAGCAAAATAGGGTTTTATTTGCCGCTGAAAATAAAGAGCATTTACCAATCAATATTAAAAAAATATATGGTAAGAATGATAAGATTAAAGTACTTATCGGGTGCCTTAATTTTAATAGTTATACTGGCTCTGAACTACATTTCTATGAATTAGCCAAAGAATTAATTAAACAAGGTTGTGAAGTTAGTATTTGTTCTAATTTAGCTGGTGGTGATTTGGCTAATAGAGCTAAAACATTGGGGATTAAATTATACAATCTTAATGAGCCACCAGGATATAAACTTGGTGATGGTAAATGGATGCTTAAAACAGCACAAGGTGATGTAGCATCTAAAGAAAATACGTTATATTCTGTAACACCAACCGATTTCGATATTCTTCATTTGAGCCATAAACCAATTGTTGAACATTTAATGAAGTTATACCCAGATGTTCCAGTAATATCAACAATTCATTCTGAGGTTATTGAATTGGAATATCCAGTAATTAATGATAGAATTAAAAAATACATTGCAATTCGCCCAGAAATTAAACAATTTTTGATTGACCGTTTTAATATTGATGAATCCAAAATTGGTGTGATTTATAATCCAATTAATAATACTCGATTTAAACCAATTGTAACAAAGAAAAGAGATAAAAAACGTATTTTATTTGTTGGTACGATGGACTATTTAAGAGAAAACACCATTAATGACTTAATTAATGAAACAAGAATAAATGGCTCTGAATTATATTTGGTTGGTAAAAAGAATGGTTTAAATGTTGATTCATTGTTAATAGGTAATGACCATGTTAAATATTTCCCACCAGTATGGAATATTGAAAAATATATTCAAGATTGTGATGAAACTGCTGGTATATTGCTTGGTAGAACTACAATTGAATCATGGATGTGTGAAAAGCCAGCGTGGATATACGAAATTGACGAACAAGGGAATATTAAATCAAAAAGATTAAACGAAGTACCAAGTGATATTGATAAATTCATTAGTAGAAATGTAGTTAATCAAACTATTGAAGAATATAAAAATATTATCTCTTAATATGGACTGGAAATATCCCGAAATACCTAAAACTATGCATTTTTACTGGGGATTAAATACCCCAGTATCATATTTACAAATGCTTACAATTAAAAGTTTTAGATTACTAAACCCAGATTGGGTAATAAACCTATGGGTACCAATATCTCCATTTAAAGAAACTCATTCGTGGTCCACTAATGAACAGAAAGTAGAATATACTGGTCTTGATTATTATGATGAAATGATTAAGTATGTTAACCATGTTTTTGTAACTGATTTTGAAAAAATTGGCTTTAGAAATGATGTGTCGGAAGTATATAAATCTGATTTTATTAGATTATATATACTATACCATGAAGGTGGCTTTTGGAGTGATATTGATATTTTATACATCAAACCAATGTCTGAATTAAATTTAGACTCTGGTATTATACAAGGGGGTTCTTATAGTTTGAATATGGGTGTTGTTTATAATGACCCAGTTGGATATATTGGTATTGGTTTTATGTTCTCAAAAGCTAAGAATAAATATTTTGAAGCTTTATTAAATTCAGCACTAGAGAATCTAAATACGGCCCAATATGAATCTATTGGCGTTGGGTTATACCGTAAATTATTCCATTCAATATATGCTATTCAACATAAATTTAAAGGAATTACTTTTGCAAACATACCAATGGATGTAGTATATCCATTCGAATGGCACCAAGTTGATAAAATTTTCAATAGTACTGAAGATTTAACAACCAACCGAACTATTGGTATTCACTGGTTTAATGGTGCTACTGATGCAAAGAATTTCCAAAATTTATTAACACCAAATAATTTAGATGAAATAATTCAATCAACCATTGTTAGATATGTTAAACAAATCAATAAAGAATGGAGTGAAATTAATTAAAATATGAAAACAGTAGTAACTATAACTGGTATTAGACCAGATTTTATTAGAATGTCAGAGATATTCAAAAAATTAGACGATAATTTTAATCATATTTTAATACATACTGGTCAGCATTATGATGCGCTATTGTCTGATGTATTTTTTAATGAATTAGAAATTAGGAAACCAGATTATAACTTAGAAATCGGTGGCCGTGGTAAAGAACATTTCCACCAATCAGCTGATTTGTCGGTTAAAATTATTGAATTATTACGTAAAGAGGATATCAAACCAGATATTATTTTATTTCTTGGTGATTCTAATTCAGCAATGGCTGCTACCCCATTAAAAAAAGAAGGTTATAAAATAGGTCATATTGAAGCTGGTATGCGGTCATATGATAAACGAATGTTAGAAGAAATAAATAGAGTGTGTTGTGACCATTGTAGTGATTTATTATTTGTTTATCATGATGACTATAAAAATAATTTATTAAAAGAAAATTTTGATTCAAAATCAATACATGTTGTTGGTAATACAATAGTCGAGGTTGCTATGAAATTCAATGATTTACTTAATACTAAATCAAAGACTAAAGATTTTATATTATTAGATATTCATCGGCCAGAAAACTTTAAACATCGTAGTAGGTTAGAAAATATTATAAAATATGCACAATATTTTTCAAATTTAACTGGATTACCAATTAAGTTATTAGGTTTTAAGCGTACTATGGATTATATTACTGAGTTTAAAATTGATTTAACATCAATAGATTGTATTGAACTTATGTCATACAAAGATTTTATGCTAACGCAATATAATGCGGCATTTATGATTAGTGATAGTGGAACTGCACAAGAAGAACCAGCATTGTTGAGGACTCCAGTATTAGTTCCTAGAGATTATACTGAAAGACCACAATCATATGCTAATAATTGTTCACATTATTTAGATGTAAATGAATTCAAAATTGAAACATTAAAATTAGCTAATGATTGGCTAAAATCAATTTCAGATGGAAACTTAATTATGAAATCAGATTGGCTCGGTGATGGTAAAACATCGACCGACATAATTACAATTTTAAAACATTCAATATGATTAGATTTTCAGTCGTAATGGCATATTATAATAGAAAGCCACAATTGATTAGAACATTAAAATCAATCGAAAAATCCATTAAAGTGGATGAAGTTGAAGTGATTATAACTAACGATTGTAGCGCACCAGAACATTCAATTGATGATTTAAATGGTCAGTTTAAGTTTCCAATTAACGTGATTAATGTGGACCCAAAAGACCGTTGGTATATTAACCCATGTGTACCATTTAATATGGCAATCAAAGAAGCTAAAGGTGAATTCATAATACTTCAAAATCCAGAATGTATGCACGTTGGTGATATATTATTAGATGTAAGTTATTGTTTAAATCCAAAATTATATATAACATATGGTTGTTATTCGATTAATCAAGATACTACAAATAGTTTAGGTACATTAAACCTAGAATCTGAAACATTATATGATGATACAATGAAATTAATAAGTCCACTTACAACCGCTAGTGTTATTGTTGGTGAAAATTCTTGGTATAATCATTCACTTTATAGACCAAATGCATATCATTTTATATCAGCAATTAATAAAGTTAATATTACTGATTTAGGTGGGTTTGATGAGCGATACGCAATGGGTATTGGCTTTGATGATGATGAATTATTATGGCGAATAAAACTAAAAGGATTATCGGTTTTAATACAAGATTCACCAATGGGTATACATCAATGGCACTATAGTGAGAATAATTTTTTCGCAAAAGCGGTTAACCCATCAGATGCATTATATAAAAATCAGGTATTATTCAATAATATAACAAAAAAAGAAACAACATGGATAGTAAACAAATAAAAATAATTGCATTCTGTCAATTAAGAAACGAATTACAAAAAGGTAACCTAGAAAATTGGTTCAAACAATTAGAGTTTTGCGATTATATTTACGTATACGACCAGAATTCAATAGATGGTAGTTTAGAATATTACAAAACAATCCCTAATGCGGTCGTTATTGAATCAAGTGTTAATCGATTCAGTGAAGAATTAATTTGCAAGGGTGAATTATTAAATAAATTATTAACAGAACACCCAGATGTTGATTGGATATTATGGGTTGATGGTGATACATTACTAGATGGTAGATTATTAAGAGATAATGCTAAACAGTTCAAAGAATTATGCCAATATGGAAATGATAATTCAATTGATTGCTTTATGTTCGAACATTATAATTTATGGCGTAGTGACATTTATTATAGAGTTGATAGTCAATATCATGATTTATCTGGTAATGTTAGAGCATTATGGAGGAATACTGGTAATTTAAGTTTCAATGCTAGTGCTGGTCTACATGGCCAACAATACCCTAATGGTTTAAAAAAATTCAGTAAAATTGAATATGGTTTAATACACCGTGGATTTGCAACCGATTATCAAATTATCACAAAATATGATGTTTACAATGACAGAGGGCAACTAGGATTAGAGCGATTATTAAGTGAAACAAATCTAAATGTAGTTCAATTACCCGATGGTTTATTACCAGACTGGTTCGTTCTTACTGATATTGAACATCCAGCTAATAAAAGGAAAATTAAAGAGATTTACGATGAACAAAAACTTAGAGATAATAGCACTAATATTTAAATCGGTTGATTATTTAGAATTAATCTATAAGGAATTAATTTCAGATAAATGTAAAGTTGATGGTTGGGATATTGGTGTTAGAATAGTTGCAAATGATGCGACACCAGAAGTTCTAGAACGATTAAAAGAGTTAAATATTAAATGTTCAATTTATAATGACCCAAAGCCAAATGACTATTATTTGAATAGAGTTTATAGGTGTTGGAATTATGGTGGAAAAACCAGTGAATATGATAATATTTGTTTCGTTAATTCAGATATGGTATTTACTGAAAATTGGTTACCAAATTTATTAAAACACCATGATGGTATTAATATTCCATGCTCTAGGTTAGTGGAGAGTGGTAAAATGCTAAGCGGTTTGCATGCAGTATCAAAAAACTTCGGGAAAACAGCTAAAGATATTAATTTTGTTGATTGGGAAGCATTTGCGAAAAACATAGCAATACCAACCACAATGCCGAATGGTTTATATATGCCATGCATTTTCACTAAAGAACGATTTGTTGAAAGCGGTATGTATCCAGAAGGTAATATCTATCATGATGGTGTTGGAACATTAGGTGCTTTTGTTAAAAGCGGTGATGTGTATTTTTTTAATGATGTTTTAAAACAAAAATATAATATGAATCATATAACAGTGTTTGATTCATTAGTTTATCATATACAAGAAGGGGAAAAAGATGAATCATAGTGAAGTAATATATCAAATTTGCGCTGGGCTAGCTATTAAACCAAACAGCTATTTAGAACTCGGGCTTTATGAAGGTGAAACCTTTAAAATGTTAAGTAAATTAATTCCAAATTGTATTGGGGTTGATTTTTCACCAAAAAATTTAGATGGTTACGGTGGAATATTAGTAATGTCAACCGATGAATTCTTTAATCAAAATAAAGAAACTTTTGATATTATTTTTATTGATGCTGACCATAAATTTGAATCAGTTAAAACCGATTTATTGAATGCTATCAAAATATTAAATTATAATGGGATGATATTTTTACATGATACTGACCCAGAATCCGAATATCTATTACAAGATGGGTATTGTAGTAATTCATATAAAATATTAGAATATATTAATAATGAATTACCAGAATTAACTCAAATTACTTTACCTGTAACACAGGCTGGGTTAACGATTGTAAAGAGAAAACATGATTCGAGAGTTAAAACTTATTTAAATGTCTAAATTATCAATAACAACATCTGATTTTATCAGTCATATTAAAAATAATCTACCAATCGATAAAATTAAAACTATTATTGAAATTGGGAGTCTAGATGGTGCTGATTCATTAGCATTAAAAAAAGCTTTTCCAGCTGCAACCGTATATACAATTGAAGGATTGCCAGATAATTTTGAGCAATATTTAAAAAATCAAACTGAAATCAGAGCATTTAATATTGTAATTTGTAATTATATTGGTATGGTTGATTATCATGTTAAAGATATTAATGGTTTACATGGTATTTTTAACCGTGGGAATGAATATGGGAATAAAATAATTAAGCTACCTTGCACCACTGCTGAGAAATTTTGCGAGGTGAATGATATAACCTCAATTGATGTTTTGAAGATTGATGTTGAAGGTGCAACTTATGAAGTATTAGAGAGTTTAGGTAACATGCTTACTAAAACTAAATTAATTCATTTAGAAACTGAAACATTTCCATTTTTTGATGGTCAGAAATTACATAATGAAGTTTGTAATTTTTTATTAAATAATAATTTTGAATTACTTGAAATGACATTTGCAAATATTACTTCAGATGGTAAACAAAGTGATTCAGTTTGGATAAATAAGAATATATGAAAACGGGTTGGTTAATTAATGATACTCTAACATGTATACCAAATACTAAAACATTCTGGCATGATTTATTAGATTGGTTACCAAATTTAATTGATAAAACCAATGGTTATACCGCTTATTCATCATTACCAAATAAAATCGAGTTAGATTATTCAACAATAAATAATAAGCCAGAGTATCTAATACGAAATGCATCGTTTTTTAGACGAATGAATATCCCAATAAAAACAATTTCATTATTACAAGACGTTTGGGATGAACCTACCCAGCTAGATGTGTGTAATAATTCTAGTTATACTGTGTTTAATTCACCGTTTACATATGAATTATATAAAGATAAAATAACATCTAGATTTGAGGTAATACCATTAGGTACTGATTTTAATCTGTTTCAACCATTAAATAACAATTTTTCAGATGAATTCGGGATTCTACCTAATTCAATATGCTTTATTGGTGCTAATAATGACTACCCAAAAGGGTTCAATACAATATTAGATTTAATTAATTCAACTAATTATAATTTTTGTTTAATCATGAAAGATAGTTTCGAGATGAATCACCCTAGAGTTAAAGTTTTTAATCGAATGTCACAGGAAAATGTTGTAAAAATATTAAATTCTTGTGAGATGCTATGTACTTCTAGAATTGAAACATTACATTTATCTGGTGTTGAAGCTGCTGCTTGTAATTTACCACTAATAACAACCAATGTTGGTGTTTATTATAATAAAGAAAATGGTGATTGGGGTAGAAAAGCATCAACAGTCAATGAATTTAAAGAAAATATTGAATTCGTATTTAATAATTATAATAGTTTTAACCCTAGAGAACATTTTTTAAAACTAGGATATGATAAATCAACTTGTAAGAATAAGTGGGTTGAATTAGTTAATAAAATTGAAAATGAGTAAAGTTTTAGTTGTTGGTGGTGCTGGTTATATAGGCGGTTTAACTTCCGACTTATTATCATCTAAAGGTCACGATGTTACAGTATATGATAATTTATTGTATGAATCTAGATACCTTAAAAATGTTAAATTTGTTTATGGCGATATTCGTGAAACTGATAGAATAATTGAATTATCAAAATCTTTTGATGTAATTGTTTTAATGGCGGCATTAGTTGGTGACCCAGCGTGTAGTGTTGACCCACAACTTACTGAGGATATTAATTTTAAACCAATAAAAAAATTAGCTAATGGTATTCCATTGGGTAAACATATAATATTCATGTCTACTTGCTCAGTGTATGGTGCCCAAGATACCCTATTAGATGAGTCTAGTTCAACGAACCCATTATCATCATATGCAAGTACCAAATTAAAGGCTGAAGAGTTTATAACGAAGCGTAATGGTACGATTTTTAGATTAGGTACTGTATTTGGTTTAGGTGATACATATAGTCGCATTAGAATGGATTTAGTGGTTAATGTATTAGTAATGAAAGCACTAAAATATGGTGAGATAACAATTAATGGTGGTGAACAATGGAGACCAATTATTGCGGTGAAAGATATTGCAAATTATATTTGTGAAGCTGTTGATTATCAATATAATGGTACATATATTTTAGCGTATGAAAACGTTATAATCAAAGAATTGGGTGTGAAAGTTGCAAGTTTAATTCCAAACACAAAAATTAATTACACTGATATTTCTTTCCAAGATGCTAGAAATTATCGAGTTAATAATAGTAAATCATTGGCAACGTTCAAATATAAACCTATTGTATCAGTTGAAGAAGAAGTTGGTAGGATGGTAAAAATGTTCAACGAACAACGAATTAAAAACCCAGAAGACATGATTTATAATAATGGTTCTTATTTAAGAGAATTAAAAAAAACAAACGAATTATAATATGAATATTGATAAAAGTTTCTGGGAGAGTAAACACTCTGATAGTGATAGATATTGGTTAACTGGTTCAAGTTTAAGAGATATTATGCATTTACATAATCTAACTATTGATGATATTAAAAATAAAAAAATGTTAGAAATTGGGGTTGGATTTGGTAACCTATCGATAGATGCTGTGAATCACGTAAAAGAATTAATTTGTTGTGATATATCTGAAGTAGCATTAACGAAAGTTCATCCTTTAGTAACTAAAAAATATTTAACAACTGAACTTTCAAAAATTGAACCAGTTGATTTAGCTGTTTGTCATTTAGTGTTTCAACATTGTATTGATTCTGAGATTGAGAGGATAATCAATGATGTTGTATTGAGTGATGATGGAATATTTTCATTTCAATTCGCATTTTTACGTGAAAATGAAGAACCAAATGAAAATGTTAAAAATTTAATTAATGGTGGTTCACATCATTTCAGAAGTATTGAAACTATTACTGATATGGTTAATAAAGCAAATAAAGAGATTATATCAATTTCGGAACCAATGAATTATTATAATCCAGAAAATTTTAGCTGGTTAATGATTAAAATTAAAAACAAAAAATAATGGAAAAAGATATTAAATTATACAAAGGTGACATTGCGGTTGATGACCGAGGTTCACTATCATTCGTAAATGACTTCAATTTTGAAGGTGTTAAACGATTCTATCAAGTAGAAAATCATAGAGCTGGTTTCATTCGTGCATGGCATGGTCATATAAAAGAGGGTAAATACGTATATGTTACTGAAGGTAGTATATTAATTGCGGTATTACCAATTACAATTGAGGGTGATAAAGCAGTTTGTGATGAAACAAAGATTAAATCTTTCACATTATCAGCTAAGAAACCAAGTATTTTATGGATTCCAGCTGGTTATGCAAATGGATTTAAAACATTAACACCTAACACTAAAGTTATATTCTTCTCAACATCAACACTAGAAGAAAGTAATGGTGATGATTATAGATTTGAAAGTAATAAATTTGGTAATAACATTTGGGAAGAAAATTTTAGATAATATGAAAATATATGTTTTTGGTGCAACAGGTATGCTAGGTGAATATGTAACAACATATTTATCTGAATTTTATGATGTAATTATTATTAATAGGGATATGATTGATGCTAGCTCAATAACTGAACGTCAATTGAGTGCTAAATTATTTCATTTAGGTGTTAAAAAAAATGATGTAATAATTAATTGTATGGGAACGATTAAACCTAGAGTTGATGAGCTTGGCCCATTAAATGCTATTCTGGTTAACTCAGTATTCCCAAGAATTTTGGCGAATGCTTGCCAATCATTAGAAGCTAAAATGATTCACCCAACTACTGATTGTGTTTTCACTGGTAATGATGGTGATTATACTGAAGATTCAATTCATGATGTAACAGATACTTATGGACGTACTAAATCATTAGGTGAACCAGAAAATTGCACAGTTATTCGAACATCTATAATTGGTGAGGAAGTCAGTCAAGGTCGTTCATTAGTTGAATGGATTAAATCTTGTAAAGATAAGGAAGCTAATGGTTATAATAATCATTATTGGAATGGAATGACATGTTTGCAATTTGCAAAAGTATGTCACATAATAATAGACGAGAATTTATTTTGGAATGGTGTTAAACATATTCATTCTAATTATGTTGATAAATGTAATTTATTAAAAATGGTTAGTGATGTGTATAAATTAAATATTAAAGTTAATGAAATATCAGGTCCTACTAGTTGTGACCGAACATTGAAAAGTATTAGTATTGAACCTCAATTTAATATTCCAGAGTTGTACACACAAATTGTTGATATGAAAAATTTCTCAAAAAAACTATATGAAAATTATGAGTTGGATTAAAAATAAAATAGCAATACTATCATTAGCAATGTCTAATGTTGAAAAAAACGCATTAACGCAAGAAGGTACTACACTTTCTGATGATACACAACACATACAACGCCATAGGCAAGGTATGTTATCAGATGACCTTATGCAAGGTAGAGTTACTGAAGAAGTTAAACTACTTAGGCACCGTATGTATAAAATATTGGATGAATCATCAAAATTAAAAGTTCATTTTAAAAAAGATTCTAATGGTAATTTAACATACGATTTGGTTGATAAAACAATCATCCCATCGAAATTAGTAATTGACCCTTTTGATGATTATAAAGTTGAATTAGTTATTGATAATTCACCAATAACTGGTGGTATGGACTTAACATCGGAACATCCAGATGAAACTATTGTTGAAAGACAAGTGTATTGCAGTCGTGGTATCACACCTAAATTTGAGATTGAGAAATATTGTACTAAATTATTTGTTAGGTACATTAAAAATGATGAGCGATTGTTAGAATTCCACATACCAAAATATGTTGATAATTACGACCGAAAAACAGTTTTCTTAATTAGTGAAATTAAAAAATTAATTGAAAAAACTAGATATTCAGATATATTAGATATAAAAACTGTTGGCTTCGTAACATTCAACGCTATCGGGGCTCAAGATTTCCGTGAATTTACGTATGATGTTGATAAATTTGATAAAATAGTTGAATTTGATGGTGTTTATATTATTAAATTCAAAGCCACAGTAATCGCCAATGGTGATAATATCATCGACAAATACAAACATGAATTGCAAGATGAGCGATATGCAAATAAAGAAGCTAGAATAGTTAAATAATATTATCGTTTCTTACGCACACTACCCGATTTTTTACTTTTTTTAATATTAACCTCTTTATTAGCTACTTTAACGATAACTTTTGGTTTATCATCAACTTCTATTGGTGCTAATCCATTTAATTTACGATAAGTTATAATTAGTGATTTAATTTCAGATTCAGTCAAACCAGTAATCTCAACTGGATATATATCGTGAAAAACTTTACTCCCAAGACCATTACTCATATGTTTAAGTTTATTTATTATAAATATCTTCAAATTTATCAATAATTAATATTTACTTTAACTATAATTATGATTATTTTAATATTATGAAAATAGGTATTGAATTAAATGAAGTGTTACGTGATTTCATCGGCCAATTCGAATATGTGTATAATAAGTATTTAAACGCAGAGTTAGATACTCAACAAAATCCAGTCAAATCATTTGACTTAGTGGATTATTTTACATTTTCTGGTGGTACTGATGAAATGAATATGTTTCTTTATGAAGAAGCGGCACTCGAGGTTTTTGGTCATGCAGATGAACTGTATACTAATTTAATTAATCGTTTAAATATTTTTTTAATGGATATTAAAGACGATGAAGAACATGAAATTTGGTTAGTTAGTAGAGAGGCTGTGAATAGTATTCCAGCAACTTTCTTTTTCTTATCCAAAACAGGTGCCAGATTTGATAGAATCAAATTTGTGCAAAAATACTCTGACGAGTGGGATGATATTGATGTATTAGTAACCGCAAACCCTAGAGTATTAGATTGTAAACCAGATGGTAAAATTGCTGTTAAAGTGAAAGCTAGTTACAACGATGATTCAATCTCCGATTACCAAATAAAATCCTTATTTGAATTCATTGATAATGATGAATTAAGGGATAAAATTTTTAAAAAACTAAAAGAAAATGAATAGTGTTGATTATTTGGAAATTGGTGGAGTAGCGTATTCACTAGATTTCGATTCATTCGAATCATTGTTAAGCCTTGATATAACAAAAGAAAATGAAGAACCAGTTGAAATTGAAACAACAACTGAGTTCGATGGTACTGGAAACCCAGTCGGGTCATCAATTATGACAAGGCAAATTAGACGTGGTAAAGAAATTGATATGTCTAAATATGAAGTCATCAAACATATGTTAGAAATTGTATTAGGTTACAATGAAGAACTTGATGATAGTTTAGGAATACAACGAGCATTTGATAAGCTCCCAATAAGTTTTAAAATTGCCTTCAATACTTTAGTAAAGTATGGTGTTTTAAATGAAATAAAATAAAAATGTTTTAATAAAAATTAGAATGGAAAACAATGAATTAAGTAGCCACATAAAAGCGGTAATTGAAAAACTAGATGCAAAAGATTTTGGGTTTTATTTTTTCACATTAGATACTAAAGGTAACCCAACGGCTGGTGTTGCTAATATCTACGAACATGTGAAAATTCTCACAGAATTAGGGTATAAAGCATACATTATGCATGAAAAAAATGAATACATCGGTGTTGGTGGTTGGTTAGGTGAAGAGTATATGAAATTACCACACGTATCAATTGAAAATCAAACATTGAATGTTGGTCCACAAGACTTCATCATAATACCAGAAGTATTTGCAAATGTTATGGACCAAACTAAAAACTTTCCTTCAAAAAGAATCGTTTTATGTCAATCATATGACTATATTTTTGAATTAATGAATTTTGGTTTAACATGGGGTGTATTCGGAATTAATGATGTTATTACTACTAGTCAAAAACAGGCTAGCTACATCAAAACATTATTCCCAAATATTAACACACATATTATTCCAGTATCAATACCAGAATATTTTAAACCACAAGAAAAGCCAGTGAAACCAGTGATTTCAATCATGGCCAGAGACCAAAAAGATGCGTTGAAAATTATCAAATCATTCTATATTCAATATCCAACATATAAGTGGATTACATTTAAAGAATTAAGAGGTGTACCAAAAGAAGAGTTCGCTAGTTCTTTAGCTGATTCATGTTTAGCTGTTTGGGTTGATGGTATTTCTGGTTTCGGAACATTCCCATTGGAAGCAATTGAATGTAATGTACCTGTGATTGGTAAAATCCCAGAATTGGTTCCAGAGTGGATGGAAGATAATGTAACACCAGAAGGTATTACTAATCTAAAAGCTAATGGTGTTTGGAGTACTAGTATATTAGAAATACCACATTTGATTGCACAATACCTTAAAGTTTGGTTAGAAGATTCAGTACCTGAGAATATTTTAGATGCAATGAAAGAAAGCAAAGGTCAATACACGTATGAAAAACAAAAATTAGCTGTTGAACAAATTTACACTGATTTTGTTAATAAACGTAAAGAAGAGATAATGTTATTACAAAATAAATAAAAATATGAAAGAAATGAATGGAATTACGGTTATTCTTCCAGTATACGAAGTTAACCAAGAAATTGAACAATATTTTGCTTTGGCGATTGCTAGTATTAATAATCAAGCAATATTACCAGATGAATTATTAATTGTTACTTCTTCAAATGAAGAACTTAAAACATTTGTTAATGGTTTTGATTATGGTACAATTAAAGAAAATGTTAGAATTATCGAAAATACTGGTAATACTGACTTCCCTAGTCAATTCAATTTTGGTGTTGAAAATGCTAAAACTGAATGGGTATCATTCCTTGAGGTAGATGATGAATTCTCTAGAATTTGGATTAAAAATGTTATCACCTATCGTGAAGCTTATCCAGAAATCAACACATTCTTACCTATAATCGTAGATGTTGATGCTGAAGGTCAATTCATCGGTTTAACTAACGAACCTGTATGGGCTGCTGAGTTTTGTGATGAATTAGGTATATTAGACCATCAAGCATTGATTGGTTACCAAAACTTCAATTTTGCTGGTATGGTTATTCGCAAAAGTGTTATTGAGGAATTTTACGGTATGAAATCAAACTTGAAATTAACGTTTATGTACGAATTTTTATTAAGGTTGACACATTTTGATACAAAAATCATGGTAATACCTAAAATCGGATATAAACACACAAATCAAAGAGTTAATAGTTTGTTTTATAACTATAAACAAGAAATGAAACCTAATGAAGGAAAATGGTGGTTAGCTCAAGCTAAAAAAGAGTTCTATTTCACACACGATAACAGAGGCTTAACCTATACTGAGCCAGCTGAAAAAGAAGTATAAATCAACAATAATGGCAAAAAGAGGACGAAAAACTCAAGTAGGTATTTATTTTGGTCCTATAGAAGAAGAAGCTGTTAGTAGATATATGTCACTTGGTACTATGATTTATCATCCAGATTTTCCAGAGGATGAGAATAAAAAGATTTGGATTGGTACTGATGAAGAAGAAAAAGAACGGAATTCAATTTATAGTGAATTTTTAAAAAACCCACTAGATAAAATGATTGAATCAATCATTAGGCGATACAAATTATATCGAAAATCGATATCATTTGAAGAACTTCATTCCGATACTTTATCATTTTTAATGACAAAAGCTCACAAATTCGAAGATGCACGAGGTAAAAAAGCATATTCTTACTATGGAACTATTTGTAAAAACTACATACTTGGATTATTAATTAAAGATGAAAAAACTATCAAACAAGTTACTTCGTATGACGATATCTATGAAACTATCGAAGAACGAGAAGATTTATCATATGAAATTGACACACATGTAATAGATGCTAATTCTTTGATTAATGATATAACAACTGAAATTCGAAACGAACTTAGAGTTAATGAAACCAGTGAAAAGGTATATCTTAATGAAAACGAACGAAAAGTTGGTGAAGAATTAATTAATATTTTAGAGAATTGGCAAACTGTTATTAATATTAGTGGTGGGAATAAATATAATAAAAATTCCATATTATCCTGTTTACGTGAGGGTACTCATTTAAATACTAAAGATATTAGAAATGCAATGCGTAAGTATAAAAAAATGTATAGCCTAATTCTAGAGGAAAAATTAAACAATTGATAGCTACTAGTTTTTTTTTCTGAGATATTTATAATAAAAGAAAATACTATGTCTAAAAGAAAAAGAAATAAAATACAACTGAATAGCGTTGAGAATTTGGAAAACATTATGCAAGAAGTGTATAACGATGCTAATGTCCAAATTAATGACGCTAATCGTGCTATTAACGAGCTTGTTAATAGTACTGCACCCGAAGATGTTAGTGATTATGCAATGATAGCTAAAGAAAAGGGTAATCTTATTAAACTTAAAGATTCTGCAACTAAAATTAAATTAGAATTAGCTAAGTTAGAAGCCGATATTATGAAAAGCAAAGGTAATACTGAAGAAGCCGTTCAAGCATTTGCTGGTCCAACCAAAGCCGATTTTAAATCAGTTAGAGAATTAATAACTAGAAATAAGGAAAATAACGATACCGAATCATACGAAATACCAGAATAATGCCTGTTTTTGATACAAAGAGTGGTTTATATAGAGAAATTTCAGCGATGAAAACTCTTTCTGATGGATATCCAAGTCTAATCAAAAATAAAGCATTCGATGAAGTTACCGATAAAAAATCTAGTTTACTATCTAAAGCTGGTGAAAAGAAAGCTGGTGTTATTGCTAAATCTAAAGATAAAACAACTGGTGCAATGAGTTTCGTTAAAAATGTTTTATTGATAATTTCTGGTCTTAATGCAATACAATCATTAGTGGTTGCAACACTTTCTCGTGAATTACCTAAGATTGAAGATTTCATAAAGAAAGCTTTGAAGGACCAATTAAAAGAAATGGTTAATTGCGGGTCTGACCCACAGTTGCCAGATTATTTAAAACAAGGTGGTGCTGGAATTAATGTTAATCTTAATAATGTTGATTTCTTTAAATTATTTAATCTTGACCCAACAGCTGATAATGGTAAATTACTATATTCAGATGCGCAAGCTGGTTTAAGTAGTACTGATATGCATACTTTTCTATATGATGTAATTCAAGATGATGCATTAGTTGGTGGTACTTCACATGACTGGGGTGCTCAAACAATGAGTGACCCGATTATGAGTATCACATATAGCTCACAAACACCAACAGCTGCTAGAGTTTTAAACATTAAAGCTAGTCAATACTATAGTGATAATAAGTCATTAACTGATTTTAATAACGATTATATTGATAGTTTAACGATATTACCAACTGCACAAGTATTCAATCAATTAATTGATGCAATATTTGGCTCTGTGTCGGTTGATTTAGAAATACCAAAAGATTGGCTCAAAAAGCAAGAAGAAGTTAATAAAATCATTGAAAGAATGATAAGTGCTGAAGAAGAAATTGTGATAGATGATTCATTTTTCGAATTTACAGGTCAAGATTTATGGGATATTGAAGAAGCTGCAAGGCAAAGAAGTAAAGGAATTAGATATTTTATCACCTGTGATAATGTTGCAACATCAGTGAGTATTGATACATTATTAAGTTCAACAACTCAAATGGAAACTGCATCGACTAAACAAGAATTAGAAGATATAGTTAAATTAACGATAAATACTATTAGTACTGAAGTATCTAAAGATGTAGCGGAAAAAGATAAACCTAAATTTAGTTTCGAATTTTTTGATTCAATATTCGAATCAATTAGTATGACTGTTTGTAATTCAATATTAAGCCCTAAATTAGCTACATTACTTCAAGTTAACAATAAAATAGTTTACGGTGACCAAGCTGAAGAATTCAATAATCCAACTGATTATATATTTAAAAATAGAACATTATACGATGCAGTAATAAAAGCAATAAAATCAATGTTATTAGCTATATTAATGGCGTATGCTCTTAAAAAATTAAATGAATTAATATCAAACACTAAAGCTAAAAACAATGCCGAACAAACAAAATTAGCTAAAGCTCAAATATTAAGTTTAATTGGTATGCCAGCCGCATTAACTAAATTAATGAATATGATTTCTAGTTTCTCATCAACTGCTGATGATAAAATAAATAAAATTTAATTTATATAAACATGGCTAATACTGAATTTAACCCAAATAATACTAGTTCAATTAGTTTACCAATTGGTGATATCATTAAAATGTTTTCATCATTACTGGTACCAACTACTAAATTGCCTAGTATACCACCAGCATTAATATTAAGCGGGGCTCAATTTAGAACTGGATTAAGCCCTAGGAAAATTGCTTCTAGAATTATATCAAGACAACATGAAGCTGGTGCACCACAAGGCCCACTTAATGATGGTAGTGATAATATTGAAGAAAAAATGGAAGTAATTCGTGTTGAAGAAATGATATACGCATTACAAAATGAAGCAAAAGTAGAGGTTACAGTTAAACCAGGTCAACAAGTCGATGGTACATTTGCTGGAATTGGTTCTGGTTATATAAAAGGTCAAACAATTACCAATGGTAAGGGTCAAGCCGTTATACGTTAAAATTTTTTGAAATGGAAAAATTAAAAGACATGACAAATAATGAAATCTTAATGGAAATTAAGAAAATGCAAGCCGACCATGATGTTATCAAATTAAGGATGCTTAGGGATAACGATTTGTTGGATGCAATTGAGAAAAGTTTCGCTTTGGCGAATGAAGAACTAATTAAAAGACTTAAAGGGGAAAAATAATGTACTTTTTTAATGATTTACCAAGATTTGGTGGTGGCGGTGGTTTACCTAGCATTAATGATATTAAAGCAAGTCAATTTAATGTTCATATTGCAACTGTTATTGATATCGATGATACCAATGATAGTGGTAGGATATGTGCAATAATTAAAGGTAAAGATGATAGTGCTAAACATAGACTAGATAATGCTAGAACAAAAGAAGAAATTGCATCAATAAAAAATGAAATTTATGCATTACCATTATTACCAAAATATCTTAACGTTTTCCCTAAAAAAAATGAAATAGTTTTTATCTTCATACAGGATGATAATAAACCATATGGTGAACGATTCTGGGTTGGACCAATTATATCACAACCACAATATTTAAGAATTGATGATACTGTTAAAAATAAATCAAATTTAAAATATGGTGGCGTGGCCGCACCATCGCCAGCACCTAGTACCATACCAGAAGCTAATGGTGTTTATCCTAGAAAGAATGAAATCGCTTTTCAAGGTAGAGATAATGCTGATTTAATATTTAGAAGTGGCGAGGCAATTCTTAGAGCTGGAAAATATAAAAATGAAATCCCTAAAGAAACTAATATCCCTGTTTTTAATCCTAAGCAAGCATATTTCAAATTAGCTAATAATGTTTCAGTTAAAAAGAATTCGGATAATTCAACTACTAAAGGTAGCGTTGCTACTATGGTTGCTGATAAATTGTTATTATTAACATATGATGGTAGGCAAAATCATTTTGATGAATACAAATTAACCGATGGTAGTAACAAAGACCCAAATATTGGTTACGAAATTACTGAAAAAACACTATTAGAAGTGTTGGAAAAGGCTGAACCAGCAGTATATGGTAATGTTCTTGTTAGTTTTATGAAATTAATCAAAGAGTTTGCTAGTAATCATACCCACCCATATTCTGGTTTACCACCAGTTAGAGATAAATTTGTTTTGAATGTACTGGAATATGATTTAAATAGTTTATTAGCTAAAAATATCCGTCTTGTTTAATATTATTAGGATATTTATTAATAAATGATTTATTATGGTAATTAGGACATATTTTGATAAGAATAATACACTTATTCGCAATACTTTAACCAATACAGCTAGAAATCCAATAGTTGAATTATACTATGGTGGTGATTCATCTAGTTTAGAATTCAGTAGATATATTTTTCATTTCGATGAAACCACATTAAGAGATTTATACTCTGGTGGTACTTTTCCAGATATCACTAAAATGACACATACACTTAAAATGACTAATACTGGGTTATTTGATACTGATTTACTTAATACAACAGCATCAAATGGTATGAGTAGAACATGTTCATTTGATTTAATAGCATTTACCATTAATCAAGTATGGGATGAAGGAACTGGTTATGATTATCGACTACCAGTACTTATTACGGGTACTACTGATTTCGCTACTGTGCCTTCTAACTGGAGCTATTCACAAACTTTAATTCCTTGGACTAACAGTGGTGTTTATTCTGGGTCTCCAACTGGTATTACAATAGCAACACAACATTTTGATTTAGGTAATGAAAATTTAGAAATGGATATTACTAATGCGGTTAATGCTATCATTACTGGCGATACTAATTATGGATTTGGAATAGCATTCCCACATGATTATGAACTCACATCAAGTGATGGGTTAAATTATGTTGGGTTCTTCAGTAAATTCACTCAAACATTTTATGAACCATATATTGAAACAACTTACAGTGAAAAAATTAAGGATGACCGAGGAAAATTCTATTTAGATAAACCAAATAAATTATATTTATACGTTAATTTAGGTAATATGCCGACTAATTTGGATACTATACCAAGTGTTATTGTATATGACCAAAATGGAGTTCAATTTAGTTCATACACAACATCAGACGTAACACACGTTACCAAAGGGGTTTATTCAATTGATATTATGGTTCCAACAACAACTGATTATACTGATTGTGTTGGTTTTACTGATTTATGGTGTAATATTATGATTAATGGGGTTTCCAGACCAGATGTTGAATTAGATTTCGTATTAGCTGATGCTGGTAGTTATTATAACATTGGAAACAGTGATACGATGCCTCAAGAATATGGATTTTCAATACATGGGATTAAAATGGAAGAAAAAATTATTCGTGGTGATATTAGAAAAGTATTAGTGTCGGCCCGCATACCGTATACTGTAAATCAAAAATCAATTATTGATAATTTACAATATCGTTTATATGTTAAAGAAGGTAGAAATGAATTAACTGTTATTGATTATGAGGATGTTGAGCGTGCATTTACTAATAATTACTTTTTATTGGATACCGCTAGTTTAATTCCGAATACGTATTATTTGGATTTAAAAGTTGAATCAAACTATCAAGTAACAACAATAAAAGATGCGGTTAATTTCGATATCGTAGGTCAAGTAGAATTAAGATAATATGAGAATATATGAAACATATCGGGATTTATTATCAGAGGTTAAGCCTAGTGATGTAAACAATAATTATGATTCAGTTGAAACCATCGTTAATCGTTTAAGAAATATTGGATTCATTGTTGACCCTAATCATTTAGTTAGTGAATTAATAAGTCGAAATGGTTTAAGATTATTAAGAGTCCCATCAAACCCATATAAAGCATATGTGGTTTATAGGGCTGGTAGTGAAAAACATGCTAATGAATTAGTTGCTATCGCTGAAAAATATGGTGGATATTTAAGTCCAGACGCATCAGATGAAGATTCAATTAAAATAGGTCAATTATTAAATTACGACCAATCAGAGATTGAAGCATTTATTAATAGAAGAAAACAAATTTAAATTATGGAAATACATCAACGATTAAGAGAGGCAATAAATAGAGCACACTGCTTAGCAGCTGTATGTGATACTATGAGTGTTGCTACCTATCAAGAAGGTATGAAATTATTGGTAGATGCTTTAGGTACACCAGAAGAAAATCCAAAAGTTTGGCAAAGTATTGCTAAACCAGTTAGTAATTGGAAAAGTGAAAATAAATTAATTAACGGTGAAGTTAAGCAAAAACAAATGTCTGGCGATTCTATGGTAGATGAATCGAATACATGGTGGGCCGCAATACAATCAACAATTTGTAGAAACTCATAAATTATGGATATTCGAAATAAGTTTATTAAAGTAATCCGAGAATACGAGGATGTTAACCAACAGCAATATTTGGATTGGGTTAATAAAGTATCTAGAAAAGTTGATATGGCTGATTTAGATGGTAATCTACGTTCTGATTCAACCGAACCTTACACATTAAAAAAAATGGTTAGGCAGTTATTAGCCAATTATATTAAACAAAATGAATGCTTCACAAACGCATCATTAGTTTTTAAAGCTATGAGTGGTATTGAAGGTGTTAAAGTCGCATATGTTTTAGGATTTATGGTTGAAAATGGTAAAAAATTTGGCCATGCATGGAATATTATAAACGGTAAACATTATGATTTTACCGCTAGAATATCAGAAGAAATGGATAATGAATATTATCAAATTGCAATTATCGATGATTTAAATAAGATTAAAAGCTTACCAGTGTTCAATCCAAGTGGTGAGTGTGAAAATGAAGAATATGATGTTGATGGTATGTGTTCTATTTACCCATATTATAAAAATAATCTTTAAAACATTTACAATTTACAAACTACCCTTATATTTATATTTGATGATTAACCCAATGTGTTGGTCTTGAGTCGAAAGTCGGCTTTAAAGGTATTAATACCGAAAAGATTTGCACGTTAACATTATAACATTGTTAAAAAAGTTAAAATTATGAAAACAAATTATGCTTCCGTTGCGGAGCCAACTGTTGGTATAGCTATCAACAAAAGTAAATTAAAGCTGTATAATAAGAACAGCAATGTTCCTGTATATTATCTACAAAAAGGACAGGAATTTCAGATTGAAATATTCAATCCAACAAGCGACACAATTCTCGCCAAAATCAATTTAAACAGTAAGATGATATCACAAGGTGGCTTAGTATTAAGACCTAGTGAAAGAGTATTCTTAGACCGTTATTTCGATGTATCTAAAAAATTTAAATTTGATACGTATGAAGTTGGTAATTCTGAAGCTGTAAAACAAGCCATTCAAGATAATGGTGATGTTAAAGTTGAATTTTATCGTGAACAACAAGTAAATTCATATTATTACAACCCAGTTATTAATTTATGTAGTAATAATCATACTGGAACATTTACTCGTACACCATTAATTGGTGGTACATGTAATGCTACTTATAATTCAACATCATTCGGTTATAATAGTAATAACACTAGTAGTATTGCTAATACTGTTACCACTACAGTAGCAAGTTTTGGTACTATGGATATGTTATCTGATTGCGCTGGAACTCATGTTGATATTGGTAAAAAGAAAACATTAAAACGTTCATTAAGTGCATCAAAATCAATTGAAACTGGTAGAGTTGAACAAGGTAGTGAATCAAATCAAAAATTCCAATCGGTAAATAAAAAATTTGAATACCTTCCATTCCACATAGTAGAATATAAATTACTTCCAATATCTCAGAAAATTAATACTTCTAGTGATATGAAAGTTAAAATATATTGCGGTAATTGTGGCGCAAAAGCCAATGCTGGCGATAAGTTTTGTCGTGAGTGTGGTAATAAACACTAAATAAAAATAAGGGTTAATCATAAAAATGTGGGGAAAATTTTGTTTTCCCCATTTTTTTTTATATCTTTGCAAAATGAAAAGAAAAAAATTATATTTAGACGATGATAGAGTGTATAGGATTCCACCAAATGATTCTTGGGTACGAATCTATTCATTTGATGAGTTCGTTGCTTATATCGAAGCTAATGGCCTCCCAGATGAAATTTCGTTTGACCATGATTTAGGTGAGTTAAATGGAGTGATTCAAAAAGATGGAAAAGACTGTGCTAATTATTTGGTTAATTATTGCATTGACCATAATTTAGATTTACCTAAATATGATTGTCATTCAGCTAATCCATGTGGTTGGGATAATATAAAAGGATTACTCGATTCTTATAGTAAATTTAGGTTAAAGAATGGCATTTAACCTTTAATTGGTATATTTATATAGAAATGTATTAATTGTGAATTTATCAGATAAACTACATAATAAATTGACTCAATATCTATTCGAAAATAGTCAGTTTACCAATTGGGTTATGCCTTCCGATGAAGATTTAGCTTTAGAGTATAATCTTGAATATGAAATGAAGCATTTAGGTTCATATATTCAAGATGTTATGGATGAATACGGTTACGATACTGGTGATAGTATTTTCCCTAATGCAATGTCTTTTGTTAAAGCAGCTAAAGCTGGACGAGTTATAATGGTTGATAAATCGTTAGATAATCTAATTGATTATCGTTCAAATTGTAATTCTATTGAATGTTTAATTTCATTGATTAAAGGGTATCGTTCATATCCAAAATATAGGAATGAAGATACTATTAATGCAATGGCCCAAGGATTCGACCAAAATAAACCAATGAAATTACCAATCGTACTGAAATTTTCAGATGATGAATATAGGGTAATGGGTGGAAATACTAGAATGGACATGGCTTTTATTAAAGGCATTAACCCAAAAGTATTGGTGGTTGATTTAAGAAGATTTGCTAAGAAATTATAATTTATTTAATATATCTTTCATAGCCTCATCAATTGTTTTACCAATATATTTTTGACTCCTACAGAAATTAACTTGGCATTTACCTAATTCATTACTTTCTTTACCAGTTGGCTTAAATTCAAGACTTCTAGTGTTATTTCCCCATATTTTATAATCCCGTAACATTTCAGTGCCACAGCATTCTGAGTTACAACCAAGAGACATACAGTGATTATCAGCGACAAAAAATTTAAGATTATATTTTTCACATAATTCTTTAGCTAAATTAATGTACTCTTCTTTTTTTACTTTATCCATTTCCCAATCAGAACCAGTTTTCATACCATAATTTCTTTTCCATGATTAAAATATAACCAGTGGAAAATATAAGTAAATAAAAAAGCCACACGTTAATGTGGCTTTCTTTTATTTATCTCCCCCGACTAAAAGTACGAAGGTATACGTACCATTACAATCACCATCGGCAAACCATTCTTTAGTTTTACCAGTTGTTATTGCATAAATAGTTTTATAACCTTTTTTAGCTTTCAACGTGGTATTTGACCAACCATCTAACACACCTTTAGAAACACCATCAACATAAACTTCAACCATATATCCTGTGTTGTTAGCAATTTCAATTGAGCATTCTTTAGAACCACGTGTTCTTTGTTGGTCCAAAGCTGGGTCTTCTAATGGATTGTCATCATTAGTTGTTATCGCTGTTTTAATCATTGGATTATTCCAAGCTTCACGAACAACATTTTTTGATTTAACTTCCACTTTCAATTCTTGTGCGAATGAACTTCCAACGAAGGTCATAATTGCAATTAATAATAATAATTTTTTCATTTTTAATTTGTTTTTATATTAATAAAATAACTAATGAAAAGGTAACCACAAAAAAAAAGCCCTACATTACTGTAAGGCTTTTCTTTATTTATCTAGAAGAGATTATCTCAATTCATTGATGTTGAATGTAGGAACACCATCTACTCTTACATGCCCGTAAAACCTGTTGTTAAATTTGCATTTTTAAAATAATTTTAGTATCTTTGTATTTATGAAAAAATTAACAAATGAAGCGTTTTTTAAAGGAATAGAAAAAGAACATGGGGATAAATATGATTATTCTAAACTTGAGTATATAAATATGAGTACTAAAGTAACTATCATATGTCCAATACATGGCGAATTTAAGCAAAGACCACATAATCATGTAGAAGGTAAAGGGTGTCCTAAATGTGGATTTGATAGAACAAGAAATAGTAAAGTTAAAACAACTAATAAATTTATTGCACAAGCCAATGAAATTCACAATAATAAATATGATTATTCTAAAACCAATTATACAACTGGTATTATAAAAGTAATTATTATATGTCCAATACACGGTGAATTTAAACAAGACCCATATAACCACCTACAAGGTAAGGGGTGCCCTAAATGTGGTAAAGTTTATAAACCAACAACAGAAGAGTTCATTCAAAAAGTTAGGGGAGTTCATGGAGATAAATATGATTATTCTTTATTTAAATATGTTACCAGTTCAACAGCAAGTGAAATAATATGTCCAATACATGGAAAATTTAAACAAACACCACAAAACCACCTTAAAGGGAAAGGCTGTTTTAAATGTGGTAAAGCTTATGCTAGTAGGTAAAGAAGATATAAATTAGATGATGTTATTATTAAATTAAAAAATAAAGGGTTTTATGATGAATCATATAAATATGAAGAAATTTTATTTATAGATGGTGGGTCGAAAATGTTAATTACTAATAAATATACTAATACAAAACATATTACACCAGTACACAATATATTAAGACGAAAAACTAATTGTTGTTTTGATAATGCTATTAATAAACAAGAATACCTTATTAGTATGAGTAATATTGTTCATGATAATAAATATAATTATTCTAAAGTTAATTATAAATCAGCTATATTTAAAATTATAATTACATGTCCTACGCATGGTGATTTTAAACAAACTTTTAATTCACATTTAAGAGGTTCTGGGTGTCCTAGATGTTCTGATAGTAAAGGTGAGAAAAAAATAAGAAAATTACTAAAGAGTAATGATATTATATTTATCCATCAATATAAATTTAATAATTGTAAGAATGTAAGACCTTTACCTTTTGATTTTTATTTACCAGATTATAACGTGTGTATTGAATATAATGGAAAACAACATTATGAACCGATTAAACATTTTGGTGGTAAAAAACAATTAATTTATATACAAAAAAATGATAAAATTAAACAAGAATTTTGTGAAAAAGAAGGTATTAAATTAATCACTGTAAAATATAATGAAGATATTGAAGAACGATTAACCGAAGAGTTAAAGAATTTGAGTTCCTTTACTTAAATTGTCCTCACCCCATAATGGTTGAAGATTATCCAAACGCCAACACTCCTTAAACTCTAGGTCATCAGTACTTTCAAACATAAAACTATTCATCGGTTTTTTATGGTCTACATGCCACTCACCATAATTATCCCACGTCATTCCATCGGTAAATAAGTTCTCTAAATGAATCATCAATTCTTCGATACTATAACCTAATAATGCAAATGTTTTATTCGTCTTATTAACATTACGTTCTTTAAGCATTTGCCATACCGCTGTGCGTGTTCTAACACCTAAACGATACTTTGGGTCCTCAGCACGTCTTTTACGCTCATAATCACGCTTATATTTGTTTACATGTTCTTTATTTTCATCTCTCCAACTTGAGTGATACTTTCGCAATTCTTTTCTATTTTCGTTAGACCATTCTTTATGGTATTCGCTAAGGTCTTCTTTATTTTTTTCATAATAACGTTTAGCGGCAGCTGGTTTCCCACCTATAAATCGTTTACCAGAAGGTCCAAACACAACACCGTTTTCTTTAAGTGTTCTAATTATTATCGTTTTATGTATACCCATTCGTTCACTAATAGTCGTAGACCCAAGTAATTTATCATTATACATTTTCAAACACTCTTGTGTTTGCTCTGGTGTTAATTCTATTTTTTTACTCATATACAAAGATACTAATAATAGTTTATAAAGTCAAGTAATATTAACAAAAAAGGTGGAGATAAATCCACCTTTTAAGTTTTATATTATCAAGAGTGATTATCTCAACTCATTAATATTGAATGTAGGTACACCATCAACTCTTACGTGACCATAGAAACGGTTGTTCACAACTTTCTTAGCGTAACGTGTCATTATACCCTTAACAGGGGCAAAGTTGAATGGGTTGTACATTGTTGGAGTAAGTTGCAAAGGCACGTATGGTGCGTAGATGTAACCAGTATCCAATAATGATTTACCTTTATGACCGATAATCATTGAGTAGTAAGGAGCATAAGGGTCACGATACACTTGGTAACGTCCACTTAATGAACCAATTCTTTCAATACCCATGTTGTATTGGTCTTGTTCTGGACTTGCGTCAGAAACGTGGAAATATTCTAAATCGTCAAATATAGCACTGATTTCAGAAGATACAACGATGAAGTTAGCACCACCTCTAAGTGTAGATTTATGGATTTGTGCTGAAATTTGGTTAACTTTAGTTAATAAAGTTTGATTCCAGTCTTTTTGAGTGTAAGGACTTGCAGCTGTAGAAGCTTTTCTCCAACCTTGGTAATCCCATCTCATTTGCCATGCAGCAGCTTTACGTAAATCACGAAGGATTTCACGGTCAATTTCAGCAGCTACTTGTTCAGACAACATAGCAGTCAATTCAGCTTCAGCATCGATGTTGTGGAATGCACTAACGTCTTGAGCCAATTCTGGTGACCATGTTGCACGTAATTTTCTTTCTTCAACAGATACAACAACTTCGTCAAGTTTGAAAGAAATTTCAGCAAGTTCAGTTTCTAATTCAAGAGTTGCATAAGTTGCATATGATACTGTAAATGCAGTTGCACCAGTTGCAGCATAAGTACTAGAACTTACAGCTCCAACATAACCATCATATGTAGATGTACCGTTAGATGATACTGGGTGACTTAAATCAAGGTCTAAATACATAATACCTTCAGCGTCACAAATATCAGTATATTCAACAATACCTTTACCGTATTTTTGAGTTACAATTCTAAATGGAACTTCAGCATTTTGTGCAATGATTACTTTACCATCTGGGTCAGTAATTGCAGCGTTTGCACTAACAATTTTAAGACCAGCTAAGAAGCTTTCAGTATCCATTGGATGTCCATCAGGTCCGTTTAATCTACCAGCACCACTACCAGTGAAACCAGTTACTTTAAGGATTACGTTTCTGATTGAACCATCAACTGCGTAAGTTGGGGTTGTTGCATTAGCCCAAACACCATTAGCATTTAATGTAACAGGTTGAGTCAATGTCATTGCATTGATAGTTATTGTACCTTTTGAGTTGTCAAATAAACCATCATTGTAATATAAATCGTAAAGTGATTTACTTCTGAAAGTTGTTTCTAAACAACCATCAATAACACAACTTGGAAGTTGTCCAACAGCCATACCAGTGTGAGCTGAATATGTTGCACCGTCAATCCATGGGTCACCATAAGTTCCAGTTGAATTATTTGTTCTGTAAGAAGTTTGTGGTACGAAGAAGAACAATTTACCAATTGGCATGTTCAACGCTTGTACAGACACGATATCGTTAGCTAAAAGCTTAGAGAATACTCTTCTTACGATAGGGAATACTACTGTTTCGAAAGAACCAGAAGAATCCGCTGTAGTGTTTTCGGTTAATAAAGTACTAGCTTGGTTTTCATAAAGCTGAGCAATATTTTCCTTAACGTGGCCTTTAAGACCTTCTAAGAATCCAAGAGATTCCCATTTTTCTTGAGTCATTTTACGGATAACTTTCATGTGGTTTAATCCAATGTTACCTACTTGACCTGATGTTAATAAATGTCCCATAATTTAATATGTTTAATTTTTAATTTTTATTATTATTATCTTGTTTCAACTCTATTGATTAAGTCAATTATTCTTTTTGTTGATTGGTCAACATATGCTGTTGATTCACTCAATTGACTTGCTCCAGAGCCTTGAACCTTAGTTGTTTTATCAACGATAGATTCGGTTATTGTTTTCTTGCTACCTAATTCGTTAGCAATTGTTTTGTAAAGCCTTTTAGATTCTTTCAATGAAGTTACTTCGCTATCGAATCTCTTCATGATGTCTTCTTTTTCCACCTTAGTAGTACTGTGTTCAGTAACCAATTTAACTACGTATGTTAAATTAGAGTTGTATACTACGGCTTCAGCTAACATATCTCTAAATTTGCCTAAGTTAGCTTTGAATTCTTCTCTCTCTTGGCGAAGTGCTTTAACTTCAGTCAATAGAGCATTATATCTTTTTGTAACTTCTTCAGTAACTAATTTTTTAGCTGATGCTACTTTGGATTCAGCAGTTGTTCCAGCAGCTTTTCTTGCTGGTTCGTGACGTTGTGGTTGATTTTGGCCACCAGCTTTTCTGCCTTGTGCGTATGTCAATCTTTCGCCTTCTTCCATAGTTTCTGGTTCAACTTCTTCAGTTTCCATTACATGTTCTGCGTGTCCTGTTTTAGAACCGTTAGGGTCTTTTTCAGTAAATCCACCAGTTAAATTGTCGCCTTTAATAGTGTCTGATTTTTCACCTTTTTGACCTTCAATGTTTCCGCTTGGTAATTTTCCACCACCAACTTCATCACTCTTGTCATGACCATCTTTTCTTGGCTTTCCAGTAGATGCAATATCTCTACCAATGTTTTCCATTTCATGAAGTTCTATTTCGTAAACTACACTTTCACCTTTTAATTCATCGTCATCGTCACCTTCAGCTTTTTCCTCAGCTTCTTCACCTGGAGTTTCGCCAGCTTCATGTTCTGGGGTTTCGTCTTTAGCTTCGTCACCTAGGCTAAATTCGTATTCTGGTTCGTTTGACTCTTCATCACCAATGCCTAATTCTGGAGTTTCAATTGATTCTTCAGAACCGATACCAGCTTCAGTAGGTTCACCACCGCCAAGTTTAACAACATATTCGTTGCCACTTTGAGGGTCTTTAATTTTAACTTCATTGTTTGACACAATTTCGATTTCGTCTTCACCACTAAGTTTTTTGAATACTGAAATAACTTCATCATCAGATGCAGTAGTTAAATCTAATGTATCCATGCCTCCCATTTCTGGTTCCATTTCTGGTTCCATTTCTGGTTCCATTTCTGGTGTTTCGGCTGACTCTGGATTTTCATCATCCATTGGAAGAGCTGGAAGGTTTTCGCCGCCCATTTCGTCATCGGTGTCTAATTTTGGAGTGTTGACATCTTCTTCATCATAATCTGCTTCACTAAGCGATTCTTTCACAACAGCATTAATTTCTTCATGCATAGTAGCACGTAGTATTTCTTTCGTGTTTGCTTTCAAGACAGCTTGAATTGATTCAATATCAATTAATGCTTCGTCTATTAATTTTTTCTTTTCAGCCATTTCAAACTAATTTAATTATAAGTTTATTTCTGTAATTAATAAATATGTGTTATTTTTAGAAAGTATAAATTGATTATCAATAAATGCACACATTTTTTAATCTTATTGTTTGGTTTTATTTAAAAACCTTTTAATTTTAGGTAAAAATCATTGTTTATTACAATAAAAATTTATCTAAAAAATCATTTAAATTTTCATTTATTATTTTACTACCATTAATTTTTGATTCCATGAATGGTGATGCTTTTTCTCTATTTCTGAATATCCAAGAACCTGGTGTACTAGGACTAGTAACAATATCCCAACAAATTATTTCAAAATCATCTTGTACGATAAATCTACCATTAACTTCTTCCAATGAACCAACACCTCTTGATGAAACACCAATCATAATACCTTTTCTTAGTAAATTAGCAACCATATCACCTTGACATGAAATAATACCAAAATTGATAAATCCTGGTGACATAATAATTTCCATTTCACCTACCAAGGTATTACCTTCCCACCACATTTTGGTTATATTGTGTGCGATGCGTTCAACTGAAATAATAGAAGATTCTGGATGGTCTGATTCACCAATAGCTCTAACGTCTCTGATTAGCTCTTGATAATTATTTGCTTCACGTTTTAATATTTGTTCGGAATAAATTCGTCCATTACGGTTTTCAATACCATATTTTTGTAATACAACGAATACTTTTAATGGTTCTTCAATTACGAATTGTCTGGATTCTAGTTTCTGAATTTCAGTTATGAATTTTTTGTTTCGAGAATCCCTAGGGTCAATATACCCATCATTCTCGATTAAATATCCATAACCAGATTCACCAGCTTTTAATATTTTAATATCTGACATATTCTAACATTTTATTATAAATATGTCCAATAAATCAAAAAGCCCTAGATGTATATCTAGGGCCTTTAGTTATAGTTAAGTTTAATTATTTTTTACTTTTATAAAAGCTAAAAAACTCATTAGAATCCAATATTTCATCAACAATTAATTTCGTAATATTAGTTAATTCAGTATTCAATTCATCCGAATCAATACTCAATTCATTTTTCTGGTATAATGTTATTTCACAATTCATAAAACTACGCTTACCGTATTGAATCCCAGATTCTCGCATATCCAAATCAACTAATATTCGGTCATGGATGAATTGCTGTTTATTTATTTTAGAATATAATTTTTGCTTTATTTGCTTATTGATTTGACTTATTACCCTATCATATGAAACATCACCTTCAAGCTTTGGTTCACCCCACGCTGACATGTTAATATAGATTGATTTTGGGTTTTTAGTATCAACAGTACCAGAAACGATACAGTAATTGTTGGAAACATTAATTTTATTTTCTTTACCTCTTTTCATAATAAAAAATCCTCACTCTTTTCACCAATTATAGTGAAAAAAATGAGGATTGTCAAGTATTATTTAATATATTATTTAAATATGTTCTGTGCGAATATTGCGATTGCCATAAGTGCTTGGATAACAATCCAAATCATTAGTGCCTGAGTTCTAAAAGTTTTTAATCTATCAATATCACTTATTTTTTCTTTTAATTGTGTAGGGGAAACGATTTCTTCCATTCTTCGTTTCCAATTAGTCAATTCTTTGAGTTCACTAGGTGATGTTACTGCATCAAAATTTGATTTCCACTCATTAATAGTTTTAATCTCAAATTCGTGAGTTCCAATAACATTAAGTCTTTCCTCAATATGCCCTAGTCGCTCACTAAAGCTCACTTGATTTTCAGCGATTGTATTTAATCTATGAAGTATTAATTCTAAATTAATTTTTTGTTCATCTGCCATAACATACTTTTGTTTTTAATTATTCGTTAAATCTGTTTTTAAAACAATAAGTTTATTCATATTTTCGTTGTAATTCGATGAATTATAAGTCATAGTTAGTAATTTATCTTTAACTTGTGATAATTTTTCTTTTACATTAGAATCATTGTTAATTAATTTTGCGTCAATTAAATCAACGCATTCAGTTACAATATCTTTTTGTGATTGTTCTTTAACCACTTCATCAGTTTCAATTAAAGTTTTAAGTAATATTCGTTCATTTTCATTTAAATCACTATATTTCTCATTAAATTTCTTAATGGCAATAGTAGCGATAGCGTTCGTTGGGATTAAATTTTCTTTAATCGTTTCTTTTGGTTTATTACTTTTAATGTAATTAGTTATGTTGTTATAAGACTCTGTAATAGTTTCAACGTATAAAGGATTGTTACTCATGAAAATTATTTTAGTAATATCTTCATGTAATTTAGTCATTTTATCGTCATAAGGTTTATCTAACCTTGTTTTATATTTACCTAATTTTTCAGCTAAATTTTCATTAGCTTTTTGAATGTCAGTTTTTTTGAAATCTCTTAAATATTGAACGTTAAGTTTTGTAAAATTAATAGCATTATTTTCATTGATATCAGATTTATCTTCTAAATTGGTATAAACCAAGAATTCAGTTCTTAAAATTTTATCTTTTTTAATAGCCTTAACATATTCACTAAATATCGCTTTCTTAGTCTCATCTTTTTTAATGATGGACTCAATTAATAGGTCATAAAAAGCATTTTTTATTTTACCAAAATTCTGCATAACATTTATTTATTAATAAATATTGTAATTACTCGAAAGAGCCTATATTTCTCTTAACTTTTTATTAATATCCTCAATCATATTGTTGATATTATCATTAATCTTTAGGTTTTTATCCGAAATCTTAGTAGTATGTTCACGAATTAATTTATCTTCTGGCACTTGTGAATTGATTAATCGGTCCATATACATCGATTGATACTTTGATGTTTTAGCATCTAATTTTTCACTAAGCAATTTTTTTTGCTCAGCTAATAATTTTTCAGCATTCTTTAATAATATTCTGTTAGATTCACCAAATGCTGGGACTTCAGTATCTTCAGCACCAGCTTCACCGCCAGCTTCTGTATCAGCACCAAATTCAGTTTCTGCACCAGCTTCACCACCAGTATCTTCACCACCTTCAACAGGGGTTTCATCACCGAATCCACCACCCCCGAAGCCGCCTCCACCGCCGCCTCCACTAGCACCAGCATCACCACCAGCTTCTTCACCACCACCAACATCTTCACCAGCAGCAATTTTTTCTAAAGCTTTAGGGTCACCATAAATGTTGTCAACTTTATCAAAGAAACCAGTTTGTTTAATAATAGAAGCTGTTTTAGCAAGTTCAGCAGCCGCAGCTTTTTCAATCCTTTGCTCAAGTAAATCTTGTTTAATTTCTTCATCACTAAATCCTAGGATTTCTTTTTTAGCTTTTGTCATTGACATTGCTTGGAAACCATTACCAGAATCACCAACTGCATCTCTATATAACGTGATTTTTTGTTGTAAATGTTCAATTTTCAACATCTCAGCTTGAGTTGATGGGTTATTAAGTGTTAGAATGAAATTATCCAATTCATCATCAAAACCTAAAATGTATAAATGTATGATGGCAATTTTATTTAATTCCATCAATATAGCTTGTTGTATACGGTTAATTGTTCTAGAGAAACGAATATCCATCAATGCTAAATTTTTACCTTCACCAATAGCAGCATCAAAACCTAAAAATGGTTTTGGAATACGTAAAGCGGTAAATAATTTATTCTGTAAATATTCAATATCAGCAATTTCAGATAAGTTTGATGCACCTGGTAACGTATCAATTGGGCTTGGTGCGTTTTCATCACGAACTGGAACGAAAATATCTTGGTCTTGCCCTAGTTGATTATACCTTAAATCGATTTGCCCTGTTGCTGAATCAACAACTGGTAAACGTTTGAATCTACTTGCAATCTCATTAACATAAGCTGCAACATCATTATCATCAATGTTACCAACATATATCTTATAAATTCTACGTTCTGGAGCTCTAGTAACACGATAAATTAACATCGCATCTTCCGATAACAATAATTGTTTCCAGATTCTACGAGCTTTTTCAAGTACTGATGTACCATATGGTAATTTTCTATCATCACCTAATAATCTGAAATGCGCTATTTGCCATGAATTGAATTCAACATCTTTGGTTTTCCAATAAAACTTAATCTTATTATCATACTCAGTTTTAGTACTATCAGAACCCATTACACGACTTCTAGCCAATAACATGTTATATAAATCACCTTCTCTACGTTCCATTTCGAAATTAGGCATTTGTCTAGCACCAATAACGCCACCTTTTTCATCAACATTTAAAAACACAAAGTTATCACCATATTTACAAAGATTTCTAGCCCATGCTGGTAAATTAGTATGACAATCTAAACGATTGAAGAATAAATCTTCCAATATTGTTTTAACTCTACTACTTTCAGAATAAATGTTTAGAATTTTACCTTTATCATTAGGTGTTGTTGATTCTTCCATCATAATATCCAATGCGGCCGCAATTTCTGGAAAAAATTCCATAGATTCAAAGTCACTATAAGAACCAATTCTAGTTACTTCATAATGAATTGATTGTTGATACATTTCTCCATCAACTTTTTGCCATAATTGGCTAAGATAACGATTTTGTTGTGCTTGTGTCTTAGCTACATCATATTCTTGTTTGGATGAAGTTTTTATAATTTCATCACGCCCAATACTATAACGATTAGTTTTTTCTTGAGGAACTTTAACACCTTCTGGACCAAATACTTTATTTAATCGTTGAAATACAGTTAATTTTTTTTCTGCCATAATATCTTTTTTATTAATTATAATCTTTTTTTAAATAAAATAAAGACTATTTTACGTAATCACATGCAACATATGCTGACCTGTGTGTTATCACACCAACCAAATATGTATTATACACATAACTATTTGTATTATCATCACCTTGTGAATATGCTGTCGCATCACAACCTGTTTTAGGCCTTACATGACCAGTTGTTTTAGCACTTTTATCACTATCACTTGGTTGCCATTGGTAAACATACCCACGAGTAGGGGTCCTACCAAATATTTTTTTACTCTTATCTAACGCCATATTAATATTATTTAATATAAATATTATCTCATACCACTAAATAACCATAAGTAATCACCTTTAGGGTCTTGCATATTCTTAGATACGATTGGTGTGAACTTAGGTTTATTCATTGGCGTTTTGCTACCTTTTGGAACAAAACCAGTATTATATTCATCAGTAGTATTTTTACCACCATTAACAACCCAGCTTTTTAGCATCGCCTTAGCTTGATTCTGGACTTTTTCTAAATTTTTAAATGAATGTTCTAACACCCATAATGCCATACCTAATGCCATTAATAAATCATCGTGATGACCTTTCATATGGTCTGGCCTACCGTCACGATAAACAAATGTTTTCATTTCGGATGTTAATCTGATTGAACGTATTTTAACTAAATTCTGTCGGATGCTTTGTTCCAAATGCCCGATTAATGGTAAACGTATTGAATTTACTACTAAACCTGGTTTCTTATCATCATCCATCACGTGTTTAGCCAAATCTTTTTGGTCTAATAATTTATTACGTTCACTATAATGGATATTTTTATATTTCACTTCAATCAACTTCAATACTGTTGACACACCCCAACCACCAGTAACGTCAACTACTACATATGCATTATACAATAACCCATACTCTTCAACTATTTTTGCTAATAAATCTGGTGGGACTTTACCACGATATTCAGCTACTTCTTCCATTGTCGTAAAATCGATAATAACAAAAGTTGAAAAATCGTCACCACCACCACTGGATACGTCAACACCCATTATGTAACGATGACCTTCAATTGGTTTTTCCCAAATCCAAATTTCTTTTTTAATACCAGATAGATATTGTGGTTCTTTGCAATTATTTTTAACGTGGAATTCAATAAATTCATCATCAATAACCTGACCCCCAGAACCTAGAAATGATACATCTAATTCTTGAGCAATCATTCGTTTATCACCATTCATACCACGACACATTGCTTCGTACCATGAAGAAGTTGGTTTATAACCCGTATCTAATTTACTTTTATAGCTTTCAAATGTGAATTCCATTTCAGTGATTACTTCCTCACCTTTTAACCATTTTAAATCAATATTATAACGGTTATCTTCATACCACTTCATTTCAACAACATTAAAGTCATTATCACCTTTTAGCGAACCATCATATGATTTCCAATACAATTCATCGTAACCATTTGGTGTTGAAATTAATGTTGCTTTACCCCCAGTACCTAGCGATGTTAGTGCGGCTCCGAATACTTCATCACCATTATCAATAAACGCAGCTTCATCCATAACAAGATATGTAGGAGTAAAACCCCTCAACGCATCTTTAGATGTTGCAACCGCTTTGATTTCACATTTATTTGGTAACATTAATTTTCTATTGGAATCAACTAAGAATATTGATTTTGCTTCTTTTTCAGCATCACCATAATAATCTTCACCCCAAACCCATCTAGGTAATTGTAATAGAAAATCTTTAATTTTGGCCAAAAATTCTTCGGCCATATCTCTTTTATTTGCTAATATAAGTATTTTTTCTGGACTTTCATCACTAGCAAAACCAACTTTTATCGCTAAATAAGCCGCCGTTGTGGTTGAAACCCCAGCTTGTCTTGGTTTTGTTACTAAATTAAAACGATGTAATTCATACGCTTGAATTATTTGTCTTTGTCTTGGAAATAAATAGAATTGTACGAATCCACCCCTACCTTCATTATATGTTTTATCGAACGTCTTAAAATAAGTTTCGATAGCATACGTTGGATTCATCAAACATTTAGCATATTCTTGTAATATTTCACCACTAGTTAAATTATTCATAAGTTATACTTTTATACTATATAAGTATTTAGAAAAATAAAAATGTTGGTTTTATTAACTTTTACAATATTTCTTATATTTATTGTTATAACGTTGTATAAACAATTAATAATATTAAAATAAAAACTATTTAATTATGAAAAATGAAACCATAACAATTAGGATTGAAGATGAATTGAAAAATGATTTTCAATGTATTTGTAACGAAGAACATACTGATATGTCGGATAAATTATATGAGTATATTATTACTGAAATTAAAGCCAAAAAAAATACTATAATTAATACTAATTTTGAAAATATATTTAAATCATTTGGTTATACTAATGTTTTCATAGTGAATTTAGTAATAAATAAAATAGATAATAAAGAATATCAATTAATGACATTACGATTATCACATGATTATACATTAAGTGATTTTTTAAAAGATAATCAAAATAAAAAAACTTATATATATTTATCTGGTTCAGATTTACCAATTATGATTAGATATTTTACAATTGATTAAATAATATGAAAACTGAAAAACAACAAATTCAATCACAAGAATCACAACATAAATATTACATGAAAAATTGTGAAATTATTAAAGTTAAAAAGAAAAAATATTATAATGATAATCGTGAAACTGAGATTAAACGTAAAAGTGAATATCAAAAGAAAAATAAAGAAAAGGTAAATGAATATAATCGAAAATATCGTGAAACTGAAAAATATAAATTATGGAAAATAAATAATAAAGAGAAAAATAGGATTAATGATAAATTATCTGAAAATAATCGTTTAAAACATAATGCTTTATATAAGTTAAAACACAATATTAGGTCTTTAATTAGAAATTCATTTAAAAATAAAGAATTTAATAAAAAATCTAAAACAACTGATATACTTGGTTGTTCATTCGAAGAATTTAAATTACATTTAGAATCTAAGTTTGAATCATGGATGAACTGGGATAATCGTGGCTTATATAATGGCACACCAAATTATGGTTGGGATATTGACCATATTATTGCTCTTGCAACTGCATTGAGTGAAAATGATATAATTAAATTAAATCATTATACTAATTTACAACCGCTATGTAGTTATATAAATCGAGATGTTAAAAGGTAATATCTCTCCCGATGTAAGCATATTGTATTATTTTATTAATAAATATGCGTAAAAACGTAATTAGTACTTAAATGGCCAATTATCGGGGTCTCCTTGGGGTAATTTTGGGTCTACCATAGGGAATATAGTAAACTTATCCACTGTATCCTTATCCGTCAATAAATTATAAAATAAATCATCACGACCATTATATGTTGATGACATAATCATTTGTCCACCACTTCTGAGTGAATTCGATGCTACGTCAAACATTTCTGGGCCATTAATTAGGAATGCTGCATCTGAAATATAAACAATATCAGTCGTATAACCTCTAATTTCACCTGGGTTCACAACTGAAGTTATTGTACGACCACCAACACCAATAGATTTAATATTTTTATGTCTGAACTTTTCTTTATAATCATTAAAAAGATTATTCCGACTCATTAATATATCGGCCATCATAGTGACTATCTGTATTAAATTATTACCAATAACTGATGTTGGTGAAATTATTATTACGTCATTACTATGATAATATGCTTGATAAATTAAATAGACGCATACTATTAACCTTTCTCTGGTTCGTTGGTGCTTTGGTATTAGTATGTGCTTATTTGCCATTAGAAGGGTTAATAATACTAAATCTTGGTCACCAAATTTATTAGATGATTTATCTAGTATTGTATTAAACTTATCTAATAAAAAATTAATACATTCATCCTTACCGATTGGTGTGAAAAATAATGCTGATAATCTAATATTCTCAATAATTGTATCATTTAAAGTGATAAAACTATCGTTATTTAATTTTTCTAATAAATTCATTAATAAAACATTAAAGTAAAAAGCCCCTATTGGGGCTTTATTTTATAATCCGAAATCTGCTAAATCAATTCCATTAATACCATCCGAATCCAAATATTTTGTTTCTTCAAAGGTTTTTCTTCGTTCATCAATAGCTTCATTGAATTCATCTTGTTTCATTTCTTTTTTAACTTGAGCAACAATATTGGTAATAATTTCTTTACCACTTGATGTTCCAGCGAAAATTTCTTTCATACTAGAATTGAACTCATCAACTGGTAATGATGCTAACTCCATATAAACTTGATGTTTAAGATTAAAATCTTCTGGTTCAAACAGTTTAGTAAATCGTTCCCATAAAGCTGGTCCTAATCTCATATCCCATGGTTCAGCAGCTAAGAAATCAGCTTTACCTAATACATATTTTTGAATTTTCTCATCTTCTGGTAAACCATGTGATGATAATAATTCCATAGCACCTTTAGCTAATTCATGAATTAAAACTGGGAATATCAATGCTTGTGCATGAATCTTTGGTTTATCACCATCTTTTTTAGGGAATTCAACACGTACAATACCACCTGGTACTCCACCCTCCATTTTATCAATAATGTAATACATATAATCAGCGGCCGCCATTGTTTTAGAATATAAATTAGGGAGCCTAGGATTCATTTCAGATAATTCATTATCAACCATATGAAACATGTGGTGATTTTTCTTAGCGGCACCTTGAGTCATAGCATTTAATAATCTTCTTTTATAAACTTCAGCATTAGCGTTTTCTAAATCTTTATGACTCTTAAATTCCATACCTTCAACTGGTATTGGTTTAGGATTAAGTTTAGTACCTTCTAATGATATATTATCAACTAATTCAACTGTAATTTCAACATCTTCATCTGGTATATCAAACTCTTCACGAATCATTTTAATTGCTAATTCTTCAAGTTCTTTTCTATTAGCTTTTTCACTTACCATACAATCTTTAACCAATGGTAATTGAGCCGCTAATATCATTTCTGGTGTGATATTATCAGAATCAAAATATTTTTTAGCATTTTTAACCACATCTTTGAATCTTTCACCAATAATTTTTTCTTCAAAATGTTGTTCATCACCTTCTGGAAATGCTGGGTGTTCACCCAATGAGTGATTTCTACGTCTAAGCGCAATTTCTAATTCTGAAGCCATTCTTTCACTATGTTTATCATCATAAGTGATTCTAGATTCATTTAAATTATTATGATTATTCTTAACATCGGTTAAGATTTTATCAATCATTTTTGAATATTTGTCTTGTTCTGGCATATTCTATTTTTTTAAATTTTTAACTTTAATGGTTTCAACAACCTTTAATTTGGTATTCTTTTCAATCAATTCAAGTAAATCCTTCTTTTTCATTTTAGGATTAACTTCAGTGCTTTCACCGATTGAAGTTGCCAAAGTATCAGCTATCATGGTTTTTAATTTATTAAGAGTATTACCATCCATCTGCAATCTTTTAATAAATTCATTAGCTATCGCTAGTTTATCTTTAGGTGCTTTAGCATTATTAGCAATTGCAACTAATGGCGCATTTTTATCTAATAACATGAAGAATTTTTCTGCTACTTGTGTTAATCCACCGAATTCTTGTTGGTTACTAGTATCAGTCGCTTGAGCTGGTATATCAGTAGCTTCAGACATACCAAGTGAATTTGTCACTGGTTTTGAAGAAGAAGCGTTATCATCAACCACATGTATTTCAGTACCAGGTTTTACTTTACTCTGAACATCCTTTACATCATTCTTAGTTGCATATACTACATCCTTAGTATCAGCTTCTTTTAGTTTCAACTTTATCTTTTCCTGTATGTTTTTCATTTTTACTATTATTAAAGTCAAGTATTATATCTTTTTCATATAATTTATTAGTTACTGAACTAATAGGTTCAGCGAATCTGAAACACATTCTAATATCTGGATATTCATCATATTCAGATATATCTTCCCAACCTAACGCAATTACATTGTCTATCGCATCCCACACAGCAAATGTATCACTATTTTGGATTAGATTTAACTTAATATCTGATACTAATATCCCAATTTTTTTAACTAAATCTGCTCTAGGTGGTTCTGGATTTCCAGCGGCTGGGTAAACATCCCAATCAACACCATCAACATCACTAGTTTTATCCGAAAATAAAAATTCGTATCGATATTGCCCTTCCCAAGTTTTACCAACTTCATTAATATAAATTAAAAATAATTCAGATTCCATTACTTAATACTTGCTTTTGGGTCTGGATTTTCCTTAATTCTAGGAACTTTCCATGGTTTATTTCTTCTTGTTGGTTGACTATCTGGTTCTTTAGTCTTAGTGTCTGGTTCTTTAACTGGTGTTTCAATTTCTGGTTCACCATTATCACTAGTACTATTACCTAATAAACTAAATACTTCCTCAACTGTTTCAGTTAGAAAATTTGCTTTATTGAATTTATCCATAATGATTTTTTCAACAAAGGTACTATAATTTTCACCAATTGGCAAGTTTTCTGCAATATTTTGTTCATACTCAATAACAACACCATCTTCAGAATTCTCAGTTATATTAAGAAATGTTTTTCTAAACCATTTATAACCATATGTAACATCACCCGAAAATGAATATACTGCGATATCATGTTTTCCATTAGGATATTCAGCCCAAACATATTGGAATTTCTTAGGACCATCTTGTGTATTGATAGTGAATGGTTGCTCTGTACCGTAATCTTTTAAATAACCAACATACATTTCACCCATTGGGTCCTTAGCTTCTGGTTCTATCCCATCAACTATCATATTTTCTTCAACGTCAGCATCATTTGGTAATGCCTCATCACCGCTAAATGAATCTTCTTTATCATTGGTTGGTTCATCTGGATTATCAGTAGGTTCTGAATTTTCATCACCTTGGCCAGCTGTCTTAATTTTTTTGATTATTTCGTTTTGGTCTTGTCCATCCATATCACCAGTATGTGTTGCGGAAACAACTGAATTAACAGCGAATTTTTCTAGCTCAAAATCTGGTTGACCTTGAGTTTCACTATATTTTCTCATTGTGGTACCTAATTTACCAGCTAATTGTTGAATGAATTTTTTAGGGTCACTATCTTCGTCAGCTTCAACGCCAGCGTCAAATGGTTCATCTTCAAATGGCTTATCACCACCGTCTTCAGAACCGCCACCAAAATCACCTAAATCTTCGGAATTGTCACCAAAACTTGGTTCAGCATCTGGGGTATTTTCTTCACCGCCAGACATAAAATCAGCTGAAGGTGGAGTATCAGACTTTACCTTCAGCTTATATTTTAATTCATTGAGTTCTTGGACGGACTCAACTACTTTTTTTTTTTAATATCATCAAGTGATTCGAAAACATCCTCGATACCTTTTGGTAATACATGCATATTGCAATAGCCACCATCATCTTCATTTATAGCTTTAGCTATTGATGAACTTCTAGATTCAGTTTGATAAGTTGAACCACATTCGTCACAATCTTCTTCTTTCTCATTTTCAAGCTCTTCAACAACTTCAGTTACAGTTTCTTCGTCATCACAAGCTTCTTCTTCATAAACTGGATTTTCTTGTTCCATGTTTAATAAATGTTCATTAGCGAATGTATTGATTTCACTAGTAATACCATAAGATTCAGCAACTACAATAAGTTTACCATTTAAACGTTTAAGTGCTTTCGCATATGTTGGATAGGATTCATCATGTTTATTTTGTAATCCACCAATATATTGAAAATCTTCGGTAACTAATGGTCCTTTTTTCTGAGCAGCAATTTTAATGAAATAGTTGTGATTTTCTCTAACTATTGCATAGATTTTACCATCGGCAGCTTTTTTAGTTAATTCTACCACTGAATTTCTAACACTTTCATTTATAGGAGTTAATTTGTGCATTAAATCTTGAATATGTTGAAGTTGCTCTTTACCCTTTAAACCTACTGGGTTTATTCTGTTTTGATTCATATGTTTATCTTTTTTTAACCATTATTTTTTAATAAATATCCTCATAGTAATAAATATATCGATTTTAGCTAATATTCATTATGGTAATGAGTAAGTTCCATTACTATTAACACAGTCCGATACATTAAGTGGACTACCAATTAAATAAACACTAGTTCCACCACTAATGCTTTGTATTTTTAGATTAATAGTTGTACCGCCAGCCAATGTCATTGCAGTTCCATTTACAACTGTTGTTGTATTAGCACCAATTACTAATTGACTATAAGTAAATGCGCTAAAATTAGCAGTTGCTGGTGTGTGTACGATACTATCATGTATTCCAATCATAATATTTCTTATTTAATATATATTATTTATTTAATAAATATAGTGATTCATCCATAACTGTTATAGAATTGATTGAATCATATGCTCTATTTTTTAAATCTGTTAGTCTTTCTAGGTATTCACCACGCCTTAATACTTTAAAAACAATGTTTTCAATTGAGTATTCACCAGAATGGGTTAATCCTTTTTTTCTCATATCTTTAATCTTATCCCAAAGTGGTTGATAAGCTTTCATTACATCATCATACTTTTCAGCCTTAAATAAATCCTCAATCTCATCAATCTCATCAATAATATCAGCAGCTTTCTGTTTCACAACTTCTTTATCGTATTTAGGCTTTTGTTTCTTAGGTTTTTTAATCCATTCATTATCTTCTAATGAATAAACACCACTAGCAACATGTGGCTCTTTATAATCTTGAGCGTATAATTCAACATCATAATCATTAACCGTTAAGTCGTGAAGGTCGTTCCAAGAATCTTTCTTTAATTTAAGATATTCTTTAACTAAGTCAACATCATCATTAACATCTTTATAATCAATAATGACATGTAAATCAACATCCGAGAATTTGGACCAATTATAATTAGCTAAACTACCTGTTAATCTAACATCTTTGATTTCAACCCATGGAATATCTAATGATTCAAAAAAATCATCAGCAATTTTCAATAATTGTTTCCTAACTTCTGGTCTGATTTTATTTTCAGTAGCCCAAAGTTTTGGATTCAATTTAGGTTTAATTTCAAATGAGTCCAAATTAACGTCTTCTGGATTTAATTTCTCCAATATTAAATGTTCTTTCATTGATTTTTATTTATAAATATCACTTAACATATTAAAATTCTTAATATTAATTTTAAATATCATCATCATATTTATTATAAATTCTATACTATGAAAAATCTTATTAAAAACTACAAAAAGAGAATATGTACCACATGGTCTGGTGCGATATTGCATTTAATTATTTTCAATAATCCAGCTAGGCTTGTATTTTTCATTCTATTAGCCATTATCGGTTCTATTATTACTCATGCGTTTAATAATGATGCATTATTATTTAAAATTTTAACATTGACAGGAATTTTATATAGTTTCGGATATACTATTATCGTAACTATTATCGCAATAAAAAATTACTTTAATGAATTAATAAAAAAAGCCCTTAATTAAGGGCTTTTATATTAAATAGCTATCGGTGCTTTTATTGCTGGGTGTGGGTCATACCCTTCAAATTTGATATCATCATATTTGTAATCAAATATGTTTTTAACTTCTGGATTCAACCAAAGCTTAGGCAATGGTCTTGAATCCCTACTTAATTGTTCAGCTACTTGGTCAAAATGATTCAAGTAAATATGTGTATCACCTAATGAACATATTAAATCACCCACAACCATGTTGGTTTGAGCTGCGAACATATGCAATAGGATGGCGTAGGATGCAATATTAAATGGAAGACCAAGGAAAGTATCAACCGAACGTTGATTCCACATTAAAGTGAGCTTACGAGTTGGGATATTTTTACCTTGTGGGTCGCTCAATATTGTTCTAATCTCCAAGTCAGCATCAATATTTTTACCATGATAGGTTTCTTCCATTGCTTTTTCATAATCAACACCAGCTAATTCACACATTTCTTTTGTCGTTAACTCATGCGTTTCCAATTGAAACCCATAATGGCAAGGTGTTAAAGCCATTTTATCTAGGTCACCAACATTCCATGCACTTACAATCATTCTACGACAATCTGGATTAGTTCTTAATCGGTCAACCATCATTTCGATTTGGTTGATAGGGGTTTTTGGTATTTGACATACATTAAATGCAGACCAGCTTACCCATTGTTTACCATAGATTGGTCCTAGATTACCATCTTCATCAGCCCACTCATCCCAAATAGTAACACCATTTTCGTTAAGATACTTAATATTGGTATCACCTTTAAGGAACCATAATAATTCATGGATTACTGATTTCATATGAATTTTCTTTGTAGTTAACAATGGAAATCCTTCACTAAGGTCAAACCTTAGCATGCGGCCGAATACTGAAATTGTACCAACGCCAGTGCGGTCTTTTTTTACAACGCCATTCGCTTGAATGTCACGTAATAAATCTGTGTAAATTTTATCTGTTTTATTCATATTTTTAAATTTTATTGTTGATATCTATTATATCTTAATAAGATACCTTTAAAAGGTATCATTTCTAACTCTTCTGGTCTATATATTGTTGGTGTTAAACCAACATAAAAAAATATTAATTTTCGACCTAAATCAATTTCATTTTTAAAACAATTAATATCTTCATTAAATTCTGTTAATTTATTATTACCAACATCTAATAGTGTTTTCATCATTCGTGTATCCATGCAACGTACACCACTACCATGGATGCATGTAGTGGCTAGTGCTATAGCGGAATCTAATTGAGCTAATTCTCTGATAAATGGAAATAATGATTCAACCTGATTAACCATTGTATCGTTAAAAATATTAGAATTTAGGTTTGATATAGCCATATATTGTAATGTATTATAACAAAGTAACCCAGATTTACTTAGTGGGTCTAGTCCATCAATGCAACCCTGTAAATTATAGTGAAAAATTAATTAATTTTTCACTATAATTTACAGCCCATAAAATTGACTCTACAAACGAAATGGGGGTAAAACTTACCCCCATCACATTTATATTTGGTGTTTGAAATAAATCCATGAGTGGATTAAGCTAAAACTGCGTTTTTTGATTCTTTAACTTTGTTAATGAAATATTCAACGTTTTCCAAATCTTTAACATCAATACTAGATTTGTTTTTACTAGCAATTAATAAAGCTTCCATTGTTGCAATAAGTTGCTTTTCTTCTTTTGACATTTCTTTTGGAGTGTATTTGTGGATTTCTCTAACTAATGTTGTTGTGTTAACATCAGTTAATCTTTCAGCTGGGTATTGTTTAATTCTACCATTAAGTTCTTTACCTTGACTATCAGATATTTCAAATCTGGTATAATCAGTCATTCTAACTCCTTTATATTTGTACTGTGTTCCAGCGTTGAATACTACGGTTAATTCTTGTGTTGCTTTATCATATTTTGATGATAATACGTTTGATGAGTTGAATAAACACTCAATTAATGTTCCATTTTCAATTTTTTTTACTAACATGGTTCTAAAATTTATTTATTTATTATTATGATTTATATGTTCGATAACCAGCAATTTGGGATAAATGAAATATCCTACCAGTACTAGTTAATGAATGCTCTGGATGTACTTCGTCTTCAACAACGATAGCATAATCACCTGTGATAATTAATCCAGCGTCAGTAAATTCTAGTCTAGTTGTTTGTGGGAAATCCTCAGTTTTAGGTATTAGCCCATCACTTTGTTTACTGGTATTATTTTTCAATAATAATTCAACTTTACTATATTTTGGTGCTGTGTTCATCGTCTATTTATATTAATTAATATTTATAGAAACAAATATACTAATAAAAATTAAATAAATCAATAGAAAACATTATAATTTAACTTGTTTTTTAAAAAAATAGTTTGTATCTTTGTAAAAAAATAATAATTTAATTTATGGGTAACAGAGAAGTCGATTCTAAAGTTCAAGAAATTTTACAAAAAGCAATTGCAGAGGCTGACCAATATAATGACACTAAATTTAGGCCAGAGCATATCGTATTATCAATTATTGATGATTCGAATAATGAATGTGTTAATATACTTAAAAATTTAGGTATTAATTTAGATAGTTTATATGATTTATTATTAAATTCTGTTAGTAATAATCAAATAACACCACGTGTTGGACCTAAATATAATGGTAAAGCACCCCCAAGTGAATTAACTATTAAAGTATTAAATTTTGCTGATAAAGAAGCCGAATTAATGAATGACACTAGTATTAATTTAAAACACATCATGTTAGGTATTTTAGATACTGATACACCAGTTACTAGACTCCTTAATGATTTGGATATAACAAGAACATCGTTTTACGAACAAATTAAAACACAAAATATGAGAGAAGATTATGATTTTGAGGATGATAACAATTCAAAAAAGAACATCCCACCAAGTAATAGGGTGAAAAAGAATTCTAAAACCCCAGTACTGGACAATTTCTGTAGGGATGTAACCAAAGCTGCTGAGGAAAAAACATTAGACCCAATTGTTGGTCGTGAAAAAGAAATCCGTAGGGTTTCTCAAATTCTTTCTCGTAGAAAGAAAAACAATCCAGTTCTTATCGGTGAACCTGGTGTTGGTAAAACTGCATTAGTTGAAGGATTAGCACAATTAATCGTTGATGGTAAAGCACCTAGAATTTTATTAGATAAACGAGTTTGTACATTAGATTTATCAGCATTGGTTGCTGGTACAAAATATCGTGGTCAATTCGAAGAAAGAATGAAAGCTTTATTAAACGAATTGGAGACTAATCCAGATGTAATTATTTTTATTGATGAATTACACACTATTATTGGTGCTGGTAATGCTTCTGGTTCGCTGGATGCTTCCAACATTTTTAAACCAGCTTTAGCCAGAGGTGAAATACAAATCATTGGTGCTACTACATTAGATGAATATCGTGAGAATATTGAAAAAGATGGTGCACTTACTCGTAGATTTCAACAAGTATTAATTGAAGAGCCTACTTTATTGGAAACCAAAACTATTCTTATGAATGTTAAATGTAAGTACGAAGACCATCATAAAGTAATTTATACTGAAGAAGCTATTGATGAATGCGTTAAATTGGCTGAAAGATATATTACCGACCGTGCTATGCCAGATAAAGCTTTGGATGTTATGGACGAAGCTGGTGCATCTACCAATGTTACTGTTGAAATCCCAGAAATCATTAAAGAATTGGATGAAAAGAAAAAAGCCATTCAACAAAAGAAAATGGAAGTTGTTAGAGCTCAGAAATATGAAGAAGCTGCTAAATTAAGGGATGATGAAGGAAAATTGGATGTTGAAATAAAGGCTGCTAAAGATGCTTGGATTAAACGATTGGATAATAAGAAAACAATTGTTGATGGTGATTTAGTTGCTGAGACAATTTCAATGATGACTGGAATTCCATTAAATAAAATTTCCAATAAAGAAAATAAAAGGTTACTTCAAATGGAAAGTGAACTCACTAATAAAATCATTGGTCAGAATGAAGCTGTGAGTAAAATTTCTAAAGCAATTAAACGTAATCGACTTGGAATTAAAGATAAAAATAAGCCAATTGGTTCATTTATATTTCTTGGGCCTACTGGTGTTGGTAAAACATTTTTAGCTAAAATGTTAGCCGAATACGTATTTGGTGATACAGATGCATTGGTTCGTATCGATATGAGTGAGTATATGGAAAAACATTCCGTATCTAGATTAATCGGTGCTCCTCCAGGTTACGTTGGTTATGAACAAGGTGGTCAATTAACTGAGAAAGTTAGAAGAAAACCATACTGTGTAATACTTTTCGATGAAATTGAAAAAGCTCATGATGATGTTTTTAATATCATGCTTCAATTATTAGATGAAGGTCAATTAACTGATAGTTTAGGTCGTAAAGTTAATTTTAAAAATACATTAATCATTATGACTTCTAATATTGGGGTCAAAGATGCCAATGAATTCGGTGCTGGTATTGGATTTGATACTAAAGCTGGTGGTATTGTTGATGATGATAGAATGCGTTCAATCGTTGAAAAAGCGTTGAAAAAGAAATTCAAACCAGAATTCCTTAATCGTTTAGATGATATCGTTACCTTCAATACATTAACCCGTGAAGACATTAGTAAAATCATTGTAAATGAATTAGGTCGTTTAACTCTTCGTATTAATGAAATCGGTCATGATGTAAAATACAGTAAAGAAGCTGTTGAACATTTAGCTACGATTGGTTACGATGTTAATTATGGTGCTAGACCATTAGCTAGAGCCATTCAGAAATATGTTGAAGACCCAGTATGTGAGGAAATTCTATCAGATAACATTAAAAAAGGTGACCAAATCAAAGTTACTTTTGATAAAAAAACTGAAACTCTATTGATTAAAGGTGTTAAAGCTAAATCGGCTGATGTATCAGAACCAGAATCTGTTGAGTAATATCTGGAATCTCCAGACGAAAATTAAAGAACCGCTAATATTAGCGGTTCTTTTTGTTAATGGAACTATATTTATAGTTAAATGTTTACGATGGAAGCAAAAAAAGAAAATCTTAAAGGTGGTAATGCTGATGGTCTTACAGCTATTGATTTAGCTAGAAAGCACTCATTATTTATCGGTACAATTGAGAATGAAATTGAATTAGGTACTAAAATTGAGTCTGAACACACTAAAAATAAAGCAACTGCTAGGGAAATCGCTATGGACCACATATTTGAATTCCCAGATTATTATAGCAATAAAAAATTTGGTTTAAAATCTAACGAAAAAAAGTTTGAAAAATCAAAGGAATCTACATCGGAATCATTAAATCGATTAGGAGCGATTTTAAGAGAGAATATAGGTCTTAACGTAGTTGATGAAGCCTCGAGTGAGATAACGTATAATATCATGTCTAATGACATTGTAGCGGGTGAATTAACCATTAAGATTAATCACCCAGATTTGGGTAATGATGTTATTGAAATTCTTAAATTTAATATGGACCCTAGATTTAAAACAATTAAATTGGCTTATGATACAATCAAAACAATATGGTTCATGTTTAAAAAGATAAATAAGATAGTTCTATCACCATCGGATGAATCACTTCAGTTTTGGACTAAGCTAGGTTTTAGTCGATTAAATAATGATTATTATTTTATACTTAGAAGTCAAAAATTATTTTAACAAAAAAAAACGTCTGGAATCTCCAGACGCTTTTAGTTTATTTATCACTCCATTTAGTTTTCGGTAAGAAACTAGTTAAATCACCCTTACTTTCAACTGCTTTAATAAAAGCATCCCAAGTTTCATCGGTGAAAGTTTCTTTCCAGTTATTCCAATGTTTTAACCAATCCCAATATTCTTGACATGGTTGTTTAGTTTCTTCACTGGTGTCACCTTCTTTATTAACTAATTCAAAGTTAACACCGAAACGTTTAGTTTCTTGAGCGGCTTCACCTTGCATTCTGTTAATTGCCATCATATCTTTCATTACACCACCCATGCTATCTTCTGGTATTTGGCCATTTGCTGCCAAATGATTCATACGCCAGATGAACGCACCAGCTTCATCAATTACAAAATATAATTCATGTTCTTGACATGTCTCAATGAATTCTTTAAAATTCGCTTTGCCATTTTCTGACTGTTGTTCTTCATGTTGTTTTTGTTCTTCCATTGTTTAAAAATTTAAAATTATTATATTCGTGAAACATCATACCCCGAAAATTTTACGAGATATGATTCTATTAAACCTCTATTCTTTAATTTCATATCAGAATTGAAGTATCTCTTAATTGAGCCACCACCACCTAAGTGTGCGGCTGCTAATATGCCAGATTCAGTTATAAGGATTCCATTAAATATCTTACCGCAATAAGTTGAAATGTAATCATATAAATTTCTTTTATTAATTTTAATTAGTTTAACCATCGCCGCATCTTGTTCAACATCAGACCAACATTTTGAACGTAAACTATCTGGTGATTTTGCAAATTTATCCCGAAATAATTTAGCATCATTAATATTGGTACATATCCCAACACCAACCAATGTACTAGGTCCAAATTGATATTTACCAATATGACCATTTCGGCTAACAGTAGTATAATCATTATGAGATTCACTATGACCAATAGCATCAATAAATTTTTTAATTGGTTTATTTGTAGTAACCGATACAGTTACTCGATTCATGCTATCTAATTTACTACTAACCTTATCTTGTAATAATTCAAATGTTTGAATTCGTTTTTGTGCACCCTCAATTTTTTCAACTCTAGACTCAATATTAACTAGTTTTATAACAATAACAATTGTTATTGCTATTACTGTGACGAAAAAAAGAACTAATAATTTTTTTAATGTTAATAAATTTACCATTTGTTTTAGTTTTAGTTTATAGGCAAAATTAATAAAAATTTTTGTAACTACCAAATATTTTATTACTTTTTTTGTCCTATGTACTCATGACTGAAGCAAATCCTCTCATTATCAGCGTAATGGTTTTTGAAAATATTTAAATGCTTAATATCAGTTCTAAGTTTTTTATTTTTTGATGTTGGTTTCCATAGTGGTGACATTGTTCGATAATACCCCATTCTAGGATGTGCAGTCCTAGAGAAATAACGTTTTCCTTCATCTAAATGTATTTCACCTATCGCATCTGAGAATCTAACACCGATACCCATACCTTGAAAATCTGGTAAAATAACTGTTCTATGTCCCCTCCAAGCTTGCTTTAAATAACCATTCGGCATTGCTATTACCGAACCGAATGCGACTAATATGCCATTCCATAAACCAACGAAACATCTTGATGATTTATGTATATCATCCCTTAAATAGTGATGTTCTTTAAACATTTCCCACGTACTGCGGTCTGTGCTATAAATTTCGAGATTGATTTCTGGTCGGACAAAAAAAAACCGTCATACATTTCACCAGTATTCGTATTAATCACCCAATCTGGCTCCAGCCAGTCTAGTATATCCTCATGACATGTTGCTAGGACTAATCCTGTGATATTGGCTTGCTTCACATATCTAGATAGTGCAACTGAAGCAGCTTTTGCTACATTACGGTCTACCACTGATGTAAATTCATCAATAACAGCATTATTTTTAACTCTTCTAGCTAATTCAGCTCGGAATTTTTCACCGTTTGATAATACATGATGTGGTTTATGCCATGCTGGTATTGAATTTAATCCAACAGCACCTAATTTATTTAGAGCATCATCTTCAGTTTCGAAATGAGATACGATGGCTTTATTTGGGTCCCAAGTTAATATTTCTTCAGTACCAAATTCATGAAGTAATGTAGTTTTACCACTACCACTAGCACCATAAATAACACCAATCTTAAAATCTTTTGGGATTGTAGGTTTTTCCCATGGATGAAATTTTGACTTACCATTAAACACTAAATCAAAAGCTTTTGATGAAGCTTTAGTATAGCTATCAATTTCAACAGTTGATGTTAATGGTTCAGATTTTCTAACTAATTTACCAATTATTTTTTCCATGTACAAATATACTTGATTAAAAGCAATAAAGCAAGTAAAATAATAAAAAAAACAAGAATAGCTCAGAGCGATATTATCACCCTAAGCTATGTCATTATTATAATTAAAAAGTATGCTATTATTTTTTTCTTCTAATAACCACTTTTGAAAGCTGTTCTTTCAAAACTTTGTTAACTTGTTCTTCAATTACTGAAGCTTGTTTTTTTTCCATTTCAGTAATCCATTCTTTTTTCTTTTCAGCTACTGCTTCAGCAACAATACCTTCAAGCATTTTTACCATGTCAGATTCTTTAACTCTAACAACTTTAACTGGATTTGACGTTTCTTTTGCCATAATATGCGATTTTAATTAATTAATTTATAGTTATGCACTTAGTCATAAATAAATATAATCAATTAATTGAAAAATCACATACCATGAAAAAAAAAATTATTTCTTAGCGTATCGGTCAGCGTTGAATGAAGCACAGAATGCGTCTGGTTTTACTTTGTAATCATAACCCATACCCATGATGTAACCTACAGCTTGACTCATAGACTTATTTGAATCCCATTTTTCGTTTGAATTAATATCAACGTGGATTTCTAATTTAACATCATATAATTCAAGTAATGGATTAATTTCATAAGCAATTTCAATTGACTTATAAACTTCCTTCAATAATTTCTGATTAAGAGTTATCTTGTGAGGTTCAATGATTTCAGTATACATAAGTTTACCACCTTTACCTTCAGATACTAAGGCAATCATCGTTACAAACTTATGACCACGGCCTTTTCGCTGTGCATCAGTTCCAACACATACTCTTACTTTATTACCTTTTTTTTGTTCGATAATAATTAATTTTTCTAAATAATCAATGATTGGTTCATTGATTGGTCCGTTTTCTGCTCTTGTCCATTTCATAATACAACTTTTTTATTTATTTATTATTAAAAAAAAAGCCCCTAATTGGGGCTTTAATTATTTTGTCCGTCCACTATATGTGTGGATGGTAGAAGTTTTTTAAGCTTCTTATAATTTGATTCACCAATATCTTTTTCACTTACCGTGATACGAAACAAGCTACCACCTCTCGTTTTATCTAGTTCCGCAATTTCATCTGGAATATTCTCAATAGGGTTACCTATTAAGTTCATAAAGTCCAAATTCTTTAATTTACCAATTTCTTTAGGTAAAGATTTAATTTTATTACCCGAAATTGATAATAATTCTAATTTTGTTAAATTACCAATTGATGGGTGTAATTCATGCATATCTAATTTCATTAATAGTAATGAATCTAAATTCTTAAATTTTGATATATCAGGTAATTTAGGTACCACTCTATTTTGTAATTTTAACATTGGTATATCAGCATCTAAAAAATCGAATAAACTTTCAGTAAAACCAAATTGAATTAAAAAGTCTAAATATAAATTATTATCTATCGTCTTTAATTGTCTAGCCATACTGTCTAGCTCAGCGTGAAAGAATTCTGAAACACCCTCACTCGTTGATAAAATTGGTTCATATATATTAACATTTGAACCATTTGTTCTATCTTTTATTTGCCTAGTCTCAAAATGAATTTGATAACATTCTTTTGATTCACCAGTAAACAATTTATTATTTATTATAATATAAATATTCGAATTTTTACCATTAGGCTTTTTGCTATTTTTAGTGTAACTGTCGAACATTGAATTACCAGGTTTAGTTGTACACCAACCAGCAAAATTATTCATAACACAATTCGCATCAGTAGTTAATGGAATGAAAATAGTCCATTTCCTATCACGATATGGAATAATCGCTTGACCTAAATTAACAAAATTATTCATTTGCCTCTCTAAATTTGAAGCTTCTCTCTCCATAAATGGGTCTACAGCATCAAATAACTGTGATAAAGAACGATATTGATTAATGTTTGATGCGTTATATTTTAAATCTTCCCATTTTAAATTCGTTTCATCTTTATGGTGATTAAGCCATTTCCGATGTTCATTCGTATTACACCACTCAATAAATTTATGTTTACGTTTATTTTTTTCAAATAAAATTAAATATTCTTTAGCTACAGTTAAATCTTCTTCCGAAAATCTAATTGCATCTGGAATTCGCTCATCTTTAATTAAACGTTTAAATGTATTCAACATCCATTGAAGATTAGTTTTATTAACAGTTGGGTCAGCAAGAATCATATTAGTGAATATTTTTGCACTAACAGATATTTTAACTGTTGGCTTTCTTTTATCCTCTAATGTAATTTTTTTAATCGCAATTATATCATTAGATAGTCCTCTAATAAATTCATAATGAATTATATTATTCTTATCATTTGCTGATTCCTCAATTGCTTTAGCTTCTTCTACTGTAAAAACATCAAATTCTTTTGCTAAATAAATTAAACGCTCTTTATTATTAACATTACTCATAATAAAATATTTTATACAAATATACTATTTTATGTTCAAAATGTCAACTTTTTTTATTTATTAATTCATTTATTACTTCAATAACTAAGTTTGGTGTTGTAACTAATGTAGTTGAATAATCAACATTATTCAAATCTTGATTAGCAGTAATTCTACTGATACCAGATTTAAATTCATGCCACCATGGAGTTACATCACTAATCATAACCACATGCGTTCCAACCGCCCACGATAGCCAAGCTAAACCAGAGCTAACACCAATATAAAATTCAGCACCCTCAATGTCTGAAATCCTATCTTTCAATTCAATTGGACCCGTTTTATTAATTACATTATTTAATTGGGTTGGTTCCTTTGAAATTACTACCACTTTAAAACCGTTTTCGTTTAAGTAGTCAACAATTAATTGCCAACCACCAGCATATTTCCACGATTTATCAGTTGAACTACCGAATTCCGAAATGCAGACATATTTCCCACCATAATCTTTTTTTGGTAAATCACGATAACCAATTTTTGGTTTAACTTCCACATAATCTAAACCTAATGTTTTAGATGCGACCTTTTGTAATGTCACATTAGTTGATATTACAGGTGAATATTTAAAATTAATTTCAGTTACCGCACCAATATAGAATTGACTGTATAAGTTTTTAATTACTGTATTAGGTTCAACAAATAATATTTCTGGGTATTCGGTGTAGAATAAATGGTTATGAAATGTTGAACATATCATATCACAATTATATTTCTTTCGATACTCTTCTACATACGGCATCCACGCTATGTTATCACCCAATGCATAAGCATCAATCTTAATATAAACTTTTTTAAATGTAGGGTCATATTCATTCGAATAAACAATCTCATTTTTAGAATTAATAACATGAATCAACCAATCAATATGCCATTGCCTACTACCAATGATTGTATTATTTATAGCACAATCGCCACTAAAAATCAATTCATTGGTATTTTTATCGATGAATAAAACGTGAAATACTTCAGTATTATTTGGATTACCAAATATCGTGACTTTTGGATTATGGCCTTCTAATGGGTTAGTGACAACATAATCTACTTTAAAATTAACATCTAACATGAAACAATATTTAATGATTTATAGCGAAACTGATTATTTTTTGATGTAGTCTAACTAATTCTGGTGTATGATTAATTGATTTATTAATAACATCAATACAAACTTTACTCGGGTTTTCATTATCCGTTAATCTATATTGCAATTCTTTAACTAACATCATATTTTTGATATTATTTTTTAACTCTAATATCACTTGATTATACGTGGCCCACTCATCTTTAACACAAAACTCACCCAACAAAAGCTTTTCGGTAATTGTTTCCTCATACTTATGTTCCAAAAAGGTCTGAAATTCTCCATACCGTTCTCTTAGGGCTGATTTTATTCGAGTTGAGTCCATTATGTTTTGATGTGAATATTCATTAACGTTTGATAAATCTCATTCTCATCTAGCTCTAGCTCATTAGATAATATTTTCGATAATTCTTTAAATAGTTTAAGTACCCCTAGATATATCTTATCTTTAAGTTTATCATCCACTTCAGTTTTTTTAACCTTACCCCTAATTGAGTAATAATTTATCATACTACGGGCTATTAGCTTGGTCTCAACAGGATAATTTTTTTCACAGTATTTTATGATAAAGTCATTGCTCATTACATTGGAATATTAGCTGATAACTGGAAATTTCCGTCCTTAAACTTACCATTAATCCAATCATTTATTACTTGTGCTATGAATTTAATATCAACATTAGTGAATTTAGATTTAATGTAATCAATTAAATTATCTTTTAAAATCACTTCCCCATCAACCTTACTTACAATACTTGGTTCAGTACTATATTCGTCTAAGGTTTCATCCCGTTTTACGCCGATTTTAGGTTCGTATGATGTATTCAAAAACCTAACCATTTTCTCAATGACAGTTTGTTGATTTTCATTAACCAATTCCTTATAAATTTTTATGATATTCATATTAATAATTACTTTATTATAAATATCAGATAATATAGGACAAATTCAATTTATACTTTAAACTTACCTATTAAACACCTTTTCAACTGAATTATAAAACAAATCAATTGAAATTTTAGCCACTTCTTCGAATTCAACATATGATTTATCGTAAAAGAAATGACTTATTAAATAATAAGCTTCATCAATATTGAATCCAAATATATCAATTATCTTTTCAATTAATTCAGCTTGAATATTAATAGTATCCTTAGATGCCCACACTGATTTATTATTAACACTTGCCAATGTATTAATTTCTAATCGTAGTTTATCGCACCAATGAGTGAAAGTCCTAAATTTACCTTTTTTTCTAAATATTTTAATTGCTTCTTCACAAATAAATAAATCAATACGGTTCCGCATTCTATTATTCATTTGATTAAACATTAATTCTATTTTATTATTTTCCATAATTATTCACAAAGATATTGATTTTTTAATTAAAAATCACTATATTTCAATAAAAAGTTTATGGAAATCGATTTATATTTAAAAAATAAAGTTCAGTCATTCACCACAAAACACTATTATGTTGATGATGATAATTATTTAAGAACATCTTCTGATGAATCTTGTTCACCAAGTAACCTTTATGATGATGTTATAAATATCTTTGGTTTGGATAATGATTTTGCGTATTTAGTAGTGGTTGAGTGGTTATTTATTAATGAAATGGCTAACATTAAACTTGAATGGTGTGGTAGATTCACATCACCTGGTGTCAGCACCATAGAACGTGATAATAGTATATGTTTCTCTGGTACTAGCAACGTTGCAATTGGAATGTATGCTAGCTATGGTAATACTGGTGGTTATAGTCATGCTGAGGGTAATAGCTCAACTGCTGTTTATCATTATGACGATTGCTTTGTAGTTAAAGGATAATTAATATGGCTCATGAAGACATTGAGGAAAGAGTTTATAAATATTTGTATCGTCATTTTCCAATTAAACGATTGAAAGATGATAGTACCAAACGTTTTAGACGTGGAATAGTAATTTACGATTCTTTTACAACTAAAAAAATGTTTTTTAATCCTAAAGAGAATGCCCATAAACTATATTCAGCAATTTATGATGATTTAGTATTGGTATTTGGATTAAATTCCGAAGATTTAACACCAATATTATTCAAATATCTATATTTAAACAAATATTATAAATCTTAACCTTTATAATTTACAATAATTTTATCCAATAATGTTTTATTAGCTAAAACATCAATCCATTCAGCTGGAATATTATCAACACCGTATAATATGGCCGCTAAGCCACCAGTTACTGCTGCGGTAGTATCAGTATCATCACCTAGGTTTACTGCCTTTAAAACAGCCTCAGAATAGCTATTACTGTTAATTATACACCAGATACTTGATTCCAATGTTGATATAACAAAACCACTACCCGATATATCATCTTCAACCACATCTTCTAATGTACCTAATATCCTATCAAATGGTGACATATCCTTAATAATAGTTGGGTATTGGGTGATGAAATTTCGTATTTTATCTTCAGTTATAATTAATGCGACTAACTTTGCCATTCCATAATTAATTTTATCCTTACAATTAATTAATGCGATTGCATATTCAACCAAAAAGAAACAAGCAAACTTACAATTAATATGAGCATGCGTTAAGCTTGAAACCTCACTAACAATTCGATATCGCTCATCTATTGTCATGTTTTTCACTAATGGAACTAATGCTAATGTCCTCATTAATGAACCATTACCTTGACTTCCTTGATGTACCCCACCGCATTCAGTCAATGGGTATCGCCTAGATTTAATATTATCAATACCATTGATTGTAGCAATCCCAGCATCGAAAACTTTATTATGAGCCGTAAATTCAGCTCCATAATACCAATTAACAAAATTATTTGCGATTTTATCTAGATTATAGCCATCACTAATACCATCGGAAATTGCCAATAGGAGTGATGTATCGTCAGACCATGTACCAGCTACTTGATTATGACTGCCGTTACCGAACATAGTTGTTACTGGTTTATCTTTTAATCTACTTCGTTTAATAAATTCAACTGGTACACCTAATGCATCACCAACTGCGGTGCCATAAACTATGGCATTCATCAATTTATTCATTTATATAAGATTTAATTTATTTTCTGAAATATTAGTTCATTAAAATATTTGCAATTATAACCATTAATATTTTCATATGCTTCCTGTACATAGAATTTAACAATGTTATTATTATAATCATCCAAATATGCTCTAATTACCCTAGAAGAACCACCAAGATTCATTTGATTTGGGTTCGTAATTGATGGGTCCTCAACGATAGTCCAATTATTTTGAGTTACATAAAACCCATATAATTCAGTTGAATCACCATTTAAAATAAATTTACCATAACCTGGTACTTGATTAGGTTTAGTAAATTCCCAAGTAGTAATGTTTTTCTCAATAACTTCGAAATCAATCATAGCACCAGAATACCTTAAACTACTAGTTAGTTTAGTTGGGTTGAAATGCGAATATTTAATTTTTTGGCCAGTAGTCGAGTTTTCAATATACATGTACGCATCCAATAATAACCATTTACCATAAATGGATACGCTGGGTGTTTGTGTTGTATCTTGTGTTGTTGGAACTAGAGTTTCCTCTTTTTGACAACTAACGAATACTGTCGTTAGTAATACTAAAAAAACTAATAAATACTTTTTCATGATTATAGCGTTTTAATTTGACTACAAAGATAAAAAAAATATTTGGAATAAAAAAATTTTTTAAGCTATTTTTTTATTTTTTTGATTCTTGGTATTGCTGAAGTATTGTTCTTCTAAGGTTAAGGTCATTTAAAATATCTAACACACTCACACCATGCTTTAACGCATAATCTCTTAATGCTAATTTTTCTTCCATAGGACTTAATGTTAGTCTATTCTTCTTAGCATCATTCATTTTAGCTAATTCAGAATCTTTCCTTTCTTTTTTTCTAGCTAATAAATAATCTTTCTGTTGTATTTCTTTAGAATCGGTTGTATACACATCCTCACCTTCAATATTATTACTCAAAAATTCTAAGATATCATTCCCGAAGAAAGCTAATACTTTAATCACAGCATCTTCCATTGGTGATTTACCAACTGGTTTACATGTTTTTTCTGGCTGGTCTGGGTGTTGAATATTAGTACATGATTTAACGAAGAAAGTCCTTTTTTGACCATAACCACTATCATTATAAGTACCAGCCTCACGTTTATCTAAAATTGAAGTCATTTTACCCATAAAGTTTCCATTAGGATATAAATCAATTTGATAAAGGCCGTCACCATGATATAAATCACCATAATTTGGGTTTGATGCAACTAATTTCATTGCATTAAAAATTCGTTCTTTGGCTTTTGTGATAACAGCATCACTTGATTTAGCGGTTATTTTACCGCCGCTAGGATTGGATGGTGTATGTGTGGATAGTCTACCCTCAGTTAATTTCCTTCTTAATATTTTCTGAATCAAATCATACATAGTTGATTATTTTCATATAAATATCTAGAAATTAAAACAAATCAACCTCTTCCTCATCTTTAATAAGAGTATGGCAACCAAGATATGGTGCTATTTTTTCGAGTGTTTCATCCTTACAATATAATAATGAATAATTATAGTGTATTAATATTTCACCCTCCATTATTTCATGTAATACTGTAGAAATTTCACTATGATTGAAGAATACCATTTCAATAACATTCCAATCTAGTCTATATAGACAATAGTCATAATCGTCTAACCATTTAAAAGGGGTTGTTTCCCCATACTTTTGTTTTTTTCTTATTATTTTCATATCCTAATTTAACATTCGTTTACCCTATCAATAGATTTTAATTTCATTTTAAGACGGTATACATACTTTTCATCCCAATCCACATTGTTTTTATCGCAGCAATCAGTACATGCTATACCATGTACCTTATTATACCTATATAATTTACCATTACATACTGGACATTCATACTCATAATTGTAACTAGGTACATTAATATCATTAGCATCAACGGTTGTTTTACCATTACCACCTATTTTAATAAAGATTTTACGCCAATTATCACAATGTAATGCGCTTTTATATCTTATATATGCTAATGCATGAGCAATTTCATGAATTATAGTATCAATAATCACATCCATATTATCATTTACATTACATAAAGAAACAGAATATGATAATGTAATCGTTTTATTAACAAAATCACAAGTACCGAAAGAAATTTTTGATGAATTAAACCCAAATTTCCAACCACGAGCTAATAATCCATGTTCATACATTAATTCCATAGCGTTTTTAGCGACATCTAATAATTTTTCTTTCATACTTTGCAAAGATACAACAATTTACTTCAATTTTCAAGATAAATAGTGAAAAATATTTGCATTTTAATTTTATTTATATTATCTTTGCCATTAAATTAATTAAAATATCATGAAAAATAAAGAAATCGAAAGAAAATTCCTAATTAATGAGCTTGATTTACCAGACCTTTCATTATTATCCTATATGGATATAACCCAAGGGTATTTACCTGATATGTGTAACTCATATACCTATCGATTACGACATGTATTACATTATTCATGTGATAAAAGCGTTGTGGGTGAAGAATATTTCCAAACTATTAAAGGTAAAGGTACCAAAATGCGCCCAGAATACGAAATTAATATGATGTATCAACAATTTCATGAACTATGGCCCCTATGTAGTGAAGTTACTATACATAAACATAGGTATATTATCAATTCACTTAATGACCCAACTGAACATTACTACTTAGACATATATAAAAATGGTGTATTAGGATTATATACTGTAGAAGTTGAGTTTAAAACATTAGAAGAATGTAATTCATTTATACCACCAGACTGGTTTGGTGTTGAATTAACCGAAGATTCTAGGTTTAGTAATTATTCATTAGCCATGAATGGGTTCTATGATATAATTGGTAATGGTTATATGTGGAAATGTGTTGACTGTGAAAAAGAATTCTTTAAAAAACCTAAACATATCTGCGTTAATGGTGTTAAAAATAACTCACCAAAATTTTTATTCATACCATCTAATTTGAAGCCAGATATTGATTTAAATAAAGGGTTTAGAGCTTTAGAATAAAAATTTATCAATAAAAACTTGTTTATTAAAATTATTATTTATATCTTTGCAGTTCAAATTGTAAAACTAAATTATTAAAATTTATGGGATTCCTACAAAAATTAGGTCTGGTTGAAGAAACCGAACCTGTGGTAGAAGAAACTACCGAACAAATACCTTCAGAAACAAAAACTGTTGTGGCTAAAACTGAAGTAAAACAAACCACACCTAAAAAATCAACTCTATCTTTTGCTCCATCAACTACAACATCATCAATTGGTGGTGCTATCGTTGGTAAAGTTAATAGCGACATATATGATAAGTTGTCAGTTGCTATTGAAGAAAACAATTTAGATGGTAATGATTTCTTAGAATTCATGCAGTCATTAACTAAAATGGCTAATCTTGTTGTTGATGAAAAAACCAAATATAATATGGTTTTCGCAACATTAACTACTTCATCTGGTGGTATGACTTTAGACCATTTGATTGATTCTATCTCACATTATATTAATGTGATTAACAATGAAAAATCTACATTTAAATCTGAAATGCAGAATGCATCCGCTGAAATGGTTGGTGAAAAAGAAAAAGCTGTTGAAACATTAACTAAAACTGCTCAAGAAAAAGCCGACCTTATCCAAAAATTAACCCAAGAAATTCAAGAAATTAATGGTGATATTAATACGCTTAAATCTGAATCCGAAGAATCGAAAGTTGTTATCGCTCAGAAAGAAGCTGATTTTGATGTTACCGTTAAACAATTAGAATCTCAAATTCTTGAGTTTAAAGATAAAATCGTTCAACATATCAAATAATTAAATAAATTAAATAACTTAAAAAAAAGTAAAAATGGAAAACAGTTTAGAACAAGGTGTGAAAAAGTTTTTCGACAAACCAGAAGGTAAAGTTGGAAAAGGATTTCTAGTATTAATTGGATTAGGTCTTTTATTTGTATTATACAAAGCATTACCTTATATCCTAATTTTATTAACAAATACATTGCATGCGATGTTATTGTTAGGTGCAATTCTTTTAATTATCTTTCTTGTAACCAACAAAAAGGTTCAAATGTTATTCTCATTTGGATTTCAAATGGTAATGAGGTGGATTACTGGGGTTTTTGTTGAATTAAATCCTATTGCGATTATCAGAATTCATATTGAAAATCTAAAACATAATCATAGTGCTATGGATGTTCACATTGGTGCGTTAGGTGGTGAAATACGTGGACTTGAAGCTAAGATTAAAGATAATAAACAAAACATCGAAAAAAGTCTAAGAATAGCATCTTCAGCTAAAGAAAGCGACCAAAAAGGTCAAGCTTGGATTGAAGCTAGAAAAGCTGGTCGTAGAAAAGATGGTACTATTAAACTAACTGATTTATTAACTAAGCTTAAAAAAATCTATGATGTTTTAACTAAAATGTATGAAATTTCTGGTTTCGTTATCGAAGATTTGGAAGATGACGTTCAAAATAGAGAAACTGAATATATTTCTATTAAAAAAGCCCATGCCGCTTTAATGTCTTCAATGTCAATCATTAAAGGTAACCCTAATGAAAGAGCTATGTTTGAATTAGCATTAGAAAAAATGGAAGAAGAAATTTCAACCAAACTTGGAACCATGGACAGATTTATGGATATGTCAGCTAATTTAGTTGCTGGTATTGATATCGAACAAGGTATCTTCGCAGAAGATGGTATGCTTATGTTAGAAGAATACGAAAAAGGTGGTTTTGATGCTTTCTTAAATGATTTCGGTAAAATGCCTTCTGGTAATAACGTTGATGAAAATGAATCATTAAAGTCTACTGGTATTAAACCATTGAAGAAAAATGCTGACGGTAAATATTTCTAATAATTTAAACTTAAATAAAAATAAAACTATGCAATATTTTAAAAGAAGATTCAAAACAAAGCGATTTATAGTACTTATCGCATTAACTACTGGGTTAATTGTATTCCTATCGCTTACATCATCAGCACAGGAAGCTAAATTCCCAATCAAAGCTGATTCAACTATCGTTGATACAGTTAAAAAAGAATGCCTAAAACCAAGCTTATTCGGTAGCGGTATGCTTGTTAGTCAACACGTTTGGCGTGGAGTTTTACTCGATAGTAAACCAAATATTCAACCAAATATCGGTGTTGGTATCGGTGGTTTTGAATTTGGTGCATTTGGAACCGTTAGTTTCTTTAATGACTATTCTGAAGTAGATGTTTATGCATCATATACTTATAAATCATTTAAGTTAATGGTAACAGATTTCTACATTGATTTAGGTGGTTCATCAAAGTCTCAAGATTATTTCGACTATTCTGATACTGCTGGATATCATCACGTAATGTGTGATTTAATATTTATCGGTAGTGAAGCGATACCAGTTAGAGTTACTGCGTCAACTATGTTACATAGTGGATGGGATGTAGACTCTCTAAATAAACCTAAATTCACAACATATTTAGAAGCTAGATACTTACGTAATGATTTCGAATTCTTTGTTGGTGGGATAACTGGTCAAAGTGATTTCTACCTTAACAAAAACAATGGATTTAATATAATTAATGTGGGTGCCGCATACAATTATCATTTAAGATTCAATGAAATTGAGATTCCATTATCCACTCAATTGTGTGTTAATCCTCAATTGCAGAAAGCTTACCTAACTTTTTTAGTAATTTTTTAAAAAAAAAGTGTTAAAAGATTTGGAGAATAGAAATATTCTCCGTATCTTTGCACTTCAGAATTAAACTAAAATGTTTTTTATTAACAATTAAAATTTTAAAACTATGAGTAACACAATGTTAACAGTTAAAAAACCAGGTGGTATTACAACCCGTGGTAAAATCGTAATCGCAACTTTATTTGTTGGATTACTTGCAATCCTTTATTTCTCGTTCAGAGATAAAATTACTAAATTCGCTGGTGGTGCAACTAGTGGTGATGTGATTAAAATTGGCGTTGTTACATGGCCAGGTTATATCGGCGGTGAATACATGAACAACGGTTTTGCACCAAATATGGAATGCCGTTTCTATAAAGAATATGGTATTCAAGTTGAATTTAAAGTTCTTAACGATTTCTTAGCATCTAGAAAAGCTTTCGAATCTGGTGAAGTTGACCTTTTATGGTGTACTGCCGATGCTTTCCCAACTGAAATGGGTAGAGAAGGTACAATGGCTTTAAGTAATCCTAAATTCCTTTTCCAATCTGACTGGAGCCGTGGTGGTGATGCGATTGTTGTTGATATGTCTATCGATAAAATTTCTGACCTTAAAGGTAAAACTGTAGCTGTTGCTGAAGGAACTCCTAGTCACTCATTCCTTATTAACTTACTTAAAGCTAATAACATGACATTATCCGATATTGATGTGAAATCAGTACCAAGTGCTGTTGACGCTGCCGATGTTTTTAAACAAGGTGCATGTGTAGCCTCAGTTGTATGGTCACCAGATGATATCGATTGTCTTAAAAAAGTTTCTGGTTCTAAAGTTTTAGCCTCTACTAAAGAAGCAACATATATTATTGCCGATGGTTTTATTGCTAAAGACGAATATATTAAAAAGAACATTGAAAAATTACAAAAGCTTTACGATGGTTGGATGGTCGGTGCTGCTGAAATTAATGCAAATAAAGATGGTGCTAGAAATAAAGCCGCAAAAATATTAGCCGATAATTTCCAAATGACTGAAAAAGATGCGTTAGCTTCACTTGATAACGTTAGATTAGCCAATCACGGTGATAATAAAAATTTCTTCGGTCTTGGTGAATCAAATTGCGTAACTGGTGATATGTTATACACTACTATGTCTGGTGAATATCAAAAAATTAAAAAAGTTGAAAATCCTTTAATGTGGAGAGAAGTATCTGACGCAGTATTAGTTAAAGCATCAACCTTAACTGGTAACGGCCAATTAGCTGAAGTTAGTAAGAAATTTACCCCAGCTGGTTCAGATGTTAAAGAACGTAAAGCTTATTCTACTAAGAAAGTAACTATCAACTTCCCAAGTGGTTCTTATGCATTAACTGGTGAAGCTAAAGCTAAAATCAATAGAGAATACTCTGAAATTGCTAAAACCAATGGTGGTGCTAGAATTAGAGTAGAAGGAAATACTGATAACTCAGGTAATCCTAACTTTAACCAAACACTTTCTTATAATAGAGCTAAAGCTGTTGCAGAATATTTAACAAATCAATTTGGATTTGACTTCAATAGGTTCATTGTAATTGGAAATGGTTCTAAGCATGCAATAGATGCTGGTTCAAAAGGTGATGATGAAAATTATAGAACTACAGATTTCGGATTAATAAAAGAGTAACAATCATTAACTAAATGAAAAAGCACCTAAAATTTTGGGTGCTTTTTTTAAAAACTTTAATATGGAAACATTCAAATCCCTTTTTAAATTAGGTGGAACAATCTCTAATAGATTATCTACCATTGTTGGAGTCTTAGGATTCGTATTCTTAATGGCTGTTTGGTATATTATTACCAGTGCAACTGGTTGGGTTAAACCTCAAACAATTCCAAGCCCAAATAGTGTTCTATTCGCTTTTGTTGAAATGTTTTCAAAAGACCAGTTTTTACTTATGGTCTGGAAACCGTTATTGCTTTTAATTGGTATTATTATTACATTATATTTCATACCATTCACAAAATTTTTAGTTAATTACGCCATTAGTGCTCTATTAATTTTATTCGCAATTTACCTTTTGATGGGTAATTTCATAATGAAAGATGCACCAATTTCAATGAATATCTTATATTCACTACAACTAAATGTCGCTGGATATCTTAAAGCAATATTAATATCGATACCAATCGGATTCTTAATCGCATTATTCCCTTTACTAAGAAGTATGTTCAGTAAATATATCGATGCAATTAGATATGTTCCATTAACTGGTCTTATCGGTGTGTTCATCGCATGGTTCGGAATCGCTTCTGGTATGAAAATTAATTTCCTAGCTTTTGGTATCATCGTATACCTATTACCTATCGTTGTTCAACGTGTTTATGAAACTGAAAAAATTCACTTAGATACTATATTCACACTAGGTGCTAATAGCTGGCAAACGTTCCGTAAAATATACTGGCCATCCGTTATTTCTAAACTAATAACTGATATTAGAGTTATCACTGCAATATCTTGGACCTATATAATCGTAGCTGAAATGGCTAACAATGAAGGCGGTCTTGGTGGATTTGTATATACTTGCGCTAGACAAAGTAGATTGGATAAAATATTTGCTGTAATCCTTATTATCGTTATAATTGGATTCTTACAAGACATTCTATTCAAATGGTTAGATAAAAAAATTAATAAATTTAAATACGTATAATCATGGGTTATTTCGATTCAAAAAAAGATACTAAAGTAATTAGTGATATCGTTAGAGGTACTAGCGAAGAACCAACCGTTAAAGCCAAAACAATTAAATTTGATGAGTCAAAATATGACCCAATTGATAAAATTCAATTGAAGAATATCAATCAAGTTTATACTGATAAAAATGGTAATAAAAATGTTGTATTCAATGACTTTGACCTTGATATTAAAGATATTAAAGGTGGTGGTCAGTTCACAGTTATTGTCGGTGCCAGCGGTTGTGGTAAATCTACATTGCTAAGATATATTGCTGGTCTTCAAAAACCAACATCTGGTGAAATATACCTTAATGGTAATCTAAGAACTAATAATGATAGAGTTGGTATGGTTTTCCAACAATACTCTTCAATGACATGGGCTACAGTACTTGAAAATGTTGCATTACCATTGCAGTTAAAAGGTGTTTCTAAAGCTGAAAGAGAAGAACAAGCTATGGAAATGATTAAAATCGTTAACCTTGAAGGTCATGAAAATAAATTCGCACAATATCCAATCCTTAGTGGTGGTCAATTACAACGTGTAGCTATTGCTAGAAGCTTAATGGCTAATAGTGAAATGCTATTACTTGATGAACCATTCGGTGCCTTAGATATTAATACTAGATTGAGAATGCAAGATATGCTAATCGATATCTGGTCCAAAGTTAAAGGTGACCCAACATTCATTTTTGTTACCCACGATTTATCCGAAGCGGTTTATCTTGCTGATGAGATTTATGTGTTAAAGGCTAACCCAGGTGAAGTGTGTGAATTCATCGAAATTGATATCCCGATGAAAAGAACTTCAGCAATCAAAAGGACTCCAAAATTTATGGAATATGTTCACCACCTTGAAGATTTAATGATGAAGATTAATATCAAATAATAATGAATTTTAGAAGTAAACAAAATTTTAATTATTATGGTATTTTTAGATACATTAAAGCTGGGTCTCGATTGCCACGTAAAATTAAAAAATGTGTATTAGGGTATAGAATGAGTAAAACGCAAATTAAAAAACATTATAATAATAGCGTTTTATTCGTTCACCAATACCAATCTTCGACCTCATTAAGTGTTGATGTTATTTGCCCAGAATGTGGTTGTTATTGGACTATAACTGAAAATCATGGTGCCGAATATCCAGAAGTATATATTACTGAATATTGCGCTAGATGCCACTGTTTGATTGGTAGTGCCGATAATTCACCAACATACCTTTTCTATGAATGTGATGATAATGAGTTCGTTAACAAACATAAAATTAGAACCATTTTTATGATAAATCGTGAGAGATATGAGGGTAAATTAAAAGAAAAAGAACGCTCAATGAATAAAAATAACACCGATTTCTGTGACTTTTTTTAAAATAGACGATTAATATGGCAATGAAACTAGATAAACCTATTGTAGTTGAATCAACTACATTGGTTAATAAACAAAATGTAATGGTTTGCTTACAAACTGACCAAACGATTAGACTTAAACTAAAATCAGCTGATTCAAAAGTGTTAACTATTAGTGTTGAAGATTTATATAAATTCCTTCAAACTAAAGATAATCCAATACCAATTAAAAAAGTTGAAGTAACACCATCAGTACCAGAAACTAAAATCAATAAATCTAATTTAGAAGTTAGAGACTGTAATGATAATGAACCATTATTCAATATGCAAGATTTTAGAAGTGCTTATATGATTCTTCCAATACCTTACGATGTTAAGGTCAAACTTGAAGCTAAAACATCAGAGTTATTAGGATTATATAAACGTAAAAAATCAGATAAAACTGAATCCACTGAGAAAAATAGTGTTCAAGTTGGTGTATCCGCTTCCGAAAGTACTACAACCGAAAAAAAGAAACGGAAAAAATCATAATTCATAAACTTTAAAGTATTCTTTAAACTTACGTCTGGGGATGAGGTAGCCAACTGTATTGCTGTCTTTATCCCCAGAATTAGTTACCTTCCGAAAATTATTATCATCAATAAGCTTACGTAAATCATTACTTAAAATATACCATATTTGTTTTCTAAAAGGTAAATAAAATACATACCAATCAGCTTTCGTTACACTTAAACCAGATGCCTTACCCCTACACTCAACTTCAACAAATAAATTACCATTATCAAACCCAGCTCTGCAATATTCATCAGTCTTTATTTCATACGTTTTATCAATGCCAGACTTTTTAACCATGAAATCAAATTTATTATCATTATTAACATCAACTAACGTTCCATTAGTCATACTTAATACATGCTCTAATACTACTTTCTCACCATCTTGCCCTGTGATTATATCCCTATTGAAATTATACTGTCCCATACCTTTATTTTTATCTAATGATACGCATTTTTATTCAAATAGTCAAATATTTATCATTAAATAAACTATTATGCAACGAATTAAACTAACAGAAAAACAAGCTTGTTTAGTACAAGAAATCATTAAAGAAGCCGAATCATTCGAAAATAATGATAATGAAACTAGATTCAATACTCTATTTAAAGGTTATACTAATATTATTAAAAAATATGTTAATGAAATCAACGTATTATATAATAAAGTAAGCGTTGAACCAGTGGATTTAACACCAGAAGAATTACTAGATATCTTTAATAAATGTCATGGGATTATTAAAGCATCACATAATATTGGAATGAAGTTCGAATATAGTCTTAAAACACTATCCGATGAAGAATTTAGTCAATTTGGTGATGATTTAGATATTGAAATGGATAATATTAGAATGCTTTTATCACATAAAGCTGATGTGGTATTAGATTTTGTTAATCTTTACGATAAAGCTAAAGATAATCCAGAAGAATTCGATGCAAAACTAGTTCATCTAAATAGTTTAGGTGAAAAATATTTCTCAGATATCAAAACAATTAATATTGATTAAAATAATCAATAAAATTCTTGCATATTAAATTTATTTATCTTATCTTTGCACCATAATTTAAAAATTGTTTTATGGGAAATCTTAAAAATACCATCATTGGCGATAGAGATATGGCTATGAAAATGCATGATGCAGCCTTAACCAGCGTTCTTAGAACACTTATTGGTGAACTTGACCGAGTAGATAAAAATCCATCCGATGATGTTGTACTTAAAACAATCTCAAAAATAGTTGATGCTAACATTGAATTCAATATGAATGAATTCGAAACAGCTATCCTATCCCAATACCTTCCAAAAAAATTAAGTGAACTTGAAATTACTACTATAGTTAAACATCAAATCACTACCAACCAATATACTGGTATGAAAGATATGGGTAAAATAATGAAATTCTTCCAAGATAACTACCCTAGTCAATATGATGGTAAATTAGTTAGTAACATTATTAAAACAGAACTCCTAATCCCCGCCAATTAAATGGAGGGGCTGGGGTGGTTTTTAATTTAGCTACCAAACACATGGAATATAAAGAATTAGCATCATACGGCGATGAAAGTGTTACGAAACTATTAGATATGTATCGAAATGATAAATATAATACTAGAGTCGTATACTATAATAGTCGTGAAAAAGCAATCAAATGTAGATTAGCCGCTTTCATTAAAGAAGATAATACATTTGAATTAGCTATATTCAAAAAAACTTGGGGTATATCCAAAATTAATGTGATTTATAGTCGAGAAGTTAAAGAAATGTCAATATTTAAATCCAAAAAAGGATATTATACCGTTAAAGGTAAATTGATTAAACCATTAATTCTTAATGATATTTGGCTAAGTAGATTCTCAAAAGAAATATTGTTATTCATTAAAGATTATATACCTTTCATTGAACTACAAGTTAAACATAATCTACTTGTTCATAAATCATTTAACTATATCATTGAACATAAATTAACTTCATTAAAGAGAATGACCATATTTGAGTATGGTATTCCTTATTCTAGAATTAAGAAACTAATGGAAAGACCATCATTCTATGACTCATTACCCGATTTTAAAAGAGTGCTTTATTATAATAAAGAGTATATTACCAAACTAGAAAATATTAATCTGGAAATCTTTGATAAACAACATCATTTTCATATATTCAGCGATGCTGCCAAAATGGCCCGATGTCTTAATGTTAAAATCAATGCATCATGGTCAATTAAAAGACTTAAAGAAGAACATGATAATTTAGCGGTTACATTAACCGAAATAGTATTCACAGCCGATAATCGAGAATTATCTATTAGTAAAGTATATAGAGACTTCTCAATATTCGCCAACTATCGACTATTACAAACAACTAAAGAATTAGCACTAGAAAGCCAAAAACAAAAACATTGCATAGTGACTTATTCTAACAAAGTTAATATGCATGCTTGCGGTATCTATCACATTGATGGATATACCCTAGAATTAATAATTAGCTCAAATAAATTAGTCATTAACCAATTCAGAGGATATGGCAATGATGATGCACCCGATGAATTAAAACAATCAGTTCAACTTAAATTGGATGAATATCACCAAAAACTTAATGGTGAAAATAAAAAAATTAATGACACAATTAATATCTTTAGTAGTGACTTTGATAATCTTGAACAAGTTCAACAAATTAATATGGTTAACCTTGCTAATGATGATATATTAAATATTTTTTAAACTATAAACATAAAAACAAATGAAAAATTTACTCTGGAGAAAAAAAGGTCAAAGACTTTATCTTACTGAAAAAGCTGAAGAAGTTAAAGTATTAGCACCAGATGTTGTTGAAATTACTAACTTCAAAAAAGATGCTGAGGGAAATTCAATTAATGTTATTGATAAAGTATACATATTAAAAGTTGAAGAAGCTCGTAGCTACCATTATAACTACAAATTCAATAAAAATGATGACGATGCAATCAACATCCATAACACAAATATGTTGGCCGAATCAGTTGAAGCTATACCATCAAAATATAAAATAATAAACCCAACAGCTAAATTAACTATTGAAGAACCTTCTTTCAATATCAGCGAAAATTTAACTAAAAGCAATTAATTCTAACAATAACAATTAATAAAAACAACAAAATTATGCCAAACGTAAGAGAAGATTATTACGAAACAAATTCCATTGCCTCTGGTAGAGCAAGCTATAGCTGCGAATGCTGCGGTGGTACAATTAAAAAAGGTGACCCATCTGATGTCCATAAATTCTACCCAGAATTCGATTCACGCAGAACTCACCCTAAATGTTCCAAAAAATTCTTAGATGGATTTTATTGCCCAGAATGCGGGCAATGGTGCGAAAAACTTATAGAACATAATGGCGGCGAATTCTGTCAAGAATGCTTTGATGAAGTATCAAAATATTAATTATGAGCGGAGGACGATATACCAAAAAAATACCACCATACGTTTATTTCGTTGGTGAAGATGGTAATTGGATTCAAGGCCCCTATGTTAATCCCCCTAAACGTGATGACTATCGGAAATTTAAGGTTTTCGAAATATCATCACATATGGGGGTTGAGATAGTTAAAGCCGATGACCAATTTATTGACCTAGTGTTTAACTCAATCATAACTAAACTGGAAACAGAGGATAAACTTATCACCGAAGCTATCGGTGATATAATCGTAATAGCTAAATTGAATGATTACGAAACAGCAATAGAATTAATTAAAAAACAATTTATTGTTATTGATAAACAAGATATACACAATGGAAAATAACGAAATACTCAAAACTTCAGATGTGTGGCAAAAAGAATACCCACATATCACAGTTCTCGACTCAGATGGTTGGGATAGGAAAAATTATCAATACTCTTGGTTCGAAGAAAAAATAACCTATGCGGAATATACTAATAGACTAATGATGTCAACTTGTATGGGATTTAACCCAGAAATGAAACAGCAATAATCCCCATGAGGAAAATTTTCCCAAAAAAATTTTTTGTCATCCAGAAAAAATAAAAAAATAGGGTCGATATATAGGCAAAAACACTATACCCCAAAATTTCTAAAAAAATTTTTCCGAGGGTCCGACCCCCAACCTTACGGGCGTGGGAGGGGGGGTGTAAAAGGGGGGATACGGGAGGTAGGGGTAACGGAGGGGAGGGGGGTATATTTATTTTTAATATACTCTTTACTTTTTAATTTTTATTAGTATTTATAATATATAAATTAATATATTATGGAGAATAAGATAAAGAAAAAATTAAAGAGAAGAGGAAATAAATTATATCAAACATATTTTTTTAATCCTGACAATATCATCAATGAAATTATCAATCAAATTGATAATAATGAAATAATTAATGAAAATAATTGTGAAACTGTTTTTAATATTAGTGATAAAAATATTCCATTAGTATATGAATTGATTTCTTATTATCCTAAAAAGTTAAAAGAATTAAAATATATAAATGATGAAACGATAAATGAATTGTATAAAGTATATGGTGAAACTATATCAATAATAAAAGAGAATAGAGATGGTCGAACAAATGTACGTGGTAAAATAACTAATAGTGCATTGTCACGAGCAAAGTTATATAATTTACCATGTGATATTATAAGTGAAGATATTATTTTAGTACGGACTTGTAAATATTTAAACATACCAATTCAATACGGAAATTCATCATCAGCAAATAATTCACCTTCAATAGATAAAATAAATCCAAATTTAGGTTATGTAAAAGGTAATATTGAAATAATATCAATGTTAGCTAACAATATGAAGAGTTCAGCAACTATTGAAGAGTTATTAACTTTTTCAAAGAACGTATTAAAAATTTATCAAAGATAAAAAGCTAAAAATATAATAATTATTGCAAATAGACTTAATAACAGTTTAAGGTTAAATTTTTCAATATTATTCATGATAATAATTTTTAATTAATATGTTACAAAGGTAATAAAAATAAAGTTACCAAACAAATTATTCAGTAACTTTATTTAATATATTAATTTAAGCAATCATTGATTTTCGTTTAACTAATCTACTTTCAACCACATCGAATGCTTTAGTTTTATGAACGTCTTCGCTAACTTCATCGATAGAAAGGATAGCAATTAAAGATTTTTTAACTAGAGGACTTTCAACCACATCAAATGCTTTAGTACTTTGTTTATCGGCACTACATTCATCGATAGAAAGGATAGCCACATCGATATTGGTGCTGGGATTAATCGAAGGCAAAGCGGTATCGTAGCTGAATGATACGAAAGTATCATCATTAGATGTTTGTACTTGTGCATTAGCACAGAAAGTTAGAGTAAATAAGCAAATTGCGAACATGATTAAGTTTTTCATAATTTTAAAATTTTAGGTTAATAATATAATACAAAGGTAAATAAAATAAATGAGAAAAACAAATATTATTTAATATATTTTGCTAAATAATTACGATAATTTTGTCTATATTTTTTATAGTATTGTTTTTTAATAATATTAAGATTATAACCAATGGATTCCAATTCATTTTTTAAATCATTATATTCGGTTTCAGTAGCTAATTTGGATATTGAAACGCAATGCAAATACATTGCTTCAGAGTGTTGTCCGTTATGCATATATGATAATATATTACCACGACTTGATTCTATTTCATAAGGGAATAAAGCAATAATATCACCTTCTTTAAATTTTCTGAAAATTACATCAGTTTTATTAATATCTTTTTTAAACGGGAATAAAGTAATATTATCTTTTTTCATGGTGTTTTGGTTTTAGTATTGATTAATATAATGCAAAGGTAATATAAATAATTGAGAAAAACAAATATTATTTAATATATTTTTAAATATAATATTTATCAGCTGTAAATTGTTTATCAAAAACGACCATACTATTTGATTTTGAAGGGTATTTATTAACTAAATTAATAGCTTCATCACGTGTTAAGCCTCTTCTTATTATTTCACGTCTTCTTGAAACTCTGAACACTTTATATACTTTATAAGTTCCAATGTATTTTTTTTCAATTGTTTTCATAGTGGTTTGTTTTAGTATTGATTAATATAAGACAAAGGTAATATAAATAATTGACAAAAACAAATATTATTTAATATATTTTTATTTTTATTTTATATTGCTTGGTATCATTGTATTATAGAGAAAAGATGAAAATAAATTGAAAATAATTGCATTTTTATTTGGTAGATTAAAATAATTGTTGTAGATTTGCAATATCAAATTAATCAATTTAACCACTAAAACATATTATTATGAAAAACGTAGAAATTCAAATTATCGCTTCTGACAATGCAACTAGAGTTATTAACACTTTAAAAAATGCAGTTAGAAAATCACCTACAGGCGTTTCAATGATTAGCATTAGAAATTATACTAATAGTTACAATGAAATTAGTAACTCACGTATTAACATTGGTGCAAGTTACGAGAATGCAAAACAAAAAGATATTAACTTTTTGAAAGCCCTTGACATCACTACATTAGAGAATAGAAAATCTGACGTTGTTACTTTAGAAATGGCAAGAATTGAATTAATCAAATCTTTTGAAACACCCGATAAAAATCGTTCTAATGGTCAAATCGATGCTTATACTCATATTGTAAGCGGTTTAAAAGTACATAATGAAACTTCTAGGGTATATATTTATGGTTTGAGAGTAGCAAAGGAAGTTATTGTAAAAGGTGAATATCCAGTAGTGAATAGCAAACCACTTACTATTGCAAAAAATGAATTGAGAAAATTGTTAAAAACTAATGAATTTGTAAATTTTGCAATTGATATGACTGAAAGTATTCGTGCAAATGGTGAAGAGTTAACATTCTAAGCTAATCAACTAAAATTAAAAGGGGTGAATTTATTCACTCCTTTTTTTTGTTCTTATAAATTTAAGCTATTAATTAAATAGGTAATAATATAAATTAGGCTTCATTAGATAAGCTATAAACGACTTTAATAATGTTTTAATATTTGGATATAGTTTGGATATTGGAGTGCCTTAAATCGCTTTAAAATGCTTAATGAAAATAATTATAAAATATATTAAATAATATTTGGAATTATAGATTTTAATTTGTACCTTTGCATTATATTAACCAATAAACCTTTTATATTATGGAAACTACATTGAATATGAATGAACACAAATTTTATGTCTTAACTGATGATACTGGTAAAATAGTTGCTATCATTAGGACTGAAAGTATTCCACCATTTTGGAATAAGATTGAACAAGCTATTAGAGAAGACCTTTGTTTAGAAAAGGATGTTAAAGTTAAATTAGTATCTAGTATTAGTCAGAATGAGAATACAACTATTTTCATTGATATTGAATTTGGTGGTGGTATATGGGTTGGTAGTTATGAGTTAACGCAAACGGCGGTATATTAAACAAAGAAACCCAGTAGAGATACTGGGTTTTTTTTTGGTATGATACACAATTTAAAAGATACACAATTTATACACAAATGTGTACTTTCTGAAAAATATTAGTATTTATTAGTAAATAATATATTATTAATATTTTAATTTATGCCATATAAAGATAAAGATAAAGAAAAACAATACCAAAAGGAATACAGAGAAAAGAATAAAGAATATTTCGAAGAATATCGAAAAATACATAAATATAAAAATAATAAATCGTATCAGGAATATAGTGAAAATAATAAAGAATCGTCCAAAAAATATTATAAAACTAAGGATAAAATTGTATTACAAAAAAAAGAATATTATGAAAATAATAAAGAAAAATTAAAGCAATCTCAAAAGGAATGGCGAGAAAATAATAAAGATTATACGAATAAAATTGCTCGTAATAAATATAAAACAGACCCATTATTTAAACTTAAACGAAGTATAAGGCGTATAATTGCTTTCAGTCTTAAAAATAAAGGACTCAAAAAAACCAGTAGAGCACACCTTATTTTAGGCTGTTCTTTTAATGATTTTAAAACTCATATTGAATCGAAATTTGAATATTGGATGACTTGGGATAACTATGGTTTATATAACGGTACGTTAAATTATGGATGGGATATTGACCACATTATACCATTAGCAACGGCAATAAATGAAGATGAAGTGATTAGATTAAATCATTATACTAATTTGCGACCATTATGTAGTCATATTAATCGGGTAATAAAACGTAATAAAATTGTGTATTAGGTATAGCGTTTACTAACTTCCTCCACGTATTTAATAACCATTTGAGAATGTTCTGTGGCTTTTTTCACGTAGTCGACATTAGGGTAATAGATTTTTCTATTAGGGTAGTTTTTCTTAACGAATTCAATAAGTTCCATAAGAACATCATTAGTATTATCGAGAGCGGTAAGAATGAGTTCACGTTCATCTATTTCTAATTGATTCATAAGATTATTGGTTAAAGGTTAATGCAAAGATAAGGATAATATTTCTATTATCCAAATTTTTTTGCATTTATTTTAATTGGTTATAAAAAATACCTTTTTCAGCATTTTCAAGGTCTTTACCAGTTGCTCCACGAAACCAAGCATCCCAATAAGTTCTTTGACAACTAGAATCCATTAAACGACCAATAATGATTTCTCTAATGTTTTCTTTATATGCTTGCATATCGCTTAATAAGTGGTCTGCAATGTCTTCATTTGATAACATAATATTTTTTACTGTAACATCTTTATTTAGTTTTAAAAATGTTTCCTCATACTTAGCTTTAGCTTCTTCTAATGTTTTAGCATCCACAATACACCATTCTTCGGAGTTAAAAGAAGCTTCTTCAACTGTATTGTACTGTGTTAATGTTTCACACTTACAATCATCATCAATATCATATCCTAATATAAATTTCATAGCAGTAAGTTTTAATTGGTTAATACTTTGCAAAGATACTACAAATAATCCACATTACCAAATATTATTTAATATATTTTATTCCAGTAAATGGGGAAAGGCTGTCCCCCACTACAAGGACAGCCCTTTAACAAAATAATCAACCTTAAAAATAATCACTTATTTAAATAAATCAAAAATAATTTCTTCTTTACAATAACTTGGTACTTCAATTTCCAGACTTATCACATCCCTAGCCCATGTACCAATTAATTCAACATTACCTTTTTTTGCTTCGTGGTTAATATGATAATCACCGCCGCCACGTCCGTTGCCTTCGCAAGTCATTAAAGGAAGTGGGTGTATAATCCAACCGTCAACATCAACACATTTTCTTTTATCAATGAATTGATTTTTGCTGTGGTTAACCAAGTAAGGGAATATTTCTCTTTTGATAACTGTATCAACTGGATTAACTTTTGTTTTATCAGCACATCTACCATATACATTGGATTTAAGACCTTTGCATTCATCAGCATAATCACCAGCCCAAACAACCCTTTGTGGCTTCTGCATTATTAAACTTTCGAATGCACCAACAAATCTGTTTAACAACCAAGAATGTTCCATAAGGTTAAGACCATTGTCATAGTCATGAGAATATATCCATGCTTTGACTGTTCTTTTATTGTCGCCTAAAATGGCGGGGTTATAATACTGTCCCATAATATAAAGTTTTAATTGGTTAATATGATACAAAGGTAAGTAAAATATTTTAATAAACCAAACTTTTTAACACTTTTCTTTCAATTACTTCACTTTTTGCAAAGAAACATTGTTTACCCGATAAACTTGGAACATAGTCACTAACAACATACTCAACTAATACGAATCCATGTTTTAAGATTTCTCTATTATACCCTTTAAACCATTTACGCAATTTATTAATGGTATCACAAGTGGAATAATATTTACTAATCATACCACGATGTGAGACTGGTAAATCTTCATATAATATTGGGTGCCCATCTGATTTCCAACTATGTTCACGACAAACCTTACGTTGAAAATCCAATACCTCCTCAACATTATTGAATGGTTTCTCATCTGCTCTATAAAAACCATCCTCATCGAATGGGCTTTCATAACGATATATAGTCATTTCCATAATACGATTGGTTTAATTGATTAATACTAACACTTATTTGTTATAAAACGTTGTGTATGCTTTATAGCTTTTTGAAATTGTATTATGATAATCGTCTTCATTTTTTAAACTTAAAGCAGTTATTAAAACATTCAGAATTTGAACGAGTGAATATAATTTTAAATTTTCTTGGTTATTACAATCAATATAATTGGTTTTATTATTATAATAATAACCGTATGCGCTTGTCCTTGTAAGTTTATTAAATACTTCATAAAATCTAATTAACAATTCATTTTCATTATAAAGTTCTTTAAACTCTGTTGCTAACTTGTTTTTTATATCATTAGTCCAATTATCAACAATCAATGAGTAAATAACGCCAAAAAAATAGTTTGGATGTTCCCTTAATCCCATATCCCAACATCTTTGTATAAAATCTGAATGTGTGAAACCTCCAAAAGTATTTTTATTTCCAATTGTCATTGTTGGAATGAGTAAAAACCCATAATTTCGTTTATCCCTTTTAATACGATTATTTTCATCTAATAAGAATTTTGCTTCATTAACATTTGCAAATAACACCCAAAAAGGATTTGGGCTAAATGATTTACATAATAATAAACCGCTTTCAATATTTTCCATGATTTTTGGTTTTAGTATTGATTAATATAATGCAAAGGTAATAAAAAAAAGTTGCTATCCAAATTTTTTAGCAACTTTTTTCATATTATTTAATATATTTTACCAACTTGAACCATATTCACAATAGCTAGAAATACCATTTATCTCATCAGCTTTCAATTCTCTAATGATAGGTGCTAACATTTTAACGGTATCTTTAAGGTCACCAAAATAGCTTTCATCATATTGAGTACCACCAAAAAAGAAACCACTTTGACTTGGCAATAATCTTTCAGCTACCTTTGGGCTTTTTGATTTAACAACTCTTCTACAAAGTTCAATCAATGTTTCTAATTGATTTAAACTAACTTCATAATCGCCACAATCGTCATTACCCTCTTGAACGTTCTGAACAAACCAAGCATGAATTTGATTAGATTTGCACCAGTAAGCAACGTTTTCAGTGATTTCAGTTACTCGTTTGAATTTGATGTTAATTTGATGTTAATTTTGACTTTCTTTTCACCTTCATTTTCGATGTAAACTTTTCTTGAAATGTCAATAACACCTTTAACCTTATTGTGTTCGTATTGAGCACCAATGTAGGTTTTTTTACTTAAATACATATCTAGTCCCATAATATAAAGTTTTAGTATTGATTAATATAATGCAAAGATACAAAATATAATTCAAATAAACAAATATTATTTAATATATTTTTAATTATTTTACATAAATAATGGGTTAGGTAACCACACCTAACCCAAATAATCAATTAATCAATATACTAAACACACTATGAAGACGTACTCAGTTTCTTTAAATAGTTAGTAGCTACCTCCGAATTCAACCCTTAGTAAATCTATTAAGTACAAGTCAGTAGAAAGTTATGTACTTCGAGGGTAATTGCTATCTAACTATAATTTCTTTTTGCAAAGATACAACAAATAATTTACTTTACCAAATATAATTGCAACGATTTATTAATTTCTTTTAAATAAGCTTCTGCTTCTGTTTTATTATATAAAGCATATCTATCCATTTGCTTACCATTATAAGGTTTTAATGTAACAACATCAATTACTTTGCCATCTCTATTAACAAAATAATAATAAGTTGAGCAAGCTGGCATTCCACTTGCTAATGATTTACCCCTAGATGGAATGTATTGATTTGATTTCAATTCAAACTGTGGCGGTATTGCTGCTAAATAAAATACTACTTTTGATACATCAGATTTACATACTACAGTTCTGAATTTTCTACCTGTGATTTTAACATCCTCTTTAGTGAAATTACTCTTTTCATAAGTGATTCCTTTTCTTGTAAATTTCTCGGGTAATACTGTAAATGTTTTCATGGTATAAAGGTTTAATTGATTAATATAATGCAAAGATACAATAAATAATTTAATCTACCAAATATTATTTAATATATTTTTAATATATTTTTAATTATTTTTCAAAATAAAAGGGTTAGTCTACGGAACCAACCCTTTTAACTCGACACCTGCCGCCAACTGAGTAATTAAATTACTCAATATTTTGAATCCTTAACAGCCTTTTGAATTAGCTTAATAGCTTCAATACACTGCTCGGGAGTAATAGCCTTATACTTTTTATTACATTTGATATGATTGTAAATTTTTTCAGCTTCACAACCACTTGGTAAATTGGTATTCCAATCCTTTTCTTTTGCAAATCCAACTCCAATTCGTGTGAATTTTGGAAAGCCAACAATAGCTTGGTCTTTATGTAACTTCACTCTGAAAACCCAATAGTTTTCATCGATTGGTGGGGTTATCATTATAACTCCACGGTTGCCATTACTGAAAATTGAACTCACATCACCTTTGAAATATTCATTGAATTCAACTACTAACTTAGGTACTTCTGTTTTTGTTTCCATGATAAATAGTTTTTATTGATTAATATAATGCAAAGATAAGTAAAATATTTTAACCCACCAAATAAAAATGCAATTATTTTTACATTGTTGAAATTATTTCCTCAAGTATAGCAATCCTTTTTTTAGTATAGAATATATTATGTGGGAACCAATTAAGGTTTTTATCCCTTTTACGTTTCGGACAATATTTGTCTAACTCTATATAAACGTTTTCATCCTCATAAAAGCTAAAAACTTTAGATTTAGCATCCCATGTATCTATATTCAATATTTCACAAGCACGACTAATAGCAAGACATATACCATTATAGTAAATAGGGTACCCTTTTTGAATTTTATTATCTTCAACACGTTCTTTAATAAACTTTAACGCCTCTTGATAAATCTTTTTCCTTAATTTAGTTGTATTTCTTGGCATGATATAAAAGGTTTATTGATTAATACTTTGCAAAGATAATAAAAAGATAGTTACTAACCTAATTTTTTAGTAACTATTTTTCATATTATTTAATATATTACCAAACACTTCCAAATAAGTTTTTGTTAATATCAACTTTAGTCTTACACCAGTCAATTATTGTTTCAGCATAATAACTTGTTGTTAAGTCACTAAGGAACATATACAATTCTCTATATGTATTACCAGTACCAACTGTTACAACCCTACGTGTAAACTCTTCAGCTTTACTTTGGTCACTGGAACTCCTTGTACCTTTTGAATAGTCCCATTCTTTTCCAATAACAGTAATTGCTTTTTTTGTTGTTTCTACAGTGATAATGCCACCTTTAGCATATTCACCAATTTTCCAAGTCTTTGTTGCCATAATATAATAGTTTAATTGATTAATATGATGCAAAGATAAAACAAATAAATGAGAAAACCTAATATTATTTAATATATTTTTATGCGCACACATGTACACCTTTGTGTACGTGATTGTTAGCTTTTAATAATAGCCAAATAAAAATAAATACATCCCTACAACCAACGATAATAGAGCGGTAAATAATATACTGCATTTAACAACCAAACAACTTGGTTAATCGGGTGGAAGTGGTATAACTAATGTCCCTAATGAAAAAACAATTGCTAATACTAATAGAAATAATATAAGTCCCATGATTAAAGAATATTAGTTGAAATAAAAATTGCGGCTGGTTTAACATCTAAATAGATTACTAATCCATTACCACGTTTAATACCATACTTAGCATATGGCATATTAACAACACGCACCAATGGCTTTCTTACACCACTTGCTCTCCAAATGGCTTCGAGGTCTTCTTGAGAAAGAACATGGAATGTATTTCTACCTTCGGTTCTGAATATAGGTTTACCCCTTTCAGCATCTTTAATTATCCTTAATTCAATTGATAACTTATTTGCTTTATTAGCATTAGATTTCCATTTAAAAGAATCCACTGTTAACTTTTCCCTTTTCTTATCGAGTGCCTTTATTTCAGCAGTCAATTCATCAATGTTCTTTTTCATACCTTTATGTTGTTTTAAAATTACCACACGATTTACATCCATTTTTACGACCATCACCTGGTGCATATAAACACCCTCGACATTCATACCAATCAATCACTCTAGGATTTTTTTTAGGTTTGATTTTAATACCCTTTATATTTGCTACAATGCTTGGTTTAATTATAATACCTTCCATGATTTCTATTTTTTAAGTAATTGAATATAACCAACCCAATATTCCATAACATCAAATTTTTCGCTTGGTTCTGTATCATCGTCAGTATCATTACACAAATCTTGAAAATCATTTAATGAGTATACATCAACTATACAATTAAATGCACTATGAACATCTTTTAATGTATTGAACTTTTCATTTGCATATGTTTCAACAATCTTACGACCACTACGATTATCTCTAATTGGAACTAAAGCAATATGTGTTTCATATACCTTTTCTTTTTCATCAATGGTAATACCATGTCTATTAAGAAAAGTAGTCCATTGATGATATAATAAAGGGTGACAAGCTGTAGCCCCAACAAATTTACCGTCTTTAAGACGAATTTCACCCATTGAATCCCCAACTTTGAATCCAGTTCCTTCTAACTCGACATCACCTTTTTCAGCGAAGGCAACTATTTTTGTTTTGGTTGTTTTGAATTTCATAACAATTTAGTTTAATTGGTTAATAATACTACAAAGATAATAAATTAAATTGACATTACCAAATATTATTTAATATATTTTAATTATTATTTTAATTCTTTTACATCCTTTGATATCACTACATATTCTTTAAGAAGCTCCTCATATAATGCCTCATCTTGCTCATGCAGCTTATTAAATAATACGCCAATGTTGCTATCTTTGGGGGTTAATGATTTATTTTTAATTGCTCCCATTTTACCCCGAATAAGGAATTCCAGTTTTTTAAGGTCTTTACTACTCATCGCTAATAATATTTAAACGTTATCAATTTTCTTTAACTCATTATCAATGTAATCATATACCTCCTTGGCAATGTCACCTGTAACTTCTGAATAAACGCCAGTTCTGAACCGCTCTTCTGTAGCATTAACATGAACCTCAAGCTTTTTTCCATTATAATCCACATCGTAAATCTCAATCTTAGTGGTAAGAGTCATTGAACTATTTTTAGCTTTCTTTTCTTTTACCCTAGCCAAGACATCCATAACACCTCGCTTTGCGATATAATTAACATCCATTACCGTGAAACCATTAGCATACATTAAAATGATTTCTGATATTGGAACGGAGGTTACAATTAATTTATCTGGATTTCTCCAATCTGAACCCATTATTAACGTTTGTCCATCATCCTCTGGATTAGGAATCAAATTCACATATTGGAAATTGTATGTTACTGTGTCACCACTCATGTCGTCATCAATCTGAACATCAAATAACGGCTCATCATTCATATCGTTAACCGTGTCCCAATCCGAAAAACTTTCGAACTCTATAACTTGAACAGGTAAGTTGGTACCCACTACTAAATATTGTTTCTCCTTAACATTTAGGTATACTTTATCAATTGTTGCATCCATGGTTTATATTGTTTTAAATGATTAATTACAAAGGTATGTAAAATAATTCTTATTACCAAATCTTATTTAATATATTATCAGTTTTTTCCACGGGCTTCTTTATGCTATTCAACTCAATTCTTTTTGGTTCAATTGTTACCTTTACATATTCACCAATAATTAATGTATTCTGGTTTTTAACATATGCATTAACACCATTACGAATATATTTTTCGGCACTATCCAATTGAACTACATTGGTACAACTGTCCACAACCTTTTTAATCCGTAAGGAATAACGCTTGAGGAATTCATCCAATTCAATTTTATACTTCGCTTGTCTGACCTCAGAATCAAAACTATTAAATGTATCGCTAATTGTTTTAATTACACTATCAAACGTATCATTCGCTTTATTAAGAAGACTTTCCATAGTGTAAAAAAGGTTAATTGGTTAATATGATGCAAAGATAAAACAAATAAATGACAATTCCAAATATTATTTGATATATTTTTTATAATGTGAAAATTATTAAATTTCCCTAGGGGACAAAACTCTTACATCCCTTGATAACCCATTATATACATTTTATCTATATCCTTCTGAAAGCCCATATGAAAATAAATTGAAAATAATTCACTTTTTATTTGGTAGTTTAATTTATTTTTTGTACCTTTGTTCTGTCATTATAAGACATGTTGGTACCACCACAGTACCAAGAGGTATACTCCAACCTACACCATATTTTTTTTACCATATATTTAGATATATACATAACCTACATACGTATCAATAACAAAAAGGGAATGAGTATTACACCCACCCCCTTAAAGAAAATAATATTAACTAAAAACTATCTTAATACATAATCATTTTGACCTGTAACTTCTAATGCAAAATTAAATGATTGCATATTAGTTCTATAATTAGTACCAACACTTAAACTTTCAAGTTGACCATTCTCACGTTTTGGGTGTGATTTAGCATGATTAGTCCAACTAGTTACCCCATTGTGTAATCCAAAAATTGTATTACCTTTTTGGTTCATTTCTTTTTTAATGTGGGAATATAATGTGTCCATTGCATTTAAAGTTTTACCACTATCAACACCAACCTTAGCAGTCAATCTATCAACACCTAATAATTCTCTTACTAAACCATCAACTAAATTTTGTGTACAGGCTGTTGAGTGGAATTTATTATAAATCTCAATTTGTTTCATACTTTCGTTTAATGCTAAACGAATTAAACTTGGTAACTCAACCATTTTACCCTCTAACGACGCACTATGTTTTAACTTCATTTCACCCCTTTTATAAAAACGAAAAAATTGATTTGAACAGCTCATTACCATATCTGAAATTCCTACACCTAATCCAGTGCTACCATCATTAGAATCAATAATGGTAATGTACTTTTTAATGCTATCATTACCAACTTTTGAAAATCCATCAATAGCTAACTGAATAAACGTTTTACGCCCACCATTCAAACAACCAGCTTTGCTTACATTTAACTCACCAAAACCATTCATACCACGTAACACCAATTCAACAACATCATCATTTTGGCTCACATGATAACTAGCTTTGGTAGTGTTAATGATTTCCATACTTTGAGTATTTAATAACCCAAAATATGTGGTGCGAATTGATTTCTGTTTTTTAGCTTTACCAAATAAGCCAACCATTGGAACTTTCTCAATACGAAAATTTAAACCATTGTCAACCAAGATTTTTTTCACTTGATTTTTAAGTGCTCTTTCTTGCTTTTTAGCATTATTAGTTTTTTGTGCCATAGCTTCTTTTTCAAAATTTACGATTTCTGTTTTCATGATATATAGTTTTAATTGATTAATATAATGCAAAGGTAAGTAAAATATTTTAATCTACCAAATATTATTTAATATATTTTCAAATTATTTTACTAATGTTGTACGAAACACACGTTATTCTTAGTTATACAGTAAGTACACTCCAAACCACATTTAATGTTTTTACTACTTGTAACAGGGCAAATAAATGATTTATGATTTGCTTTTAACTCATTGCAATACTCAATACTACCAAAATTCAATTTACCATTGATGAAACTACTTATTAAATTGAAATTGCTATTAGTCTTAATAACACTAAAATCTAATAAACTTTCTACCTTGGTATATACATAAAATTTAATATGTGGAAATAAACCAATAATATCATTCCAAAAATCAATATATGATTGACTGAAAAAGTCACCACTAGAATGAATCCTTACCACAGTCCTTTTTGTTTCACTTAATTGTGTTACAATTAATTCCTTTAATAAACTTGGATTGTTTAAAAACAATTCATGATTAACAGTACGATACAATTCAGTATCTACATATTGAACCTCAGCCTTTTTTGCATAGCAACTTGCTTTGCAGTCCACACAATTTAAACAAGTTTTTACACTTGGTAAATCAAAGATAAGAATATTATGTAACTTGCTATTACCATTAACTAATCTATTCTTATTAATATAGATGTAATTAAATAGTAATTCACGAGTATTGGTTTGTTTGCTGTAATCTCTGAATGTCCTAGATAAATCAAAATTGTTCATAGTGTTTCGGTTTAAGTGATTAATAACATATTGCAAAACTACAAAAAATATTTCATATAAACAAATATTATTTAATATATTTTTCATATACTATATAAGATATTAATTGTTGGCTCAAACCCTCTGAAACCCCTATGGCAACTCAAAAACATTCTTATTCCGTGAATAAGAATGATAGCAAATTAAAATATTTTGAAAATAATTCACTTTTTATTTGGTAGATTAAATTATTTTCACTACCTTTGTATTGTCATTAAGACGTGACGATACCCACAACGGTCTCGGAAGGTATACTCCAACATGCAATGTTGTCGGTGGAACACTCCAATATGCCCGCTATTTTCCTATGGGGAAATATTTGGAATTGTAAATTATTATTTGTAAGTTTGCATATGATTTAAATGGGACTGCGGTCCCACTGAATTTGCTCGCTCATTAAATAAATGGGTTAGCCTTGCCATTCCTATTACTGAATATATCAGCGATACGGATTCCTATACCCATTTTTTTGCGAATTTGGGCATCGGCATAGCTATTTCCAAAAATTTCTGGCGAAAAATATTAACAAAAATTTTTGCACAAGTCCGATTCCTATTAGAATATACTATGGAATCTACTGTGGAATATACTATGGAATATATTGTAAATTCCCTATAGGTGTAGGTAATTTTCTTAGGGGCTATAAAGGTGATTTTATATCATTTTTATGGGGAGTTATAGCTATGGGAAAAATAAAACGATGAAGCATATACACAATTGTGTACTTATGCTGGCATAGAGGCTCTTAGGAATCTCCATTTTTTACCACATTTTCCCACAAAGCCCCATACTTACCCCCATATAGTAAGGGGAACGTGGTTTAGAATGTATAGGGGCATATCTTATTATATTAGGCTATATAAAGCTCTGTAATGGATTAAAAAGTATATGGTGGGGCAGAAGTATAAAGATACACATTTGTGTATTAGAGGGGCTTAAAATGAGTTAGTATTATCTAGTTCATTTTGTATAAATTGTATGGCTTCCATGGGTGACAATTTATTAATATCTCTATATAGCAGTTCATGAGATTGTCTAAGGAGGTGTTTTTGTATAGTTGATTCATCGAATGATTTGGATATAGATTTAATGGACTCCAAGTACCTTACCCAATTAGAGTTGTTATTATAGTAGCCTAAATTTTCAGAGAATGTTTTAGCTATTCTATCATACTCGATATATTTGAATAGATTATATTGTTTATCTTCAAGTGCCATAATAATTTTTTATTGAATAAGTACACATTTGTGTACCATGGGATGGGTATTATTCGGTAATATATATACCATCAAATTCTTCATCACAAATACAATCATAGTCTTTAATAAATCTTTTTGATTGTGCTATTATTTTATGACCATTGACGACCATTGAAAATTCTATGTAGTAATACATTTTTCTTCTCTAAGAACTTTAATTTCGAAAAATTCTTGGGTTTTTCTTTGACCTTCTTCTGAGTCAAGGAACTTTTTTAATTCATCTATATAGCTCATAATATTTATTTATTTTCGATATGATTATGCATTAATTTCAATACCCAAGCGTTTTCAAACTCATACAGTCCACATTCTTCATTAGCTTTTTCTTCGGTATCATAATATTTTATTTTACCTTCTTTATTTTTCATGAAGTCCATATTTCTAAGGTCTATTATTACAAATTGTCCTTTCATTATAATAATTCTTCATTTTTATGTACATTCAATCTAAGAAAATCATTACAAACTCTTTCACCTTCATCGTTATAATAAAGTAAATGAATATAGTCATCAGTTTTAAGTGCTTTCAAGTCACTCATTTTTAAAACTTCACCTTTTCTCATAAGATTATGTATTTGATTAGAGCACAAATTTACAACAAATAATTTAAATAACCAAATTTTTATTCAACTATTTTAATTTGCCCTCTCATTTCATTGAGTTTATCGTAATGTTCTATCATAATTTTACAGCTATGCGTATGATTGAGCTCACAATTATAATGTATGTCATCCCAATGGTCTTTTTTATTAATTGTGCATGTGGTACATGGGTTATTTTTCTCATGCCATTCTTGTATTGGTTTATGTGCAATAGCCCACTTTTCATTATAAGCATCACGTTTATCCCATGAATCGGTTAATGATACTCTGGTTTCATCATTACCAACATTCGTGATATCAATCTTAATGTATTTGAGCATTTGTTCTAGAAAATTCAAATTATTTTCTTTTTCGATTACTTCTATGATTTTATCTTTATAACTTCCCATTTTCCATTAGTTTTTCGATTAATATTTTACCTTCATTAAAGGTAGTATCTTTTAGTGTGTCACAGATTTCAGCATAGAACTTTTTGATATAGATGATAGCTTCATCAAAAGGAAGGTTGAACATATCTTTAAGCTCTTCTGTTGCTGCTACGACATATAAATACTCATGTTCAATTGGTTTTTCTGCATTTACTATATTATCGTATATTGTATCGATAGTAGATTTAAATAAATCATTATCACCATGGACTTGAGTGGTTAAATAATTGAATAGATAGTTATAAAACCAAGTTAATTCGGTTTGTCTGAACAATTGATATTGTTTATCATCAATCAATTTAGCATCTTCTGGAAAATTAAACATAGGTTGCCAATCAGTTCTGATACAACCATACTTCATTCTCATTCCCTCACCATTAAAATCTCTCATGGTTATTGTTCTTTATGGAAGACAGTATTGCCGATGATGATAATATTATAACCATATTCTCTCATTCGATAGTCAGAGATACCCATAGCGGTTCTGAGTTGGTCGAATTCGTCTTTAGTTAGTTGATGCACTTCACCTTCGAAAAATTTTGAAGGAAGTAGCTCCAATATTGGCATGCTTAATGCTTTTTGTAATGCTTCGTCTTTAGTCATATTGTTTAGTATTTAAGATTTTCTTTGAAAATTTAGTGAACCACTGGCAACGCAACCCCATACATGATATTTTTTACCATAAAATAGCGTAATATCATCAATTAATGACCAATCCATATCGCAACCATTAACATTTCCTAGGATATTTGTACTAGAAGTTTTGGAACCGATTATCATATCCAATACCGCATCAATTGTATATGGTGCAATTTCACTATGGTAATGATAGTATTCACCCATTTTCAAGTGAACCAATTCAGTCATTATGTCATTCCTAATAATCTCATATTTTTTCTTCTCTTCACTAGTCATAGTCTATAGTATTTACCATTTACGTTTAAATTTATCAATAGCTTCACCGATACGATTAAAATTACCTAGTCGTTTGCCATCTGAATCATCATATACACCACCACCACCATAATGATATGTTCTATTAGCGTCCTTATATTGTTGGGTGAACTCTTTAAATCCGAATAATTTTTCAAACCAATTGGGTGTAAATGTTACCTCAAAAATCAGTCGATTTGATGGTCTAACCTCCACTACTTGTTTAACATTAGTTATTTTCATTAGATTTCAGTTAATAATTGATTAATAGTCTCATCAATATCTTTACGAATACCTATGTTTTCTTCTAACATAGATTTAAAAAACTCTCTATAAACAACATCTGTCATTATGTTTTCTACGTTTACCTCTGAGTAACCAAATTCTTTTAGGTTTTTTACACCACCCTCTAACAAATGTTTTCTAATACCTTTGCTTGTTGTTAAATCCATAATATTATTACTTTACGATTTCTTTTAATCTTTTTAATTCAGCACGCAATGTTGCTTCCCATTGTGTAATATGATGTTTTTGCAATCTTATTGCTTCATCCTTATTGAGGGTGAACCATTTATTTATTTTAGTAGGACCATAAAGAAAGACATATAATACATTTTCACTATCATCATAGTTATTATGATAATTCCAGCTACCGTTATTAGCTATCAATCCTTTACATTCAATAATTTCCAAGTCATCATCTAAAGTGAAAACTGGGTATTCAGTATTAGCTTTCAATACTTTAAGATAGTCTTCAACTATTTGACCTCTATTAGAGGGTAATATTACTTTATGTTTTAATTCCATTGGTATTATTTTATTTTAAGTAAATAATTTAATATTTAATCTCTTGGAATATTCTTTAAAATGAATGCTTTGTTTTCCTGTTGGCAGTGAGGACAATCAAGCCCGATATATGCATAAGGTCCATTAGGACATCCACATGGCATGTCACAATCGCATACGAAGTAATCAGTTCTAAATTCAGCATCGCCAGTGAATGGTTGACCACATTTGGAACATTCAAGTTCAAGAGTTATTTTTGTTATTTTATTTGCCATCGCTATTTTTTTTAAAAGATAATTTACCAATCTTTTTAACTGGTGTACATACATCACACCTAGTATATTGTGTTTGTTCTAGGTCACCAGTATTATTAGGCTCATGATTACCTTTACGTCCAATACCAATTGAGTAATTCTCACTTATTTTAATGAAAATATTTCCATTTGGTGACTCCCAAACATCATAAATGTCTAAATCTTTTTCTAGTTTCATGGCTATAGTATTAATTTTTTACAAAGATATATAAAATAAATTAAAAAACCTAATAAAATTATTTTTTTCTTGTGAAAAAATGTTGTATTATTTGTAATGGGAATACCCAAGGGCCAATAAGTGCTAACCACCCATCATTTTTAGATGGTGGTGATTTAGTTTTGCTAGATAATCTATAATAATAGATAAAATAGATAGAAACAATTAAACCTATTAGGTAATAAGAAATTAAGTAAATCATAATTTTAAAACTTTAAATTGTTAATATTTTAAACGGTACCTAATGTATCACCACAATCATTTACAATCCATATAACACCATTTTGATTATCATCAATGTATTTGATTCGATTTCTACACGGTTTATCAGTAAAGCCATCGGCGAACATAAGCCCAAAGAAGAATAGGAATGCAATTGTTATTATCATTATTTTACCAGTTAATGTTAATCCATCACCGATATCAAAGCTTGATTTCTTCACGTTCTTTTAGTCTTTTTTTATGTTTTAACATTCGTCTATATAATTCTTCAACAATATCGAATGATACCTGAGTACATCCAATAATAAACTTATCAATACCAAGGTTTACAATATGTTCACCAATTTTAATTGGAAGGTCTGGTACTTCATAACCTTCTGGCATATCTGATAATTCTAGATTTTTTACAGAATAACTTACGTTTGCAAGGTCATCAGTAGTTTTAACATCAGCATAATCAACTGGGTATGCACTGAAAAAGCCAAGTCTTCTTAACTCATCATGAGCTGATTCAATAGCATTTTGGCAAAGGTATATTTTTTTATGTTCAACATCATTGAAGATTAAACCATCTATCATCTTTGACCGATACATAGCAGTAAAATAGGTACCACTGGGTACTTTATCCCAATGTATCACATGAACAGTTTCTTCTGTTAAATATTTTTTATCCATGGGATTAATCTTTTTTATCAATTAAGTTATCAGCGATTTTACGTACCAAATCATTGTCAATAGTTGTACAACCAACTTTGATGTGACCTTCCTTTATTTCAAGTTTATAGTCACCAATTCTTATTGGTAAGTCTGGTGTAACAAAACCTTCTTGTACATCAAGAATTTCAATATTTCTCATACTACCATAACCACCAAATTCCAATTCAGCAACAGTTCTTATAGTGTTATAATTTAAAGTGAATCCAAATTTATACCCTAAATTGTTTGGTGCATCTGAACCTTGAGCAAAATCTTGGCATAAAATTATCTTTTTATCATCTACATTATTAAATATAAGACCAGATATTGGGTTTTCGTTATAAATCGCTCTAAATTCAGTACCAGTTGGTACATTTTCCCATCTGATATATTCAGTAACTTGTTTTCTAATACAATTTTCATTCATAATATTATAGTTTTAAAGGTTAACGTATTTGTTAATAAATTTCATGTTGCACGTTATATTGGCTAATGCAAAACAAACTGGAATTGATATTAACATAAGGAACATCCAGTTTGGATTCTCAGTAATTAACATAAGGATTGCTGGTGCAACTCCAATGATAAATGGTGTTAAAATACAAAATAATATCCAATAAAAAGAAACCACTCCTAATAAAAATTTTTTCATAATTATTTTTTAAAGGTTAATAATATTACTTCAAGTATATGAATTCTTTTTAGAATATCTTCACTAGTATATGATGGAAACCAGAAGCATGAGCTATTGAAGTGTGGGTCATAGTAATTAACATATGGTTTATAAGCCATTAGTTCAATGAGCCAGCAATCGTTACTCTCTAGGTCAAATCTATTCTCATTAGCATCCCGCCAATTTACTATTGGTCTGGCACCGTATAGAATACCATTACAAAATCCTTCACCAAATACATCATTCTCTTTAAGTTTCACTATAAGATATTTGAGCATTGCTTTATAGATTCGTTTCCTTAAAGCTGGAGTATTTTTAGTGCTTTTAGTTAGTCGTATCATTGCAAACGGCTTTATCTTTAAGTTGAAAATCCATTTCATTAATGATGGTTTTCAATATTTTAATTCTTTTTGTCATACCACGCTTATTATCATTGAACCAGTATCCAAAATAACCACCATAATTATTTTTTGGCTTATATTTAAGAAGCCCAGTAAAAATAATACTCTTGATAAAAAATTTTTCATAATTATTTAGTTTTATTACGTTTAGCACAGAATTTACAATTACCTTTGTGAGCGGCCCAGTCATTGTTTTGACCATAAATAGAGCCAACATACTCACAGCCATCAATGACATATGTATTGATAGGAGTATAGTTAACAGAATAGCCACTAGGCTTTGTAGCCACATTATCCTCTTGCCGTTTTGGTAAACAAGATGTGATTAAGATTGATATAAGAATCAATGGAATGTATCTTTTCATATTAGTTTACGATTTGTGATTTCTTTGCTACGATGATACTATCATTTTCTGATATGATGGATTCAATATTAATAACCTTACCAGTGTTTTGGTTATTGATGATAATAGTTGATTGGTGGCTTTTACCAACGCTATAGGTTGTTGAGTTAACAGCTCCATTAAGTACAGCAACTTTAACATAACTACCGCTACCAGTTGACATATCATAAATTTTAAGACCTTTTAATTCTTGAGAAAGCTTTTCTTCAGCACCATTTAATGTATTTCTAGTGGTACCAGCATCTTCACAAGAAGAGAAAGCGATTGCTAATAATAATACACCTAAAACTAATGTAATTTTTTTCATAGGATATAAGATTTTAAGTATTAATTTGATGCAAAGATAAATAAAATATTTTAATCTACCAAATAAAAATGCAATTATTTTTATAGCTATATTATTTTTTATGTTTAACTTCACTTGCTCTACGTTTAATATCAGCATCAAGCCATATCATATTAGTATGTTTTATAATTGCCTCATTAACCCATTTAAGGACATCAGTTGGGTTATAATAATGCACATGATTAATATATTCGGATTCTATTTTATCTTCAAACATTGCATTAGTACCAATTAAATAATCATCACACCAATCAACAACTTTAATTTTAAACCATAATATCTTAACGATTTTATACGCTTTTAGATTAACATAATGGCTTGTTGACCAATCTCTAGTCCAAAACTTACTACGCATGTGAGCTTTATAAAGAACACCATCAATTGTTGTGGTGAACGTCTTATTTTCTTCAATTAGTTCTTTCATATTAGCAATGTAGTACTAGACAAGATACCATCCAATAAATTAAAAAACAAATAGCTAAACATGCCGCAATACCAAACCAGCATAATATACCAAACAAGGTATTTATAATGCGTTCCTCTAAATCTTCATCAAATGTATGTAATACACCGTTACCCATATAATAGGCCCCAACAAAGAATATTGCAATGCCTATAAACGTTAAAATTGCTACCATAGTTTTAATTTTTAAATTTTATTATTTCTTACTGAATCTTTTATTTCGATATAAATGGTTGATGCCATTGGATATTTCTTCGTGACATCAAGTTTGATTTGCTCAATAGTATCTTCAATATCATAAGCTACTTCATCATCTTCAATATCCAATGATAATAATAACATGAACTGGTTTTTACCTATGAACATTGTTTGAATCTTATTGATATGTTTTACCATATGATATTGCCCGATAATATGTTTAATATCATTTCTTATTTCCCTCGGGGCACTCTCACCAATAATTAACTTTCTGAGCTCATTAGAGAGCGTATAAGCGATTATCATCAGAATTAGACCTACAACTATGGAACCGATTGCATCGAACACTGGAGAGACTGTAACAGCTAAAATTGTGGTGATGGCTACAACGATTAATCCGAATAATGCAACCATATCTTCTAGGATAATAACCAATAGGTTTGTATCACTAGTATCAATGATTTTACGGAAGAATGAATCCTTACTGATTGTTTTGAATTGATTATAAGCAACTCTGAATGAGTTGAACTCTAAAATGATACCAATACCAAGAACGATGAAGGACCAATAAACATGATGTATTGGTTCTGGCTTTGATAGTTTTTCAATTCCCTCATAAAGCGAATAGAATCCACCAACAAAGAATAATAGTATTGCTACCATGAATCCCCAGAAATATTCTTCCTTACCATAACCGAATGAATGTAGTTCGGTTGGAGCTTTAGATGTTCTTTTATTACCAATCAACAAGAACACTTGATTGCAACAATCAGCTGTTGAGTGAATGGCTTCGGCCAACATAGCAGTACTAGTAGTAACGACAGCTACAACGAATTTTATGGCTGCGATGATTGCATTACCAATAAGTGCGACCATAACGGCCTTCATTGAATTAGGTTTAGACATTTTGTTTAAGTATTTCTATTAGTTTAATACGCTTAGCTAGGAACCAAAGGCCACCTTGATTAGTAGGTCTTTTAAATTCTTCGAACTCTTCAATTTCAAGTTTAATCCAGACTCTACCTTTTTCGGATAGATGTGGTGCCACTGGCTCTGATGTACAATGCCAAAACGGTCTCACTTTATAACCATTTGTTGGATGACATTCAGCTTCCATCCATTCATTAAATGGAAGGACCTTTGATTTATTAATGAAGAGTGGTGTTATATCACCATTCTTTTTTACTCTACAAAGTTTATATGCTAGCATTATCTATATATTTTTCTAGTTTGACTATTAATACATTTTGGGTTGATGCATTTGTATTCACCGAATATCCCTAGGAATCCGCTACGAACAACTGATGAGCCACATCTAATACAACATTTAGTACTACCTTCACGTTCCATTCTACTTAATGGTGGTTGTGGTGGTGGAGGTGCAACAATAAATGGTTTAATAACAATTGGTGTCTCTTGTGCCAGTTCTTTTTCAGCTGATTCAATATGTGCGCATAATGCGTAATACCCATTACATTTGGTACTGAAATCGCTTTGAATTTGAAAAGCGAACTGAATGAATTTTAGTGTTTCTAGGTGTAGTTTCATAATATTAGAGTAAAATTAATGAGTAAATGGTCCACATACTTAGTGATTGATAAATTAGTATTGTCCACATATGCTTCTTTATAAAATTATCATTATCCCCATATAGCATGAAGAGGCCATAAATCCAGCCAACTAACGGTATCAAATAGATTAATTTATTCATTTTATTTAGATTTTTAGTTATTACTTTCTTGGAATATACTCACAATATGAGGTGTGTATACCATTGACACAACCACAATATTTACAATGGGTTTCAGCTTCAACCTCTTTAATAACATCGAATATTGTTAATTGATTAGTTGGTTCTTCAGTGTTCTTTTTACAAGTACAATCACTGAATTTAAAGCTTTTAACCAAATTAACTTCACCGCCATTTAATACGTGTTCACTTAGGTTTTCCTTCCAGATAGTATCAGTATAACAATCTGGCTCACGACATGCGGCAAATGTTGCCCCACAATGACATTTCATTACTTGAATTCGATTCATGTTAAAGCTTTTTGTAGTCATTTATACCAGTGACCATGAAGTATATCCCAAATAATATAGTTATGACCCATCTATGGGGTTCAACTGTTACATCAGTATTAAGTGTACTATATATATATATACGCACCTAGTGTGATACATGATAAGCATCCTAGAAGGATTGAGCCTATTGCAAATATTTTATCTCTCATAATTTATTTATTTATTGAAGTTTACCTTTACAAATAACCATATCCAATTCATAGTTAGGTGGAAATTCACCTCGCCAATCACCATCAACGTTATGTTGACCTATATCAAAGCGAACTGAATCGGCTATGATACCTTTGATTCTAAGATGGTCTTTAATTATATCAGAAATTTCTTCTGGAGTTAATCTAACTGTTATTTCTTTTTCGATTTCCATGACTATTTTGCTATTGATGTGTCTTTATCTTTAAGTTAAAAGATTTTGTTTTTAATATCACTTATAACATATAAAACAAGGCCAATGGCCATAGCAATTAAGAATATGACTGACTTAGTGTAGAAAATTTCAAAGTCATTGGCGTTAGCATTAACTAATGCTTGGATATAAAACCCAATAAAGAATGCCATTATGAATTTTGCGATATGTCTTAACATGATTTTAAGTATTAATTTGATGCAAAGATAATACAAATATTTTTAATAACCAAATTTTTTGTGAATTATTTTTAAAATGGTAATATTTCTTTTGATTGTTCTTTTTCGTATTCCTTTTTGAATCGTTCAAATTCAGCATCAAATCCATTTCTAATAATGACAGCTGGATTGAAATTCTTAGTTTTCAACCAAGCAATTTTTCCCATTTGCTCAGCTGAAAACCTAATTGATTGAACTTGAGATTTTTGTTTCATATTTGTAATACAATTATAACAGCAATAAGTAAGTTAGTGAGCATTTAAGCATCACTATATTTAATAAACATAGTATCCATGAATTTTTTAACATCATTTAATTCACCTTGATAACATCTTCCCATACCACAAATCGTATAAATTGGAAATTCGTTATCTTTTACATTTTCAAATATATTCAAGTTATGCTCTATTACAATCTTATAATCCCTATATGTTTCAATTTCTTCAATTTTCCCTTTAACAAAACGCTCACTAACATCGTGTATAGCACATTGCTGTTCATTTTTCAAATTATCTTTTTCCATATTATTAAATTTAGTATTTCAAATTAAGTTCTCGTTGGCAACGTGCTATACACGCAGCCGTTATGTTTAATTTAATTTTTTAACCGCAATTTATCTCCCACCCATTCAAGTTCTATCATTTCATCATGTTTTCCCTTGTTAATAATATCCAGTGCTGTATCAACATCAGATAAATTGCTAACTACTTTCACCATTTCATCAAGAGTCATACATTTTAACATTTCAAGTTTTTCCATAAGTTTATCTATTAAAAATTAAACTAAAACATAACAACAAATATAAGTTATTATTTTCAGTGTTCCAAATTAAATTATCTGTTTATTTATACGTTTGTTTTTTAATTAAGTTTCAGTTATAACAACTTATATTTGCAACCGTTAGCAGCTATTAAAACAGTACGCTCGTTCCTCGCCTGCTAACATCGAATAAGAAAAATAAAAATTACTACTGTTGTGGTTCATCGAGTGGTGGTGGTTTTAAATACCATTTTCCGTTATCATCAACAAAAAAACTTTCAGGCTTCATCTGTTCATATCCCCAAGAACAAAAACCTTTGCAGTTTTTATTTTCGCATACATTATTAAATTCTCCCCATTCCTGTCCACACAATACACATATAAGTTTTTTTTCGTGTTCCATATACCGTAATTTTTACATTTTCTTATTCGCAGCCGTTAGGCGTAATTAAAAGTAATCCTAACTTTAGCCTTAAATTCTCTATATCCGTTTTCGTTTTCAATAGTCATTTCTTGTAATATGTCCTGAATGAATATCAGTGCATCATCTGTTATTTCAGTTCCTTTAGGGTAAGTCTTTGAATAACTACGCCTAACACCACCTATATTTAATTGCTGGCTATCTGCGTTATTAAAGGTCTGTTCGTTGTTCATAATTTCGTGTAATTTGATAGTTTAGTATTTCAAAATCAGCAACTAAACATAGCTGTAACCGTTAGCAACAATTAGTGCTGCCCATACCTCAAATGAATGTTATCATAATCTGTATCGTGATAAGCACCGTTCTCTTGTTTATGTTTCTTTATACATTGATATAAGTATATTTCGGTTAATCCTACCAAAGAACAATCACCTTTATCCCAACTATTATACAGTTGTTTAATCTCATCATCGTTCAAATCTAATAAACTTTCTATTGTGTTCTTTTCATCCATAAATCTAACTGTTGCTAACAAGCAATATATGTAATTGCCTATTAAGGTTTGTAAAATTTTTAAATTTTGTGCAAGGCAACTACATATATTGCCAACCGTTAGGTTCAATTAAATTATTGTTTTGATTTTATTTAGATAATCAATATATCGAGAAGATGAACCGCTACCATACAATTTTTCAGCTTTCTCAGACATACCATATAAAGATATTAAAAAATAATCACCATATTCAGATGCTTTGTTCCTAAATCCCCACATTTCATGTTGTCTTATCTGAAATTCATCTTCAGTGAGGTTATCCATATCAATAAATAATTTATCGTATGCTTCCCAAAATTGTGTCATCACAATTCTAACTTCTTCTTTTAATTCTTGTGAAGTTGTTTGTTCTCTTATATTCATATTTTTTAATTTGTAAAATAATTATTTAACTAAACCTAACAAATGATAAACAACATTAAAACGATTGTTTATCATCGGACGTTATGGCTCATTAAAACGAAGCCATAACAGCAAATATAACCAATGCTGTCAGTGCTTCGATTTAAGTTTTGCGATTAAAAGTTTTTAAAAATTGCCATCGCACTTAAAAAGTTTCAAGTATTTTTCCTGTTGGTTCAACAAAATCAATTACACTTGTTTCACCATTTTCTTTTTCTACACCTATTTGCCCAGTTAACCTAGAATTAATAGTTTCAAATTTATGCAATTCGCATCTAAAAGAAAATGTATCTTTTAACTTGGTTTGCAACTCAACATTCCAACCGTCATTGGATTGGTCAAACAAATGGTTCAATGCAAATTCTTTAACAATCAATTTAACCATTTTCATTCTTAATGATTTTTTACTTTTTACTTTCATACTTTTAATTTTAAATTTATATAAATATAATGTTTTTATTTAAGATAATCAATATTTTCTCACGCTATTTTTAAAAACTTTTTTGCGGTGTTTCAATTAAGCATTAGTGTTAGCACTGGTTATATTTGCAGCCGTTATGGTTAATTACCAATTCCAGCTTTGCATTTTGGACATTTAATATAACTATCATGATTGTATCCGCAAAATGAACACTTACGTAATGGTAACTCAACCATAACATTAGATAAATCCAATTTTTTGATGTCATTAATTAAGCACAAAACTTCGTCTGCCCTTATATTATACGTTAGTGCATGGATATAATTATTTGCTTCGCTATTTATTTTTTCGTTATCTTTATAGTCACGAAGTTTTTTTTCCAATTCATTAATTATTTAGTCTTTTTTCATATAATTCATTTTAAACTGTATTTATCTGAGTACCGTTAGTGGCAATTTTCTATGAACAGTCTAAACTTCTTACCATCTTTGGAAATAAATTCGATTGAGTTAGTATTTTGTTGTAAATTATCGTCTAACTCTTTTTGCTGTTGCATTTCTATTATAATTTTTCCGTAATCATGAATTGTCGCACATTCTTGTGGCTCATCGTTATCGAATTTAAACATAAGCCTTCCAGTTTGGTTAGCAAGTTTAAAACTGCCACTAACATCAGCTATATTCAATGCCGAGTTCTGTGGCGTAATTGAGTTTTGTTCTTCGTTTTTCATTTTATCTGTTTATTAAATTTTGAAATACAAAATTGGCACTAAATATAGCTGTAAACATTATACCCCATTTAAGAGCGACCCGAAAATGTGAGCGATTATATCAACAGTCCATCCGTTTCCGAGCATTTTTTTTGATTGGCTTTCTGAAACAATATCAGTAAAGTAATTTTCGGGAACTGTTTGTAATCTGCAATACTCTTTCAAAGTGTAATATCTAAATGGTAGCTTGTTTTTAAAAGCGTCCTTATGCCTACCTATTGGCATTGTAGTTAAAACATTGTCTTTTTCAACAGTAGTTAGGCAGTTGCTTTTATTAGTGTTAGTTGCTCTTACTTCCAAGCATTGCGTAATCGGTACATCTTTGTTGTAGTCATCTCTTACACCTCGCTCATTCAATCTTCTACCTAAAATAGTAGCTTTATTCAACCTTCGCCCTCTTATTGCACTTGGGTTAATAAAATCGTCAGTTTCAAGTATATCAATAAGGTTTATTGCTTTGTCGGTTGGCTGTGTAATTTCAAAGTTTGCCCAATACAAACGAACCCTATTTTGTGCAGTAACTAAGCTACTGTTAATCGCAACAGGTTCAACCCCTAAATACTCGCTAATTACTTGCTCATATTCTTTTTTCATTACTACATTTTCAAGTAACCAGTATTTAGGTTTCAATTCTTTAACCAATCTAACAAACTCAAAAAATAGTTTGCTTCGAGGGTCATCAAAGTTTAACTGTTTGCCACTAAAACTAAATCCTTGGCATGGGCTACCTCCAATCAATAAATCAACTTTAGGTAAGTCTTTTGCAAATACTTTAGTTACATCGCCTAATTGTATTGTTTTCGGGTAGTTGGTTTGTGTTACTTTAATAGCGTGTTTATCAATCTCACTCGCAAAGTAGTTATCATATTCAATCCCAACTCTATTAAGTGCTATTTGTCCACAACTCATTCCATCAAAAAGAGAAAGAACAGAAGAAAAACGGGGCATAACACCGTGTATAGGTAATGTGGGGTTTTGTGGTAATTCAATCATTTGTTCTCGTATTTAAGTTATTACTATTTTGACAGGGTAGTGCTTCGTATTCCCACACTACCCATACACGAAACGTTATAAGTAATTTACTAAATGTTTGGATGATTAGTAAAACATTTATTGCATTGTTGATTATTTCTACTTATTTGAATTAATTCACCACCACAATCACATTTATTAAACATACTTATAACAGTAGGTATATTCAAATTTTTAACTCGTTCTTGTTCGTATTTAATACCTTCATCAAATGCTTCCAAAAACCAACCAAACCATTCGTCTTTAGCCATTTCACCACGCATATCTTTTGTTGGTAAATCGTCAATTATCTTATTAATTATTTTATTTTTATCCATTTTAATTTCCTCCATTGTTAAGTAATGATTTTATGCCCTCATCTTTTAAAAGTAAGAGCATAATATCTAATTCATTTTCTGTTATTGTTTCTTCGTCAAGTTCTGCTAATGACAAATACAATCTACGTTTTAAATCTAAAATTTCATCCATGTTAAATATCACCTTTAAGCCACAATTTATAATCATCTTCTGTCATTCCCAAATATGCTGATAAACTTAAAGTACTATCAGAATTATGCCATTCATCAATCTTATCATCAATGGTATCACCAATGGTTTTAACATATTTAATTTTTAGATTCATTTCAATGGTGTGTTCTACCTGAGTAATCGCCCAGTCAATTTTATCAACATCCATTTGGTCAACAGCATCATTAATTGGTAAATCCAAATAATAATTAGAATACATTCTTTTAAACATTAAATGCTGCTCTTCAGTGCATTTAGCTAGAAGGTCTTTTAGAATAGTCTTAGCAGCTTTTATTAAAGTTTCGTTTTTCATATTATTTAAATAAAAGATTAAATAAATAATAGACTGGAGTTAGGAATGCGGGTGTTACATACAACCACAATAAAACAGATACCCACCCTTCTTTATTGAATTTATACCTATCAAAAATATTAATATTTTTATTTTCGTCTTCTAGTGCCCACATAATTACGAAGCAACTAACTACTAATGTATATCCCCACATATTATTTTATATTAAATTATTAAATATCATTTTCATCATCAATCACCCACCACATGAAACCACAGGCCAATCCAATTACCACTACTTGTATAAAAATTTCCATCATTATTTTATATTAACCAAAGTTTGTTAAAGTAATATATCTGATTATCAGTCAGATTCTTAACCCATTCATCAAAATAGATATGATACTTAATCGAATTGTTTTCATACCATTCATATCTCAAATATTGATATAGCCTATCATTCATACTAATACAAATCAAAATCATCACCAACAATTATCCACCATAGGACAATCAATACACCCATAAACATCATTAATTCCATGAGTTAAACTGTATTAATATTAAATTTAATAAGAATTACCATCTTCAACCAATCGTAAAACATTTCATCAGTGAACGATGCAGTCTTATCATCATTAGTTCTATAAACCGATTGACCATTTACTCTATAGAATAGGTCATAATAGATTTTTAGAGTAACACCATCTTTACTGAAAACAACGTTGTTGAACTCACCGTCAGTTGGTGAATACGCTATACCGTATTTCTCTAAGGTAGTAACCAATTTATTTATTGTATGCTCAAGTTTAGTAATTGGTGCCATTTTTATATATAATAAAGGTGAATATATTGTTTTTTATATGTTACCATTCCACTGCTATAGTGATGAAAATGAAATTCTCTAGTTATATCATCCTTATAAAGTTGATATGCGTAATCGACATCCATTAATTCTTTAGTTCCCATAATAAGATTAAATTAATTTCTACAAAGATAATACAAATAAGTTAATAAAACAAATTTTCTATCAAATATTTTTCATCTAAAATTTTGCGTGGGATTCCATGGCAGTCTAACCAATAATGTATGATAATGTCAGTGAAGGGACTAATATTCCCAAACTCACCTTGCATTCTTCCATTTTTATCTGGAACCCTACCCATAAGTTGGTCATCTGTTAGTAAATTCTTACGTTCTTCCCACGTCAATTCTCTATAATAATCCTCTTCATTCACTGAACTTATGACTTAACCTCAAATAAATCTTCGATATCATCATCATAAATCCAATTAAGGGCTTCTTCAGCTCCACGATAGATAAGGTTATCTTCATCCATTTCTTCCCAATCACCTTCATTAATGTCCTCAAGGTTAGTTGAACCATCAAGAATTGATATCTTAGCATCAATGATTAAATGGTTAGGGTTACGAAATGTACTATACTCTGGTAGCCAAGTTTTCATGGCGGTTAAGCCATCAATTTGTCTTTGAATTGCTGCTTCTGTTCTCATTTTTGAAACGTTTATTAATAATACTTAAAACTTTATATAATATGAACAATACTAAAACTGAATCTACTATTGGCCATAAAATTGATAATATAATATAAGGTGTGACTCCATCGTCTTCATAATCATCTACATCGTAAGTGCTTTTAGCATTACTATTACCAATATTAATACTCCTAATAACCATTAGGAATATAAAGGTAACTACGAACCCGATAATATATGTTACTATGTATGTCATCACTCATTTAATTCTTCAATTATTGTATATTGTACTGGCGTTGATAATTCGATTTTATAACCATTAGTATTTCCACCATCGAATGTGTAAATGTTATCATAAAATAAATATGCGCCATCATCGATTTTGCAATCATCACAATTAATTATTTCATCAAAAAGAAACCAACTGGTAGCACCACCAGTTAGCATTACTCTAACACGAAAAATCTTCTTTCTTCGATTCAAATATTCCGTTCGGAAGAAACCATTCATTACATGGGATTTGATTTGGTCAGCAGTTAAGCTTTCCTCACGATTTTCGGAACGATATAAACCATCATCACCTTTAAGCCATAGTGAATCCCCATTCCTAGTTTTTGTAATGTCACGATATCCTATTTTATCCATATTTCCCATAATTTAATATTTTTATTATAATTTTTTCCAAGTAGAATCTGGAATTTCATCTGGTTTTCTAAGATTATTGATAATTCCAACTTTACCATTATCCAATTCAAACCAAATAAATTTATTTTCTATGAATATACGAACAATTTTATTAACGCCACTATCATATCCATATGAATATGTTCCACCCCATTCTATAGTATCACCAACACATATTTTACCATAAACAATGTGATTAGCTTCATTAATACTATCTATACCCATTATTTTCCAATCTAATTTATCTTTCATAATTAAATTTTTACCAAACAAACCAAATAAAATACAAAGGTCCACCTATTACCATCAAACCTAATAGAGTCCAACTAGCTGATGCTACCTTATACCATAAGTCTTCTCTTACAGTATCATAGTCCATCAAGGACCAAGTAGCCGATGCTATTAATAAAAGAGTAAGTGTAATTGTTGAATATATTTTAAATTCTAACATGATTTTTCTTTTAAATAGTTTTTAAATTTGATTCTATCCTTTGCTTTTAATTCCTTACCATTCCTTCCAACGTGAAATTTAAAGCACTTATAGCATTTATATGCAACAACTTTATGAATAATATGTGGTTTTGAATTAACATGCTTAGCGCATATAATAGCTTCTTCCAATGTATTAAACTTCTTCTTTGGTTTCATCAGTGGAATACCAGTTTTAAAATCATAATGAATAATTGTTTCACATTCCATAACCTATTCTTTATTAATAGCCACCATTTGATTCTTCAAACCAACAATTGCTTTAGTTCTCATTGCTCTACTTAATAAAGCACCGCCAGAGGCAAACATTGTAATGCTACAACTGTCTTTATTCCATTCTTCCATGGATTTAGTACCAGTCTTTTCCATTTCATTAATTAAGTCAAGGAATAAGTCTTCTAACTCTTCCCTTGTATAGTTTATGAGGTCTGTTCTTTCCATGAGTTAAATTTCCCCTCTATATTTTATTAATAATTTACTGAGAGACCTTCTTGTCTGATATTCTTTATCATCTTCACCATCTAACCTATGGTTTGGTGAACCAATGAAGAATTCAATTTGCTCTGGTGAAAGATTCAATTGTCTCAACATATTAAGCTTATTTGGTGCTCCATTAATATAATCCATATCAATAGTATCCAAGTAATCTCTATGATAATTACGAATCAACATCGGTTCTGGTTCACCAATAGGTCTTCCATTTAGAAAGTTACCATTAGCTTTAAGTTCATTGATAGCACCCTCATCCAGAGGTCTAACAACACCTTTATCAACACCATAAGCTTGATTACCATCACCAACAATAATAACATTATCTTGGTCCTTCAAGTGTTCAGCCGCCCTTAAAACCATTTCTGGGATATTATCATGTGGTGGAACAACAAGCACACCAATATTTTCGGGTTGTATTCCGATATAACCACCGCCAATAAGGGAAGGGCCAGCAACACCAATTTTTTTTATTCTATTTTTAGCAATTTCCATGATTAATCTTTTGTTAATAGTAAACTAATAGCATTCATAGCTAAACCGAAATGATTATTAAACTCTTGGTTTGTCACTTCAACATATTCACCTGGTGCTATATCAATTTCAACACAATCATTTGTATCAATCATAACATTACTATTGTTTTTACGGACATCAATTATAATACCGTCAACAGCTGCATGTGTTAAACTATAAATGTGTCTAATTTTAGTAATTTTGATTAGCTTCGTATTATTTAATTTATAACATTGACCAATAATATTGGGGAATGTCTTCATTAATTCTTTAGTTTCATCTTCATCAAGCTTTAATATTGCTTCATGAAGCTTTCGTCTTTCAGCTGAATAGTCCATTTAGTTATAAATTTTCAATTTCAGCTTTAACACCATACCAAAACACTTTACCAGTTTCAGCAATCATTTCGTCAGCAACAGCTGTTGCAGCTGCTTTAACTATTGCATTAGCTTTTTCAAAATCGGTTATTGGTTCTGGGAATATTATCCCAGCAAATTTAGCAAATAATTGCTTAGCTTTATCTCCCATCTTGTTTAATATTTAAATTTTATTAATGTAAAAGTTATTTTCACAGAGTCTATTGCCTTTACCTAGCTCAACGTTCTGTTCAACTATGTCACGAATCATGGACTCTGTGATTATGAATTCTTTCTCGTCTTGATTCTGATATTCTTCATCAGTCATCTTATCATTTTCAATGAAAAATTGGACTTTAAGTACTGGCTTCATGTTAATTAACGTTTTCTCTTGTTGATAATATTTCTTTAATCTTATTATAGTAATAAGTTAAACCATTGAATTCTCTATAATCATCAATAACAGCAATAAGCTTATGGTCAATAACATTACCTTGGTCATAATCCCAAACAATTAGTTTAGCAACATCAAATGGATGCGTTATTGGCAACGACTCTATGTTTCGATTAAACAGTGCCGATTGTTTAGCGGTTACTGACCTCTTCAAAGCTAAAAGCCTTTTAGTATCAAGCTTATTTAATTGAGCTTCATTTAAAAATGTAATCTCTTTTTTCTGTGACATGATAATTTTATTTAAAGTTTAACAATAAAGCATCCATTTTTTAATTTGGTTAATTGTTTCAACATCTTCAACTAGCTTAACAGTTTTAATCATTAGTATGTGTAAATCGAAATTAATTTTAGTTTCAATACCATTACGTTTACCAACTTCAACAGCCACTACCTTATAAGCTAACCTATCAAGGTAAATCTCTTTGATTTGGAAATAGTGTACACCATCATCCAATGGTCCCATTTCAACTATTTGGTCTATATTACATAACCAATTTGGTCTGAATTCAATTATACAACCATTTAACCCATTTTTATTACCACTCTTAATGGTAACATTAGTGATTTCGCAAGCCATGATATTATTTAATTAAGTCTTTAAACATTTTATCCGAAATTTTCTGATATGTAGCAGCCAATTTAGTCTGTAAGAATTTGAATGAACGTACAATTGGGTCATGAACTACAAACCATACTGCTGAAAAAGGCCAGTAACTCATCCAAACAAGGATTCTACTCTTATTACGCCAGAAGCTTATCTGTTCAGCATATACTTTATTACCATTTTCTTTACATTTAGCTCTTAAATCATTCAAAAATAGATACCATTTAACGAATGACCATACTACACCTAGTAATAAGTAACCTAAAAATACACCTATAATAGTAAATGGATTATCAATTATCCAACTACCAGCGGATAAATAATCTTCTTTACCACCAAAAACACCAGTAAAAACAAGAAAACCAATAAGGAGTATGGTAGCTCCAGTTCCACTTTGTTCTTCTTTTTCAATAAAAGCAATCATTGCGATTACTACTGCGGTTAATAATAACCAAAACCATAAGGTACCTACTGCAAATAACATAATTTTTAAGTTTATAATTTATTTAATTGAGACTACAAAGATATAAAAATATTTTAATAAAACAAATTTTTATTAAGATATTTTATAATGTGGTCCAGATTCCTTCACATTAACCAATATATGTGGTGGTGTTGGAGCTAAACACATAGCATTATTAATTGATAATAGTATTTTAACATATTCAGCTTCTGAATAATTAAGATGCTTTAATGTCTGGCTAAATTTTATACCATTACCATCATCAAACATGGTCATGAACTTTTCATTCCTAATATGTTCACTCCAAATGTTAGAGTCTGATGCGAATATTGAGTACTCAGTACCCTTTTTCTTTTCAGTAACAATAATAACATACTCGACATTGCCATCTTCATCTTTAGTGATGAATTTTTGAGGTTCTTTCATTGTAAATAATTTTTAATTTTAATTTTTGCTTGTTCAAACGTGAGTCCACCGAACTCATATATTAATTCTTGATTGAATCTTAATATAAATAACCTAGCAATTTCACCTTCATACCCAAATAAATCATATATTAATGTAAAAGATAATGGATATCGCTCTTTAAGATATTCAATAGTTGAACCATATTCAACTTCCCAATCATTTTTATATGCAAACATTAGCAAATCCCACCTACTTGAATCAAGTTGGTTAATGGTTGTATGTATGAATAGTTCTTTAAACCGTTCTTTAGCATATAATTGGTAATGTTTTTCATTAATTTCTTGCGTTGTCTAAAGGTTGGTATCTCATAACCAATACAGAGTGAGCTTTAAAAAATCCAATAATATTTTCATCCAACTCTCTGTAAGATTCTTGAAAAACCCTAATAAAATTATCACTAAGTGTATATGAATATTTTTTATTAACTTTCCTCGGGTAATTATTAGCGTACTTGATTTCCATGGTACGTAAATCGAATTCATTACGATATATGTAATCATTACCAACAGTAGTTTTCTTAGTGAAAAAATAATATACATATTCACGGTCACTATGATATAGTGTGACATCAGTATTATGATTAATAAATTCTAATGTTTCACTCATTCGTAGGAACGAATTAATCATATCTGTTCTACCATTAACATTACCTTTCTTCTTATCAGTCGATGACATATTATCAGCTATTAGATTCGCATGTTCAATACTAATATTAGCAATTTCATCATCAAAGTTAATGCGTGTTAATATTGGATGATATAAGCTATGAATACATGACCTAATATCTAATTCAATTGGGGTATTATTAACATCACACATTATTATTGCACCATACTTAGTCAATTTCTTTGCTTGCACTACATGTATAACTGCTGAATTATTGAATTTAAATTTATCAAAATTAGGGTGATACGATAATATACCCATTAATCGCATTCTAACGTTATAATTAGTTAACTTTGAAGTGCCCTCAAATACAGAATCGATAAACTCGTAAGTATTAGTTTTTGGCGTATTTAGCAAAATATTTCTAATAGTATCAGTAATAACTAATTCTTCATCGGCAACAATAACATTTCTAGTTGTATTAGATATTTCCGATATTTCATTTAATACTATATTAGTATCAGTACTCGGTAAGTTAATTGGGTTATTACTTTGGGTATACACTATATGCATTAATTTAGCTTTATCATCCCATTTAGTAATACTTTCAACTTCCTTATATGTATTAATTGTATTACATAAGTAATGGTATTTAGCATTTAGATACGATAATCTAGCACCATATTCAGTTTTACAGCGAGATAATCGCAATTTAGTGGCACTTAATTTAGTGTCATTATTGGGTATACATATAATTGGTACATATGATTTAATATTTTGTGAGAAACCAATTGGGTCAGCTTTACCACCTCTTGGGATATATTTATTAGCCATTTCATTTGAAAATTCACTATCAGATACTTCATGGATTAATTCATCAAGATATCTGAATTGTCTAGATGCTGGGTTCATAACATCTGACGTAAATCCAAATCTTGATAGATTAATTTTAGCACCGTTTGATTTACCAATCGATGATAAGTCCGATTTTAACTTCTTTAATAGTAAATCAGATTTATTCACCTTTATCTGAGTTGTGGGTAGTACATTATTAATTAATGGATTCTGTTCAACAACTGGAATAATGTCAGCACTATTCATTTTATTTTGAATTCTAACTTTAGTGTCACGATTCAATTTAATACTAGCCATTATTGTTGCATAGTAATTTAAGAAATTACCATTCATTAACTCTCTATGGGCTATATCATAAGCAGTCGAAGCTTCATTAGAGCTGTTAAATACACCTAAATTATATGCATCATTTTCGAACATGATTCTAGACCTCCATTTTCCATTAGGCAATTCAGTACCACCTCTATTAGATTTAGTAGATACTAGTTCAACTTTAGCTACTGGTTCTGCAATATGTTCAACCACAGCAACAGGTTTAATTGATTTAATTAAATTCGCTGGGTCTGCCTTATACTCAACCTTTGAATTATCAATCGATATTGTATAATCCTCAGTTTCAGCAATATTATATAAATCAAGACACTTTACAATCTCATTTTTTACATATTTGCTGAATCTAATCGATGAGAATAACGAATACTTATCATCGTAATGACTAACAATATTATTTTTTTTCTTATTAACAACTTTATAGCTAAGAGCTACTGTTGCTACTTCTTTTTCACCAAATAATTTTTTTGTTAATTTTTTAAATAGTCCCATAATTTCTAGTTTTTAATTTTATTAATTTATTATTCTCTTTCTGGATTGATAATCATACCCCCTACCGATGTATTCGCCAAATCAAATCCATTGGCCTTTAGCAAGGTCTTTAGTTCGCTAATGTACCATGAAAATTCATGAGTCCCGACCTTTTTATGACCAACTTCATTAATATCATCCAGTAACCGATACAATTTTGACAATGGTAGATTATGCCAAGTATACTTACTCGATGGTGATAGTATCTCATTCATTGTATTTATTGCTTGTTCAATACCAGCTTGTTTAGAATCATCATAACCACCTTTCACGGCTTTCTCTCTACCTTCATTAAGATATTCAACAATAGCATCAGCTATATCATGTTCAATTAATCCTAATGCACGATTATATATTTCTAAATTACCATTTTGAACTAATTTAGTTAGTCTTTTCACCACAATATCAGCAATCAACCTAGCTTGAACCACTTCAATCAAAGAGGAAATGGTTGGTAATTCTGAAACACATAATGATTTCATGCTATGACTGTGTTCGGTTTTTTGAACCAACCATATACCTGGGTACAAATCAATATCAGTATCTATTCCAACTGGAACATACTTTCTACCTACTTTTTTATATAAAGTTTCACCATTATACATTTTTACTGGTATTCCATTTGTTAATAGCTTGCATAACTGCATATGTAAAATTAGCGAAATCACTATAATAATCAACATCTGGCCTAGCTAATGATGTTTGAATTATAACGTCCGATTTTCGTGTATAACCTTCTTCAATACCAATAACCATAGGCTTATTAGTAGTACTATACTTACCTAGTTCGTACAAGGTAATTGGACAATTAGTTGCATTAGTGAACCAGAAAACAATAATATCAGCTTTCGCCAATTTATCATGTTCCCAGCATATCTGCTCCATTTCAGTGTCTTTATTGAAGTCATCACGTCTAGGATTGTATACAGTTAATTTAGGTATCTTACCTAACCTATTCACTAATTGTTCTTGCCAATCTGGACAGTTAGATATACCACCAGCAAGGAACAATTTACAGTTCTCGTTAATGGTTTCGATTGAATAATCTTCGTTGGGTGCTATTACTATTTTAGCCATTATATCATGTGTTTAATTTTATTGTGAGCATAATCATTTAATTTATGACGAATTAAACGTTGCCCCAATGAATTGAAGAATGGGTAAATTACGATATCATTTGTTAATTTGCTAATATGGTCGCTAATTTCAGCCATATGACTATCAACATCACCAGTCATAAGATATTCTAACAGATGCTCTGGTACTGCTGTTGAGTGAAATTTTTCGAAATCAACTTCGGTTCTAACAAAGTTTTCATATATTTTAATAACATCAGCACAGAACTCATCATAACTAGTGAAAAATAATTCCTTCTGATTAAGTCTCGTTAGGATAAAATAAGGCAATGTACATATCACTCTATTGAACGACATCATTTGTTCTTTATAGGGTTTATACATTTCAACAAACGTATTTTCAATGTATTTCTTTACATTGTCGATAGTTTCTTCAGTAAACTGGTCACGTTTCTCAACGTATTCTTCATGACTAGCAATCATAATTTTTTATTTAATGGTTAATATTTTATGCAAAGATATAAAAAATATTTTAATCTACCAAATAAATTTACAACTATTTTTTACTTTCTTTTTAAAGCTTCCATTTTTAGTGCTAAATCAGCTAATCTATCTTGCGCTTTCTTCGCTGAAGAGATAGCATTTGAATGTGCTGTTCCTAAATTAGACTGCGCTTTCTCTAAATCCCTTTGAGCTCTTTTTATTTGATACTCTAACTCTCTTCGTTCTTTAGTAATCTTAGCACTTTCAACTCGAACGGATTCATCAACAATCCGACACTCTCTGATTGGTAAAACACCAAGCATTGGCATTGGCATATCTGGTATATTACTAGAATACCAAGTTATAGTTGAGCGGGCTGGACCTATTTTAGTATAGATTTTAGCTTTCTTAATATCATCAGTCCAAGAAGTGTCATTATAATCTCTATTGCGACAATACTGCCCTTTATGATTAATAACAACAAACATTTCAAGATTAACAGGTGCCGTTCTAATTAGAACAGCATCCTTATGCAAAATAGTTTTACTCATATAATTTATAGGTTGGGCTAGTTTCACTTATTTTAAAAATTGATGGGTCTGCGGGGCTTAAATTAATTGACATTATCCAAACGGCATCCTCATCCCAGAACATTTTACCATTATGAATAAAGACACTAACTTGTGATATTTCAATAAGCATTCTCAATATCAATTGGTCAACAACTTCTGATTTAGATAAATTAGTTGAATTCCTTATAAAAAATTGTTTGAAGAATACTTCATCTTCAACCTTTTCAATGATACTATCATACGAATTACCTTCATACGATGGTTTAGATGTGATAGTTCGTAAGCAATCCTTAATTTTATGATAAATTATCCCTTGACTAACATCTGGAAACCCGCTGTAATGCTGTTTAAATATTGATTGAATACATGTTTTATATTCTTCATCTGTTTCCCAATTATAATGACGTTTAGCCATCAAAATGATATGCGTTTCCAAATGCTCTGGTGTCCAGCAATTGCCATCGTCATATATTGGCTTTTTATTTTCTAAAAATTCACCAATTTGTTTAAGTGTTGTTGATTTCATATTATTTATTTATTAGATGTATAAACTACTTGAAAAAACTGTATTACCATAGGTAATCGTACCAAAACTATTAATAACATAGACCCTAGCTGAATACCAATTTTGTGGTAATGTGATATCAGTTGAGTAAACACCTAACCCAGTACCACATAATACATTGTTATTAGTTATATCAGGCATTGTTGGGTTAAATATACTAATTAGTTTATAGCAAATGCCTCGCTGTATTTGATGATTACCACCATCAGTCAATACTTTACCGAATAACGTTACATCAGTACTATGAATACCATAAATCGTTGGTGCGCATGTGTAAACTGACTCTTTAATATACTGATTATTTGCATTAGTATTATACTCAGAATACCTTGAAGTTGAATCAACAGTACTTTTAATGACTGGTGAATCATCTTTTTTACATGAAACTAATGACAGAACTACTAGTACTAATAATATTTTTTCATATCCCATTTAATTTTTTAGTTATCCATTCTTGAATTTTACCATCCAACACTTCTTTAATTACATCAGCATGACACGATTGGGGTGCGCAATAACAAACTAAATTAATATCACCTTTCTTCGCATGTTTATACATATTGTTTAATATATTGCAAATCTCTTCATCCTTATTAGCTATCTTATCCAGCAAATATTCCCTATACGATTCAATAGCTTCATCCCTTGTCGAACAATGGAACTCGGCTTTTGTTTGATTCAATGGTTTAATCGTAAACGGACATCCTAATACGGAACCACGACCAACATAATAATCATTTGATGTTTGAGGATGTGTACGTTTATTAACAACCGTTATCATACAAATAAACCCTTTTCAACCAAATATGTTACATTCATTGATGTTGCAACAACCCAAAATGTATGCGTTTTTCTTGGTTCAAACATTGGTGGTTCTGGTTCACTATACCCAGTGGCACCGTAATTATAAGCCGATGAACCTGGTGTATACCAACCTTCAATCTTTTTGGTTTGACCAATTATAATACCATCCATTGTTTTATGTGGTTGAAAGAGAAGTTTCCTGTAAGCACACCCATACTTTGGTCCATCAATAGTTTCTTTCGGTTTAACAATATCAAGCACCATACCTTCGTATGTCCTGTCAGACATTTCATTTTTAATGTATACAGCTCTAGAGAAGCTAACATCAAATTGAATCGCTCTACCAAATAATTTATGTTGTTTCATAACATCGATTTTGATTTCATTAATATATCCCGACTATTTGTTGGGACCGCACCAGCATTCATTGCTTTGCTTCTAATCCACTTATTTGTTAAATCATAGTGTGGGTGACCTTTTCTTACTCCGTGGAAGTAAATACGCTTTAAACCGATGCTACTGGCAAATGCATGTAACTCAGCTAGTGAATCAGCAACCATATGTACTCCATCAGTATAAATCATAATTTATTTATTTTCCTCACCTCTCAGTGCATTAGCAATTTCTTGAAACTGGTTCGCATGTGTTGAATCTAGAACGATTTCATCCCAGTTTCCAAACCTACAGCGATAGCCAAATATGTATTTAATCCCATACCATAATCGTTTCCAAAATGGTCTAGTAGCTAGGTATACGTGAATATATACCTCCCTTTCATCTGGCCATCTATGTATAATCCATTGATGTTCATCTGAATTACAAACACATAAAATAATATCTACTTCTTTTTCCATTAGTGTTTATGTTTTAAAATGCAAAGATATATAAAATTTACTTAAAATGCAAATATTTATAATAAAAAATATATAGTGTATATAAAAAATTCTTCAATAGCCAGTAAATTCAGTCATTTAATTAGAGAATATGACAATAATCAAGTAACCATTGATGGTGAACTTGATGATTATATATTCCCATATCTAAAATACGGTGAACGTGATGGTGCTATTAACTATATAATAAATAAACTACCTACTAGTGAAAGAACACTGTTTATTAACCTACTGGAGATATGTGACGAGTTAAGAAAGTATCGTATAGATACTTCAGAAATATTAAATACTGGTAATTGGGGTGTAAAACCTAATGGTAAGGTAGCATTATTCGATATAGGGTTCGGAAATTGGTTTGAAATGTTCGATGAAGAGCCTCAAGAACTAAATCTTGATGAAGTTTCTGATACCTATATACAAAAATATACCAATATAGCACAAAAAGTAACCCAAAAATTAAATTTTAATGATTTAAAGTACCTTGGAAGTGGTGCTAATGGGTCAGCATTCCAAGTTAATAATGATAAAGTGTTAAAAATTACAGCCGATAGGTCTGAAGCAGTCAATTCAAACAAGATTATAGGTAATAATTTGGACTCTATTGCTGATATATACGGTATATATTCATTAAAAATAGATGAAAAACCATATTATGTTATAATTTTAGAGGAATTGGACCGAAGTAACATCAAAAACATCTTGAGGGTGTACAATAAATTAGAGAAATGGTTCACAAAACGGATGAATAGACACTATGACCCTAAGATTTTGGGTGTAATAGGTAAAAAACACCCTATGGTGAGTGCTTTTCTAATGGATTTAATTAATACGGGGTATACTCCCGCATGGGAAAAATGGGTAGATAAGCTTAGAACTAACGATACATATGATTGGAATCGTATAAGTGAACTATCAGAGTGGTTTAAAGGGTCAAAAACCAATGATAACTATATAACTGATACACCCCCAGAGGATATACAAGCACTTATATCATCATTATATAGGTAATATACTATATAGTTTCACCCAAATCCCTATATTTAAACTCCACAACCTTATCAACTAGAACCGACATTCTATTTAATGTGGATGTCATCATTAAAAATCCATGATTTTTAAGGTTTAGTACGATTGATTCTGGAGGGTGACCAATACTAGCAGTTAATTTATCCATATAATCACAGATAACATCAAATTCACGCATATCACCACATGGGTAATACTTATCCAAGGTTATTGCTATATCAATATATGCGTGTCCGTGAATCATAAAATTGAATTGTGGGTATCTTTCATACAATTTTAACTGAACTGGTGTGTCAATTGATGGTTTCTGTTCTTTTACACCATAATATTGAACATCACCATTAACTAATTTAGTTGGAACAAAGTCAGTTACTTGTAGCTTATCCTTTGGGGTTGAACGTGCTGTAACTAACACACCATCATCCAATTTAAACGATGGGAACATAGATGCACATCTAGTAGATGCATTGCCGAAGTAACGACCACCTCTTTCATTCTCAACCATTTTACTCACTTTATGAATGATTTTAATGAAATCATTTAACCCATTCATTTCATGTTCATGTGATGTATCTACTGATATTAGTAGCGTTTCATCAGAGTATCTAGCTGGAACTCTTATTGATTCATTAGTCCACTTACATAATTTAAATATGGCAACGGATAACTCATTAATATAATATGTATCAACCCAAGCATTACCTAGGGCATCAATTAATTTAAACTTAAATAATTTACCTTTATCGATACTGATAACTGAGTTAGCATGCATTTTGAATATGCGGGCAACAGCTTCACCTTCATTACGGTCTTCTCTAAGAACTTTAGATACGATTAATACTGACCCAACTTTCTTTATTGGGTATATTTTATCAACAGCATTATCAACATTAGGCATCCAGATAACTAAATCATAGATTTCAGCTAACTTAGCAGCATTTTGTAGGTCTTCAATTGACCCACCGTTAATTAAATCAGCATTCAATAATGTCTCATCCATTTGGCTAACAATATTAGATGCTTTCGGTGTACCAAAATCACCACCAACGATTAATACTTTCATATTATTTAATATTTAAATTAATATTCTAAAGCTTTAAGTTTATATTCAACAACTGTTATAACTTCTTCCATTCTAGCACATCTTTCAATCCACCGTTCTTCATCAGCCTCTCTTTCTGAGTTCACCCCATGAAACATAGCATCATGCAACATTCTAGTTGTTGGAACTACTGTTTCGTAATACGTTAATATCGACTGTAAATCAGTAATCGATAATTTCTTTAATTTTTCTTTATTGAAGTGTGCCATAGTTTAGTTTTTTAATTGAAGTTTACCACATATTGTACATATAAACACACCAGCACCATTATCCATAAAATTATGTTTACCATCAACGCATGGACTATAATTTGGTTCCACCGAACCACATAATTGACATAATCTAGGACGTGGTTCATTAATTCCTCTGCTGTAGATGTGACTAGGACAAGTTTGTGGTGTATACTGATATGCTTTTTTAGTACTCAATGAGTCTAACACAGCTTCAGCGATGTCACATAGTTTACTTTCAAGCTTTTCATAGTCTTTTGAACCATGTTCGAATTCACATTGCAACCCGCCAAAGTAGCGATATTGGTCTTTATATTCGTCTTTAACAATATCATTTGCTGGTGTGTAACAGAAATCAAATGTTTTAGATTTAATGAAGATGGTATTACCAGCCACATCAATTGTTATGTTCTTAAAATAGTGTTGTAGATTCATAGATTATTTCTTGATTGATTTAGGTAATTCACCTTTGCTTAATATTTCATTAGCCTTATCAAGCTTATCTTGGAATATCGGAGCATCCTTATATTTTTCTAGTGAATCATCAATTTGGATATTTGATAATTTATGAATAAAACGTCTAGGTAGTTTAACATTTGATAAGTTAATAGCGACCTCGAATAATGGTGCCACTTCTTTTGGTTTTAGACCCGCAAGACCACAACCAATTTCTGTCACAAGAAATGTTAATTCTGGATGGTTAATAGCACATTGAATGAATCTATCAACATATGGTTTAATTTCATCAATACTTAATGTTCTTCTGATTGAGTGGTCTTTTGTTGGAATACCGTAAGTCCTTCCTTGCAAACCATCGGCTTGCCCCCATTTTGCACCAAAGCCAAGTGCTTGTTTTGCAGCACCAGCACCATGTTTCCCACCTTGATTAGAACCGAAAACAAATATTTCATTTTCAGCTAATTTAGTGATATATTCTGGTGATGAATCTAAAATATCCATAATTATTTTAATTTAAAATGCAAAGATATAAAATTTATATTAAAAAAACAAGTTTTTTATTGACTATTTTAAAAAAAAATACGTATTTTTGGTAAAAATCAAACGTATGGAAAGAAATATAAATTTTAATGTTAATTTAACTATGTCCCTAGAGGATATAAAACTATTAGTAACCCTTGAAAAATATAATTATAGAGGTTTTACTGGTGCTGATATCAATGATGAAACTAGACCAATACTGCATGGCTTCATTGCTAAGGGTATCGTATTCAATTCACAAAATGATGCTGGTGATGTTGCGTTATTCTTAACACCACTTGGTGAACAAATTTTAGATAAATATCTTACTAGTATTAAAATTTTACATCATAGAAAAGAAATTTTAGATGAAATTAGTGAAGATATTGCAAAACTTAAAAATGAGAAAACTATCGATGAATTAATGATTCATGATTATTACAAAATAAATCAAAAAATGTATCAACTCACTAGTGATAATGAGAGATTAAGTAATTCATCTTTAATCCAAATTTTAAATCCTAACCCTATTGAATTTGAAAGTGATGGTGAAATGGAAGAATGTGTTATGGTGGGATGTAATGACGGAGTTCTTATTACTGGCCGTCAAGGTTATGGAGGACCAGACAAGTATACAGTACATAACCCATTGGCATATGAACCTACTAGTAAACTTAATATTAATATTGATGGTACTGTTGGTCTGGGTGACACAACACCAAATGCTTTACTACAAGTAAAACGTAGTTCATTAGATTAAAAAGAAAAGGAGGTAATTTACCTCCTTTTTTATTACTTAACCGTAGCGTTCTTACTCCAGAACGATTTTTTTTAAATTAACTGATATTTATAATTAAATATTATGATAACTAAAACACAAAATTTCATATTAAAAGCAAAGCATATTCATGAAGATAAGTACGATTATTCATTAGTTGAGTATAATGGTTCTTATTACAAAGTTAGTATAATATGTAAAATACATGGAATATTTAAGCAATCACCAAATAATCATTTAAATGGGCAAGGCTGTGCTATTTGTGGTCGAATTAAAACACAAGCTAAACAAATGTCTAATGTTAATGATGTTATAGCTAAAGCAAAATATATTCATAAAAATAAATATGATTATTCATTAGTTCAATATAAAAATGAAAAAAGTAAAATAAAAATAATATGCCCAACGCATGGTATTTTTGAACAAACACCTGATAATCATATTAATAATAAAACTGGGTGTCCAAGTTGTAGTTGTAATAAAAAATTAACACCATTAGAGTATATTACAAAAGTAAATTTAATTCATAAATCCAAATATAATTATTTAATTATGAATTATTGTGGTGTGAATAAGAAAATAAAAATAATATGCCCAATTCATGGTGTGTTTGAAATTAAAGCCTCTCACCACGCTAGCGGTGTTGGTTGCTCTAAATGTTCAAATAAACATAAATATACTACCAATGAATTTATCATTGAGGCTAGTAAAATTCATGGAAGTAAATATAGTTATAAATTGTCTGAGTATTTAAATGCGAAAACTAAAATAATTATTACTTGTCCAATGCATGGTGATTTCATGCAATCACCAACATCACATTTAAGTGGTAAAGGATGTCCAACATGTAATGAAAGTAAAGGTGAAAAAGCGATTAGAAATTACTTAAATAAACATAATATTAGCTTTATTCCTCAACATAAATTTAATGATTGTAAAAATATTAAACCATTGCCGTTTGATTTCTATCTTCCAGATTATAATACATGCATTGAATACCAAGGTGAACAACATTATAGACCAATTAAACGTTTTGGTGGTGTTAATGCTCATGAAAAATTAAAAGAAAACGATAACATTAAAAAAGAATACTGCGAATCACACAATATTCTTTTGATTGTCATATCAAATATAAATGAAGTGATTTATAATTTAAAAAAATTAATCATAAAACCGTAGCATTCTTACTCCAGAAATCTACTGATGCCAAATACTTTTCTTTATTCAATGGAACTCCAGAACCACCACACATCACACCTTGAAGACTTAATATTTCTCGAATATCTTTATTGCATACACCTTCGTCTGGCACTTCTATTAAATTAGCAATTTCATCAACACCTTTTTCTATTAACCCCATTATCTGTTCAACAGCTATCTTTTGAAATTCTTCAGTGTTATATCCAGCATTCCTAATCATAGTCTCTGGCTTCATATGCTCTTCATTAGGATGAGATTGACCAAGAATGGCAACAATACCCCAATCAGCATCAAAACCGAATATTTCAGTAGCATTATCCTTACCTTTAGATTCAATTTCAATTTGTTCTTTTGAATAAAGGACCAGTACCAACCACTCAGCTATTGGTTTACCAAGAGGTAATTCCAACCAGCGAGAGAATATTGGTAATTCATCATCAGTTCTAGGTGAATAACCACTTCTTAAATACTGATAATTCTCAAGGGTAATAGGCATTGAACCGACCTTGACATCTGTAAAATTTGGTACAACTAATAATTTACAAAATGGAGCATATCCCTCTATAATTCTTGCATTACCAAGAATCGTTTTAAAATGATTATCACCATTTAATTTAATAATAGTATTCATATCTTCAAGGCATCCAAATCCAGTAGTTAGTATCGCTGTAAATTCTTCAATAGTCATATTCAATACCTTAGTACCACCAAAGTTTTTATCAAAATGTCTGTATGCGAAATCGGTTACTTTAATATTCATTTGTTTAAGTTTTTATAACAGTTTTTAATTTACGAAAATCACAATCATCACACCACTTATCATCAAAAGGCGAACATTTTTGTAATGATGTTGCAGTACATTCAGTTTTATCTAAAAATTCATATTTAGCTAATGTTAATTTCTGAATCAGTAATATTTTCATTGCGGATTACATCACCTTTATACTTTTTTATTTTCACTTTGCTATTAAAAATGCCTTTATTATATGATTTTCCATCCCTGTAATATTTTCTACTACTACCACTACTACCAGCACCTAACGATATACCAGCAAATAGACCACCATAGATGATGATTGCTGCAACAAATTCTCTTCCAATGATGATAAGTAAATCCCAAAAGAATTGACCGAATGTTAACGTGCTAAAGTTATGTACTATGTCCCAAAGGCCATATACCAACATATATACTCCCAAAAAAAACCCACTAATGATAGCGACTGCAATGATTAAAATACCTAAAATTTGTCTCATAATTTAAATGATTTAATGTTATTATTATTATTATTATTATTATTATTATTATTATTGTTATTAATATTTTCAACTCTACGTGGGCACCAATCTGGAATTGGAACCTTATCATGCCATTCAACGGAAGTCATTACTGCTCTTCCAGCCATATCATTACAGTTCCAATCCTCCATACTGTCCCAACCATCACTAGACCATTGATTTGATGTGTAGTGTGCTGAGCAAAATGAACAATTACTAATGTTAGATACGATTTGTGTCATTATTTTTTATTTAATATTGGTAATAATTTTCTTTTAACGATGTCAATGGTTGCAATAACATTACGAGCATCCTCATCAGTAAATAGACTTTGTTTACCCTTATTATGGATTCTAGCTACAATATTCTTCAATTCATTACCAGCAAGCATGGCACGCTCATTCTCGGTCATTTTACCCCTACTCTCAATCTGCTTTTTAAGTTCAGACATCGGAATGCGTCTCTTAACATTCTTATACCTTTCAACCTTATTCTTAGGTTTAGTAATTAAATTATTATACTCTTCAATGTAATTATCATCAGCTTTAATGATATCATTGAATATTGATTCGACATAATTAGTTGCCTCATCACCAAACATATTTTGTTTAATTAATAAGAAATACTTCTTGAAATCATCACCATATTCATTAGTGAAAATAACACCAATTCGCTTATTCTCTTGGATAAGCAACATGGTAGTGAATAAATCAAATTCATTTATTTTTACTTCATTATCGATTATTGCCATTATCTTTAAATTTTAATTTGATGCAAAGATAATACAATTTATTTAAAAAACCAAACTTTTTTACATAAAAAAAGCCCCATTATTTTGGGTCCTATCTTATTGGGCTACTGCCATCGCTTTTCCAGCTTTATTTACAATGTTTTTAATTTTAATTAATTCATCCAGTGTAAATTCATAATGACCTTCACCATTAGACATTTTTTCTCTATTTAATTTTTTTCTGAACAATGACCTTGCCGATGCATTATCAGAATCTGACCATAATTGGCGAATAACTTCAGCATGATTAATCATAGGATTGTTCAATACTGAGGAAACTGAAGCATATAAAGCTTTTCCACCCTTTTCATCAGAATTAAGAGCTACACCAACATCAGAATCCTTTTGTGGTTCCTCAGTTTCTGGTTTCTTAATATGTGGCTCTGGTTTCCTAGGAGCTGGATTATTATTAGTTTCTTCCTTTTCTTCTAAAAAGCTTTCTCTTAACTTTAGTCTTAATTTTTCTTGAATATCTTTCATGGCAATATCATTTTCATATAAATATCCAAAAAAATAGTAAAATTAATCCTCAGAGTCGAATAATTCATTTAAACGTCTAACTCTATCATCTGGGTTTAATAGCAATAACCAATCAATTGATGACATGTAAGCTGAAAAATTACTAAATGCCAATGGTTCAGAAGCTTCAGCTATTCTTAATGCTGGCTCTTTCTTCAATTCAGAATACATATCATATTGTAAATCAACAATCTTATTCTGAATCTTAATTACTTCATCATTAAACCACGGATATATTATTTCATATACTTCATCTGCATTTAAATTACCGAATATTGATATTAGCTCAGAAATTAAATCACCAGGGTTTAACTTCTTACCATTCGCTAGGTCAAAAATGAAGATACTAGTTAATCCAGTAAGGATAAACCGATAATTTCGTTTAACATATTTTAATATAATCTCTTCCATTGAATTTATTCGATATCAATATAAGTATCTGGTAATGTTATGAAATCCCAGTACTTTGCAGCGTTTTCAGTCATTCGAGTGTATATTACTTTTTCTCTAATCCATTCACTGTATATAGTATGAGCTAACATTTTGTCCAATCCGAATGTTTCACTTAATAATGCAGTAATTTTATCCGAATCAAAATATTTTGTTTTACTAGTATCAGAATCGTGTAAACCTAAATCATTCTTCTTGAAAATATAAACCATCGAACCTTTTACCACAACATATGAATGCCGTTCAATCAGTCGAACCGCTTTATAATATAATTGAGCTGGGATGCCTAGACATTCCAACTCAATATATCTTTTTTTAATTAATAAATTTCGCTCATCTTGTTTCATTATTCTTGGTAATGAACAGCCCAATTATTAGAAATGGCTTTACGTTGAAGTATCTTAATTGAATTATCCCTTATCTGTCTGATTCTCTCACGACTTCTTTCTAAGATTACACCAATCTCAGCCAATGTTTTTGGCTTTTCACCAGTTAAACCATATGATAGTATGATTACCTCACGCTGAACTGGTGATAATACACTAAGCATTTTCTTAATTTTTTCAGTTTCATCTTCGGAAGTTAAGATGTAATCAGTTAATTCGCAGTTATTATCTGCTGTGATATCAACCAATGTACTACCATCCTCATCAAGTTTAAAGTCTAATGATTTAACTTTAGTTTGATTGATTTCATAGATTTGCTGAAGCTTATCTAATGTGATAGTACCTTCCAACAATTCGAAAAGTTCATCTTCACTTGGTTCACGATTAAATTTAATCTCAAATTTATTTTGAGCATTTCTAACCTTATTAGCATCCATCAGTTTATTATTAGGAATCCTAATTAAACGGCCGTAATTGCTTTTATAAACCATAATACTTTGTCTAATCCACCATACCGCATACGAAATGAATTTAAATCCAGTGCTTGGGTCAAACTTTTTAGTTGCACTGATTAAACCCTCATTTCCTTCATTTACCAAATCTTCTAATTTACACCTATCATCCACAAATAATTTTGCAACACTTACCACAAATCGTAAGTTAGATGTAATTAATATTTCATGCGCTACTTTATCACCATTAATTGCTCTTTCAGCATACATTAATTCTTCTTTAGGTGTTAATAATGGATATTTACTGATATCTTGTAAATATCTTTTAAATGCCTCTGAATCGTGCACTGTTATTTTAGGTGTAATAACCAAAGTTTTCATCATAATTATTTCGTTTTAATATTTAGTTCTCTATTTAGGTCTCGTTTTTTAATTGTGTTATAAACTAATGAATATAGCGTCAAGATTATAAATTTAAATTTTTAACACTTTTTAATAAATCTTTTTCTAATAAACTAATTCTTTTGTCATATAGTTTCTTACCTTTAACTAATGCGATTTTAATTTTAACCAATCCCTTTTTATTAATGAATAGTGAGAGTGGTACGATAGTTAAGCCACCAATTTTAATCTCATTGGTTAATTTGCTTAGCTCACGTTTAGTTAATAGTAGTTTCCTATCTCTTAATGATTCAACATTGTTATATGTACCTTCTTTATATTCAGAAATGTGCATATTTTTAATGAATAACTCATTTTTAGTAAATTGACAATATGATTCTTTGATTGATACTTTGGTATTCCTAATGGATTTAACCTCTGGACCAACCAATTGAATGCCAGCAATAAATTCCTCGATTATATGATACTCATACTTAACTTTCCTATTTTCAGAAATAGTTTTATTATTTTCACTAACAATTTTCATATCAATTTTAATTTATTATTAATTTCAAACCAATCTACCATTGTCACACCACCAAAAGTAAACTCAGTTCTTAATTTTAAGATTTGCGTTTCTGTTATCATATTATGGTTTTTTTATTGGCTTCGCCTTTGTGGGTTATTAAAATGTTGCTCTTTTTTTAATTTTTTCATTTTGTTTATCTTCTTTCTCTTTGTCTAAAATTAATAATAATTGATGAGCTATCAAATATAAAAGATATATTAGAAATTATTTAACTCGTGGAAAGCTTTTTTATTCGTCAATAATAGTTTATCAGTGTCCATTTAATTCAAATTCTTTTTAAACACGTCATCATATTTTTCTTTTGCACTACTGCTGAATAATTTCCAAACAATATACATTAAAAATACTAATGACAGTACAATTAATACTAGTTTCCATAAGAAACAAAATAACATTATTAAAATTGCCATGGCCAATGCGGCCCAAAATAAAGTTTTCATAATTAATTTAATTTAAGGTTTTATTAAATAAGCTAGTACCGAATCCCAATCTGGAAATCGTTTACTACCAAAGAAAATTTGTTCCCACTCGGGTTTTAATAACCCTTTTTGTACACAATCATCAATCAAATACCTACCACGTGAAAGCGTTTTATCTACACATATATGTAATTTATCACATTCAGCCAAACCAAGATGCTTTTCAACCCATAACCTTTTTTCCATATAACATAATGGATTATTAACTGAGGGTGCCGTCAGCAGAATAACATTGTATTGTTCTTTAAGCTTAAAATAAGCCTCAACAGCACCATCAATCGGTTCCAGATTTTCAAAAAACTTTAATTGAGATTGTGGGTAACTGATATTTGGGTTTTTATACCTAGCTAAAATGAATGCATGATAATAATCACACATAGTATCATCTAAATCAATATTACAAATCTCTTTCTCTAATTTCATTTATATAATTATAAGTTAATATTCAGTATTAAGCAGTGAACTATACATAGTTCTTTCAGTTGCTTCAACAATTTTATCCTCTCTCCATTCCTCGTAAAAGGCCCGAATAATTGCTTCAGTATCATAGCACATTATTAGTGCTCTATAAAGTTGTTCCCAAGTTAATTCAGTGCCATAAGCATCAACCACTTTCCAATCAACCATTGTTAATATAACATCACAATTTTTTAAAAAATCGTAAACATGACGGGCCAAATCTCTTCTAAGCCTATAGTACCAATCTTTAACGATTTCATACGTATTGCAGAAATTAAAAACATTTAAAACTTCGTAATAAACATCAGAATAAACATCAGAATATTGCTCACTAAACCTATTAAAAATTACAGTTCTAGCACCATCAATACGAACATCGTAATGTCTATACAAATATTTTAAAATATATTGTTCCTCAGTCATGTTCCAATTGCAAAACTATAAAAAAAAATTGACAATTCCTAATAAAATTACAACTTTATCTTATTATCCTCAAACTCAGCGATTAATTTAATCCTACTCCTACGATGAATACCACGTATGGTTGATGCCTTCATCTTCAATTCAACAGCAATATCCTTCAATTGAATGGAATCAATTACGTGTCTATTGAAAATAGTCCGTTCCAAATCATTCAATTTAGTATCAATTAATTTCAACATCAATTCAGCATCTACTTGTTGACTATCCTCAAGTTCTTTCTCATTATAGTAACTTAATGATTTATTAGCAATGTCAACCTGACATTCATCACAATAATTTAATGCAATATTCTTTTTAACACTCTTACGCCTATATTTATCAATGCAAAAGCATTTGAATAACATATAAGCCCAAGTGATAAATGCACCTTTTTCTGGGTCAAATTTATCTAAATTATTGAATAATTTAATATAAGCTTCTTGGCACCAATCACTAGCTTCATGAGAATCATTCGCATATTTGTAACATACGATGAATAATGTACTATATGTCTTACGATATAATTCATAAAATGCTGAATGTTCACCAGCAATAGCTGATTTAATTACAGAATAGTCAATTAATATAGTGTTTTTATATTCCATATTAATTATATTTAGATAATTCGAACGCCCTTCTATCCAAAGAAACGCTCTTAACTTTAACCATTATCTCATCACCGAGTTTTAATTTATACCCACTACTACCAACAACGCAATAGTTTGATACATCTGATGTGAATTGTTCATCGGGAATGATATCACCCAATCTCATCAATCCCTCACATTTAGAATCAGCTAATTCAACAAATACACCGCTTTCAATTATACCAGTTACCACACCCATGAATATCTTACCAACTTTATCAGCCATATATTCAGTTTGTTTGTATTTAATTGATTCACGTTCGGCTTTCTGAGCTTTACGTTCTCTTTCAGATAAGTGAGAACATTTACCTTCTAATCGATTACCATTAACATTAAACTTGCTATCTAAGTACCTAGTTAATAATCTATGTACCATTATGTCTGGATAACGTCTAATTGGTGATGTGAAATGACAATAATCTTGAAACCCTAAACCATAGTGACCAACATTATGTGTTGTGTAGGTTGCTTTAGACATTGTACGAACGATTAATCGGTTAACCATATTTTCCAATGGTTTACCCTCAAGCTCTTTAATTATTTTTTTAAAACTAGCTTTAGTATCAGCTGGGTTTTTAGTATTAACTTTTAAATCGAATTGAGCTAAGAATGTTTTTAATTCTTCAATCTTTTCATCATCTGGTAACTCATGAGCTCTGTTCACCATCGGTAAACCATTCAATCTAGCGTATTCAGCTACTTTTCTATTAGCTAATAACATATATTCCTCAATCAAATTATTAGAATCCAATGATTCCTTCACAATAATTTTAACTGGTTTCTTGTTTTCATCTAATTCGAATTTAAAGCTAGGGCTTTTCATTTCAATAGCACCTTTACTTATTCTAATAGCTCTCATTTTCTTAGCTAAATCATTTAGTATTACTAAATAATCACCTAAGAATGCACCTGATGGGTCACTAATAAATCTATTATCATCGCCACGGTCAATACATTCTTGTGCGCTTTCATATGTAAACCTATGTCTAGAACATATTACAGTTCTACCCATCCAAGTGTTCATAATTTTAGCATCCTTATTCATTGTCACAACCACTGAGAAACATAACCTATCTTCAAATGGTTTCAAAGAACAAATGTCATTCGACAAATATTCTGGAATCATTGGTATCACTCTATCAACTAGATAGATTGATGTACCACGTGAATATGCCTCAGCATCGATAGATGTTTCTGGTCTTACGTAGTGAGACACATCAGCAATATGAATACCAATTTCATAACAACCCATATCAACTTCTCTGAATGATAATGCATCATCAAAGTCTTTAGCATCAACAGGGTCAATCGTGAATGTAGGTACTTTACGGAAATCTCTTCTCTTTTTAATTTCACGTTCAGTTATCTCTCTACTGATACCTTCAGCTTCGTCCAATACATCTTGTGGGAATTCGGTTGGTAAACCATATTCTTGGATAATTGCATGCATTTCAACATCATTATCACCAGCATCACCTAACACTTCAACAATCTTACCTAATGGACATTTATCTTGTGGTCTCCACTCGATTAATTCAGCAATAACTTTCTGACCATTTGTGGCTCCATTTAAGCGTGTTAGAGGCACGTAAAAGTCAACTGATAGTTTTCTATTATCTGGACGAAAAAATGCGAAATTATCGCTTATATCAATCCTACCGACAAATTTATCTTTGTATCTCTTAACAACTTTTATAACTTTAGCTTCTAGAGGTCTATCTTGAGACTCTATAACTTTTATTTCAACCGTATCTAAATGTAACGCTTGATTAATATTTTCTTTTTGAACATAAAGGTCCTTAGCCATTTCATCCGATTGGAAATATGCTGACCCACTTAAATTCAATGTAATTTTACCTTTATAGGTATCCCCTACTTTTATCATACTTTTTTTTTTATTTTAATTCCATTGTTTACCTGATGGTTTTTCAACTGTTCACCCAGTATATGCATCATATTTATAATAAAGATTATCTATATCATAAAGTCTTCTATTTATCTCTTCAAGTTTAGCTAACTGAAGGTCACGGTTTAATTCTGGCGTTGTTCCGTTAAATAAACCATTACCATAAGGAGCTTCATCATCATCGTCATCACAAACATCACCTTCTTGATTAACTAATATATCATCTAATGTGATACCACTATCAAATGGTTTTGACATTCCAACTATTACTAGTTTATTTTTAAAACATTTAGTATATTCAAATATAAAATACTCAACGATTATATTATGGTTGAATCTAATAGTTATTTTTTCACTAGCACCATCAATATCCGACCAATCAATGTTATTATCCGTACAAAAAATCAACTAATATAGTTAAATTAGGGTGTACTTCATTAATTTTATATTTTAACGTAACTTGATATTCGTTAATATTATTATTAGAGTTAAACACACCCATTTCAACATGTGATACATCTTTAAAAATATTATCACCACCGAAATGAATGATACAATCCTCGAATGATATTAAATCAGAACATTGTGCCTTATCAGTCAGTAGTTTAAAACCTTCCCAAAATCTGGTTACACCATGCTTTTCAAAGATTTCTTTAATACTTTTATCTCTTTCTTCACTAGATGCATTCATTTTCAACTATGTACTTTTTCGCTTCTTCATATGTCATACCTTCTGACATACGTTTTCTTAGGATGTAAGCACCTAGGCATACGCAGTTTTCACTAGTACCCCATGGTTCACTAGTTTTATGACATGGGCAGAATTCAACGTGGAAATTAGAATTTTGATTAAGAATTGCATCATCCAATTCCAATCTGATTTGTTCTTTCCTTGCTTTATTTTGTGCTCTAACCATTACAATGCTAGCCATTAATGAATTCAATTCATCTTCAGTCATTTTTAAAACGTTAGTAAAACGTTCATTTTGTGATAATATACCAGAATACATTGCTTTTTGGAATTTTAATCCATCAATGATTGATAATTTATTTTTACCACCAGTTTCAGCATTACCATCCAATGAGAATTCATCATCAGCGATTGTTGTTAATTTTTTTAATTGAGCATTAACATCTTTTAAATCATCAATAGTTTTAGTAGTTTCAGATTCCAAAAAGTTTAGCAATAATTGCAATTTCATTTCCATTCTTAATATTTTTTTTTAATTATGTTATTTTCCGTTATGTAAAAATACCTAACGAGTTTTTGAGCAAATATTGGGTTATATCCAAAAGCACCACATAAAAATGAACTTTCAGAAAAAAAACAAGTGTTATTTGATAAATTTATCGCAATACATTCGTTATCAGAAACCCAGTTTTCCCATGTCATTTCTGGGTCTACTTCTTTCCACGTATCAATAGCAATAAATTTAATGTACTTATAATTTTTTTGATATTCGCTTTCTATTTCACTCATGTACAAATATAATAAATTTTAATGTATAATGCAAGGAATATTAAAGATATTTTGAATTGTAATAAGTTTCTGGCGTATCATTTAATAATATCTTCAAATCACCTAAAATTAATTCATTTATTTCTTTTTTCAATTTTAATTTACACCCCATTAATTTAATTGCTTCATATGTGCGATTAGGAAATAAACTAATTAATTCATTTTTAGTTGAATTTTTATACGTTTTAATTAATAAATTAATTTCTTTTTGACTCCATTTTATCATTTTGGTATTTATTTAGATTGTTGTTATCCTTTTAATATACCTTGATATTGAAAAAATCAACTTACTATAAAAATAAATTTGATAATTGAATGAACCCGCATATATTCCAATTTTTCTCATTATTCAAAATTTAGTTTAGTTTTACAATACTCAAAAAAGGTTAAACCACTCTTAGTTAAATCATCAAACATAAACTTAGCATAACCCATATATTTACCAATAGCGTTCATATCTAACTGCATTGGCGAATCATCAATACGACCATTTAATTTATAAAATGTCATTGTCGCATACTTTTCAGCAAATCGTTCTTCTTCAATTAAATGATTTAAAAAATCCTCATATACTGTAATAGCACCAACTAAACTATCAATAGCATCAACACCTATTTTACGAATTCTAAGATAGTGACCAATCTCATGTAAAATAATATGATATTGATTAACCAATGAAACGTATCTGATTTCATTTAAATTTAATATGATACTAATTGGGTTAGTAGCGGCAAATGCTCTAGAATATGGTGGTGGAAATTTATACGCCTTAATTGGTATGTTCTCTTTATCAATTAAATCCACCAATCCAGTGAAATTTAAATTATCAGCATTACCTAATGAAATTAAGTAATCTCTAACTGAAATATCTTCATTCATAATTTAAAACATTAAAAATTTAAGTACCATTAATTCGTTTAATAGCACTTTTGCAAAGATACATATATTTATTTAATATAACAAGTATTTTTAAACTTATTTTTATGAAAATTTTTAGTCAAGAAGAAATTAATGAAATTATTAGATTATACACTATTGATATGTTAGGTACACCAACGATTGGTAAAAAGTTTAATATCAGTAAAAGAACCATCAATAATTTATTAAATAAAAATAATATTATTATTGGTAAATCTGGTGGTAAATTTAAGGGTGGTAAAAAAATATCTGATAAAAAATATCGTGAAAAAAATAAAGAAAAAGCTAAAAAATACCAAGAAAACTATCACCCTATATATTATCAAGAAAACAAAGAAATGCTAATTGATAAACATAAAACATATCGTGAAAATAATAAAGAAAAAGAGCAAATACGACATAAAATATATCGTGAAAATAATGCAGATAAAATTAAAATATATCGAATTTCGTATAAAGAAATTAGAAATTTAAAACATATTGAAAAAATGAAAATAAACCCACTTTATAAATTAAAACATAATATTCGAGGTTTAATAAAAAATGGATTTAAAAGTAAATATTATATTAAACAATCTAAAACACAAGATATTTTAGGTTGTTCGTTTGAAGAATTTAAACTACATCTTGAATCACAATTTGAAAATTGGATGAACTGGGATAATTTTGGTAACTCTATTGATGGTATTATTGAACCAAATAAAACTTGGGATATTGACCATATTATTCCAATATCTTTAGCTAAAACAGAGGAAGATATAATTAAATTAAACCATTTCACTAATTTACAGCCGCTATGTAGTTATGAAAATCGTTTCATTAAACGAAATAAATTACTAAAAACATAAATAATATTACAGTCACACCAATAATAAACCCATTGAAAAAATCAGCTGGGCTAAATTTAATAATTGTTTTTTTATTGTAATTATCTAATAGTGAACCATATATCCGTTTGGAGCAGCTTCCAATTAGTTGCATTGTGATGGGTCCATGAGCATTTATCGTTTGCCTTAGGGCTCCATTAATCTTATTTAATTCAATCTTCTTAACTCTTCTTAACTTCTCAATGGTATTCAAGTTATCCTTTTCATACTCATCGAAAATAGCTATTAATTGTTCGATATCTTTTTTAGAGAATTCATTAACAAGCTTTTGTTCCAATCTACCTTTTCTGGTTCTTATTACATTAAACATTTAGTTCTTTTATAATAAATATCCTAATCTAATTCTAAATGACTAGTTATTTTATCAATTTCATCAGCCCAAAATGGACCAATTCCAACGCAAGTATTTGTTGGATTACCTTTAAATTCAGTCAACCCAGCATCAGTGATTAAAATTGATGGGATTTTAGCTGATTGTGCGGCCGCATAAATGCTTAATAGTTCAGCTTCATCTTTACATTTAACAACAATTTTAGTGAATCGGCCATTTAACCAATTGTCCCAAGCACCACCTTTTTTAAGATGTAATATGAATTTACATGGGTCAAGTGTGCGCATAGCATTAACTAATACCGCAACTGAAGCATGGGCAACTTGTGCACCATATTTACCACGTCTAACCTTTAAATCATTCCTCCAAACTAAAACCATTTTTGTTTTCCTATTTTCCATAATAAAATTAAGATTTATATGTTTGATTATCTTTTAAAATTCGTCTTATCAAATAAATACTAATATTAAACATTTCAGATAATTGTTTAGTAACTTTAAAACCATTATTTTTATATTCACTAATAATTTCGTTAATGACTGCATTATCAAATTCAACATAATTTGGATTCCCACTTTTCAATTTACTATTTGACATTAAAATTCTACCATTTTCAGTAATATCAGTACGCTTACCATTAATATCTAATCTTTTTTTACAACTAGAACTAATTAATTTTTTAAATGAATCAGTTTTATAATAACTATTTTCTGATTGTTTTTTTTTAATTTCATTAGCTTTAATTTCACCATATCTTTCAACATAATTTAATTTTAATTGCTCAATCATTTTATTTGCTTTTTCTTCACCCCAACGCTCAACAAGTGTTTTATCTTTTTGAAAATCAGATAATTTTTTACGCTGTTCATTAGTAAGTGGCTTGCGAATTTGTTCTTTTGATTTTTCACCAATAATTCGTTTAGTTTCTTCACTATGCTTCCAGCCACTACAACCATGACCACCTTTAGTTGAATTATATCCTTCACCAATAAAAGTATTGTATTTTTCAATATAATAAATTTCTAAATAATTTAAATCATCAACCGATACAACCCCCTCCAATACTTCCCATTCAAAATTATCAGGTCCATATTTTTTAATTGCACGATGAAAATGATATTTTGACCCACGCAATGCATTTTTAATGTGTTGATTTTTACGCTCTTCTAATGTTTTAATGGTCTGACCAATATATTTCAATCCATTAATTTTGTTTGTTACTAAATAAATTACCATATTTATATGTTTATATATAAATATAATGAATATTCTAAAAAGTCAAAGTATCATTACCCCACACAATGACTTGTTTAACTTTTTTATTTAAAATAAATATCTTTATATAAATCGATAAAATAATTCCCAATATAATAAGCCAAATCTTCACTTTTTAAATAAAGGGCCGAGGGAACAATCATATCACTAATATTGTAATCAGTGCTATAACAGGAAAACACACCGCTATTTTTATTAAAATAAGCGAAATATTTCATTTGAGAGTCATTATCCCAATCTGGATACCAGCCTTCATTTAATGCTTCGATAATTATACTTAATTTATAATAAGCAATTAAATGTTTATCTTTAAGCAATTTTAAGTCAATTGGTATTATATTAAGTTTAATACAAGCATCTTCAAACGAAGTAACACCCAATTTTTCACCAAAAATATATAAATTAGCTTTTATTATTTTATTTCGTTCATTTAAATCGCCAACGCCTAAAATATCAAATATTTCATCTGAGTTTTTAATTGATATATAACTGAACTTTTCTTTAATTGTGGTAATCCACCCATCAAAAGTTTGGTGTGGATTATAAAAATCTGGTTTCATTTATATGTTTTTTAAGTAAATGTTTTCCGTTACAATGTTTAATCCAACCATTATATGATGCAAATGACTTTTTATTAGGATTATTTTTCATCATCCGAATGAAATTTATTTTAATACCTTTTCGTAATAATATATGGGTATGATAAAATTTATACCCAACAAAATCAACACCTCTATCTTTAACTGGAAATATCTGATAATTAGATTTTATTTTTAATAATAGTTTAGATTCAATATACCACTTAATATCACCTAATAATTTATGTAATTCACTTTTACTAGATGAGAATATTACCATATCATCAGCATATCTAAAATAATATTTAACTAATTTTTCTTCTTTTAACCAATGGTCAAAATATGTTAAATATAAATTAGCAAAATACTGACTAGTATAATTACCTATTGGTAGACCATCCGTTGAATCAATAATCTCATCTAATAACCATAATAAATCACTATCTTTTATTTTTCGTCTAATTATTGATTTTAGTATATCATGACTAATACTAGGATAAAATTTACTAATATCTAATTTTAAACAATATTCAGTATTTTCAATATCTTTTAATGATTTTTTAACCGCATTAGCGGCACCATGTATTCCCCTACCTTTTATGCAACTATAAGTGTTACTAGTAAATATATTTACAAATATCGGTTCCAAAATATTCATAATCGCATGATGGATAATTCTATCTGGATAATATGGTAAGGAAAAAATTAAACGTTCTTTACCCTCATTTATAATAAAGGTTTTATATTTAGATGTTTTAAATGTTTTATTAATTAATGATTCATGTAATCTTAAAATATTTAAATTTCTATCTTTATCAAATGAAATAACATCACATCTATTTTTCTTACCTTTTCTAGCTTTAGAATCAGCCAATTCTAAATTTTCAATAGATATTATTTTATCATATAAATTATTAAATCGTTTCATCCCTTTGTTATTAATAGTTACGGTCTCTAATGATACTAGCACCTATTTAAAATTTAAATTTTTTACCATGTTGGTAAGGTTTATGTTATTAAGTAAGATTTAATAACAAGTTGCTGAGGGAACATTCATATTACTATTATTGTAATTAGTGTTATAATATGAAAACACACCGCTAATAACATAAACCAGAATTTTACATATAAAGTATCTCATACTCTCTAAGCGCAATTTTAATAGCATGTTTAGCTAATCCTTCGCTTTTTAAATAAAGGGCCGAGGGAACATTCATATTACTAATATTGAAATAAGTGTAATAATATGAAAACACACCGCTTTTAATTTCAAACCAATTATAATATTTATAATCATTTTTAGTAAAATCTGGATACCAACCTTCATTTAATGCTTTAATAATCGTTTTTAATTTTTTATATGCAATATCATTTGGTGTATCATATTGTAAACTAAATACTCCGTTCTGGTCTACATTAAGAACATTACAAGCATCCTCAAATGACTTAACTCGCTCAATAATGTTTTTTTCTTGTTTGAAAAACTTAGATAAAACAATTTTTTGTTTCTCATCTGATGCTGCAAACATTTCATTTACTTCATTCTCAGTGAATTCAATGAACTCATCAAAATGATTCCGACTAGCATATTCTTCCAATTTTTTTTTCCAACTAAAACATGCAATGTCATGTATTAATTTTAAATTTTTTCTAGATATTTGTTGTGTTTTCATAATTTAATTATTTAATTTAATGCAAAGATATAAAAAATATTTTAATCTACCAAATAAAAATACAACTATTTTTTTGGTATTGGTTTAAGCATAATAATTAATCTAGTACCTTCAAAAACTGGGGTTTTTTCAGCGATACAAACACCAGAGAGTTCATTAATCACTTTCTCTAATATTTGATACCCGAATTCTTTATGAGACATTTCACGGCCTTTAAAAAAGACTGAGGTTTTAACTAAATTACCTTTAATTAACCACTCCTTAGCATGTTTAAGTTTAAAATTTAAATCATTCTCATCGATAGCTGGTCTTAATCTTAATTCTTTAACCTCAACCTTAACTGGTTTCTTCTCAGCTTTTTTCTTTTCGTAAATATATTTTTCAAAATCAACTACTTTACAGATTGAGATTTCTGGATTATTAGCATTTATTTCTAATAAATCTAGGTCTAGGTCATCAGCAATTTTAATAGCTTCTTGAAGTGAGTAAATACCCACAGTTACATTATCACCAACAAGTCTAACTTGTTTAGCTCTAATATCGGAATTGATTTTATACCGATTAAATTTATTTTTTTCTTTCATTTAATTTTTTAGAAATTATTATTTAAATACAAAAGTATAAAAATAAATACAATAATGCAAATTATTTATTTTTTTTATAATTTTATTATATTTATAAGTATAAACAAATTATAACATATGGAAAAAAATAGGCAGCGGTCACGTAAAAATGATGAAAATAAAACAGATTCAATGACAATTAGAATTGAACCTAAATTAAAAGAGCAATATTTGAAATTTTGTGAAGATAATGGATATTCATATGGAAAACGGTTGAGATTATTAATTAAAAAAGATTTAGATAAATGAGTAAAAAATTAACAATTGATGAGATAATTAATAAAATTATTGATAATGATTACGATTTTTCACAATCAAATTATGTATCATTAGATAAAAAAATAATCGTAATTGATATTGACGGGTTTGAGCATTTAATAAGACCAGATAGTTTATTAGTTGGAAATAAATTAAATATTAAAAGTGTTATCAATAAAGAAAATTATTTAATTAAAAAATTTAATAAAATTCACAAAAATTTATTTGATTATTCTAAATTCACATATATAAATTCTGACACTAAAATTGATATCATATGTCAGACCCACGGTATTTTTAAACAAACTATTAATAATCATTTAAGAGGTAAAGGATGTCCTAAATGTAATGGTAAAAATAAAAGTAATAATGATATTATCAATGAGTTTAAATCAACTCATGGTAATAAATACAATTATTCAAAAGTAACATATAGTGGGATTAAAAATAAAGTAATTATTATATGTCCAAAACATGGTGAATTTAAACAATCACCAGAGGAACATATTAAAGGTTGTGGATGTCCAATCTGTAAAGAATCTAATGGTGAACGTAAAATTAGGTTATTTTTAGAATCAAATAATGTTTCATATATACCACAACATAAATTTAATGATTGTAAAAATATATTAAGTTTACCATTTGACTTCTATTTACCTGATTATAATACATGTATCGAATATCAAGGTGAACAGCATTATAGACCTATCGAATATTTTGGTGGTATTAAACAATTCAATAAACAAATAATTAATGATAAAATAAAAATGGAATATTGCCAAAACAACAATATTCCATTAATAATGATTAAATATGGTGAAAACATATTTGAAACATTAAAAAAATTTTCTAATATTTAAATGTTGTGAAATCGCCATTGGAAAATGTGATTAATTGAGCCTTACCATCTTGATGTATTATACAATGTGTTTGAGACCAACTACTTGGGCCTTCATTATACCCCACTCTAAGGTTTGTTGATGTTCCAACTTGTAGAACACCATCCTTTCTACCGCAACTATGGCTATGTCCAATAATCATCTTAGTATTTAATCTTCTAAATTGTTCTAATGAACCCCTAGAACCATTAGCACCTACATCACCATGTTGAGCTAATTCCCATTTTTTAACTACATAACTATCTGAGCGATTTAACGTCTTAATTTTAGGGTAGTGTTTCTTAATTATCCATGGAATTACACCATCTTTAGCTTCACCACTCAATATCGCAGCACTATATTGCATATATTCCAATGAATTTTTTGGGGTATTAGTTTTACGCCAATCGGTATTGATTAACCAACGGTCAACAAAATCATCATGGTTACTTCTAACAATAACAACATTATAGTTTTTGAATTTATCTAATTCGACTAACATTTCATCAACTTCGTTTTTCAATGAATTTTTATTATTCATTTCTTTCTCATATTGAGTGAATGGGTTATCCATTTCATGATGATTAATTGAATGACCATTGAATATATCATGCATAATAACATGTTGTGGCTTTAATCTATTCAATAATTCTAACGTTTTTTCAATAACTTCATTGTCTTGGTCACCAACATGGTAATCACCCAAAACTATAGCGGCCGCTGAATCAATCGTTGTAACTTCACCTTTATCAACTCTATAAAATAAATCAGTAAAAGCACCAGCTTCATTGGCAGTTACCTGTCTTGCAAAAAATATTTCATCATCTTTTATTTCAACCACTACAAACCCGTATGTATGATGAAACTCACCCTTTTTACCAGCTTTAGAATCAGTGTAATCCTTAATGGTGACAGCACCAGTGGTCATCATCATTTTAGGCTTTTGCGTATGTAACACAGGAATTGACATCATTTGCACTTTAGGTGCACCAAAAATACAAGAATTAATACCTGACACACCTTCTAACCCAGACATTGGATTTACAGCTGTTGGTTGAATCTTAAAATCACCCATAATAGAAACGTACTTATGAACATTATGTCTAGCCGCATCTAAATATGGTAGGACTTCTTTTTCCCAATACTCATAATCTTTATCTGTGAAGATTGATGTTGGGTTTTTGTATCTACCAGCGATGATGTGGATATCCGCATCTAAAAACTCAGCATATGCTTCCATATTTCTTAAAAGCCTTGTATGCACAGCGGTATTATTCTGGGCCCAACTAATAAGGAATCTTTTCTTTTCTTTATTAAAAACTCGCTGTTTAGCAAGTTCATATTGTTCTGAAGGTGTTTCAGTTACTTTTTCTTTAAAATGTAATCGTTCAAACCATTTTCGAATAGTTCGTTCCGATACACCTAATTGAAGACCCAAATTAAATGCAATTTTTTCAACAGTTAAATTTGAATCTTTCCGACCATAATAAGCGTTTTTTAATGTTATCTTATCTTGTTCAGTTAATTTTTTAAAACTTTTTTTCATTTTAATTTTTTTTTAAAAGACTTATTATTTTATTAGGAATCTCATTATATTTAATTATAATTAGATTTATATTATTTTTATCACAATATTTTTTTTTAATCACATCATTTAATTTAACATCAATTAAATACTTTTCACCACCAAAAAATTCAATTGGCTTATAATGTTGAATTCCGTTAAATTCGATGCATGTATTATAATCTGGTAAATAAAAATCAAATGGTAATGGTAGTTTATTTCTACATTCATTAAATTTATGTTGCGGAATGAATTTGATATTATTTTCCAATAATAGTAGTCGAATATTATTTTCACCTTTACTTTCTTTACAGATTGGACAACCAACACCTTTCAAATGATTATGGGGCGTTTGGATAAATTCACCATGTTTAGGGCAAATAATTGTTATTTTGACATGTGATGTTATGTACTTAATTTTAGAATAGTCATATATTTCACCATGAATTAACTTAGCTTTTTCAATAAAACACTTATTACCAACCCTTCTATTAAGAAAAGTACATTTTTCACAACGGCTACCTTTTAAATGATTATTTGGGGTTTGTTCAAACTCACCATGGGTGGGACATATTATTTTAATATTAGTGTTAAAATTAATATAATTAACCAATGAGTAATCATATTCATCACCATGAATTAACTTAGCTTTTTCGATAAAACACTTATTACCTAATCTCTGTTTTACATAACTACATTTTTTACATCCATCACCACTTAAATGAGCACTAGCCCTTTGATTAAATATACCATGCTCTTTGCAAATAATATTCACATAATTTTTACTTTCAGTATAATTAACTAATGAATAATCATATTTTTCACCATGAATTAACTTAGCTTTTTCTATAAACTTTAAATTTTTTTCTAACATACTTACCATTTTATTATAAATATCCAGTAAAACTTAAAATTCAAAGTTAATATATTTTCTAACTGTTCTTTCTGACCTTCCAAAGAATTTCATTAACGTTAGCATCCTATCATCCCAAGTTAATTCTTTGTTTATGTAAACGCTTTTTGCGTATTCAATGTCATTCTCACTTAAATCTTTAAACTTCATTATAAAACTGTATTAAACATATGCCAACCATCGTAATAATTAGCATTTTATTTTTAACCCCAATCGGAATTACCCCTTACCCTTCAAATCCTCAATACTATAGTTGTTGTTGATAGCTATCAACGCTTTTGCGATATGTTTCGATACGCTAACAACTTCAATTTTTTCTTTTCCTCGTTGTTCATCAAGATTGATATCATGCTCCATACTAGTAAATGATGCTAAATCATAATTCAATGAATCACTAACAATCAGTTTTTCTAGTTTAGAATTACCAATATTGTAATAAGCTTTTCCCGATAATACGCCATGAGTAGCAATCGCTCTAACTGATGCACCACCTTCATCAATGATAAGGTCAGCCGCTTTACATAAAGTACCAGCAGTATCAACTATATCATCAACAAGAATAACATGTTTTTCAGCAACATTACCAATAAGAACCATATCATCAATTTCATTGGCTTTAACTCTGGTTTTGTCAATAACAACATAACCCATTTGTATGGCGAACTTTTCTTTTAATAAATCTCGTAAGTATTTAACTCTTTTAGATGCACCAGCATCTGGAGCACATAGAACCCATTCTTTACCAGATTTATCTTCTTTTACCATTTCAGCAATGTGATGAGCAAATAAGTATCGACCTTCAATATGTGTTAATGGTATCTTGAAAAATCCTTGAATCTGGTCCGCATGTAATTCAAACGTAACTACAGCATCAGCACCACGATTTTCAATCATTTCGGCGATTACCTTAGCACCAATTGGTGCTCTAGCTCTATCCTTTTTATCTTGACGAGCATATGGGAAATATGGTAATATAACAATAATCTCTTTAGCAGATGCTCTTCTAACAGCATCAATGGCTAGATTAAGAGCCATTATTTTATCGGATGAATTTGGTGATGTCATTATGTACACCCTAGCACCACGAACACTATCTTTAATATCAACAATTAACTCGCCATCAGAGAACTTCTTAACATAAATCCCACCCTTAGTTAATGTACTACTGGTCGAATATTTCTTACATTGAGTTTGGAACTCAGTAATAACATTGAAAACTAAATCTTCTCTTTGGTCAACGGATAATAAAATTGATTTCATATTATTGTTATTTTTTGCAAAGATAGTAATAATTTTTTAATAAAACAACATTTTTTCAATTTTTATCACATTAAAATCAATTACTTATACAATTATCACTAAATGGTTTCATAAGTTATTGAAACATAATTAATTACGTTTTGTAAAATTAAAAGATGTTTATGTATGGGCGTGAAAATGAATATTTATTATTGTAAACATTACATTACAAAATAAAATATAATACAAAAAAAAATTAAAATTATGGCACAATTTATTAAAATTGAATGGGATGCAAGTCCATCACCAATTTCGGGATATAATGTATATCGTGGTGGTGCTGACGGCAATGAATCAAATGTACCACTTAATACTTCACCAATTACGGATACATTTTATGACGACTATACAATATTTCCTGGTAAGGTATATTGCTATACCGTTACAGCTGTTTTAAACGGTGTGGAAAGTACCAACTCACTAAAAATTTATACTGAGCCAATTGGATTTATTAATTCACCAGCACAATTAGATTTAGGTGCTTTCGCTGGATTTGGTTTGCTAGCAGCGACTACAATTACTAACGTTCCTGGAACTGGAACCACATCAGACGTAACTGGTGATGTTGGTGTATTTCCAGGTTCATCAATCACTGGTTTTGAATCAGTTAGAATTTCTGGTTCATACCATTTAGCTGATTATGTAGCTGGTTATGCACAAAGTTCATTAACAAATACGTTTCTTACTGGTATGGCATTAACTGGTGCAACCTCAGTTCCAGCCGATTTGGGTGGCCTTGTTTTAATACCAGGAATTTATTCAGCCGCTACTTCAGCTGCCATTACTGGCGTTTTAGTATTGAATGCTGAAGGTAATCCAGATGCTGTTTGGGTTTTCCAAATAGGTTCAACATTAACTACTGCTGCTGGCAATAGCACTGTTGTCCTAGTTGGTGGTGCTCAAGCAACAAACGTTACTTGGTTAGTCGGTTCTTCAGCAACTATGGGTGTTGATACAATTTTCGCTGGTAATGTTATTGCATATGCATCAATCACAGTAAATACTAACGCATCTGTTTGCGGAAGATTAGGTGCTAGAACAGCTGCAATTACATTAGATAAAAATGCTATTATTATTTACGGTTCTTGTTATGAGCCTTTGCCAGCATCGCCAGCAAATACACCACCAGAACCACCAAGTGCACCAACAGGTGTTCACGTTGATGATTTAAATGCTGATGGTTTAGTTAATAATATTCCAATATTACCAATTGTTACAACGTCAGTTATTAGTATGTTGTCAGAAACTTCCGCAAATGGTGGTGGTAACATAACACATGATGGTTATGATGTTATTATCGCACGTGGAGTTTGTTGGAGTACTAACATCAATCCATTATTAACTGGAAGCCATACAATTGATGGTTCGGGTGTTGGTGTATTCACATCTTTAATTGCAAATTTATTACCATTCACAACGTATTATGTTAGAGCTTACGCTGTAAACTCTGCTGGTACTGCTTATGGTGATAACGTAATGTTCATCAATTAAAATAATAATGAATTCCCACAAAGGTTATCTTTGTGGGAGCTTATTAAATAAACATAAATAAACTTAAAATTATGGCCTCAATATTTCAAAGATTAAAAATACCAACTTCAATTTCAACCGTATCAACAGGATTATTTAATTCATTAATGGATTATTTTGATAAAGGTATAAGTGGTATATTTTTCACAACACCAATTCGTTATTCTACTAGCTATGGTATAACAGCAAATCCTAATGGTGGTCAAGCACATGCAACTAGATTGTTAAGTGAAATAAATAATGTAGATATAGTTTCAACAAACGGTGATAGTGTAAAATTAATGACTGCATTACCAGGTTATTCTATAACTGTAAAAAATAATGGATTAAAAAATTTATTAGTTTACCCATACGAATTGGATAAAATTGATGAAGAACTAGCTGACGTTCCAATAACAATGCTACCAGAAGAAACAAGAGTCTTTAAATCAATTAGTGATTCTCGTTGGGAAAGTATGCCAAATAGTCTTCAAACTATTACCTACGTGTTGAGTGGTAATTCATTGCCAACAACACCATCAGTTTATGACTTAAAATTAGCGTCTACTTTTGCCATTCTTACTGATGGTGCGATTACAATTAGTAATCCACAATTAATAATACCTTATGGACGTTCTGGTGAAGCAAGTTTAACACCAACAACTGGTATAACATTTATCAATGGCTCTGATGCTGGATTAAGCGCTAGTGCTGTGACTGATTCAAATACTTTATTTAATGAATTAGTTGTTTTGACTGGTTATACTTTCGGTGCAGTTAATTTAGAAACCGTGAATGTTGGATATGGTGCTGGTACATTTATGTCTGGCGTTTATATTGGCTCAACTAGTATAGTAACATCAGCCTCTCAAACTATAAAATTAGTTGGTGATGGTGATTATATTTTCATAAGTCAAGGTGCTATGACATTCGGTGCATCAACAACAATTGAACTAACACATGGTGCGCAAGCTAGTAGAGTATATTGGGTATCTGTAGGTGCTATTACTACTGGTGCAGTTAATATTCTTAAAGGAAACTTTATCACATCAGCTGCAATTAATATCGGAGCAACAAATGATATTGAAGGTAGACTATTATCAACATTAACCTCTGAAATAACAATAGATGGTATAGCAACTAATATTTACTTACCATAATTAAAAATTTCTTAATACAATGAAAAATAAACAACCATTAAAAAAATCAATAGTGATTGAACCTATTATTGATGTTAAAAATGATATTGTAGTTTGGTCTTACAACACAAAACGCAATAAATCACAAATAGTTGATGAATCTAACCAATTAATTAATGAAATTGGTGATTATAAACTTGAAAATTTAGATTTAATTAAAAAAATGATAAATCTTCATAATGAATATAGGTTCCCAATAGCTCAACTTACTGACACTAGTAAAAAAAGTGTTGATATAGCACACCAGTTTTTAATTTTCTTAAAAGAAACAAGTAAATAAACAATAATATGATATTAGTAGCCATTTAGTTGGCTATTAATATTGTAATTTGTAAAAAACTATATGAAAAATGAACGATATAATTATTGATTACAAAAAACATCTTAACATAGGGCTAGGCGGTAGTATAATAACAAATGGATTACCATGTATCTCCGCATGGGTAACTGTTGGTTCAAAAATACCGAATGTTCTTCGGACTACCTTATCCAATGAGACACCTAAAATAATTATACCAACTCCAACAATAAATAACAATAGACAATTAAGTTTTTTAAAGGTTAATAATTACGATACAGTTAGTACAATAGTTTTAATTAATGTAAATAGTGGTGATGGTACTAGCTATAACATGAATTTAATTAATGTATTATTATCACCACAAGAAACATTATTTTACACCATTTTAGATGGGTTTTACATTATGGATTATAATGGTAAAACTAAAAATATACAAAATAATATTGAAGTGACACCCGTTACTGGTATTACTATTAGTGGTACGGTTAATTTAGATTTATACTATACAAAAAATGAATCGAATCTATTATTATTCGATAAATCTAATATCGGCCATACTCATTCACAATATTTAACTGGATATACAACTGGATATACAATTGATTTAAACTCGTATTCATTAACTGGACATACACACACAATCGAATCATTAAGTGGTGTTAGTACTACTATTTTCAATAATTACACTGGTGCTACCAACCCACATGGTATTACAATTAGTCAGTTGAGTGGCGTATCATTGAATACTTTCACAACATATACAGCGACAACATTAAGTGCAGTTATAACAGCTTTAGATTCTGTATTAGCATATGCTTCTTTATATGAAAACAATGCAAGTGGAACAACTATAAATGTAAGTAACACAGGCCAAACAGGTTGGGTTACAGCTGTACTCGCTGCGAATCATTTAACTACTTTAACAAAGAATAGTAAATCTGATAGAATCACAATATTAAGTGGTGCTTCTGGAACATTTCAAATTGGATTTACAGCTAATGTTAGCGTATCAAACACAAC